ATGAAACGTAACCGCTATGACCTGAACGACCGTAACGCATATGACGGACGGCCTGTCCGCAAGCCAGCCAAGTCACCTCGCACCACGCCGGCGCGCCGTAGCGTCACCTCCGGTACCGGCGGACAGTACGTCTCCGGCGGAGCGAACCAAACCGCTACGGTTGGGCAGGCCGGCGCCGGCGGCAACGCGCGCAGGCCGGCCACGAACACGATGGCAAAGTCAAAGCATGGCGGCATGCCGATCACTTACTACGCGCCAATGGAGCGCTGGCAGCCGACAACCGCGCGTACGGCCGTCCATGCGCCAGCCCGGACCGCAGGCAAGCACTACGATCCCGCTACCCGTGAGGATGACGGCTCCGCATCGGTCGCCGAGGGTATCCGGCAGGCCGCCATGGCGCGGCATTCCATCCTCCGCACGAACGGCGCGATCGACGTGCTGCCGCGCGTAGGTCCCGTCTGGTCCGACGACACGAACTGACACCTAGCTAACCCGAGCAACCCAAGATCACGATCAGGAGAAACGCTCATGAACGAGAACATGAACACGATCTATTTCACCCGCACGTGCAAGCGCCGGCAGCGCCTCGGCGACACGCTGGTTATCCGTACCGACGACGCCACGATCACGATCACAGCCGGCAAGCGTACGCAGGTCACCACCATGCACGACACGCCCAAGGCCGCGCCCAAGGCCGAGCCCAAGGCCGAGCCCAAGGCCGCCGCGCCCAAGGCCGCCGCGCCCAAGGCCGCCGCTACCGTGCCAGCCGCCAAATTCCAGCCGGCCACCGAGCCCAAGGCCGAGCCCAAGGCCGAGCCCAAGGCCGAGCCCAAGGCCGAGCCCAAGGCCACCGCGTGCAAGTGCGGACGCGTCCACCGCGCTGGCTCTGCCGCCGCCGCGCGCTGCACCAAGCCGCAGGCCACCGACACGCCGCAGGCCACCGACACGCCGCAGGTCACCGACACGCCGCAGGCTGATCTGTTCACGGCTACCGTCACGTACGCGAACGGTTCGGAAGACTCGCACACGAACATCCTGCCCGAGATCACCGCATGGCTGGCCGCGCGTAACCCCCGGATCGTTACCAGCGTGATCATGGTCCGTGCGGACGAGCCCAAGGCCGAGCCCAAGGCCGCCGCGCCCAAGGCCGCGCCCAAGGCCGCGCCCAAGGCCGAGCCCAAGGTCACCAATGAGGCAACCGTCGCGACCGCGCACCGTGGCCTGCCGCGCGTGTCCGGCACCGTGAGCCTGGCCGCGATGCGTGCCAAGTACGGGCACTGACCCGTCGCACTGAGCCAGGCCAGGCCGCACGTGAGCCAGGCCGCAATGAGCCATGCGGGCATCGCGCGGGATGCCCGTACGGACACTCTGAGCCATGCGCCGGCCCGGTCTAGCCACTGAGCCAGACCGGGCCGCGCGTGCCTCTTGCCTAGGCCGGCCCGTACGGATGCCAACCGCGTACGGGCCGGCCTACGTGAGAGACACGCACCGATGCCCAAGATCAGGAGACACCATGAACTACAAGATCATCTCACGGCGTGACGGCTGGATCACGGCGGTAGGCGCGGACGGCAGGATCGTCCGCGTGTCCGCCGGCGGGAACGGCAAGTGACCGGCCTGCGCGCGTACCTGAGCCACTGACAATCTCCGGCTAGCCGGACAATCACCCGCCACTAGGCGAAACGCGCGGTGTGCGCGTCTGCGGGACATGGCCTACCCGCACCGACGATGCCAGGCCACCGAACCAACTGATCGGGAGAGATCATGTCCGACGTCATCCTGTACGCAAGCGCTGTCAACCGCGGGCGCACCGCGTGGAACGCGACCAGCAAGTCCGCATGGACGCTGGCCGAGATCGCGGCCAACGTCGAAACCAAGTACGCGGAGAACACGCTGGTCAAGCTGGCCGCCGCCATCGCGGGCGACGACCTGTCCGGGGCCACGCTGGCCAATTACCGCACCGTGTGGCTCGCCTACGTCACCGATGAGAGCGACACGCGGGACGTCAAGAACAGCAACAGCTTCACCGTGCACGAGAAGTTCGCGAAACTGCCCGACCGCGTCAAGCTGCTGGCCAGCAAGCACTGGTCCGCGAGTGAGGCCCGCGCCTACGTCAAGGCGCTGAACGCGCCGGAGCCGGGCGAGGACGAGGTCGACGGTGAGGGCGCGGGCGAGAGTGCTGGCGCCGGCGCCGAGTCGCCCAACCGCCGTGACTGGCTGGTTAACAAGATCGCCGAGACTGAGGCCAAGCTGCTCAAGTGGTACACCGAACTGTCCGAGATTGACGCTGCGGACGACACGGACAGCACCGACGCGGACAGCGCCGGCACCACGCCGGCTGCGCCCGTGCTTCACATCGTGGGCGGCGGCGTGCCCGAGCACGACGCCAGCGCCCCCCACGCGGCCTGCCCCGTGTGCAAGGACCTGGGTATCGCGCCAGCCGTCACCGAGCAGGCCGGCTCCCCGCGCCGCGCCCGTCGCAACCGCCGCCAGCCGGCCGCCGCGTAACCCGATCGCCGAGCCGGCCACGGTGCCCCGCGCACCGTGGCCGGCCGGACCAGCAAGAGGCGAAACGCGCGGATCCTCCGGCTGACCGGAGAGTTCCGCGCGTCTGCGGGATATGGCCTACCCGCACCGATGATGCCAGGCCACCGATATCAGGAGTGATCACATGCTGTACCCGCTCAGGTACGCCCAGGTGTTCCGCGCGAACGGCACGCGCGTCGTGGCCGGCGACCACATCACCAGCCGGCTCGGCCGCCGGTACATGTTCCGCTACGCCACGGTGGCCGCGACCGATACCGCGTTTGGCCGCATCGTGGCCGCGCCCATCATGAGCGACGGATTCCCGCTCGGTCACAACGACGAGTTCACCGATTTCGCGTTCGGCCTGACCGTGCGCTGAAAAGGGAAAGCCGCCGGCAAGCGAAACGCGCAAGATCAGGAGACAGACATGATCACGATAACCGCCACCCCGCAGGTCGGCACGCCGGCCGTGCAGGACGCCGCACGTGCCCGCGCGATCACGGCCGGCGTGCCTACCCGCCAGCCTGACAGGTGGCAGCGTTACGCGGACATGGCGCAGGTCGGCTGGACCACCCATTAGGCGAAACGCGTGATTCTCCGGCCAGCCGGACAATCGCGCGTCCGTGCGGCGCTGGCCTGCCGCGCGCTGAATGATGCCAGGCCACCGAACAGATCAGGAGACAGATATGACCCGCCAGACCAGCCAGCCCGCGCAGCCCGGCAACGAGCTGTACTTCACCGCCGGGACTAAGCGCGCAGCCCGCATCGGGCGCACGATGGTCGTCGTGACCGATGGCGCGCGGATCGAGATCACGCTGCCCGTGCGTGACGGCGAGGCGACCGCCATCACGGTCACGCGCGACCCGGACGTCAAGGTGGCGAACCGCGTGCGCAAGCCGGCGGCCGTCAAGCCGCAGGCCAGCAAGCCCGCTGCCAAGCCGCAGGCCGCGCGCAAGCAGCCCGCCGGCGCCGCCAAGTAGGCGAAACGCGCGTGACTCTCCGGCCAGCCGGAAGATTCCGCGCGTCCGCGAGGGATGGCCTACTCGCGCTGAATGATGCCAGGCCGCAGATCAGGAGTGACGCAGGCATGACGAATTTAGGCTGACCAGCCACCTGTGATCCGCTAGCCGCGCGCATGGCGCAGGTGACGCGGTGATACCGCACGCCGCCGGCGGCAGAACGGCGGGATTACCGGGACCGCGCACGACGACACACAGGCGAAACGCCGGCGGATGGAGGCGCCGGCGTCTGCGGGGCATGGCCTACCCGCACCGATGATGCCAGGCCGCAGATCAGGGAAGTGATCACATGACCACCACCGACACGATGCCGCGCCCGACGCCCGCTCAGCTGCGTGAGCGCGCCGAGGCGCGCCGCGCCCACAGGACCCGTGACGCCGAGGCGCGCTGGATGCGCCAGCGCCGCCAGGCCGCGATCCGCAACGGCATGCCACGCAACACGCCGCTTACGCGCGCTGAGCTGGCTGCGCGCTGCGCCCGCGCCGGGCACTAGGCGAAACGCGCGGGATTGTCCGGCCAGCCGGAGGATTCCGTGCGTCTGCGGGGCGCTGGCCTGCCCCGCACCGATGATGCCAGGCCGCTACCCGAGACAGGTCAGGAGACAGCCATGTCCAGCAGGAAAGCCGTACCCGCCGCGCTCGTCCTGCCTGCCCCGGACCGCGGGCGGGCACTGGCCGAGCTGCGCCAGTCCAACGCGTCCGGCCCGCACGGCCCGCGCTCCAAGCGGATCATCGCGCGGCGCGAGCGGCGCGGCACCACGCAGGAGCTGCGCGACCTGCGCGGCCGGCGCCAGGACTGAGAGGCGAAACGCGCGGAATCCTCCGGCTGACCGGAGACTCCGCGCGTCCGCAGGACATGGCCTGCCTGCGCTGATGATGCCAGGCCGCACACGATCAGGAGACCGACATGAACGGCACGCACCGCCATGACAGGACCGAACCGGGCAAGCACGAGCAGCCGCACTACGTCACGCGCTGCTGCCGATCCGGGCGGGAACACCGGCCGGTGTTCACCTACCAGCTGCGCGACACCAAGCTGGCGCTGACCAGCCCGCGCCCGGCGCAGGAGGCACGGGCATGAGCGGCAGGATCACGCCCCCGACCTGGTACCTCGGCGCGCGGCACTACCAGCTGGAAGTCACCGACAGCAACTGGATCCCGGTTCACCTGTCCGTCACGACCCGCGCGTACGGCGGATCCTGGCACGACACCGCCAGCATCGCGCGGGACTGCCCGCCAGCCACCGGGATGACAGGCCGCACGTGCCGCCGCCGGTACCCGTGGCCCGTTGACCGGGACCACCAGCGCCCGAACGGGCCGAGCCCGCACCAGAACCGGGATGACCCGCGCATCCCCGGCTTCGAGACCCCGCACGACCCGTACCGGGGCTACGTGTGATGCCGTCCATCTACGCACCTAACGACGCGGTCGCCCTGCTCCAGAAGCTGCTCGCCGCCGCGCGTGACCTGACCGAGCCGAGCGAGCCGAACGCCGAGTACATCCGCGGGCAGGCCAACCTGATCGCGGATGCGTGCGGGCTCGGCAGTGACCGGCAGGACAGCGACGACGTGTGCGAAGCGCTCACCAGGGCGATCACGGGCGCGCACCTCAACATCGTCGGCGAAACCTACTACCCGGACTTCTAAGCGAGCCCGGTTGCCAGGCGAAACGGCGCGATTCTCCGGCCAGCCGGAGGATCGTGCCGTCTGCGGGGCGCTGGCCAGTCCCGCACCGATGATGCCAGGCCACGCACGATCAGGAGACCGACATGCACATCACGTACACGATGGCCGGCGCAGGCGAAGCCGAAGGCGTCACGCTCCACGCGACCAGAACCGGCCGAGACGCGGTTGACGTCCTGCGCGCCATCGAGAACACCGCCGGCCTGACGCTCACCCGCGTCCAGCTCAGGCCCGACGACAACCCGGACGCATGGGCGCTGAACGAGGTGCTGTGGGCCGCGCAGGCGGCGGGCTGCCCGGTGCGCCGCCAGTGGGTCCGCACGCGCGACGTGCGCATGGGCGATGAACTGGCGCACAAGCTGTCCGACACGCCGTGGACGTACACGCCGGTCACCGGCTGGGCCGACCGCCTGCTGGAGCTGTCGCGGTTCGGCGGCGGCCTGGCTGACGTCACGCACCGGACGTTCCGGGTCTCGGCCGCGCCGTGGTGGGTCCGCGACGACAACATGATGCTGACCTGCGACCTGGACGGCGAAGCACTGATCAGGCTGCGGCCGATCCGCGAGCCGGGCCGTTTCCGCTGCCCGTGCTGCGGCGATGACGTCATCTCCGCAGACGGCCGCGACTGGGTGTGCGGCGACTGCGCCGGAGCCGGCTGCGAGCAGTCGCGCGACGCGTGCGGCGAGCTGAACTGGTGGAACTGCCAGCGCGATGATGAGGACGGTGCATGATGCGCCTGCTGGACATGATGATCTTCGGCGTGCCCATGCTGCTGTTCGTCATCATCGCCGGGTACCTGATCTGGCGCGGGCGCCACCGCAGCGGGCGCGGGCTGTGGTGGGAGCTGTGAGCACACGCTGGTTCGTCGCGGCCAGGCCCGGCACGGCAATGGTGTTCGGCGTCAAGGGCACCAGGGTCGTGTGGACGTCGCCGCGCTACACGGGCCGCAGGGGCGTGCCGCTGTCGTTCCTGCGAGCGCAGATGCGGCAGCAGGGCCGCGCGTTCTACGAGATCACCCGATAGGCGAAACGCGCGGATCCTCCGGCTGGCCGGAGAGTTCCGTGCGTCCGCAGGACATGGCCTGCCTGCGCCGATGATGCCAGGCCGCACACCTAGTGATCAGGGGAAACGATCATGACTCACAGCACGCCCGGTGACCGGGCACGGATCGCGGCTGCCGAAGCCGCGCAGGCACGGATGCTCGCGGCGCTGCCGGACTTCCCGCAGTTCGGCTTCTACGTCAAGACCGGGCTGGCCGGCTACGGGCCGGACCTGGACGAGAACGACTACCCGGCGCGCAGCTGGGAAGACGTCGCGCACCAGGTCGCGGAGGAGCTGTCCTTCATGGCGGACTTCAACGCCGAGGGCGCATCCGCACTGGCCGACCAGGCGCGCGAGGCGCACGACGAGGCGCGCGAGGTTTTCCGGCTGTACGCGTCGGTCGCGGACTACCAGGGGATCGCGGACACGTACCGCGATGCGGACGATGCGCGCCGGCTCGCGGACGAGCTGGGCACGCTCGCGGCCAACTTCTCCAACCTGGCCAAAGAGCTGAACCCCGCGCCGCTGTACCAGGGCCGGCCGGAGCTGCGGCACGCGCGCATCTGGGACCTGATCAGCCAGCTCCCGGTGTACGTGTCGGACAACTTGAAGCTGTACGTCTGGGAATGCGAGGAAGACCCTGGCGATCCCGACGACGCGGAGCCAGGCGGCGGCTACGGGCCGGCCGGGGCCGGTCACACCGACGAGCACGACATCGCCCGCATGGAGGGCGACGGCGCCGGCCTGTACTGCGCAGGGGCGTAATCCTCCGGCCGGCCGGACAAATCACGAACGGGAGACAGGCATGAGCGACACCACGCAGGAGCACAACAGGCAGGCCGTGCGGCTCCGCGCCGCACTGTACCAGGAAGACGACGCCACGCTGGGCGCCATGCTGGCAGGCGGGACGAGCGTCCGGGCCGCGTTCGCGCAGCGGGTCGGCTGCGGCGACCTGCCGTACTCAGTCATCGAGCACGAGTTCACCGCCCACGCGGCACGTCAGCTCCGGCGCCTGGCGGACGGGGGCACGCTGTGAAGGCCGGCGTCGTGCGGATGAGCGACAAGACTGACGGACCATCGATCAGGAGACAATCATGATGCCGCCGATACCAGCCGTGGTCCTGCTGCCCACCGAGACAGCGCACGGCTACTGGCCGGCCACCGTGGTCGCGGCCATCCCGCTCGGCCACGGCAACCTGTACGCCGTGACCGCCATCGAGCCCACCTCGTCACCGGACGCACCCGCGTTCTTCGCGGCCGAGGCCGGCCGGAGCATCCACGGGTTCTGGGTCGCGGACACGGATACGGACACCTTCCCCGCCCCTGCCCTGGCCGATGCACTGGCCGCCATGACCCGCATGGCGGGGCTGCGCTGACCTTCCGGCCGGCCGGAACCTGAGAGGAGACGATCATGAGCGGTGCGCGTACCCGGCGGATGCGCCGGATTGCGGCAAGCAGCGAGCTAGGCGACCTAGTCGCGAAGCTGCGCGCGAACGGCGCGGCATGCGACAGCGACTGGATGCGCCGGCACGAATCACGCGAGGACGGCCAGCTGTGGCTGACCGCGCCGGTATCGCACGCCGACAAAGCGTCCGACACGCTAGCCGACTGCAACTACGAGGTCGCCAGCGAGCTGCTGCGCGAGGCGTCAGGCTTCGCCCGCTGGACGGTGTACGACGCGGCCTGGCACTTCGCCGGCACGGACATCAAGGTCCCGCGCGGTGGTCACCGCTACCTGTCCGGCGGCATCGCCGAGCGGTCGGACGCGTGGCCCGGCGGGCTGATCGAGACGATCCTGGTCCGCGCGGATGACGCTGCCGCGCTGCGCGTGCTGGCTGGCATCATCGACGCGCTGGCCGGTTACCCGTCGCTGGACGACGCGCGGCTGGCCGAGATGGAGCACGAGCAGGCTCATCCGTCCGATCACGAGTGCTACGCGGACGCCGGCTGCGGCTGCGCCGTCCGCAACCACGGCCATGCGCCGGCTGACAGCAGCATCGATGCCGGCGACACCACAGACGACGGCGATGCCTGGTGCCAGCTGTGCGGTGACTGGGTTCCCCTCGGCACGACCGTCACGAACGGCGTGCTGTAGCAGCAGCGATACCGCGACTCCATACTGACCAGCAGGATCAGGAGAACGACCATGCCCACAATCACGGCCGAAGTCACCGCACCGACCTTCCGCACCGAGATCACCAGGTCCCGGCTCACGATCGAGCTGCCCGAGCGGCACATGAGCGTGGAGATCTTTGACGACGGCACCGTCCGCGTCACGCAGGAGTCCCACGACATCCTGGACGGCGCCCCGTCCGCGCCGGATTTCCCGCGCTACGCGCCCGGCGGCGAGTACGAGTTCCGGCTGCCCGACCAGGTGGAGGTCAACGCCATCTGCGACACGCCCCTGGGCAGCCCGGACTTCGACAGCGGGGGCGCGTTCACGATCGCCGCGACCCACCGGCACTGACCAGGCCAGGAACAGGAGCACTGACATGAGCGACACGAACAACCTGCCCGAGATCACCCTGCGCACCAGCCCGCAGCTGTCCATCGGCGACGCCGAGGAACTGGCCACGTGGTTCCTGCACAAGATGGGCACCGAACTGCGCGCCAGGCTGATGGCCGAGCGCCCGGTGCTGTACGCGCGGGTGTACCCCAGCGTCAACCCGGACGCGATCATGCGCAACGTAACAGCCGGCCTCGCCCGCGTGCAGCAGTCACAGGCCGAGGCGTTCGCGGCTGCCGCGGACAGGCATCTTCTCAGGCAGCGCCCCGGCCACTACCACGACCCGGCGGGCACGTACGACTACTGCACCGACAAGGCGTGCCCGCGCCTCAAGCCGCCCGCGTCCTGACCGGCGAAACGCGCGGAACCCTCCGGCCGACCGGAAATTCCGCGCGTCTGCGGGGCGCTGGCCTGCCCCGCACCGACGATGCCAGGCCATCACAGGAGGCAGTCATGAAGTATTTCAGGATCCGCGAGGGCACCGGCATCGAGCAGGTGCTGGCGGATGAGGAGATCACGCCGGGCGACGGCGCGTACTCGGCAGCCGAGGTGACGGAGGTGCTGAAGGCCCTGTTCGCGGACCAGCAGGTCCTGCGGCAGCCGAGACGCGGCGGAGAGCGCGTCACCGCAGGCGTGAGCCGGCCGCAGGACAGCGACGGGTACCGGGTGCTGGTGCAGGCACCGGGGCAGGATTTCTGGCTGGCCTCGAAGCTGGTCTTCGCGGGCAACGCGAACGGCGTGGCGTACCGGGACTTCCCGGAGCTGATCGAGGACGCGGTGCGCATCGCGAACGCGATGCTCCGCGCGTGGGACAGGCACGGCGCGCAGTGAGCGGCGGGCAGGCGGTCCAGACGGGCCAGGTCATCCCCCTGGCCTGCGGTCACGCGCACACGGTGCAGTTCAACGACCCGAAGGACCGCGCCGCGCTGTTCTTCTGCGGCACATGCGACGGGCTGCGCGCGGCTCTCCCGGCTGACACGGATCCGGGCGAGGACGAAGACGAGTACGAGGACGAAGACGAGGACGGGGACGCGATGGGTCCGGGCACGGCGCTGCTGATCGTATCGGACGCGATCCCGGCCCGGGCGCGCACCGCGGAAGTGGAAGCCGCGCTGGACGTGCTGCACCGCCTGGCGGAAGGCACGCTGAACGAGAGCGAGAGCATCTGACGCCCTAGCAGGCGGAGCGCACGGAACCTCCGGCTGACCGGAGCATTCACCGATACTGGCCGAACAGGATCAGGAGACAAGAGCCATGCGCTTTTACATGGACTACTGGAACCGGCGCGGGAAGAACTACGGCGCCGGCATGAGCGACGGGTGCACCGCGCACGTGCGGGGCTGGCGGGCCGGCGTCCGCGTCCAGATCGGCGCGCAGGACGCCGACAAGGACCGGGACGAGGTCGCGGTCTGGATGACCAGCGGCAGCAACGGCGGACACGAATCCGCGTACCTGGGCACGGTCCGGGAGACGAAGGACGGGCCGCGCTGGGACGCGAGCGCGAACAGCAAGCCGTCGCGGAGTGCCAGGGCAGCTGCTCTCCGCGCAGAGCTGGCCGGGCTGCACAGCCAGCTAGCACAGGCACGCCGGGAGCTGGACGACGCCCCGGCTGCTGCCCGCGCCGAGCTGGACGATGTGCGCGCGGCGATCACGGCTGCCCGCGCCGAGCTGGCCGACGTCCCGGCCGCTGCTTACCGCGAGCTGGCCGGTGTCACGGACCGGATAGCCAAGCGGCGGCAGGCTCTGGCCGGCATGCCGGAGCCGCGCAGCGCAGACGAGAACCATCCGGGCATCGCACGGCACGCGCTCCAGCTCGCCATCAGCGCGCTGGAGGACGCGGCGGAGCGCGCGTTCGCATCCGGCCAGGGCACGGACTTCGAGTCGGAGACGGCGCTGATAGACCTGCGCGCCGAGCTGGGCCGGCTGGACAAGCCGCGCATCACGACCACGCCGGCCGAGGGCTGCGACGCCTGGGACGAGGAGCTATGACCACGCTGAGGGAGCGCATCCGCCAGAACCAGATCACCGCGAAAGCAACCCAGCGCGAGGGGCCGCCCGCCTACGTCGACTGGGGTGGTGACGAGCGCGGCGGGACCGCATGGTGGGACGTCACGCTGAAACTCGGCCGGGGAGAGGACAAGCGCCAGCTGACGGTCCCGTTCGGCCTGGGGCCAGGCTTCATGGGCAAGCCGCCCGACGCGCTGCGCGTGCTGTCGTGCCTGTGCGAGGACGCGGCTGGCTGGGAGAACGCCGATGGCTTCGAGGACTGGGTGCGCGAGTACGGCGCGGACGAGGACGACGGCACCAAGAACATGCAGCTGTACCAGCGGGTCACCGATGGCGTCAAGCGGCTGCGCCGGTTCCTGGGCGAGACGTACGAGGACTACTTGTGGGATACGGAGGACGTGTGATGAGCGTGGAAAGCCGTCGCGCGCAACTGCGCAGCCAGATCGCTGAGCCAGTCATCACCGGGGACATGACCCGCGCCGAGCGCGATGCCGAGATGGACCGCTGGCTAGCGGACTGCCAGGCTCAGAGCAAGCGGCTGGACGAGGAGCACATGCTGCTCGGGATCGGCCGGAGCGCGGCGGTCTGCATGACGCACGAGATCACCGGCCCCTGGCTGAGCGCCACGGCCAGCCGGTGGTACCTGGCCCTGCCCGAGCGGTACATGACCCCGGCCAGCATGGCCCGGCCGGACTGGGATCACAGCCACTACCCGCACGACGAGCACGGGCACATCGGCCGGGTCACCACGCTCCAGCGGCCGAAGACCCAGGCAGACACCGAAGCGGAGAAAATGGTCGCCGCCATCCTGGCAGACATCGCCCGCGAGGACGCGGAGCCGGGATAGGCGAAACCGGGCACGGAAAGCCCGGTCTGCGGGAGGGTGGCCGTTCCCGCACCGACGATGCCAGGCCAGGTACAGCAGACACGATCAGGAGAACGCATGGACACCAGGACAGCACAGCCCCGCCAGCCCGAGCCGCAGCGCCCGCCGCTGGACGCGTACGGCGACGACGTCGTGCAGGCGCAGCAGGTCATCGGGAACAACGGCTGGTAAGGGACCAGGCGAAACGCGCGGATTCTCCGGCTGGCCGGAGGATCCGCGCGTCTGCGGGAGACGGCCTCCCCGCACCGATGATGCCAGGCCAGGACCAAGATCAGGAGACAGCATGAGCACTAGCACTTACGGCTATATCGCCCTGTACCAGGGCAGGCGCACCGAGCTGCCCGCCGAGAGCTTGTACGCGGCCAAGATGCAGGCCATCGAGTTCTTCAAGCCGCCGAAAAGCAAGCAGCATCTCGTCAGCGTGCACCTTGCCGAGAAAGACGGCGAGACCGTCATGCAGGTGATCACGTCATGACCTGGTGGAGCGGGCCGCCCGCATCCAGCACCGGGGTCAGGAGAACACCATGAAAGAGGTCGCACTCACCCTTCCGGCTGGCCGGAACATCACGAGATAACGATCAGGAGAGAAGCACCATGGGATACACCGGGGAGCAAGTCATCGAGCGGTTCGTCCGCAACGCGGGCAAGGGCCGGTACAGCACCGAGCCGGGCAAGCGGCCGGGCACGCGCCGGCAGGCGTTCATTGACGGGTCGGGCTCCAGCCTGTTCTACGCCACTGACCGGGAGGGCCGGGTCATCGAGATCCAGTCCTACGGCGACTGGTTCCCGCTGGCGCGGCTGCTGCTGCACCCGTCCGGGCGGCCGATGATGTGGCTGCTGAACGGCGACCGCTGGCCGGGCGGCGGGTTCGGCCGGACGAACGCGCACAACGACATCGCGCGGGTGCACGCGCAGGCATCCGGCACGCCGTGCTTCATCGTGCCGTTCAGCGCGCTGCGGGCGGCCGGCATCGAGCTGGCGACGATCCGGCCGGTGCACGTGGAACCGGAGCGGTGGGAAGCCGAGGACCACTCCGCGGCTGCGCTGGACGAGGTGCCGGAGGGTCACCGCAAGCGCCGGGTCTTCCGGGACGCGACCGGGGCGGTCATCCTCAAGCCGGAGATCCCCGGGCCGGTCTGGGTGCAGCCGGACGGCAACGGCGGCTGGAAGGTGCAGAACCGCCGGATCGGCGAGCACGGGTACGCCTGGTACACCGACCAGGTTGACGGGCCGGCCTACCAGGGCGAGCTGGCCGACGCTTACGAGGACATCGAGCCGGGACCGGACGGGCGCTACCACTGGAGCACCGAGCGGCACTGGCTGGGCGCGTCACTGTTCCGTGCCCGGTACCGGGTCTCCGGCGGATACGCACGCGGCGTGTTCACCAAGCCCCGGAACCGCTGGGCGTACTTCGTGACGGCGTTCGACCACGACGAGCCGCGCCCGCTGTGGTTCATGTCCGAGCTGGCGCGCGGCATCAGGCCGGCGACCGTGGCCGAGGCGGTCGATTCGCTCAAGCCGGCCGAGGTGCGGTACGCGGAGGCGGCCGGGATCCCGGTGCTGCGCCAGGGCGACCTGTTCGTCATCCAGGCAGTGCACATCACGATCCCGCTGGACAGCGACGGCCACGGGCTGGACTACAGCCTGGTGACCGAGCGGGAGCTGAAGGCGCAGGGCGGCGAGCTGGTGCGGTTCGAGAACAGCTGGGGCCGGCACGGGCGGTACGTCAACGACTCGCACACCGCGACCCGGGTGATCGCCATGCCGGACGGCGAGCTGTACGTGCGCGGCATCATGCGGCACCGCCCGGACAGGCGCCGGCCGGACCACGTCAACCTGGAGCTGTGGGACCGGCAGACCTGGGGCCGCATCGTGCCCAACACGCAGGCCCGGTCGGTCGATGCCCGGCCGCGGTCGTGGTCGATGGGCGGTGCGGTTGATTAGGCGCGCCTTACCCTCGCTGCGATAAGGCGGCGCAGTGCGATGGAAAGCTGTGCCTGGCTGGGAGGGTGCCTACGAGGTGTCGGATCACGGCCAGGTCAGGTCACTGGACCGCATCGTCCCGGCGCTGGACAGGTGGGGAAACCTGACGCTGTACCAGCGCCGGGGCATCATCCTGAAACAGCGGCTTAACCGCGATGGCTACCCGGTCGTGGGCCTGTCCTCTGGCGGGCATACGACGACGAAACCAGTTCACGCGCTTGTGCTATCGGCTTTCGCTGGCCTATGCCCGCACGGATTGCAAGCGTGCCATGGTCCAGGCGGACGGGCGGATAACCGGTGGCCCGAGAACCTGAGCTGGGGAACGGCTGTGGACAACCATGGGCGAGACAGACGGCGCGACCACACGACATCGCGCGGCGAACATGACGGCAAGGCGAAACTAACCTGGGAACAAGTATGCGAAATACGCATGATCACAGGCACATCCCAGCAGGCCATAGCCGACGCATACAGCGTGACACAGTCAACCGTCAGCAAGATAAAGCTAGGGCGTCTCTGGCAATACCCGCCAGAGGAATGGTAGTGCCCGGCAACGAGGACGTGGACTAAGGCGAAACGGCGCGCATTCTCCGGCTGACCGGAGGATCGCGCCGTCTGCGGGGCGCTGGCCTGCCCTGCACCGATGATGCCAGGCCAGGAAGCAGGAGACAGACATGGAAACGCTGCAATTCGTGCGGATGATCGCGGGGCTCTCCCGCAGCGATGAGCCGGACGCGCCGGAGAGCAAGCCCGGCGACGACGCGATCGAAGCCATGGACAACCTCATCGCCATGGCGCGGGAGATCGCCCCCGCCCTGGAGAGCACGCTGCGGGACGCCCTGACCGAGGCGGACCGGGCACTGGGCGGCGACTCCAACGACGACGAGCACGACGCGCTCTACAGCGTGCGCGAGACCATCGCCGGGCTGCTGGGCGACGACTCCGAGCCGCCGAGCCCGGACTACGACGGCACCGAGGAAGTGCCGCTGGAAGAATGCCTGGAGGCCGCGCGCAAGCTGGGCGCGGAGCACGGCAAGGCAGCGGGCACCTGGGCGTTCGACGGCAACACGCCGCATGAGACGTACGTGGCGGCACTGCGCGGCATCCGCGAGGGCGACCCGGCGGTGCTGGACAGGTTCAATGCGCCGCCGGGCATCGGCAGCGAGTACGCGATCGAGAGCCTGTACTACGACCTGGACCTGGCCTACCCCCCGGACCGGCCCACGCCGGCGGAAGCCAGCGAGATCGCGCAGATCACGGAAGCGTTCGAGCAGGCGGAGCAGGACGCGTTCTGGGCCGAGGTGGAGCGCGCGGCCCGCTACCAGGTGGAGGGAGACGGATCGTGAACACCGTCAGCTACGAGGACCTGAGCGCAGCCAGGCAGGCCGAGGTCACCGGCACCCGGCATTACAGCGTGTACGGGCGGGCCGGGTGAGCCCGGCGCAGGCCGAGCGGGTCTGGCGCGGCTGCGCGCTGGCCGCGCTGAACGCCAGCTACTACCACGACGCGCACGACTTCGCGTCCGTCACGCTGTGCGGCCTGCCGCTGACCGGGCTGCGCGAGGACCGGGTGACGAACGGGATGCGGGAATGCCCGGCCTGCGCGCGGGTGGCCGCCGGGCACGCCGGCCACAGCGCGGATGACTGCCCGCTGCCCCGGCCGCTGCCGCGCACCGCGTTCTACGAGCGGATGCGGGCCGGGCATATCAGCAGGACGGGCCACCGGCTGAACGCCGTGCTGATCCCGGCAGGCGGCGGCATCATGCGCGTGCAGCGATCCTGCTGCCAGGACGAGTGAACAGGAGGGTAACAGATGACTGACTACGACGGCGCGCTGGACAGTTTCGATATCGAACCGGAAACCGGCGACGTGCTCGCGTGGGTTCACGACGGCGAGCGGTACGTGCACCCGGTCAGGATCACGCACGCCGAGCTGGCCGGCATGGCAGAGGCGTCCGGCGAGGCGTTCCAGGTGCGGACCGTACAGTGCGCGCGGTGCCACCTGAACCGGCCGGCGTTCGAGCTGAACAGCTTCGGCATCTGCGTGGTCTGCGTAACGGCAGGCCGCTGATGTCCGGCAACGGCTGGATCTGCTACACATCCTGCCCGGCCAGCGAAGTCCCGGCCGGCGCGATCTGGCACGCCGAGGAACGACGCTGGTTCAGCGCCGGAATCCTGCGCGCCGAGTACTCGTGGGGCGACCCGGCCAGCCACCCGGACTGGCGGTGGCCCGGCTTTACCGGCATGCCATGGATGCGCACCATCAACACCTCCCTGCCGGAAGGCGACCCGCGCCGGGTGACCTACTTCCGTGACCGGGACGCAGAACCTTCCGGCCAGCCGGACAATCACGATCAGGAGGACGATCATGAAAGGCGCACCGCTGAATGACGCGGACCGCGAGGAGTGGATCAGGAACGACGAGGCCCTGCATGACTGGTGGAAATCCACGCACCAGGGAATCAGCACGTTCATCCGCGCCAACCGGGCCGAGCTGGACAAGCTGATCATCGCGGTGCGGGACGCGCCGCCGCCCGAGCGCACCTGGCGCGATTACATTTGAGCACACGATCAGGAGACACGATCACACATGAGTAACGACATCACGCCGGCCCTGGACACCACCGTCCGGGTGACACCGCGCATCCGCGAGCTGCTGACGCTGCTAGCTGACCCGCACGCGCCGATGCTGCCGGGCGAGCGCGCCGAGCTGGCCGGGCTGGTCCGGCTGCTGCTGGCCCGGCCGATCCCGGACCAGACCGTCAACGCCGGCTACATCGTGCAGCACGTCATCGACGGCTATCCCCGCGAGCCCGGCGCGTACCGGAGCTGGCTGGTCGCCTGCGAGGACCCGGCTACCGGCGAGTGGGTGACCTGGGAATGCTACGTCATGGACGACGGCGAGCACCCCGGCCGGCTGGCGTACGGCGCTGGCCACTACTTCTACAGCTCCGACCCGGCCATCAACAAGCACCGGGCACTGCGGGACCTGGCCCGGCGGGCGGGCGTCCCGGTCGCCACGGTCAGCATGGACACGGACGAAACGCTCAGCCGGCTCACGGACTGGCCGTACGACCTGAACTACAAGGAAGCGGACGACCTGATCGCAGGCGCGGACGCGCAGCCAGGGCGCGAGGTCGGCCACGGCACGGCGCGGCTGACCCGCCGCGAAGACAGCAGCTCCGTGCGCTACGACCTGCGAGAGCAGCCGAAGCGATGAGCGCCGCGACCCCGCGGGACACGCAAGATCACATGCTCGGCTCGGGCGCGCTGTCCTTCTCCTGGTGGCAGAGGGCGGTCACCGCGGACGCGGACACGCCGCAGTGGACGGCCGTGCTGTCGTGCGAGGACGGGTACGGCGGCACGAAGACCGTAACCGTAAGCCACGACGTCGTGCTGGCGACCGCACGGCAGGTCGTGGGCAGTGCGGGCAAGACGCTGCGCACCCCGCGAGGCAGCGAGTACCCCGCATGGTCCCGCACCCTGGAGCAGCAGTGCTGGCGGCTGCTCACCGACCCGGACGACGCCGATTTCGACGCGCCCTGCGCGGATGAGCTGCTTCAGCTCGCGGTGCTGGGCGAGGTGGTCTTCGGCTGACCCGGCCGTAATCACGCGATCAGGAGATTCATGATTCACATGACGAACGAAACCGAGAACCCGGCGGTAGATCCCTACGCGCCGCAGCGGTTCACGCTGGAGATCACCTTCAGTCCCGGCCGGGGCTGGGAGGCCGTCTTCGATACCGCAGACCCGGCGCTGAGCACGAGCGGCCAGGGCTTCACGGCGGACAACCCGGCGCTGCTGCTGGCGGCCGTCACCCGGGCGCTGCGACCGCTGCACCGCACGCCGTGGCAGGTGTTCAGCACCGCGCACGGCGCCAGGGCGATCGAGGCGCTGCGCTGGTTCGCCGCGTACATGTACCGGGAGGCGGCCAGCGCGCAGGCCAGTTACGAGACGGTCAGCGCTGACCCGGAACTGGCCGCGAGGCAGGACGCGTCCATGATGACCACGATGGGCCTGTTCCACTCCGCGAGCCTGTTCGCGGACGCGGCGGCCCGCGCCGACCGGGCGCGGGAGGCGTACGAGGCGCTGGACGGCGACCGCGAGTACGCGTTCGAGACCTTCGACATGACGCACGGCTACGTGCTGAAGAACGCGCTCATGGTGCTGGCCGAGCATGTCCGCGAGGGCAAGGACCCGGTGCGGGACCTGGCTGTCGCGGACGCGGCCAGCGCGGCACGGCACGGGTACGAGCTGCTGGCCGGCGAGCTGGACGGCGAGGAGCCGCCGCTGGACGCCGGCTTCCAGGAGTGAGCATGCACGGCGAGATCATCAGCTTCTACGTCGAAGCAGACGGCCAGCACGTGGTGATGACGTGCGATAACCCGGATGAGGGCGCGTGCATCACGGTACGCGCCGCCAAGGCAGAGCTAGCCGCGATGGGCGATGCCGAGCCGGTGTACCTGATGGTGCGCCCGCAGCAGACCGCGACACCCGGCAACTAGCAGAACACGAGATCAGGAGACTCACATGTCCGAGAAGCAGCCCCGGTTCAGCATGACGGTGACCTACACCGACGACCAGGTGCCCGGCTACCACGCCGGCACCCTGGCGGCCGTCGCGAAGTGGCTCGGCCGGCAGGTGAACGTGGACAGCGCGCAGATCGCGCCCGTGGCCGGCGAGAGCCAGCCGGGCAGCTAGGCGAAACGGCGCGATTCTCCGGCCAGCCGGAGGATCGCGCCGTCTGCGGGGCGCTGGCCAGCCCCGCACCGATGATGCCAGGCCGGAGATCAGGAGATGACGCACATGACCGAGAGCTACGAGCGCGGCGGGTACACGATAACCATCAGCTACGACCCAGGCGTGCCTGACCCGCGCGGGGACTTCGCCGGCTGCGGGCTGGTCCTGTCGCACAGGCGGTACAGCTGGCCGAACGACGCGGAAATCAGCTTCGGGATCTTCGACGGCTGGGAGGACGTCGCAGCCGAGCTGCGCATGCATCACGGCGCGCTGGTCATCATGCCGGTCTGGATGATCGACCACAGCGGCACGACGATGCGCGCGGCTGACGAGAACCCGTTCCGCGATCCGTGGGATTCCGGCCAGCTCGGCTTCGCCTACATCACGGCGGAAACCTGGGCCATGACTCAGGGCGCTGCGTGGGAGGGCACGGACGAGCAGGTCGCGCAGGCCCGAAAGCTGATCGAGGACGAGGTAGAGACCTTCGGCGAGTGGTGCGCCGGCGAGACCTACCAGTACGAGATCACCAGCCCGGACGGCGACCAGGCGGGCGCATGCAGCGGCTACATCGGCTGGGACTCCGCGGTTAGCGCGGCTGACGCCGAGGCAGACCGCCTGGCCGCCGCCGCGAGCAGCAAGTAACGACGATCAGGAGCAGCGACATGAGCGGCAACATCTACGAGGGCCTGGGACCGCACGGCCCGTTCACGACCAGGCTGGCCGAGCAGGAGCAGGCCAGCGACACCGGCACACTCCAGCCGGGCGACCAGGGCTACTGGCAGGTGTGGGGCGCGCACCCCATGGACATCCGGCCGGGCGACCTGGTGCTGGCGCGCTGGTCGCAGGACAACGAGCGCGAGCGCGGCATCCACCACTTCGCCGAGTACGAGGTGCTGGAAATGGCCCCGTGGCCGCTGCGCGAGGATGGCCGGGACGACCTGCGCAACTCGTGCCAGGTCCGGTTCCTCACCACGTCCAGCACGCCTGACCATCCGGTGTACGGCTCGGTCGGGATGCTCCAGGTAATGCGGCTGGTCAGGCCCGGGACCGGCAACTTCCTGGGAAAGTACGTCCGGTGATCACGATCACGATCCCGCACCCGACCGACCCGTCCTACGACGAACGGCACGGCGTGGCCGCATGGCAGGAGACGCTGACCGCCGCGCCGCGCGTATGGGAGGCTGCCGGGGCTGACCTCCGCCAGTTCGAGGGGCGCCGATCTGGCGCCTGCGCCGAGAATGTCCGCGCCGCCATCGGGCACATCCTCGAAAGGCCGGACGACTTCATCGGCAAGGCCAGCTATTACGACCTGCGCGCCACGGTGGCCAGCCTGACCGGGCTGTTCTTCACGCTCCGGGAGCGCCCGGAAGGGAGGGTCCATGTTGAGTAACGAGTGCGCGTCGTGCGGGACGGAGGACCTGGTCGACCGGGAGCTGCGCTACGAGGCGTACCCGCCCGGACCCGGCAGGTACGAGCCAGAAACCTGCGAGCACTGCGGTGCCCCGCTGTGCGACAGCTGCGCGCTGGCCGGCGCCCGCCATGACTGCCAGGACGAGCCTGCCGCCGTGAGAGAACGGCTGGAATACCTGCGCGGCGAGCTGCGCGCAGAGCGGATCAGCTACGGCGGGCTGGCCGAGCTGCAAGACCTGACCGGGCACATCGAGGACGGCGACACCGAGCTGCTTGAAGCGGCCGGCGTGCCTGAGGCCAGCCCGGACAACGAACAGGAGACCTGACATGCCCAGACCCGCGATGACGGCGAACGACTTCCGCCGCAACGCCGCCGAGGCCCAGGACCCGCAGATGCTCGGCGCGCAGGACAAGATGCGCTACGCGTGCTGGCTGATCCGGTTCCACGACCCCCGGGCCGGCATCGGCCACCCGGAGAACCGCTTCTGGCGCGCCCTGGCTGACGACCCTGGCGCACTGGGCGCAGATGCCGGACAAGACCCGCGAGTACACCGGGGGCGACTGGTCGGCGTTCAACAACGCGCAGGTGATGGCGGACGGCTACATCGAGCTGTCCCCGGTCAGCGACGAGAAGAAGCTGGACCTGCTGCGGCGGTTCTACCCGCCCGATCCCGAACCCGCGGCGGCGGTGCACGCCAGCCACGAGCCGCTTACCGCTGACAACGTGACGGCGGGCGAGCGCAACCACCCGGACGGCTACGTGTACTGCGGCCGGTGCCTGCGCCCGCTGGGGGAGCTGGGCGGGCCGTGCGGGGAGAACCCGGCGTGATCACCGTCGTCTCGCCGCTGGACGAGGCCAAGTCCGGCGAGATGCGCAGCCGGTACCTCGCCTGGGAACTGGCGGGATGCCGGCCGCACGCATTCGCGCCGGAACCTGCGGTGACGTGGCTGTACTGCGAGCGGTGCGGCTGCGAGCGCGGCGCGGTCCAGCACACGAGCTGACCGGAGGCGGGCATGAGCACCACGACGACCGTCTACCTGCTGCACTACGAGAGGCCGATCGGCGACACCGCCCGGCCCCGCATGACGGCGCAGCACTACGTCGGCTCGTACTGGAACCCGGGCCGGATCGCCAGCCACCGGTCCGGGACGAGCGGCGTGCCCATCACCGCGGCGTTCGCCCGGTGCGGCATCGGCTTCACCGTCGCGCGGCTGGCCCGGGGCGGCAAGACGCTGGAGCGGGCGATCAAGAACGCCGGGCAGCACCGCCGGCACTGCCCGGTATGCACGCCGTCGCCGTGGCGCGGCCGGTGGGGCGAGCTGGTCATCCCAGCCCCTGACGGCGGCTGGCCTGACGGCGCAGACCCCGGCTGACCCTCCGGCCGGCCGGACGATCCATGACAGAACCAGATCAGGAGACGAGAACTGATGACGACACGCGATGAGGCCAGGCGCACGGCGATGGCCTACGCCTGGGGCTGCGAAGACACAAGCAGCACCAAGACCGCATACCGGCCCGAGCTGGGCCAGGTCAGCGGCGACTGGGCGTTCGGCGAGGCGTACGCGCAGGGCCAGGACGACTACAACAGCGAGCGCCGGGGCGACATGACCTCGGTGCAGGCCGCGTACGGGAACTGGCAGGCCAGCGGCGGCAGGTCGGTGTTCAAGCGGGGCAGCCTGACGCTGGGCGACGAGCAGCGCGCCGAGCTGCGGGCGTCCTGGCCGTACCCGGACGCCCGGCCCGGAGCCTATGAGGGGTACTGGAGACTACAGGACCGGATGCAGGACGAAGCCTGGGCGCTGCTATGAGCCAGGAGCAGGCACAGGTCAGCAAGGCCAGTGCGGCACAGCGCGCGAGCCGCCGCACCCGCAAGACGCGGGGCGGCGGCGAGCCGGACAGCCCCTGGTGGCAGGAAGCCGCACCGTGGTACCAGGGCGGGAACCAGGACCGGGGCACGCAGGCAGGAGACGAGGACGGAAGCGATGACTGACCTGCGGATCCCGCTGACCCCGAAGCAGGCGGACTGGCTGGCTGACCTGGCGGCCAGCGGTTCTGAGAGCTACGCGGAGGCCCTGGACGCCGGGGCGCGGATCGTGGCTGATCCCCATGGCGGTGACGTGCTCATCGTCCCGCCCGCTGCCGCGCGCCCGCTGGGGCTGGCGGTGGGCATCCGAGCTGACCTGGCGGACGAGGGCGAGTACTCCATCGGGGTGCGCAGTTCCGTGCTGGGCCTGGCCCGCAAGCTGACCGCGAACGGGATCTGCAACGCGGCCCCGCTGATCCCCGATGACAGGAGCTGATGACGATGTGGACGATCGAATCCGCTATCCGGCAAGCGGTGCACGGCCAGCCGGGCGACCTGACCGACGACGCCCGGCTGTTCCTGCACGAGCAGGTCCAGCAGTACGTGAACGGCAAACAGGTCCTGCTCGCGGCGGCCACGGCAGTCATGCTGCTGGACGCGATCGCAGAACTGCGGCTGGAGACGGCAAGCGCGCAGCAGGAGCCCGCCGCCCAGGCAGAGGGCGTCAAGCACGTCCTGGCCGCCGTAGCCGGAACCGTATTCCGCAGCGGGATAGGCGAAGTGATCATCCTGCTCGATACCGCTGACTACGTCATCAGCGTGGACAGCGACGGCGATACGGCCAGCGCATATCTCGTCACCGTGCCGCCCGCTGACATCGCGCAGGCCATGGACGCCGACCCGCGCGAGATCGGCGGCTGGTCCACCGGCTACGACATCTGACCACCGGAAATGACAGCGCAGGAGACGAAAATGACGACCATGACCGAGACACAGCCGGCCAGCCCCCAGGCCCGCCAGGATGCCGCGCGGGCAGGCCGGCAGGCCGCCGAGGACGACTTCGCACGGCTGGCCGGGGACCGCGATGCGCTACGGAACGCATGGCTGGCCGCGTACACGCACAAGTTCGCGGAGCTGGCGGCGCCGTGCGCGACCGAAGCCCGGCTCATCGCGGCCGGGCGGGTGCCCGTGTTCCACGCCGGGCAGCGGATCGAGTTCGCTAGCTGGGATCTGCTGGCGCTGGGCCGGGGCGAGTGGCAGGCGGGCGAGGTCGACAGCTACTACGAGCCGGACTGGCAGCCGGTCTACCCCGGCCCGGTGCTGCGCCTGGACGTCCGGGTGATCGGGAAGCGCGGCCAGCCGATCGGGAAGCCGATCGAGGTCAGCGAGTACCAGGTGCGCGTGCCGCAGGACGCGGAGGTGACGGCATGAGCGGCTGGACGCCAGAGCAGCTAGACGCGCTGAACGCCGAAGCTGAGCACAAGCAGCGGATGGAAGACGACAGCGCCGACCCCGGCGACCCGGCTGAGCGCGAAGCGTGGGAAGCCGGGAACACGAGCGGGCACTCACCCTCAGACTGGCACGCGAGCCTGCCCTTCGAGGACGGGGAGACCCCGTACGGCCGGTGGCTGCGTGAGATGCGGCTGATGGAACTGGCGGGCATCGACCCGGCGAACGCCCCGCTGCGCGAAGCCTGGCAGCAGGCCATGGCGGCGCTGCCGGCGGAAGCGGGCGAAACCGCATACGGCCTGGCGATCCGCGCCCGTCGCGAAGCCTGGGACACCCTGCTGGCCGCGCACGAATGCCAGCTGCGTACCTGCGTGTACTGCGGGGTGCCGGGCCTGGCTGAGCATTTCCAGGCCGTCAACGGCCGGAACTGGGCCTGCAAGCAGGGCCGGCTGTGCGACCTGCGGTACGCCCTGAACGGCAAGCTGTCCCAGGGGCTGCCCGACAACAGCGTGGCGTACTACGTGCAGACCCTGGTCCGCGAGCTGGCCCAGATGGCGCGCGATGACCGGGCGGCAGCCGGGCACCTGGCCGACCCGTGGGGCAGGCACACCGCCCGCCAGCACCGCATGCTGAGCACCCAGGACCTGGCCACGTTGCACGTCACCCTGACCGCCGCCGCCGGGTGGCTGCAGGACGCTGGCCGGGCGGACTGGGGCCAGGCGCTCGCCCAGGCCCGCGCATTGCACGGCTGCAAGCGCTGCGGCGCGATGGGGCCGCAGCCGTGCACCACCAACAGCGGCGCCGAGCGGCACAGCTGGCACCAAGGCCGGGCTTTCTGATAGCCGGCTGACCCGAACACAGATGATCACCACGTAGGAGGCGAAACGGGCGCGATTCTCCGGCTGGCCGGATGATCGCGCCCGTCTGCGGGACGGTGGCCTTCCCGCACCGATGATGCCAGGCCGCACGACGACGATCAGGAGCAATGACATGGCAGGGATCAGGCTGAACGCGATGGGCAAGCTGGAACTGTCCGCGTTCCGGACCGAAGACGAGGCCGGCGACGTGACGCTGGTCATCAAGACCGATGAGGGCACCGTCCGGATCTGGTGCGGCGGAAGCGAGGAGGACGCAACCCGGCTGGCTGTCGCGCTGGGCAAGGCCGCCATGCAGGCCCTCCAGGTCAGCGAGGAGTGGGACGACCGGCCAGACGAGGACGAGTACGGCTCGCAGGACGGCGACGGGTTCATCATCCTGGACGGCGGCCGGTACTACCCGCAGCTCGGCCGGGAGCAAGGCTTCACCCCGGCGGACATGCCGCGCAACGGCTACCCCGACACGGACGTCGCAGCGTACGAGCTGGCCGGGCTGATGGCGGAGCACGACGAGAACCCGGACTCATGGGTATGCGGTGAGCACGGGCCGTCCGAGCGCGATGCCGGCGCCCTGGTGGACAGCTTCCTGGACTCCGCGAGCCCGGACATCAGGCTCAAGCCGCTGAACGGCGTGCGGTACGAGCCGGGCACCGAGGTCCGCTGGGATGACTCCACCTGGGAGGTCCGGAAAGACTACGGCCAGCTCGGCGTGTGGCTGGTCATCCCGGTGGATCCGGACGCGGGCCGCGATCACCTGGTACCGCACAAGCTGACCGACCGGGCTGATGACCTGAGCCGGGCGCGCCGCTGGATCGCGGAGTGCAACCTGGTCCGCGGGGAAGTGGCCGACCTGCCTGACGCCGAGGTCAAGCGCATCGTGGAGCGCCTGTACGAGGGCGGCTGGGCGGGGTTCGCCCGTGAGGCGGAGCTGCTGCGCCAGGCCCGCGCGTGGGCGCTGGAGAACACGTGGCTGGATGACCCCGAGGACATCGAGGATATGCCGGACGACCGGGTCTGGCTCGGGATCGAAGCGCGCTACGAGGGCGGCCGGGCGCAGTTCAAGCGGAACAACCCGTCATGAGCGACCCGGAAACGCCGCTGGCCCCGGTACCCCGGCCGCCGCTGGACGACCGGGTAATGGCCAACGGCAGCCCGGTCAGCCGCCTCACGGTCAAGCGGCCCAAGTACGGCGGCTGGTTTGTCATCCGCCGCCCGAAGGGCTCAGAGGATCCGGGCGGCGTGGTGCTGGAAGTCCGGATCCCGGGCCTGCGCGAGGACGTGCCGTTCGCAGACCAGGCTGACGCGCTGGTCGGCGCGGACAGCATTTACGCCGAGTACATCAGCGCAATCGACCGGCTCAAGGCCGGCTGATAACCAGGAGACAGGCATGCATGAGGGCTGGAAATTCATCGACTGCGGCGAGATCGGCGGCACGCGGTACGTGGACGTGCTGGATGAGGGCGGCAACCCGGTCGAGTACGGGATCACGCTGGCCAGCGCCACCGCCCAGTACGAGCCGCACCCGGTCATGGCCATCAGCGAGCTGTACGACAACTGAGAACAGGAGACAGGCATGGAGATCAGGGAAACCTGGCCCGACGCGACCGCCGGGCACGGCCTCGGCGATTCCGGCTGGTACGCGCCGTTCACTGACAGCAAGGCCGCGCTGTTCCGCGCCATGCAAGGCGAGTACGGCGGCTGCGTCAGCAAGATGTGGCGGCAGGAGCTGGTGGCGCACGGGCGCGCGGCGTTCGGCATCATGGTGCCGCCCGCGTACCGGGACGTCCGGTGCGGGTGGGTGTTCTCCCGGCGGGAGCGCTACGACAACGCCGAGCCGCACTGGCCGGCGGACAAGGCCACCTACATCCGCGAGGTGTGGGTGGAAGTCACGGACCCGGCGGCGGAATGGGGCTGGGAGAACGAGCAGCCGTGATCCTGCTCGGCCAGGACGACTGGCTGTTCTACGCGCGCCGCGCTGACGGCGTGCTCGTCTTCACCGTGGCAGAGACCGACTGGCACTGGCTGGAGACGCCGCACGGCGCCGACTGCTGGAACCCCGGCACCGGGCTCAACTGCGACGGCGAGACCAAGATGACCTGCCGGCTGGACTGCACCTGGATGCACGAGTACGTCCGGGCGCATATGCGCGAGTACGACTGGGAGGAATGCGGCGACGACCCGGTGTCGGGCGAATACCTCGGCTGGGGACCTGACCAGGACGAGGCGTTCATGGCGGCGAGCCGGCGAAACTACCTCATCAACTAGAACCTCCGGCCAGCCGGACGATTCACAGATCAGGAGACACCGATGCCCAGGACTATCACCTACGCCATCGAGGAAGACACGGGCCTGGTCTACAGCCGGGTCGGCGATCAGGTCGCCGTGCCGGTGCTGGACTTCGAGGCCATCGGCCAGGGCGGCGACGGCTACAAGCCGGGGGACTTCCGCGGGCCGACGCGGTACAACCTGGAGAAGTGCTCGGTCTACGAGGTGGGCTTCGGCAGCCTGCGGTGGACGAGGAACATCCCGGTCGCGGTCAAGAACCGGCACCGGGAGTTCTGGGGCTTCCCCCCGCTGAAGTACGAGGACCCGCGCTACCGGGCCGAGCGCCAGCCGCCCGCCCGGCGGCACTGAGCACGAGATGAGATCAGGAGACAGGCATGGCATTCGGCGATAACGGCGAGCAGATGACGCTCGCGGAGTTCCTGGGAGCGTTCGGCGAGCGCCGGGTCATCGAGGTCGACACGACCCGGGACGCGGCCAGCAACAGCCCGTGGATCGTCATCCGGTCCGGCCGGTTCTCAGTCGTGATGGTCCCGCAGGACCTGGACGGCGAGTACCTGGACATCGACGTCCACCCGTTCGTTGACGGCCTGGCCGCCACGGCCAGCGTGTTCGCGATGAGCGACGGGCGTGACGTGCCCAGCCTGGCCAAAACCGGGACGACCAGCTACAAGCGGCCGTCCGCGCAGCTGGTCGCGGTGATCATCGGGGAGCAGGGCACGGACCCGTTCCTGTGCTCGGGCACCCGGGGCTGCCGGGCACCGGACGGCGATGAGCATCACGCGTACTGCTGCCCGCGCTACTCGCTGAACGCGCCGACCGCGCCATGAGAACGTCATTCCTCTACACGATCGGGGCGGTAGTCATCCTCGGGATCCTCGTCGCACTGGCCGCCTGGGCGCTCAAGAGCGGCATCCACGGCGTGCACTACGTCCCGCGCGGCCGGGACACCCAGACCCGCAGGCCGCCCGGCTGAGCAGGCCCCGGCCCGTGGCGGGCCATCCCGCGCCACGAGCCGGGGCACACCGGAACCGTACCACCGCGCCTGCCGGGTAACCGCCGGTTCCGTCACGAGATCAGGAGACAGCCCATGAATACCAAGATCGTCCGCATGAACGGCGTGCCCGTGCGCGTGCCGAGCGACCAGCTGACCGACCCGGACCCCTGGCGGGCCGAGGACTGCGGCGCCCGCGAGCCGGAATGGCCGGATGGCATGGGAGGCCAGGTCGTCTGCACGCTGCCCCCGCACGCGCGCCCGGACGGCCCGGACGGCGTCGCGCACATGGCCAACAACGCGGCCTCCGACATCATCGCGATCTGGTGGGACGTGCCCGCCGTGTGGAACGTTGACGACGACAACTGAGAGCAGGAGACAGCACATGAGCGGCTACCCCGCGAACCCGGTCAGCGTCTTCACCGCGCTGCGGGACGACCCGGACAGCACCCTGTCCAAGCACATCGGCGTGTTCAGCGACGAGGAACTGGCCCAGGAGGGCTGCCAGGAAGATGCCGACGAGGACTGGCAGAACCAGCGGCACATGCAGCCGGACGTGCCGCGCCCGGTCCTGACCTGGCAGGACGCCCGGAGCTGCCCGCTGCCGGACGGCAGCCGGTACACGGTGCTCCTGACCACGCTGGACGTACGCACCGGGATGGGCTGACAGCAACCACCAGACAGGAGACAGCACATGAGCGAGAGCTACCCGCGCAACAAGCTGGTCGAGTGCCCCGAACCGGGCATTCTGTTCACCCGCGACAACGCCGCATGGGTCTACCACGCCCTGAAAGCAGTGCGGGAAAGCGGGCAGTCCATTCCCGAGCAGGACGAGCTGTGCGACGAGCTGGCCGGCATCCTGTTCCCGCCGGAAGCGTCCCAGCAGCGCCTGGAGGCCATCCGCGCCTCTCTGCGGGCCGGGAACATCAGCTACGGCGAGCTGACCGAACTCCAGGCCCTGGCCCCTCACACCGAGCCTGGCGACACCGAGCTGCTGGAAGCTGCGGGGGTACCCGGATACCCGCACGAGCAGGCCAGCACCGCGAACAGCGCGAGCCTGGAGGCGTTCACCAACGCACTGCTAGAGCAGGTGCCCCTGCCCGGCAACGACCGCGCCGACGCGAAGCTGGCCCGGCTCGCGGACGCCATCTCAGCGGCTGCCGGCATTGACCCGGACACAGCCAGCTGGCTGGCGGCGCGGGTGTTCGGCACGCTGGAGGCGATGCGCGTGGAATCCGGGGAGTACCGGGATCCCCGCAATGGCCCGCCGTGGGACGTGGCCGCGCTGGTGGCGGTCCTGAACTGCGAGGACGGCAGATGACGTACCTGCGGAACGGCTGGGAGCACCTGACCGGGGACGAGACGGCGATCTACGAGGCGATCCGGCAGCTGGCCCGCCAGCGGCGCTCCGGCAACACCAGCCAGGTCGCCAGTTACAGCGGCCTGAACCGCACGCTGGTCAGCCGGCTCGCCACGGAGCTGCGGATGCGCGGCTTCATCGCGGACGTGAGCACGAACGCGGCGCACCACTGGCGGATCACCGCCCAGCCGGTGCCGTACTCCGCGGAGCAGCGCCGCCAGGACCGGGAGGCGGCCCGCCGGCAGCGGGAGACGGACGAGCAGGGCAGGAACGGCACGAGCTGACCCGCCCGGCTTAACACGTGTCATGTATACTGTAAGAGACAGCGAGAGCAGGAGCCAGGAACGATGATGCACGCAGACAAGCTGCGGCGGTGCTGACCGTAGCCGGCAGGCCCGGCGAGACGCTGGCAGAGAAGATCGCCCGGCTGAAGGACGGCACCTGGCACGCGAGCGAGCGGCCGGCGCAGGTGACCGGCAACGTCTGGCGCAAGGCGCCGGGCGGCGTCCCGGTCCGCACCCGGCGGCCGGCCTGGCGGGGCCGGATCTTCCGCCACCCGCCAGGCGGGAACCGGCCCGAGCAGGACGGCTGCCAGCACAGTCACACGACGGTCAGCGGGGCGCAGCGCTGCGCCGGGCAGGAGGCCAGGCGGCGGAACCGCGAGCTGGCCAGGACAGGGAACGACACGGATCAGGAGACATGACATGCGCGATGACCCGGACCTCACAGCTGCGGCGGCAGAACTCGGCGGGACGCTCCGCCGGCTGTTCCCGTCCCCTGCTGACGTGGAAGCAGCGCTCCGCGATGGCCTGATCCGGGCGCAGTCTGCCGGCGGGCCGGCCGGCGAACTGGCTGCCGGGCTGATCGAGGTGATGAACCTCGCGCACCGCTGGAACCTCCAGTCGGGAGACGACCCGGGCGCCACGATCAGGCCCGGCGACGCGGCAGGCGAGATCATCAACGCGATAGCCCGCGGGCTGGGCAGCTGAATCCCCGGCCAGCCGGACAATCACAGATCAGGAGAGGCACATGAGCGAAGACAGGCCGATGGACCTGAACGAGAACATGCGGATGCACATGATCTACACGCACGACCGCACCCTGGAAGACCTCGCCGGCCGCTCCTACGACAACCTGAAAGCCGAGCACGACACGATGGACTGCCCGGCGACCCGCGCAAAAGACCCCCGATGACCGCCACCGCGCCCGGCGCCACGATCAGGCCCGGCGACACGGCAGGCGAGATCATCAACGCGATAGCCCGCGGGCTGGGCAGCTGAATCCCCGGCCGGCCGGACAATCACAGATCAGGAGAAACACATGAACAGCAGCGATGAGCACGGCCTCCCGGACGCCGGGAACGGCGAGCTGGCGGACTACGCGATCGAGCCGGGCGTGATCCGGCGCCAGGCGCAGGACGCCATGGCCGGGCGCCCGGACCGCGCGGGCATACCTGCCGGGAGGCGCGATGACCCGGACCTGATCGCAGACGCGATGAAGGCGCTGGAGGACCGGGTGCTGGCGCTCGTGCCGGAAGACCAGCGCGACCGGGCCGGGGATTGGATCAGCGACCTGCTGGACCTGGCGCCGGGCGAGGCGCTGGACCCGGGCGCAGCGCATGACCTGGCGCGCAGGACCCTGGCAGGCCCGCAGCGGACACTGACCGACGCCGAGATCAACCGCTACGCGCGGTTCTACCCGCATCACGAGGCGGAAGACCTGCAAGCCATCACCGCTTACCCGTGCGTGGCGCTCGGCGGTGACGAGGACGACGACGGGGCAGTACAGGTGTACGCCTACGCGGAAGACGGCGGCGTGGTCGTCTCGCTGCACTACGACTCGGCCGGGCCGGCTGATGACGGGTCCGGTCCGTGGGCGTACTACGGCAAGTACGGCGCCGTGCCGACGCTGGTGCTGGGCGGCGACGGCAAGCCGGTGTACGTGGCAGCCGAGGGCGTCCCGGACCTGTCTGAAGGCCTGGTCCTGCCTGCTCACGATGCGATCGCCAGGATGAGCCAGATAGGAAACGGCAGCGACGCTGAGTTCGGGGACGTGCTCGAAGCCGGCCAGGACTGCGCCTTCTCGCTGCGGAAACTGCTGGCCATCACCGGCCGCCCCGCCCCGGAAACTGCGCCCGAGGGGGGATTCACGGCCGAGGGGGGATTCACGGCTCAGGACAGCGCCCAGTAACCCGCAGACACGACACGGAACACGATCAGGAGGCACGAACGATGAACGGCAGTAATGAGCCCGAGATCACCCTGGCCATCTACGCCAAGAGCCTCGGCCGGGACACATCCGCACGCGAGCACAAGGCCCTGCTGGACGCCAAGGACGCGGCCAGCGTCGAGGGCACCACCACCTGGCTGCTCAACGGCGCCGGAGCCAGGGTAGCTGCCATAGTCCCGGTTGAGCTGGTCCAGTACGCGAGACGGCACGGATGGGGAGTGAACCACTGATAGCGGCACCGAAGATCACCACGAGCATCGGTAACAGACACGATCAGGAGACAAGAACATGATCACGATTACCGAAGACCAGCTCGCCCAGGTCATCCGGGACAGCGAGCTGACCGCCATAGACCCGGGCGTGCTGTACCGGAAGCTAGCGGCGCTGCCGCGCGATCCGGAGCCCCGGCCGGCCCGGGACGCGCTGCTGGCGTTCACGGCCGATGTCCTGGCGTGCGCGCCCGATGACGCCGCGGACCCGTCCAGCCTGGACACCGAGGCGCTGGCAGGCCTGGCGTTCTCAGCCGGGCAGCTGCTGGGCGGCGAGCCCACGGTCTACGACCAGGACAGCAACCAGAACGCGGCCCAGCTGGCCGGCGCGAAGGTGCTGCTGGCCCAGATCAAGCAGGTCGAGGAGCCGGACGGCAGCTGGCCGGGCGGCGACGTGGTGGACGTGCTGACCGAGTGGTTCACCGGGCTGGGCCTGGACATCGAGTCCCTGGAAGGCACCCGGTGGGCGGACGAGTGGGCCGACGAGGGGGGATCTGCGGCTCAGGACAGCCCGGGCACGTAACCAGGCACGGCAGCGAACACGACCAGGAGACGAAGAACTATGGAAACGATCATCATCACCGCCGCCCAGCTTCACGCGGCAGCGAACTGGGTGCTGGCCGGCCCGGACATGGCCCAGGTCACGCTGACCGTCCACGGCGAGACCCTGCGGGCCGTCCAGGGCGACGACATCGGGGAATTCGGCCCGGACGGCAGCACCCTGCCCGAATAGCAGGCCCGGCAAGACACGATCAGGAGACACGCTATGCCCGGCGAGAACGAGTACCCGGCTGAGTACGACAGCCATGACGGCAGCTTCGACTACCTGCCGCCGCTAGAGCACGACAAGGCAGCCTTCGGCCGGGTCATCCCGGACGAGGCCACCGACAACGCGATCATCATCACGGCCGGGGAGCTGTGGGACCGCTACGGGCTCCACGACCCGGACCAAGTCCTGTCCGGCGCCCAGCGTCTCGCGGTCAGCGAGGCGGTGCGCCGGTTCCGGGAGCACGTCGGCGACGACGAGGATCCAGGCGAGGACTACGACCCGGAGGACGCGCGGTACGACAGCCCGCAGGGCCAGCTGGACCAGGCGGTCGCGGCGGCGATCATGACCGCCAGCACGCTGTACGCCCGTTTCGGGGACGCGACTGCTGCCGGGGCCTGGGCCGTGCTGATCACGACGATGCTCGGCGATGACAGCCAGTACGCAGCGGTCCGCGCGGCCATCAGCGCCGATGACACCGCGGACGTGCCGCTGGCGCAGACCGCGCGGGACGCGCTGATGCCGCACGCGTGCGGGGAGTGCGGAACCGAAGCGGACGCTCCCGGCCGGGAGCCGGATCACTTCAGCTGGTGCTCCCGGGCAGCGAGCCGCTGGGAGGTGGCATTCGGCCCGGTGGACACAAGCATAAATGCGGCCTCCGCAGAGGCGGCAGCAACCCAGGCCGCGGCCGAGCGCGAGTTCGAGGTCAGCGGCAAGTACTACCAGGCCGACCCGAACCCGGCCGTGCTCGTCCGGCGGGCGGGCGGCGGCTCATGGCAGCAGGTGTACCTGAACCCCGGCGAGGTCGAGACGGCGGTCGCGGCGCTCAAAGCCCGGGTGCACGGCGAGGACCAGGCGGCGGGGAAGTCCCTGGCCTGGCACGAGGGCACTCACGCCTGGAAGCAGCACGACGGCTACCCACGGCACCAGCACTCGGTCAACGGCGTGCTGACCATCGCGCCGGGTGACACGCGGCTGCATTTCTCCCATGGCCCGGAATTCCGCGAGGGCACCTGATGAGCTGGCTGCGCTGGCAGCAGGCGCACCTGCGGTTCGAGGTGCAGTGCTGGTGGCTGATCCTCACCGGCCGGGGGCACAAGAACGCGCCGCAGAGCCTGGAAGACGCATACGTCCGTGAGGTGCAGCTGTGGAACGAGCGCCAGGGCGGCCCGCGATGAGCCAGGGAAGACAGTCCAGCTGACGATCAGGAGAAGCCACATGAGCGACATCGGCGACGCGGCCAGGGAACCCGTCACGCCGGCAACCTGGGCGATCCTGCAAGCCGACCCGGAGACGCTGGCATGGGCACAGGAGGTATCCCGGGCGGTGCAGGCCGCGTACCAGCAAGGGGTGCCCCCTGACTACGCGATGGAGCGGATGCGCGAGCAGGCGGCGCGCAGGCAGGAACCGGCCACGCCGGCTGACCCGGCAGCGGAGATCGAGGCGGCGCTGCGCGAGTACGACGCCGACGTGGCAGCAGGCGCGTTCATGCTGCCGGACCTGCCGCCCGGGCCGGGCACGTGCACCGGCTGCGGCGGCCCGACCGGGGACGCCAAGATGGCGGTGTGCGTGTACTGCACAGCATTCGCCCTGGAGGACACGGGCGCCGGCGAGATGCAGGTGATCAGCAAACTTGATCGCCTGCTTGATCGCCTGATCGCGACCATGATGCTGGTCGGGCTGGTCCTCATGATCAGCGTCATCATGATGGTGCTGCGCTGATGCGCGAGAGCCAGTACATCGACGCCTACCTGGACGCCACCGCCGAGCCGGGCACCCGGTGGACGCCGCACACGTACCTGAGCTACACGCTGCGCGGCAAGGCGAAGGGGTACTCCGGGCACTACTACCGGGCGCTGATGCGGGCGATCAGCCGCCGGACAGCCGCGGGCACCGTGATCGCGGTCCCGTCCAAGGGCCGCAGCACCGCCTACGTGCGGATAGAGCACACGTGATGCATGAGCTGCTGCTGGCCGGGTGCTCAGCGGCCGGCCTGGCAGCCACCGGGGCAACCGCCTGGCTGCCCGTGCTGTACTGGCGGGCCTGCCGGGAGCAGAAACGAGAACAGGAGACAGGACGATGAAGCTGACACTCGAACTCCCCGGCGCGGTACGCGTCGTCGCGACGACAGACTACAAGGGCAGCCCGCTGACCGCGGTGCTGATCGGCGACACCGAGGTGCTGTTCGCGGACGGCCACGAGCCAGGCGGGCTGACGCCGGCGATGTGGGAGGACGTCATCAGCACCCGGCTGGCGCACGTCCTGGCCCGGCTGCTGCTGGACGAGGCCTTCGGCGGGCTGGACGGCGAGCTGTGGAGCGCCGAGTCGCCGACCGGCCGGGAGACGTGGGGGCGGGAGAGCGCGGCGTACGAGGTGCGGCTGGTGCCGGACCCGGAAGCCGGGCCGTGAGCACCGGCTACGACGAGGCGGATGCCTACGAGCTGGCGGCGAACCTGCACGTGCTCCGCGCGGTCATCCTCCACGGCAGGGGAAGCGGGCCGCTTCCCCTGCCGCCGATGGGCAGCGTCCCGGAGCCGGCGGAGCTGAGCGAGGCTGAAGCCCGGGCCGTGATGGCCGGCGCCACCCAGATCGTCCTGGCGCGGCTGCGCGGCAGAGGCTACCCCGATCCGGAGGTAGCGGACATCAACAGCGGCCGGTGCGTGGACTGGGCTGAGCTAGTCTGCGGTGTCGTCGCCGGCATGATCATGACCGAGTGGGACGACCCGCAGTCCGGGCTGCTGCACACGTTCGTGCACTGGCAGGGCCGCTGGTACGACGCCGAGCGGCTGGACGGCACGGCGGATGTCACCGGCCTGCCCATCTTCAGCCGGTTCCCGGGCACCCGGAGCGGACCTGAATTCGTCCGCAACACCGCGGATGTACTCGCCGAGTACTGGCGGGATTAGGGTGGCCGGCGCGGTGCTGGCCTTCATCGGCGGGCTGGTGCTCTGGACGTTCCTCGCCAGGGCGGCGATCCGCCGATGCAACCGGGAACGATGACGATCAGGAGACGAGACGCTGATGACGGAAGCAGAGAAGGACGCGCTGGCGGACCAGCTGGCTATAGGCGTCCTGCTGGAAGCGTTCGGCCCGCTCGGGATCAGCGTGCGGGCCTGCGACGCGGCGTTCGAGGCGGTGCTGGGCAGCAGCGCGTTCGAGGGTGACCTGGTGCAGGCGCTGGGGGACTGCGTGTCCGCGCCGCAGGACGGCTGGTGCCGGTGCACCCTGGACCGGACGCGCCGCTTCCACCGGGGTGACTGCCCGGTCGATCCCGGCGGGCAGTTCCGGTTCACCGGAGCGGAGCTGACCGGGCGGCCCGGACTGGAAAAGGCACGGCCATGACCCGTCAGAAGGACACGTGGCGTTCGTCCAGGGGCGCGCAGGCGTACCGCGAAGCGTACCGGTATATCGCGGACGGCAACCCGGACCTGCCAGCCGGGCAGCAGCGGCGGCTGGCGCTGCGCTACCTGCGCATCACGGCATCGCCGCCGCTGAGCTGGAGGGGCACGCTGTCGGCCTGGCGGGCCGCGCGGGAACAGGGACAGGAGAAGAACGCATGAGCAACGGCGACATCCTGGGCGCGATCGCGGTCCTACTGGCGGAGGCCAGCTACGACAGCGGGCTGTCCCGGAAGGAATGGACGCGGGCACCCGCGGTCCAGGCGCGGCAGGCGCTGTGCGCGGCGCTGGGCATCGACGCCGGCGAGCAGGACGCGGACCGCCTCCGTGCCCAGCTGTCCGTGATGCTGGACGTCACCGGCCAGGACTGGCCCCCGGACCTGAGCGACCCGCACGTCCAGCGGGGGCGCGAGCTGGCAGCCGAGGAGAGCGACCCGGAAATGCTGACGTCGGTGGACCGGCTCTACTACGCGTCCTGGCTGCTCCGGCAGAACCATCCCCGGGTGACGGATGACGACTGGATGGTGTGGGGCAACCTAGCCGACCACCTGGAGTGGGCGGCGCACATCCCGGAGCGAACGGGCGGGAGCCAGGACTGGCGAGCGTTCAACCGAGCGCAGGACCTGGCCACCGGGGTCATCCGGCTCCAGGACCATCACGCGCCGACCCGGGCGAAGCTGCTGCGCTGGGTGGGTGAACTGTCGTGAGCAGGCCCCGGCCGGTCGCCTGGACGGCAGGCAAAGCACGGCACGGCCGGCACACCGCATTGGTGTGGAACGGCGCGATGGGCCTGCCGCCCGGCTGGGCTGTCTGGCTGCCCGGCAGCGAGTTCCCGGTCAGCGAGGGCGACGCCCGGACCATGGACGCCGCCCGGGAGCAGGCCGGGGACGAGCTGCGCCGGCTGGCCCGGCAGCGCACCAGGATCAGGATCACCCGCTGCCACGACCCGGACCTGCGCGGCAGGACCTACGGCGGGCACACCGCGAGCACCATCGGGCGGCGGCTGTTCGGCCGCACGGCATACGCGATCCCGTCCGCGGACCCTAATAACCGGGGCCAGGGCATGATTGCCCGGGACGACAGGCACGGCACGCACGTGCTGGCCGACTACGTGGAGTACAGCGAATGAGATGGACGATGAGCCGGGACGGCAAGCGGCGGACCACGATGCGCGCGTCCTTCCGGCTGGACCGCCAGAACCTGACTGACATCCTGTGCTACCTGGCGCTGAGCCAGGGCTGGGACGTGGACGGCAAGCCCCCCAGCACGGCCTGGCTGGAAGGCCAGATCCGGGCTGAGCTGGAGTCGCACGGCATGGGCCAGTGGCCGTACTGGCGCGAGGAGCTGCCCGATGACGAGCAGGCCGCCGCGGTGATGGCCTGGGCGGCCCAGCAGGTAGCCCGGCTGGCCCCGGCCGGAAGCTGAGAACAGGAGACGGGACATGAGCGAGCAGGAGATTCACTGGCACCTGGACACCGCCGTCTGGCAGCGGGCGGCGTTCCGCGGATACGATGCGGAAATCTGGTGGACCGGGCCGGGCACGCAGCTGAGCTGGCAGATCCACCTGCTGGGCGAGAACGAGCTGGACCCGGTGGCCCGGGGCACGGGCGCGGACGAGACGGACGCCAAGGCGCAGGCCGGGTACGTGCTGCGGAAGCTGACCGCCGCGGAGCTGACCCCGGCGCAGCTAGCCGCGCTGAAGCAACTGGCCGACCCGGCGCGCACTCTCGAGAGCACGCTGTTCGCGTTCAACGGGGTGCGGGTCACCACGGCGCAGGCGCTAGCGCGGCTGGGCCTGGTGCGCTTCCGCGAGGGCAGCACGATGCGCGACTGGGGCATCCTGCTGCACACCAGGGAACAGGACGAGCACACGGACGCAGATCAGGAGACGAGATGAACGAAAGATTCAGGGGCAAGAGCCCGGTACCGCTGGTGCTGCTCATCGCCGGCTTCCTCCTCGCCGGGCCGGGGCTGGTATTCAGTAACGCGGCCCTGCTGCTGGCCGGCTACGCGTGCTGGGGCCTGGCCTTGGCATCCGTAGCGTTCCTGCTGAACCGGGACCGGCAGCAGAACCAGGGAAGGGGAGACTGACATGGCACGGACAGGAACAGGCCGGATGGATGCCGGCTTCGCGGTGTTCAACCTGCACGTCAACGACGCGCAGGACAAGGCCCGGGAAATCTTCATCGCCCAGTACGGGCAGGACAAGTGGGACGCCGTGCTCGCCCCGCTCGAGCGTGACGGGATCATGGCGATCTTCGAGCAGGAGCTGACCTTCGAGATCGCGTTCTACATCACCACGATCATGCTGATCGTCAACGAGGACGTCACGGTGCCGGACGCCTGTCCCGCGGATCCCCTGACCGCGCTCGGGCTGTCCCCGGAGCAGGCTGCCGCCGCGCGGGCTGCCGCCGATGAGCAGGCGGCACACGAGGATCAGACCCGGCCGGACTGGGCGGTCACCCCGGACGCACCGCACATCCGGGAGCGGCTGCGCGGCGAACGGCTGCTCGCGCTGGCTGCCGACCAGGTGCAGCAGGCGTGGGGCCTGAAGTTCGTGACGGCCCGGCTGCTCGGCCCGGTGCTATGGCACGCGCTGATCGCCCGGGAGATCCTGGGACTGATCGCCGCCCAGGACCCCGATGTCTCAGCTGAGACGGTCCGGGCGATGGTGAACGGCGCCTGGAACCAGCTGACGGAAGCGGAGAGCGCGTCATGATCATCGCCTGCGAACTCGCCGTCATCGCCATCGCGCTGATCACGCTGACCGGCCTGGCCGGCCATCACCTGCACTGGGTCCGCGAGCAAGCCCGTGAGCAGGCTGCGGCACGCCGTGACGAGATCCTGCGCAAGGTAGGTGCCCGGTGAGCAGCCGGGGCCTGGAGGCGGCCGAGCAAGCCCGCCAGGAGGCCGAGCACGCCCAGCAGCAGGAATGCGCGCGGAAGCACCGCGCCAGCTGGTGGGTGTACCAGCGCAAGTGCAACTTCAGCGCGTTCAGCGGCTACCACTACACGCCCAGCGAGTACTCCGGCTGCAAGTGCGGCATATGCGGCAGGCGGTGGCGGACGAAGGCAGCGTACGTCAGTACCCTGCCGGACAGCCCGCCCCAGCAGGGAGGTTCGCCCGGCTAGCACCTGTCATGTATACTGTAAGAGACAGGTACTAACCTGGATGCCGCCGGGCTGGCACCCGGCAGGGTTAGCGGGTCCGCGGAAGCGGGACCATAGGATCAGGATCAGATCAGGAGACAGCCATGACCACGACCATGACCACGGACGACCGGCACCGGATCGCGCTGCTGGAGCAGCGGCAGCAGCTCCGCCACATCCTGGACGAGCACTACGGCCGGGTGCAGGCTGAGCTGGGCCGTCTCAACGGGGACAAGGTCCGGCTGGAGGCGCTGTTCGCGGACCGGATGGAACTGCCTGTCATCGGGTCGTTCCGGAACCTGCTCACCGCCATGGCGGCCCGGTGGTGCACGGCAGCAGAGGAGGCCCGCAAGCCCGGCAAGGACCAGGACTTCGGCGTCGCGGCCGGGCTCGAGCTGGCAGCCCAGGAGATCGAGGCGCTGCTGGCGGCCACCAAAACCGGGGAACCGCGATGAGCGGCGAGAACGCACGAGCTGCCCGGCTGGAGCGCAAGGCCGCCGCGGTAGAGGCAGCCGCGGAGGGCATCCTCGTGACGACCGGCCGGCTCGCGACCGGCCCGGTGCGCCGGTACCTGGCCCTGCTGTACGACGCGGCCGAGGCGGACGGCTTCGAGCACGGCTGCGCGCAGGCAGTCAGTGGGCTGCCGCCGCCGGAGGACTATCACATCGTCCCGCTGCCGGCATCAGTGCACGACCGGCACGGCCACCCCATCGGCGAGCCGGTCACGTCTGATGCCATGCGCTGGGACGCGGCCTACCCGCTGACCGCGCTGTGCAGCACGTGCCAGCAGCCGGTCCGCTGCGAGACAGCGGAGTCGCCATGGACGCACAGCAGTGACGGGTAAGACCAGGGTCGTGGGAGGCCGCCCGTCACGGCAGTCGCTGGAGCGCGCAGCCGGGACGCCGGAGCCGGCCGACCCGGGCGCCTTCTACCGGGTAGAGCCCGGCGAGACGCACCCGGAGTACTTCCCGGACAGCCTTCCCGGGCAGGCGGACGCGATCTCGCGAGCAGAATGGCTGTCGGTGGCGCACTCGGTGCAGCGGGTCCTGGTTACCCGGGACGTGCCGCGGCTCGCGCTGCCGGCCTGCCGGGACAAGGTGATCCGGCGGTGCCGGGGCGGTACCTCGCTGTGGGCGGCGTCTGGCGGGCAGCCGGACCGCGGCGAGCCGGCCGCGGAAACGGCGGAGGCCGCGGTGGTCCTGGACCTGCGCGGGATATGAGGACACGATCAGGAGACCGAGATGCTGATTAACGCGGCGGGCCTGGACACCAGGCCACCGGAGGAAGTCGTGAAGGGGATGATCCCTCGTGTGGGCGCGGGCTTCGCCTGGGGGCCGTCGTACTGGGGCAAGTCCCTGGTATTCGGCGGCGAGCTAGCCCTGGCGGTCGCCAACGGGCACCCGTTCCTCGGCCGCGAGGTAATCCGCGGGTCCGTCGCGCTGTGCCTGGGCGAGGGCCTGTACGACGCCGGGGTGCGCAAGCAGGCCCGGATCATCCGGCAGCAGCGCGACAACGCGGCGCACGCGGCGGCCCTGTCCGAGATCGAGGACGACCCTGCCGCCGGGGCGGAGTGGCTGGAAGGCCAGCAGCCGTACACCGACGACCGGCTGTTCATCGAGACCGAGGCCTTCGTGCTGCCCGTCGATGCCCGGGGCGGGATCAGCCCGGGCATGCGGCAGGCGCTGGACGGGCTGGCCCGGCTCCCGGACCTGGAGCTGGTCGTCCTGGACTCGCTGGCCAACTTCACCGGGGGCGCCTCGCTGTCCCACGACGCGTCCGCGAACCGGATCATGCTCGGCATGCACGCGATGGTGGCGGAGCTGCAATGCTGCGTGCTGGCCATCAGCCACCCGACCGCGAAGGGCGATAAGATGCTCGGCGCGCTGCGGCTGTTCAACTCGGCGGACTTCGTGTACCAGATCGAGCCGGTGCAGGGCAGCCCGGGCAGCGGCAGCCCGATGGTCGCGGCGCTGGCCTGCCAGAAGAACAAGTACGGGCCGCCGTTCGCCCCGGTGCAGTACGTCATCGAGCCGATCGAGTGGGCCGAGCCGGCCACCGATGACGCAGGGAACGTGCTGGACGGCGAGCCGGACGTCACGACCCGGTCAGCCACGGTGCGGCTGCACCAGCCGAAGTCCGCGAAAGTGCTGCGGCTGCCGTCCCCGGAACTGTCCGGCCAGCCGGAGAATCAGCCAGGGCTGCGGCTGGCCGCGCCCGTCATGGCCCCGGCCAAGCGGACCGGGATACGCCCCACGGCCGGCCGGGGCGGGGCGGTCTTCGCACTGAGAGGGATGTAGGAGGTGAGCAGGACATGAGTACACAGCACATCGACATCGCCCGGTGGATCTCGGACAACTGGGTCTGGGTCCTGATCCTGATCTGGGTCTTCGGCGGCGGCATCGCCGAATGGGTGCACGTGCAGGCCAGGCGGCACCGCAAGGCAGTCGAGCGCCGCCGCCAGTACCGGCTCCGGATGGCCTACGCCCGGCACGGGATGCCGTATATCCAGGCAGGCGGGCAGATCACCGGCATAGCGTCGACCGGGCACGGCACCGTCAATGTCCAGGGTGCCACGCAGCCCGGCGACGACCTGGCGCTGCCCGCGGCGGTAATCCCCGCGCCGCCCGGCGCCCGGCCCCTGCACGGGGTACCCGGCGCGTGCCGGCACGAGCGGATCGTCCCGGTGATCACGGACGGCGGCGAGGTCCGCAAGTGGATCTGCGCGAACTGGACCCGGGGCTGCGCAGCGGAGTTCCCGCCGGAAATCGCTGTCTACGAGGGGGACCTGGGCGAGCCGGCGGAGGGGTCGTGACGGAGGCCTGGGTGCCCGGCACCGGCCCGGTGGACATCGTCCGGCTGGAGGGCGTGCCGCCGGACCTGGCCACCGGGGTGTACCGGGTGGAATTCTGCGGGCCGGGCGAAGCCCTGCTCCCCGGCGAGGGCAGCCTGAGCCTCCCGGTATTCCGGTTCCTGGGCGCGGAGGACGACGAGCCCCCGCACTGGAACCGGCCCGGCGTCCGGTACCTGACCCCGACCGAGATCCGGCAGATCCGAGCGCTGCGCTCGCAGCGAGATGAGCGCGGCAAGCGCCTCTACACGCTGGACGTGCTGGCCGCCCGGTTCGGCACGACCGCGACCACCATCTCCCGGCTGACCCGGCCGAAGGACCACGTGCCGGTGCCGCGCAGGCGGCGTAAGCCAGCCATCAACGACAACGATCAGGAGACAGGGCCATGAAAGACGCAGTAGTGCACGTGCACCTCCGCACCGACGAGGAAGCGTTCGCGTTCGGCGACTTCGCCCGCCGGCAGCCAGGAGTAACGGCCGTGCAGCTCACCACCCGGGGGCTGAACCCACAGGAGCTGGAGTACGCCCCGCCGGAGCTGACGCCGGAACCCCGGTTCCTCGCCGATCCGGTCTTCGTGTCCGGGAACAGCCCGGCCGAGCTGGAGAGCGAGGCGCTGGCGCACGTCGAGATGGCTACCGGCTGGACAGGCGGGCAGCTGAAGGTGTGGACCCCGTACCTGATCCACGAAGTCCCGCCGGCTCCCGGACGCAGGTCCGCGCAGGCACAGGCAGCCGCCGCGCAGGAGCACCGGCTGTACGCGGAGATCGCCGTCAAAGCCTGGGACGTGCTGCCCGCGCTACCCGCACAGGAGGACAAGGATGCCTGAACAGGACCCGAAGGACTGGCTGCTGGCCGAGGGCTACGCGGCGGTCGCGTGGGCCAGCTCCCCGCAGGCGAAGGCCCAGTTCGAGGCGGCCATGGGGTTCGCGCGGCGGACCGGGGTCAAGATGACCGAGGCGGAGCTGTGCGCGGTGCTGTGGGTCGCGCAGACCGCGGAAGTACCAGACGACCCCTCCGGCAGGACCCGGGTGAAGCGGGAGCTGAAGTTCGAGCCCGAGGGCGGTGACGACGGCGAGCTGCCCGCGGTGTTCCAGCTGCTGAACTGGCTGACGCCGCAGAACAGGGACGGCCGGGCGGCGGGCGGCTGGGTGAACGCCGGGCCGGCGATGCGGACCGTGCTGGCCGGCGGGATCAGCCGGCGGGAGCTGGAGCAGCTGCTGGCGGACGGGATCGCGAACCTGGCCTGGGACGGGAGCCTGAACGGATGAGCGGGCTGCTGCCAGTCAGGAACGAGGAAGACCTGGCCCTGGACAACGCGGCCTTCAATGACGACGGGCTGGTCCCGCTGTTCATCAACGGCGGCCGGTACGGCGGCGACTGGAACATGGCGGCGTCGCTGAACGCTGACGCCGGTTCCTGCGGCAGTTTCTGGGTCATGCGGCCCGGCTCTGTCAGCACGGCTGACCCGCGGTACCCGGACATGGTCATCGAGACGGCATTCGGCTGGCTGAAGACGCAGGCCCGGACCAGGGGATGGCGGGTACTGAGCTGGGAGAACCTGAACAGCGAGTACGGCCCGGCCGAGCGGCCCTACTTCGCGCTAGCCCGGGCGATACTCGGCAACGAGCGCTTCGAGCCCCTGACCGGGGTCCTGTACGCGGACGAGGCAGACAAGTGAACATCGAGAACGGCGACCGGGTGACGCTGCTGAAGCTGGACGGCATCGGCGGCACCGTCACCCGGGTCCGGGACGACGGCCGGGTGGCGGTGCTGGCCGACTGTGCTGCCCAGTCCGTGGTCTGGGACCGCGCCGACCTGGGACGGCCCCGCCCGCCGCGCAAGGCACGCGATCAGGAGGATGACCGATGAGCGGGACACCGCCCGTGAACTACGGGCAGATGGACCAGAAGCAGGCGCTGGCCTACGCCAGCAACATCCTGCGGACGCTGTCCGCGCAGGACGCGGAGCTGGACTCGGGCAAGCTGCTGTACTCCGCCCGGGTGCTGGATAACTACGGGAAGGACATGGAGGACTGACATGAGCAGGGACAGGAGCTGGCACAGCGCTCTCCGGCAGGCCGGGCTGGACAGCGGACCCCGGATGAGCGGCCGTGAGCGGATCGCTCGGATGCGCGAGGAGGCCCGCGAAAGCGAGCGGCGGCGCAGCTTCCGGTACGGGCTGGCGGCTCTCGCAGCGCTCGCCGTGCTCATCGCCGCCGTCATCGTCGCGGCGGTGCACTGACATGGCGGTCCACCGGATGGACATCGCCATCGAGGCGAAGGAAGACGAAACCGGCGAGGGCGTTCAGCCCGGCTACCCCGCGCCGAAAGAATCCGCCGAGGTCCTGCGGGACATCCTGGCCGACGAGACCAAGCACCACGACGGGCTCGGCTGGCGGACCACGGGGGTCACCCCCGTCGCGGCGGGCACGGTGCTAGTCAGCGCGGCTGACCTGCGGCACGTGCTGGACCGGGTAGCGCAAGGCCACTGGCTGGACTACCTGCCGGAGGGCGCGGCTGCGGCGGCGCTCCGCGAGCAACTGGAGGGACAGGAATGAGCGAGCAGGCCGCACAGCAGGCAGCGGAACAGGAGGCGCCGGCCGCGGTGCCGGTCACCTTCCGGGTGACGACGTACTGGAAGCGCGGGCGCAACGAGCCCGGCCTGACGTCCATGGCCAGCCAGCGCCTGGTCATCAGCCAGGCGCTGGACTGGGTGCTGAACGAGCTCCCGGACGACGCCGTGACGGTAACCGGGGACGGGAACGGGTGCACGGTGGTCATCGACTGGTCAAGGGTGCCGGGCGCGATCCGGTACGGGAGGCGGTAGCCATGCCGACACCGGCCCTGGACTTCCTGGAGAAGGTCCGCACCTGGCAGGAAGCTGACGGAGCGTCGTCCGGGCTGCCGCTGGTAATCCCGGACAGCACGCAGAGCCGGCTGGACGCGATCCTGGCCGACATGGACCTCGGGTACAACCGCGCGGACCTGGAGACCCGCGCCCGGCGCTGGCTGATCGGCTACCACGAGCTGACAGGGCAGCAGGGCGGCCTGACCCCGGAGCAGCAGCGCGAGCTGGACTCCATCGTGACGTGCATCCCGCTGTGGGACGCCCGGCAGCAGCGATCCGGCCCCTGGCTGGCCAGCGTCCCGCGGCTCGCGTGGATCGTGCTCGCAGCCATCGTGTGCCTGCTGGCCGGGCTGGGCGCCGCCTGGGCACTGGCCTCGTCCGGCAACGGCGCCCCGCCGCCCGCCGGCCCCGTCGCCCAGGCGCCGCCCGGGCCGGCCCAGGGTCCGCTGACCGACCAGCAGCAGTTCCGGGCCGACTGGAACGTGCCGGCCAGCGCGACCGCGGACGCCGGGAACCCGGCCGCGCTCGTGTGGCTGGACAGCCAGGACCAGCTGTACCACGTGACCCCGTGGGGCGTCCCCGCGGATGACGCGGGCTGGCACGACACCACCGCCATCACGGCGGCCGTGCACGGCACCCAGGCCGACGTCACGGACGGCGACGCCATCTGGACCGTGACCACGGGCCAGCCGTTCGTGCTGTCCGGCAACCCGCAGGTGATCTACCGTGTCCTGCGGGACGGCACCATCCAGTCGGTGCCCGCATCGCACGGCATCAAGATCCGGCATCACCTCTAGCAGCCAGACCAAGAACAGGAGACAGCAATGCCAGCCATCATCGCGGGCCTGCTCGCCGGGGTCATCCTCGGCCTCGTCAGCGCCGGCCTCTCGCTCATCAGGTCGAAGGGCGAAGGCGGCACGTCCGCCGCCGTCAACTTCTTCGGCAACCTGATCATCACCGGCCTGGTCATCACCTGGCCGTTCACCGGGTACCTCCAGATGCGGGCGACGCTGTTCGGCGTCCTGCCGCTGGTCTTCCTCGATCTGGTCCTCGCGATGATCATCGCGTGGTGCGCGGACGGCGCCGCCCACGGGCTGTCCGCCGCCTCTATCGTCATGATCGTGGCGGTAATCGCGTCCGGGCTGACCTGGGTCAAGATGGACTACGGCCCGCATGACGCGAAGAAGGCGGCGAACATCGTCCAGGTCACCTGCGAGTACGGCAGCGGCCACCCGGGCAAGCCCGCTCCGGGGTGCCCGAATGCGTACTCCGGGTCCGGCGACACGCTGCCGGCCAGCTCCACCGACCACCTGGTGATCGTCACCCCGGACCAGGCCGCCACCCGGGCGTCGCAGGCGATGTCCTCGGGCATCGCGGCGACCCGCAACTACGCCACCTACACCAACCTCGGGCCGGCCACGCTGCAGCGGGTGGACGGGCAGATGTGGTACGTCTTCCAGCTCGAGTACGACGGCGCGGGCAACAAGCAGCGGCTGCACGGCGTCGTGCCCGGCTACGTCATGATCAGCGCCGAGGACCCGAACGCCGAACCGGTAGAGCGGTACGACGGGAACTACACCATGATCGTGTCGCTGGCTGGCGGGCAGGGCTCCGAGCCGCTGCGCTACGTCCGCGACCACATGGCCGGCGGCACGGGCGTCATCCTGGCGGACCCGACCCTGGAGATCGCCGACAGCAACACCCCGGGAGTCCCGGCCGGCACGCCGTTCTTCACGGTCACCATCCTCGAACCGCAGCTCGGGCAGACCTTCATGGCGCCGACCGGCGTCGCGCTGGTCAACGCGCACACCGGGCAGATCACCCGGTACGACCTGCCGGGCCACGGGCCGAACCAGCTCTCGGCGCACGCGCCGTGGGTCGACCGGGTCTACAGCGCGGACATGGCCGAGCAGATCGCCAACTGGTGGGGCCGGTACGCCCAGGCCGGCTGGGGCGGCATCGGGTCCACCAACGCCAACCGTTTCGTGGTCTCCGACACCCCGGTCCTGACGTACACCGGGGACGAGAACCCCAGCTGGAGAATGCTGCTCACCTCCATGAACTCCGAGACCTCGGTCTACCGGATCGTGGAGTTCGACTCGGCGACCGGCGCGATGCGGATCTACAAGCCGGCGTTCCCGATGGGGATCGAGTCCAACGTCGCGCAGGCGTTCTGCAACGCGCAGGGCGTAGGCGCGGGGAACGTCAAGTCGAACCACCTGGTGCCGGAGCACCTGAGCCTGCACGTCATCGACGGCGAGCTGGTCTGGATGGCCAGCTACGAGTCGTCCAAGGGCAACGGCGCCACTGACGCCAGCGCCTCGGCCCAGCAGGAAGGCGACAACGGCGACCCGTGCGGCAACGGCGAGGCGCCGGCCGACAACCCCACCTTCACCGGGGTCGGCTTCGTGCCGGCCTACCAGGCCACCGCGTCCAACGCCGTGTTCGGCAACACCCGGCAGGCGGCCCTGACCAACCTGTTCACCGGGATCGCCCAGCAGGGCAGCGGCAACGGGGCCAACCCCAGCTCGGGCGCGGTGCAGGTCACCGTGGCCGGGACGCTGTGCGGCAAGGCGTCCGACGTCTCCGGCGGGAACCAGGTGTACTACCTGACCCTGTGCGGGGCGAGCGGCAAGCCGGACAACAGCAAGGTCTTCACCGCGACCAGCGCGACCGGCCCGGCCGTGGTGCTGTCCCAGCCCGGCGACAAAGTCGTGCTGAAGGTGCTCAAGGCGACCGCCAGCAACAGCCAGCAGCAGGTCCAGGGGTTCAGCGACGCGCAGCACCCGGTCGGCCAGGGCGGGGGAACCGCTCCCGCGGCGGCGGCGTCCGCTCCAGCTGCACCGTCACCGGCTAGCAGCTGACAACCTAGCGCTCTGGCTGAGCGCCCCGGCAGGGCGGCCATCCTCCGTCCTGCCGGGGCTGCGGCCGGTGCGCCACCAGAACCGTACACGGCCGGGACCGGCGTAACCGCGGGTTCCGGCACCAGGCAGGAGGAAAGATTCATGAATCAGGAAACCATCAACGCCATCGCGAAGGACGCAGCGGAACTAGGCCGTCAGCTGTACGCCGAAGGCGTCACTGACACTGACACCCAGGCGCGGATCATCGCCGGGGCGATGCCCGTGATGGCGGAGCACGAGATCGCCGTGCACGCGATCACGGAACGCGCCCAGGGCAAGCGATACGGGCCGCGGGAGCCGGACGCCAGCCCCTCTGGCACCGCAGCGCGGCTCGGCTGCTGAGCATGGACGCCACCGACCCGGCCGAGGCCGCCGCGAACGACGTGCGGGCCGCGCTGCACCTGCCCGGCGCGATCAGGGGCTGGTCACCGCGTAGCCAGGTACGGCTGCCCAGGAGCACGGCCGAGCGGGTGAAGTGGCTGCTGGCCTACGCGGACTGGCTCCGGCAGGAAGCGGGCAGCCAGGGCGGGCAGCCGGAAGACCGGCAGCAGCACCAGGCCCGCGAGCTCCACGGCACCTTCGGCCGCACGCTGGAAGACCCGGACGCCGGTAACGGCCCGCCGCCGTGAGCAGGAAGGAGTCAGGAATGGGCGAAGCCCGGGAATGGGAACGGCGGCGCGCGGCGCTAGCGGCAGGCGAGCCGTGGGACGAGAGCACTGCCGTCTCGGTGAACGGCACCGCGCTGTACGGCGCGGAAGCACAGGCGACCATCGCCAGCGGCGCGGCGGTGCACTGCGGCACCTGCTCCAGCCCGCATCAGAAGGTCTGCCACGACAATCCGCACCCGCGGTAGAGCTGAGCAGCACGGCTCACCACGGCCTGCCTGCCCCGGCGTCCGGCTCCGGCCGGGGCGGGGCGGGCGCGCCCTTGTGCGCTTCGATCCACTCGCCGATGATCCGCCGGGCGCGGGCCACGCTGTACCCGCCACGGAGCTGGTTGCAGTACACCGGCCGGCCCGCGGCGGGCGTGCACACCGGGCAGGGGTTGAGACGCCGCCCGGCGCCGTGCGCGGGCCGGATGTTGCGCAGGTCCCAGGCCAGGTCCGGTCGGTCAGCCACCGACTCGAGATGGTCCGCCTGAACAGCGCCCCCATGGCCGCAAATATGGCAGACCCCGCCATGGTGCGAGACCGCGTACTTCGCGAACCGGTCCCACCTAATCTGGTGCCCTTGGTCGGCGCCACGCCATCCGGCTCACGCCGCGGGCTGCGCGGCAGCGGAACGTCGGGCAATCACATCACCTCCCCTGCTCTCACGGTAAAATGCAAGCAGGAAATGCTGCCGGGAACCGCTGGAACGGCCCCGGCAGCGCGAGTCAAATGGAGTGACCCGCCAATGGCTGAGCCTACCAAGCGTTGCTCCCGCTGCAGGCAGGACAAATCGACGCTGACAGCCTTCTCCAGGAACCGGTCGAGGCCTGATGGGCTCTGCAGCCAATGCAAAGCCTGCGCCCGGCTTCCAGCCCAGGGCATATGGGGCAGGAGCGCCAGTCACAGTCGCCATCCGCTGTTCCGCATCTGGACAAGCATGCTCGATCGGTGCGAGAACCCGGCTCATCATGCGTATGCCCGGTACGGCGGCCGGGGCATCTCCGTCTGCAAGCGGTGGCACGACTTCGCTGCTTTCCGGGATGACATCGAATCGCATATCGGACCACGGCCAGCCAGAAAGACCCTGGATCGCTACCCGGACAACGACGGCAACTACGAGCTCGGGAACGTGCGCTGGGCGACAAAACAAGAGCAGGCAGACGGCCAGACCCGCAACGGCGGCCTTACCCGGAATCAGATAAACGCGCGGCGTGAGCAGGTTCGCGTAATGCTCGCCGCAGGCAGCACGTACCGGCAGATAGCGGACACGCTAAAACTGGGTGTCCGCACAGTCCGCAACGACGCTAGTAAGGCTGGCAAGTAGAGCGCGACCCCTTCGTCGGCGGCACGCCGTCCGGCTCGCGGCGCGGGCTGCGCGGCAGCGGGACGCTCATACTCAAGACGATAACGACAGGAGGCAGCTCATGAAACGTGCCTGGTTCGCCGGCACGGACGGCACCTACTACCGGAACTGCCCGCTGATCATGGCCGAGCAGCAGCGCTGCCTGCGGCGGCCGTGGCGGTACCGGCTGTTCTGGCAGCTGGACGCCGAATGGCACGAGGTCTTCCGCCAGGGCGTCAAGCGGAAGGACCGGCTCGGCCGCGGCGACGTGCTCGTGCAGCCACGGCCGTTCCGCGAGGCCTACCCGGACAAGCCGGGCCTCTGGCAGCTGGACGAGTACCGGTAGCGAGAACAGGAGACAGATCATGGACGACGACCTGCCCGCGGTACACCTGGCGCGCCCGCACGAGATCCAGCTGCGCAGCCGCATCCTGGACGGCGGCAAGCTGCGCGAAGTGACCTCCACCGCACGGGTAGCCGGCACGTCCCGGGCCTGGGAGATCTACACGCGCTGGAACGGCCGTCCCAAGGTGATCAAGCTGCGGCCGGACGACCTGGCTGCCGTCACGGACCCCTACGAGTAACAAGAGGCACACATGAGCACCACCGAGATCCCGGACCTGATCCAGCGCGGCACCGTGGGGCCGGTCACCTACTACGCGGACCCGGATGCCCTGGACCGGTACGCGCTCTGGATCCGGGTGATCCGCTGCGGCGGCGAGTTCCGGGTCACCGTGTTCCGGCTGGACCTCGAGCTGCGCGCGTTCGACTACCTGCCCCGCGAGGCAGTGCCGGACGGGCCGCTGGACGCGGCCACGGTGACACAGCTGGCCCGCGAGGCGCTGGGCGGGCAGGCATGACGACGGGCCTGGGATACCGCTGGGGCACCAGCGGGTGGCTGATCGACCCGGTGCTGTACCGGATCCTCCTGTTCAGCGCATGGACCGGCAATGAGGCGTACCTTTTCACGGACCCGCACGTCCGGGCCTGGGTAGCGGTGCCGCTCACGGTGGGCCTGACAGCGCTGACCGGGGTCTGGGTGCTCCTGCCGCTGCTCGCCTGGGCACGGGCTTACCTGCACCGGGGGCACCCTCGCCGGCGGCTGCAGGACGGCCCGCGGTGAGGGGCATCACCCCGGCGGTGCTGCTGGAAGACCCGAAGTACCCGCATAACGTCGGGATCGCGTTCCGCGCCTGCGCGCTGCTCGGCGTGGCACAGCTGTGGTACACCGGCACCCGGGGCGAGAGCGCCTGGCGGGAGCTGCGGCGGCTGCCGCGCGAGGAGCGGATGCCCCGGTACACGGCCCGGACCGAGCTGATCGCCGCGCCGGGCCGGTGGACAGGCGAGTTCCCGCCGGGCACCGTGCCGGTCGCGGTGGAGGTCAGCCCCACGGCGGAGGACCTGACCTGGTTCGAGCACCCGCAGGACGCGGTGTACGTGTTCGGGCCGGAGGACGGGTCGCTGTCCAAGGGCACCCGGTCGGCGTGCCACCGGTTCGTGACCCTGCCGAGCGACGGGCCGCTGAACCTGGCCGTCGCGGTCGGCGCGGTGCTGATGGACCGGCGCGTCAAGGCGATCGCGGCCGGGCGGGAGGAGTCCCGGGGCGCCTACAAGCGCGTCCGGTCCATCGTCTGAACCGGAAACGAGAACAGGAGACAGCTACATGTTCAGCATGGAGATCCCCGGCACGAACGGTAACACGCTGGTCGTCCAGAGCGACGGCCCCGGCCAGGTCACGGTCAGCGTCCTCGGCCCGCGGGGCGGCGAGCTCGGCAGCGCTGCCCTGACCGAGCGTACGGCGGCCCAGGCGGCGACCGCGCTCATGCACGCCTACCAGGGCCGCTGGACCAGCACGCCAGTCCGGGAGAACGGCACGGGCCTTCCCGGGGGCAGCCGGCTCACGTACTTCGACTACCGCAAGGCCTGGTTCGGCAGCAGCGAGCGGACGATCGGCATCGCCGCGGCCGTCAGCGAGGCTGGCGGCGGCGATGCCTGGAATTTCGAGGTGGCCGAGGTGAACCTGGGCCAGTACGGCACCGCGCTGCAGGTGCGGGTGTTCGATGACGGGTTCGCCGCGTTCGCCGAGCTGCCGGAGTTCTTCGCTGCCCTGGCGGCAGGCGGCCCGGAGACCCTGGACGGCGTCGTGGTGCTGCTGGAGGACCTGGGGGCGGCTGACCGGACTGCCACCGAGCCGCCGTACCCGCCAGAGGCGGACCCGGTGGAGAAAGCGGCGGCGGTCATCCGGAACCACCCCTCCGGGACCCGGGACCGCAAGCAGGCCCTGGCCGTGGCGGCGGCGGTGCTGGCCGAGCTCGGGCTGAGCCCGTGAGCGCTGCGCCGCGGATGGAGGACAGCTGCCCGCACCAGCCCCGGCTGGCGTACTGCGATGCCTGCTCGTCGGTGCCGCGGATGTCCCGGTGGGCGGTAACGCTGACCGGGTACCAGCTAGCCGATGCGCTCGAGACCATCGACCGCGAGCCCCGCTACTACCAGCCGCCAGAACGCAAGGCGGTCCTCATCGAGGCCGCCCGGCGGCTGCGGCCGTAAGACAGCGACGAGAACAGGAGAACGATCATGGCAGTTACCCAGCACCGGACCGGGTTCTTCCTGACCGGGGACCTGGCCGTGAGACTCACGGTCTTCGACCACCACTGCCCGCAGGTCCCGGACAGCGCCTGGGAGGCGTTCGAGCGCGGCTGGCGGCACGCGCACGGCAGCGACGTACCCGGCGGCGGCACGATCACCGGGTACGTGACCGGCCACGCAGGCTGGACCTGGGACACCACGTTCACGGACGGCACCGTCGTCATCGGCGACCCGGACGGGCCGCTGTCCCTGGAAAGCGAGCCAGCCGGGCCGGGAGGCTGCCGCATCGTCTTCTGGGACGACGGGACGCCGTACGACACCGGGCTGCGGGTCTGGGAGGGCGAGGCAGGCATCATCGCCGCGCTGCTGCGCGAGCACAAGGACAGCTGAGGGAGCAGGAGAACGACCATGACAAGCACGATCTACCTCTACGAGGACAACGCCGGCGGGCTGCACGCGCGCAAGGACGACGGCCCGGTCTGGGACTTCGGCACCTGCGGCGCCATCACTGGCCCGGAACCCCGGATGTTCCTGCCCGACGCGCTCGCCTGGCTGAAGGGCGACTGGGAGCCCGGCGAGAACGACGGCCAGCACACCTGCGGCGACACCGAGCCTGCCGAGGGGAACAAGCTGATCGCCACCTGCGACGACGAGCGCGTCACCGTGATCCGGGAGCACGGCGAGCCGGTCGCGGGCGGGTCCGGCCGCGCCTACCTCGGCCCCGAGCTGCTGGCGCTCCCCCCGGAGCAGGCCCCGAAGCGGCAGTGCTACTGGGTCCCGGAGGAGCAGTTCGATGACGAGGGCTGGATCCCCTCGCTGGTGACCGAGGGCGAGCCGGGCCATGACCCGTTCACCGGCAAAGGCCCGTGCGCCAGCCCGTGGCACTGGGGACGGACCCTGGACGAAGCGCGGGCGACCGCGGCGCGGATGAACGAGCAGGACTTTCACCTCTCGGAGCAGGACGTGCTGGAGATCAGGCTGTCGTCCATAGCGGCGCACCTGGCCGCGGGAGGCGAGCGCAGGTACAGCTGAGCACGCTCACCACCCGCGACCGGACAGCGCAGGCCAGGCCCCCGTGCAGGTCCAGGCCGGCCCGGTCACGGGCGGAGGGCGGGCCGGCGGGTTGCCCCCCGGGCCTGAGCAGCGCCAGCAGCCCTGGTCCCGGGTTCCCGGGGCACTCGGCCGGCCGTCCCTCCGCCTGTCACGGCGCGGTCCACCAGTCCAGCCGCATGACCTTCTCCGTGGCCAGCCCGGCCGGAATGCGGCGGCCGTCCGGACCGGGCAGCCACACCCGGGCGCAGGCATTGATCACCACGTCGTCGCTGCAGTACGGCCAGGTCCACAGCGGCTCCCGGGTCATCCCCAGCGGCTCGAGCACCGCGCCCAGCGGCGCCCCGGTCTCCTCCAGGGCGCGCAGCGCGTCCGCGCCGCCCGGGCAGTCCCGGACCCGGCCGGGGATGACCAGCGAGGTAACCCGGGCGCACAGCCGGCTGCCGCGGGCGGTGCGCAGCTCGCCGCGGCGCCGCAGCGCCAGTATCCGGCCGTCCAGGTGCGTGACCAGGTGCTTGCGCTCGCCCGCCGTCATCGGCGTGGTGCCGTCCCGCACCACCCGGGCAGTGACCGGCTCGCCGGCGTACTCCCCGGCCAGGTTCGTGAACAGCTCCCCGGCGGCCATCCGGCGGACCAGGGCGCCCACGGGGCTGACGTCGTGCTCGTCCGGGAGCAGGGTGGGCAGGCCCCCCGGCGGCCCCGGCAGGCGCTCGTCCAGGGCACGGGTGATGCCCGCCACCTTGGCGGCGTCCGGGGCGTCGGCGTCGGCGATGCGCCGGATGACGGCGATGACGTCGAAGAACGTGCCGAGCAGGGACAGGTCGGGGGGCAGGTCAAGGCCGGCGGAGGGCGCGGGTGTCTGCTGCATGAACCGAAAGTAGTCCCGCGGTCACGCAAAAGCGATCAGCAGAGCGTAGTTTTTTCACGCTCAGTAGCACGCCGGTTACAATGCGGAGGCTCAGAGGTGCGGCCGTCAGAACCGCCCGCCCAGCTTCGCCCAGCTCCAGCAAACCGGGCTGACCGCCGTGGTATAGCAGCACATCGCGCCCTCGGCGTTGACGTAGATGACCCGCATCCGGTCGTTCGCCGGGTCGTACGCGATGCCCGCGCCGCCCCGCGCACCGGACTGGCCCGGGTCAGCCGCCGCCCAGGAGCCGTCCCCGATCTTCACGTTGACCTGGCCGTTACCCTCCCAGACGCCGACATGCCAGGGCCGCCCGGACCCGTCGAACGCGACGTCCGCGGCGTACGTGCTCCCGGCTGCGCTGGCTGCCCCGGATGGCCGTGGCCACTGGCCGTGATCCGTAGTCCAGGCCTCGTCGTCATCGATCGTCCCGCCGCACATGGCGAAGTCGTACTTGACCTGCCGTAGCTGGGCGCGGGGTTCCCACATCCCCTCGCTCCAGCTACGGCACTGCCACGCGTAGGTGATCCGGCCCGCATCGAGCTGCCGCTTGCAGAACGAGTCGTCGCCGTACCCGCCGGCCCGGGCCTTGCCGATGACCGACTTCACCCCGTCGAAGTACGCGTCGACCAGGGCCTTCTGATCCGGGGCCATGACCTCGAAATCCTGGTCGCAGCTGAAGTACAGCGGGATGCCGCGCAGGCCCAGGCCGTTCGCGAAGCTGTCCGCGGCCCGCGCGTCGGCCTGACCGCCGGAGTAGCCCCGGGATGTCTGGGTCTTGCCGTCCTGGTGCACGATGCACACGCTCATGCCCAGCGACATCAGCTTGTCGAGTTCGGCCTTCGACAGGTTCTTCGTCGGATCGCTGGAGCTGTACCGGCAGGCAAACGTGTACCCGGCGTTCTTCATGCAGTTCAGGTCGGGGCGGGACCACGAGTAGTCGCAGCCCCTGGCTACCAGCGGCATGCCGGGCTCCTCCGCACGAGGGGGGATTTCCCGGCTCCCGATTCTCCGGCTGACCGGAGGAAGGCCGCGGGCTCCAGCCCCAGCGTAGCCCTTACTGCCGCCCCCCGCCCCCGGCGTGACGGCCGGGCGGCGGGTCAGGCAGCGGCGGCGGGTCCGGCGGCGCGGCGGCGATGTCGGCCAGCTGCTTCTCCCACCGGTCCAGCCCGGCGCCGCACTCGGCCAGGATAGCCCGCAGCATCACGGTCAGGCTGTCCCCGAACGCGTTCAGCCGGGTCACCCGGGCCTGGGCCTCCACCGGCCCCTCGGCGGCGATCCGGGCCGCGGTCAGCCGGGCCTGGGCCTCGGCCTCGGCGGTGGTCCGGGCGGCGACGGCCTCAGCCTCGGCCAGGGTCCGGCCGGCCCGCTCCCGGGTGGTCCGCATCAGCTGCGCCGCGGTCTGCCGGGCGTCGTCCAGCTGGGCGTCGGCGGTGCGCTGGGCCGCGTCCAGCAGCCGCAGCGCGTCGGCCCGGGCCTGCTCCCGGCCGCTCTCGCCGCGCAGCCGGTCCCGCTCGGAGCGGGTCAGCCGCAGCTCCCCGCGAAGCTGGCCCACCTCGGCGTCGGCCGCCGACCGGGCGGTGGCCAGCTCCGAGCGGACGCTGCCCGCCTCGGCGCGGGCGTCCCGCAGCTGCCCGGCACACGCCTTCTGCGCGTCCTGCGCGTCCCGCAGCGCGCCGGCGCACCGGGTCAGGAACTCGCGGACCTGCACCGGGTCCAGGCCGCCCCGGCGGACGGTCATGAGATCGGCGGCGGTGATGTCATCCGGGGACAGCGGGCCGGCCGGCGGCCTGCCTCCCGGTGCCTGCGAGGTCACGTCAGTCTCCCCACTGCTCGGCGTGGACCTGCCCGCCGGGCACGCCGAGGCCGATCAGGCGGCCGGTGGTGACCTGGACCATCGCGGGAGACCCGCACACGTAGCACTCCCAGCCGGACCAGTCGCCGTCGCGGGCGGCCACGTCGATGACGGTGCCGCGGGCGCCGTCCCAGGAGGCGGGGGCGCGACCGGACACCGCCGGGACCACCTCCAGCCACGGCCGGGCGCGGGCCTTGGCGGCCAGGGCGTCCAGGTCGTACAGCCCGTCCGGGGTCTGCGCGCCGAAGTACAGCCGGACCGCGGGCGGGTCCGGGCGGGCGGCCAGCTCCTCCAGCATTGCCGCCAGCGGGGCCAGCCCGGTCGACCCGGCCAGCATCAGCACCGGCCGGGGCGTGGCGGCCAGGGTCAGGACCCCGGACGGGGCCGACAGCCGCATCGCGTCGCCCGGGGCGGCCCGCGCGGTGATCGCCGTGGAGAAGATCCCGCCGTCGACCGCGCGCACGTGGAAGATCATCGTCCGGCCGTCGCCGGGCGGGTTGGCCGGCGACAGCGGGCGGCGGAACCGGGGCAGCCCGGAGCCCCGGCCCGGGTCCCGGGTGCCCAGCCACTCGGCCAGCACCGACTGCCCGGCCGTCCAGGCCATCGGGACGGCCAGCCGCACGGCCAGTACGGCGATGTCGGCGGTGCGGTGCGCGACATCGGTCACGGTGGCGTCCCAGGCGCGCGGCAGGCCGTCGTCCTCGGTGAACGCGGCGGTCATCAGCTTGGCCAGCGCGGTGTAGGCCTCCGCCCATTCCGCGGCCAGGTCCTCGGTCCAGTCCGCGCCCTTGTGCGCGGCCAGCGCGTACAGCAGCGCGCTGCCGACCAGGTCCCAGTCGCCGGGCTCGGGGCCGTAGAACCGGTGGTTCTTGCCCAGGCCGCGGGCCAGCTGCGCCAGCACGGCCTCGTCGTCCAGGTGGGTGAGGACCTTCAGCAGCGCGGCCAGCAGCCGGTCCCGCTGCCGGTCCATGCCGGGCGGGAACATCTCCATCACCCGCTGGCCCCCGGCGCGGAACAGCTCGGCGTAGAACAGCCGGGCCAGCTCCGCGGTATCGACTCCGGACAGGCTGGCGGCCAGGATCTGGGCATCCACCAGGGACGGGCCTCCCGCTTGGGTGCTGAAGCCGGACCAGGCCAGTAAAGACCTTCGGCGCCCGGATCGCAAGAGCAGGCGCCGGATCCCGGCCGCGAGCCCAGAACCGGGTCAGCGCCCGCAGCACCTCACAGCCGTCGCACGCGCACCACATCGCCATGCCGCAGCGCGGGCACCAGTCATAATCCGCAGGCGGGAAGGTTCCGGGCACGTGCTCGTGATGCTCGGTCGGCACACCGCAGTACAGGCACTCCGGGATGCGGTCCCGGTGACGCGATCCCGGCAGGGGCCTGGCAGCGGAGAACGGCGGGTCCCCGTTCGGCTCAGTCCCAGGTGGCGTCATCGGCCGCCGCCGCGTAGTCGTTGCACTCAGGGCAGTCACGGCAGGCCCGGCCGCCACACACCCGGCACCCGCACGGCCCGGGGGAGTGACCCGGATTCCGGGCAGGCTCGTACGGGTCCTGGTAGTCCGGATCACGGCGCCACATCATGTCCTCGTCACGCATGCCGGTGTTGCCGAACACGTCCCAGTACGCCTGCTCGCCCTGCGGCTCGCCGAAAGCCCAGATGCTCTGGCCGTAGCCTGGCGGCTCGCCGTACCCGGGCTGCATGAACTCCGCCGGGGTCGGCCGGAAGCCGGTGCGGGAGCGGTACTCCGGGTCCGGCAGGTACCCGTCCGCCACCGCGTCCAGCTCCGGCTCGCCTAGCGTGCAGTCACCACTCTCGGCGCAGGCCTGCGCCATCGCGTCGGCCACGTCCCGCCACAGCGGTTCCGGCCACAGCCGCTGCCCGTCCGCGGTCACGTGCGGATCCAGGCCGCGGCGCCCGGCCACGTACCAGGCGGCGTAATCCAGGTCGGCCGCGAACGCGGCGTCGCCGTCGCCCGTCAGCATCCGGGCCTTCCCGGCGTACTGCCAGGCGGTCAGAAGCGGCTCAGCGGCCGTCTCAGGCGCGTACGGAGGCAGCTGAGGCGGGGGCCTGCCGTCCGCCAGCGCGGCCAGCACGTCGCCGTGACACGGCTCCGGCTTGCAGCAGCAGCCCAGCACCTTGCCGCGCAGCTCACCCAGCCGGGCCAGCAGCGCGGGCTGGGTCATGATCCAGGCCTCGTACTTCGCGATCACCGCGGCGCGGTCGCCGTCCCGGCCGAGGACGTACGGGTTGCCCCACTGGCCGGGCCGCATGATGTTCACCTCGCACGGCTCGTGCCGCAGGTTCACCGCCCGGGTAGCCCGGGGGCGCGGGTCGCCGCAGCCTTCCGGGTCGCCGTCCGCGCTCTCCCAGGCCGGGTCGCCGGAGTGCCGGTACTGTCCCGGCTGCAGGACCAGGGGCGGCGGGGGAGGCTGCGGCGGAGCCGGCCGGGCCTGGGCAGCAGGGGAAAGCCCGGCCGTCACCGCATCGAAAACCCACCGCGGCCAGGTATGAACCCGCAGCGGGCCTTCAGTGGTCAGCGCCGGGGCGATCCCGTGCCAGCGTGCTAGCCGTGCGGTCCGCAAGCCTAGCTCGAGCAGGAACCCGTACGTGACAGGAAAGCCCCGGGCTGACGCATAGTAGTACGTCGTGCACCGCGTGTGGGGTTCGGGCACGGGAAGCTGCGTAACCGCCTCGTAAGGGCCGCCGCTCACCGGATCGCCGCCATCGGCTCGAGCGCGCGGCACAGCGGGCACCACACCAGGCCGGCCAGGCCCGCCGCGCGGATCTTGTCCTCCACCCCGGCCCGGGTCATCCGCGGCCACAGCCGCAGTACCTGGCACGGGGACAGCCCGGCGGCGTACAGCTGCCCGGCCATCGCAGGGGTCAGCGTCTTCGGCAGCGGCGGCACCGGGGGCGCGGGCATGCCGGGCAGCGGCTCCTGGTCACTCATCGCCGTCCCCCGCATCACCGTGCTCCGCCAGCCCGCCGTCGATCACCCGCAGCACCGGGGCCTCCTCGCGGATCACGAGTCCCGGATCGCCGTAGACGGCCCGCAGCAGCCGCTGCACGGCGTCCTGGTTCAGCGGCGCCTGGCCGCGGCGCTCAGCCACGGCGGGCCACCTCGTCCAGCATCTCGCGGAAGCCCAGATCGATGATCATGTCCGCGGTGCAGATCAGGCAGTCCTGCCCGGGCGGGTGCCGGCCGCAGTCGCCGAGCCGGTCCGCCAGGGCCGCGAGCACGAGCAGGCGGCTCACCGGAACCCCCGCGCCCGCAGCAAGGTGATCTCGTCCGGGCTGTAGTTCCCGGTGGCCGCCAGGTACAGCAGGTACCCCTCCGCTCGCGGGCAGAACGTCCCGCCCCCGGCTGCACCGGGGCGCGCCCCGCAGTCGCCTTCGCACTGGCAGCCGCGCGAGCTCCGCTGGCCGGCGCAGTGCGCGCAGTCACTCGTCGTCATCCCTGTCTCCCGTATCTGTCTGTTGCAGTATACGTCACAGCTGCGTCCGGCAGACTCGCCAGCGGCGGTACGCACGGGTCTCGCGGTTGGACCGGTCGATTTCCAGCCTGAGCACGACAGTAGGCACCAGGACGAGGTAGAACCGCCAGCCTTCCCACCAGCCGCCGTCCCAGCCCTGCACGTCATGAACCCAGTACAGGCCGATCCAGGTGTCGTGCGGGTCGAAGTACGGCCCCCTGAAGTGCACCCGCGGATAGTCCTCATCCGGCAGGGCGGCGACCCTGGCGCGGCGGCAGCCGGTCACGCTCACCACCCCGCCACGGTCAGCTCGCGCTTCGCACGAGTCACAGCCGTATAGAGCCAGCGGGCGCGGGTCCCGGTGCCGGGCGGCGGCCAGGGCTCCTCGATCACCAGCACCTTGTCCGCTTCCGAGCCCTGGCTCTTGTGCACGGTCTGGGCGTAGCCGTAGTCGAACAGGGCCAGGTCGCGGTCGCGGATGCCGCGGGCGGCCCCGGGCGGCGCGCCGAACAGGCGCCGGGCCACCTCGCCCTGCCACGGCTCGTCCAGGGCGTCCAGCCCGATCGTCATCGGGCAGGTCTCCTCGCCGCCGCGGAGCCGGGGCTCGCCCGCCTGCAGGATGACGCCGCGCTGGCCGTTGAACAGCCCCTCGGCGTGGTTGTTGCGCAGGCAGATCACCACGTCGCCGGGCTGCGGCGGGCCGCTGCGCCCGTGCCAGGCCCGCATCGCCTCGTTGTGGTACGCGCGGGTGCGGTTGGTCGCGCACAGGATCATGTCCGCCTCCCCCGGGTGCAGCCCGTCGTACCCGATCCGGTCCGGGCGGATCTTGGCCACGCCGGGGCCGTACACGCCGTGCGGGATGTGCCCCTGCTCCCGTGCCCAGCGGGCGACGTTGAGGATCGCCATCCCGGCCGGGTCGGCGGCGCTCTGCCGGTGGATCTCCTCCAGCCGCAGGTGCGGCGCGGCCATCAGGGAGAACGCGGACTGGACCGGGGGCAGCTGGCCGTGGTCGCCGATGGCCAGCACCGGGACGCCGTGGCTGGTCAGGTCGGCCCACAGCCGCTCCGGGATCATGGACGCCTCGTCGGCGACGACCAGGTCCAGCCCGGCCAGCGGCTCCGGCACCGGGGTGAAGCTGACCTGCTGCGCGGCCGGGCACGGCTGCTCACGGCGCTGGTGCGCGGCGCAGCGGTCTTCCCCGGCGGGCAGCATCCCGGTGCTGTCCGCGCAGTAGGCCAGCACGGCCGGGCGGTACAGCAGCCGGTGGATGGTGGACACCACGGCGGGGCTGGCGCGCAGCGCGTCCAGCTTGCCGCGCAGCACCTGGACCGCCTTGCCGGTGTAGGCGCAGAACGCGATCCGGGCATCGCCCAGCAGCCCGGGCAGCAGCCCGGCCAGGGTGGTCTTGCCGGTGCCGGCCAGGCCGCCGAGGATCAGCGGGCGCGGCCCCCCGTCGTCGTACCACCGGGTAACCGCGTCCAGGGCCTGCCGCTGGCCGTCACTGAGCTGGGCCAGCAGGGCGCCGTGCAGCGAGGCGGGCGACGGCGCGGCGGCCCGGGCCAGGGCGGGTCCCGCGTCAGCCCTCACGGATGCGCCTTGCGGTACGCCTCATTAGCTGCCTCGCAGCCCCGGCACACGTCCCAGTGATCGCCGTCCGCATCTGCGTGCAGCTCCCCCAGGGGGAACCGGCCGAAGCAGATGCAGCACATGACCAGCCCGCCCGGGCACGCCGGCCCCCGGTGCTGAGTGCCGCAGCACAGCCGGACCGGGACCCAGGGCACCAGCTCCGTGCTCACGCCGGCCTCTGGCGCAGGTGCGGCGCGGCATGGTCCGGGTTGGCGGGCCGGGACCCGGGCGCCCGGTTGACCGCGCGCAGCCGGGCACCGGAGGGCAGCCACGGAGCGGCCGGGTGGACCTCGCGCGGCTCGCCGTCCAGGTGCAGCGCGTCCCACGGGACCCGGCAGCCCGCCTCGTGCACGTCGGCCCACCCCTTGCCCATCCGGGCCGGGTCGGCGGCGATCAGCGCGCCGCAGCACGCCGCGCGGACCCACAGCGACCGCGGCGAGGGCGGCGGGGTCCGGTGCTCCCGGCGCCGCTGACGCGGATCCGTGTTCCGGTACTTGCGGCTGCGGCTCATCTGCTCTCCTGTTCCTGGTCATGACGCCCGCGCTGGCCCGCCGCCGCGCCGCCGTTGCGGCTGATGTACTCCCGCCAGGGCACGAACCCGCCCTGCGGCCAGAACCCCCACTCGCCGCGGCGCGGGCCGGTGATGACCAGCGTCCACAGCGGGACTTCGACGGTCGTGATCATGTGCGCGGCCCGGCGGCCCATCCGGTGCACGGTGAACCGCTCGCACAGCCGCATGAAACGGCGGCCCGGGTCGCGCTTGTCCGGCCAGACCCGCTCGATGTAGGACCCGTGCAGGATGAGCGAGGCGAACGCCCACGGGTGATCGTGCGGATCCGGGTCCTTATCCGGCCGGTGAATGTGGTGCAGGTACACCGCGAGCCAGGGCGTCTCGATCAGCCGGAGCCGGTCCAGGTACGGGTCGCCGTCCGCGCCGATATCGACGCCGGACAGCAGCCCCCACCGGACGTGCGCGCTGCCCGCGGTGATCTTGCGCGTTGCCGTTGCCTGCCTGCCGTTCATCTGCTCTCCTGCCCTGTCATGGCTGTCTCCTGCCCTGTCGTGATTATCATCTGCTGCCGCACCGGCACGGCCCGTGCCGCGGGCAGCCCTGCGCGCACCAGTGGCCTTCGGCCGCGCCGTTGCCGGGGCTGGCGTCGCGGCTCCAGCACCGGCAGCGCCGGGTCCGGGCGCGGCGCCACCACCGGGCCACCGGGTTCACGAGCTGTCCGGCCAGGCCTGGAACGGACCCTCGCCGGCCGCCTCGATCGGCACTCCGTAGATCTCGTAGAACCGCTGGCTGCGCATGCACGCGATCAGCGTGGCCAGCGCCTCCTCGGCCTCGGCTAGCGGCACGAACGCGAACACCTCGTCGTGGATGGGCAGCAGCGGGTAGTGCCCCCACCGGGTGTCCTTCCACCGCAGCACCCCGTCGACCAGCAGCTCGCGGGCGGTGCCCTGGATGCAGTTGTGCGACAGGAACCCGTCCGCGATCAAGGTCCGGGTGCTGGTCTGGATTGAGGCGAGCACCAGGTCCCCGGCAGGCTCTACCGCTTCCACCTGAACAGGTTCGGTCATCCCGGCGGTCACCGAGATGTCCTCCCACAGCGCCTCGTAACGCGGCTGGAAGCGCACCGGCTGGAGCGTGCCGAGAATCTGCATGATGTGCCGGACAGATGTAGTCCCGGCCCGGTGGCACCGGGACGTGTTACCCAGTGAATCCGGCCGGAGCGTGTGCATCAGCCCCAGGTCAGTCATGCCCTTGCAGAACGCGTCCATCACCGGGCCTGGATTCTGGGCGAACTCCAGCTTGCGGGCGGCCCGGACCTGATTCGGCGTGCAGATCTGGAGGTTTGCCTCGCCGTCGTACAGCCCGGCCAGCCAGCCAGCCGTACGAGTGTCAGCTTCCCGCCAGGTCCCGATGGACAGCAGCTCGTCGCCAGGCTGAAGTACGTCAGCCTGCACCCAGGACAGGTACCGGCCGCGCTTGCCGTTGAGCTGCCTGCGCCGGACAAGCCACAGGTGGTCCGCGCTGCACGTGACAGCCCGGCCGCCGGCCCGCACCAGGACAGACGGCTTGCGCACCATGCTGGCGGCTTCCACGACAGCCGTCCGCATCCGGCGATGCTGATTACCGGGCAGCCGGTTCTCATCGAAAGCCACGAGCCGGTCGCCCACCTGAATCTCCGCGGCTGGCACGTACCGCAGATCGCTTCTGAGCACGGGCGTGTCCGGGGCCAGGCAGTAGTTGCCGGCCGCGTGGTGACGGCCGCGGGGCAGCCAGATGGTCCGGCCGGAGTACGCGGTCCAGGCCCGGTTGCCGGATTGCGCGTAGGCCCGCATCTCCTGGTCCCAGGCGGCGTACCGGGGAGCGATCTGCTCGAACGCCCGGTGCACCGCCCGGCCGTGCGCCACTGGCAGCCCGACCTGCTTCGCCCCGGTGTCCGGGCCGCCGCCGAACATCTTACTGAACACGATGCGCTTGGAGTTGTAGCGGTCTTCCTTGCCGGCGTTCCCGCCGAAGGCCATCCGGGCGGCCATCCAGTGCAGCCCCTTCTGGTCCAGCCCGCAGGCCGGGTGACACGGGTCGTTCCCGCACGCCTGGCAGCGGGTGGACAGCTCGGCCTCCAGCAGCGCGAAGTCGCCGCTCAGCGCGGCGCCGACCCGGATCTCCACGCCGGAGAAGTCGGCGCTGATCCCGGCCATCGGCACCCCGTACGGGCTGGTCAGCTCGTCGTCGGCGATGACGCAGGCGCGGATCCCGCCCTGCCGTGAGAATTGTTGCCCGTTGGGTCTCACGCAACTACTGCGACCCGTGTCGGCGTTGATCGTGTAGACCACCGGGCGCATCCGGCCGTCGCCGCGTTCGCACAGCGTGTTCAGCGGGTTGAGCAGCAGGCCGAGGGTAGTGACGTCATGCCGGTACTCCAGGATCTGCCGGCACAGCTCGGAATGCTCGTAGAAGTCCCGGCCGTCCTGGCCGTCCTGCTTGGCCAGCGGCTCGAGCACGTCCTTGGCCGCGGACGGGCCGCCGCTCCCGGTCCGGCCCAGCGGCACGCCCATCGCGGCCAGCGCGGCCGGGACTTCCTTGGACGAGCTCGGGTTGGCGATGTCCGGGCACAGCTCGGCCACCCGCCGCCGGGCTGCCTCGCGGGCCTGCTCGTACTCGGCGATCTTGGCCTGGATGTGGCGGTGGTCCAGCCGGAACCCGTCGTGCGCGACCCGGGCGCACATGGCCTGGAAGACCCGCTCGCGGGCCAGCACGTGCTCGTCCGGGCGGGGCAGCACGCGCAGCACCGCGGCCAGGTCCAGCACGTCGGACCCGGCGTACCGCTCGAACGTCTCGCAGTCCTTGCGGACCATGGCCCAGCCGGATTTCTCCCGCGGGGTGCTGGCCTCCAGGTTGGTCAGCCACCGGCCGGACTTGAACAGCGCGCTGCGCGCCTCGTCGGCCGGCTTGGACGCCGAGTAGCCGCCCAGCAGGCCGAGGGCGAGCCGCTTCAGCTCGTTCTCGTCCGACCCGGCCAGCGACGGGTCGCCCAGCTTGGAGATCAGCACGGAGTCCTCCATCCGCGCCCACATGGAGTCGCGGTCGCCGAGCCCGTGCCAGGCCAGCGGGACCAGGTCGGCGCAGGCCGAATGCGCGTGCAGCTTGCCGGCCCGGGCCACCAGGTCCCGGATCGCCGCCGCCTGCGCATCGTCGGAGGGGTCGAAGACCGCGGCGATGTGCTCCCCGCCCAGCTGGACCAGCCGCAGCTCGTGGTCGGCATGGCTGACCGGGTAGCCGGAGTGCTCCACGTCCACCGACAGGTCCGCCAGGTACGGGGTGACCGCGGCGACCGCCTCGGCGATCGTGCACGGCAGCACCATCGGCGGCGCGCCCGGGTCGGCCGGGTTCCGGGCGGTGAGCACCGGCAGCGGGTACACCGGGCCTTCCAGCGCCGGGTCCGGCCGCAGCGGCTTCGGCTTCGGGGCCTTCGGCTCCCGGGGCTTGCGTTCTGCTCGCTTCCGTTCGGCTGGCTTCCGCTCTGGCTTGTCCGCTACAGGCTGTGACGGAGCTGCCGGGTCCGCTGCCGGGGGTGCCGCTGCCGGGGATTCCTGAAGGGATTGAGGGTCTGAGGGGTTATTTCTATTTTCCTGCGTGTGCGTGTGTGCGTGTGCATGCGCATTAGGAATAGAAACCAACCCTTCATACCCTTCAGGAGGAGAAAAACTGAAGGGTTGCTGGATGGTTTGACCTGCAGTTTTTCCGTTCTGAAGGGTTTGGGCTACAGGCGGTGCAAACCCTTCAGTACCCTTCATGAACCCTTCAGCAGGACGGGTGGAACCTCCGCTGATGCCCATGAACTCGGCCGGAGTCGGCGTGAAGCTGCCTGGCGGGCGCACCCGGAGCGGCCGGTAGTTGCCGTCTGCCCGGTGAACGGCCTCAAACCCCTCACTGTTCAGGCGCCGTCCCCAGGCCGTCTCGGACGGGATCTGGGAGGGGTGCATATTCTTCCGGCGGCAACTCTCCGTGAACGCCTCGTAGAGCTGGTGGGACTTGGTGCCCGGCTCCCAGGGCTCGCACTCGTCCTCTACCCAGAGCATGACCCGGTCCTGGCTGGCCTGGATTTCCAGTGCCGCCCGCCGGCCGGCCTCGGGGGCGCTTTCGCTGCCCGCGGACCCCGGCTCGGCCAGCCACCCGGCCGCCTCGGCCATCAGCGCGGCGAGCACGCCGGGGGCCTCGCGCCGCCAGGCCGGGCCGTTCACGTTCCCGATCGCGGCCCGGGCCGCGCGCACCTGCGCCGGGTCGCCGTCGCACGGGATCAGCCGGACCCGCCGCCGGATCGCCGGGTCCACCAGGTTCGGCTCGTGCTCCGGGTTGGCGGTCAGGATCAGCGTGTGGGTCGGGGGGAACGTGACCGGGTTCTCGGCCATCCGGTTGCCGGTCAGGTCGGCGCCCCCGGTGATCTGCTTGAGCCGTTCGGTGGCCATCGTGCCGGCCCGGGGGGCCTCATCGATGAAGGACAGCCGGCGGCCTTTCAGCGCGTACACGATGGAGGCGTGCGACCGGTCGGCCGGGGACAGCAGCCGCGCGTCGGCGGTGTGCGCGTACGTGCCGAGCACGCTCATCATCAGGTCGATGACGGACGTCTTGCCCACGTCGGTCTCGCCCAGCATGATCGGCAGCGCCTTGTCGGAGTACCCGGTAACCGCGATGGCCAGCACCCGCAGCGCCCAGGCCCGCAGCTCCGCGTCCGGCCAGACGGCTGCCAGGAACGCGTCCCATAGCGGCGTCTTGCGCTCGCTGTCGGGGGTGACCGCCGCGCTGTGCAGATGCGGCACGCCCCAGTCAATGCGCCGGGTAGGTTCCGGGCTGCCCGCGAACTCCCGCAGGTCCCACGGCACCCCCCCGGCCCACAGGATCTCCCGGTCGGCATCCAGCCCGGCCAGGTCGATCGCCGAGGGATGGAAGCCGACGCCGGTCTGCGCGTTCATCTTCCCGGCGATCCCGGCCGAGGACGCGTTGGTGCAGAACCTGGCCCGCCGTTTGGCCTGGGCCTTTTCCGGGGTGCCGTCATCGGCGGCCGGGTCGCCGGGCAGCATCAGCCAGCTGACCAGGTCGACGGCCCAGGCGGCGGCGTTGCCCCGGCGCGGCACCCAGGCCTCCGGCCCGCGCACCAGCCAGGTGCCGGCGTCGGGGGCGTACCGCAGCGCCGGGTGCACCCGGGTCAGCACGTCCCGGGCCAGGGTGGCGTCCAGTTCCGCGGCCGTCTCGAACGGGGCGGTGCCGATTGCCTGGTACGGCGTCCAGAGCCGGGCGGGCTCGATCGGCTCGGGCTCCGGCTCGCCCTCGGGCACGCCCGGGGCCGGGGCCTGGTACTCCTGGCGGGCCGCCGCGTTCACGGTCAGCACGCACGGGTCCCACCCGGCCGGGCGCGGCCCGTGCTCGGTGACCGCGGACCGGGCGGCGCCCAGCACCATCTCGGCGAACTCGGCCTGGCGGCCCTCCCCGGCGGTCAGGTCGTTCCACAGCTCGTCCAGCGCCCGGATCGCGGTCAGGTAGCCGGGGTGGCCCTTGGCGCCCAGCATCACCGCGGCCAGGGTGTACTTCAGCATCGCGTCATGCCGCGTGCCCGGCTCGGCCCGGGTCAGGGCGCGCCGCGCCTCGTCCATCACCGCGGCCATGTCCACGCACCACGGCGCCCCGGCTGCCTCGCTGCCCTCGAGTTCGAGCAGCAGCTGCTGCCCGGCCTCCGGGGGCGCGTTCGCCCCGGCCGGCTTCGACGCCCCGGCCGCCAGAGCGGTCACCCAGGCGGGCGGCAGCTGCGGCAGCTGGTCCGGCCGCGGGATCTCGCCCGGGTCCGCCGCCGAGCCGTCCGGCCGGTACCAGGTGTAGGTGCCGTCCACCGCCCCGTCGTCGTCGTGGTGCGGGCTCGGCCAGACCACGGCGTACCGGTGGTGCAGCTGGATGATCTCGATGTCCGGGTCGATGGTGCCCGCGTACCGCTGCGCCGGCGCCCGGAAGAACCAGATCCGCGACGGCTGGCCCGGCCCCCGCGCGGTGGAGGACCAGGTCGGCGGCAGCTCGCCCCACTCGGCTGCCCGGGCGGCCAGGGTCTGCGCCCCGTGCTTCTGCTTGCCGTGCTTGACGTACTGGTCGACGTCGATGCCGATGACGCCGGCCGGCAGCCGCAGCGCGACCGAGCTGCCGGGCCTGCTGCCGATCCAGCCGATCACCGTGCCCGCGTCGGTCCAGGCCCCGTCCGCCCCGGTGTAGCCCTCCGGCGGCGGGTACTTGCCCTGCGCGGGCACCGGGATGACGCCCGGCCACCCTTTCAGGAGGTAGTCCCCGGCGTGCTCCGCGTACGGGCGCGCCGAGATGCCGGGCGCCGCCGCCGTCACGGCCGCCTGCCCTGGGTTTCGCGATGCATCGCGTGGCGGGGCAGCGTAAACGGCCCGCTGGCGGGTATGCTCTGGCTAAGCATGGTTCTCCTCACGGGGATCGTGCGGAGCATGGTTCTCCTCACGGGGAGCTGTGCGGCGCGTCACGTGGTCCCTTCCGGGAATGGGTCCCCGGCAGGCCGGGTGGTGCAGCGGTGAGATAGTCAGCTGGGTAGCGACTGGGCCGGGACCTTTACTGGGCAGTGGAGGTCCCGGCAGCCGCTCAGCCCTCCGGTCCGGTCCTCGTACGGTCGTCATGGTCTCGCTCCCTCGCCCTCGCGCTCTTTCCGTTCGTGGTGATCATCACGCCCCGGTACCGGCCCGCCGCCTCAGCCAGCAGCACGTTCGCGATGGCGCGCTCGTCGCGCAGCCGCAGGTGCACGTGGTCTCCGGGGTGCGGGCAGCCCCGGCGGTTACAGGGCATCTCCGGCCTCCCCCGCTCCGGCCTGCGCCTCCGGCCGGTACGGCACGCGGAACCGGGCGTGCTGTTCCCGCGCCACCTCCTCCGGCGTCAGCTCCTCCCCGGGCGGCAGGTACCGCCAGAAGTTCACGGCCGCGGCCGGGGCCGCGTTCACCGTGTCCTCGAGCGCGACGATGCCGTGCATCTGCAGGCCGCACTGGATGACCGGCCCGTTGCTGCCGCTGGCGGGCTTCTCGGTGACCCGGAAGACGCCCCAGCCGATCAGCGGCTCGGCCACGTAGCCGGGCGGGGTGCCCCCGGGACGGCCGGCGAACACGGCCCGCCAGCCGTACTCGGCCGCGATAATCGAGACCGGCTCGTAGACCGTGACCCGCTGCGGAGCCTGCGCGCTCCTGCTGCCCGCTGCTTTCATGGCTGCGCCTCCCTGCTCCTGGCGGGTTCCTGGCCGGTTGCTCCCGGTCCCGGCAGCCGCCGCCTGCTCAGCGGGTCCGGCAGCCCGCAGTCCCAGGTAGCGGCGAAGGTCATGTGCCTCCCGCCGTCCCGGGCGTGGTGCTTCATTGCCGCCGGGTTCGTGATGTCCAGCACCCCGGCCCGGGCCAGCCGCTCGTCGGTGGCCCAGTTCTTGACCATCGACGCGGTCCGGGCCTGGCACGGGATGCCGCAGTCCGCCAGGATCGCCTCGAGCTCGTGCTGCTGCCGGCGGATCTGCTCCGGGCTGGTGCCTTTCAGCCCCTTGCGCGACGCCACGAACATCTCGATCCCGGCGGCGGTCAGGTCATCGCCGAACACGCCCAGCAGCATCAGCAGCAGGCTGGCCGCGCCGCCCGCGTCGACCTGCCAGGCCCGGGTGAACGCCGCCTTGCGCTCGAAGCCATCCGGGTCCCGCCGCCACGCGCCGAGCTGGAACCCGGCGGTGCCGCTTCCCGTGTCGATGCCGAGCGTGACCACCGACCCGGCCGGCAGCCCGGCGGTCGCGCTGGCCCTCACCAGGCCGGTGTGCCGCGAGATGCCCATGGTCACCGCCGTCCCCGGCTCAGCCGGAAGACCCCGGACGTGACGAGGACGACGGCAATGACGCACAGCCACGGGGCCGCCTGCGCTCCCAGGAGGAACAGCGCGATGCCGAGGCCCAGGCTGATGAACGGGTGGCCCGGGTACCGCCGCGCGGCTGGGCGCTGCCCGGCGGGAATCCGCCTGACCGGGGTGAACCGGCCACACCGGGCGCACCGGCCGTCGCGGGCGAACCGCAACCGGGGGCCGCCGTGGTCGCACGTCCGGCGCCGTTCGGTCAGCTCGCCCGTGTCCTGCCCGGCCTTGTCCAGAGCGTCCTGTGCCGGGCGCCGCCTCACCGCCGCCAGCGCGCGGGCGTGATAGAGCTCTCCCAGCCGGGTGCAGTAGGAGCAGCGCTCCTGGCCGTCCGGCACCGGCAGGTGACAGCCGTGGCAGCAGCCGGGCGGCACCGCCTCGTACGACGGCAGCGCGGATTCTGGCAGTGCCAGCGGCCCGGCCAGCGCGGCCAGCGCGGCGTGCCTGTCCGGGTCCCACAGCGGGATGCCCGCGCTGCCGGGCTCGTCCTTCTCCTCTTTCTCCGGCCGGCCGGAGGATCCGTCCGCAGCCGCGGCGCGCAGGTTCCCCGGGTACGGGCACGCCAGGGCGTGGGCCGCCGGGACCGGGTTGCCGCGGGCAGCGCATTCGCAGCTCCAGCTCCATGGACCCGGGTCGTGCCCCGGGGTCCAGGCTGCCGTGCACGGGCCGTGTCCCAGCATGGCCATCGCCGGCCGGACGCTCCGGTCGACCTGCGCGCAGGGCTCACACGCCGCGCCCTCGCCGTCGCAGGTATGCCGGGGCCGCCGCGTGCCCGGGCCGCTGCCGGGTTGCGGCCCGCCGAGATCAATGAGCTGCCCGGGCGGGACGGCGGCGTACTCGCAGAGCTGGCCCGCCGGGCAGCCGCAGTCCTGGCGCACGGTGGTGTCGATGAAGATCTCGATGCCCGGCAGCCGCCGGGTGGTTCTGTCCAGGTGCCCGGCCAGCGCTTTCATCTGCGCGGCCTGCCAGATCTCGTCCGCGGCGCTCATTCAGCCCACCTCGATCCCGCGGTCAGCGTGCCAGCGAGCGTACACCGCGCGGGCCTCGGCGGCCGGGAACTCGAGCCGCGCGTCGATGATCTCCCGGGGGCGCCCCCGCCCGGCACCGGTTCCGGCCGGCCGGGCCAGGCAGTTGCACGATACGGCGATCTTGCCAGCCGCCGCTGCGGCGGACGGGAGCAGCAGCATGATCTGGTGCGGCAGCGCCGGGTCGGCGAGCACCGCGGGCCTGCCGTCCGGTTCCCCGGTGACGGACGGCCAGCCGATCGCGCGGAGCACGGCGTGCCGCCAGCAGCCGCAGTCCCGGGTGTGCCCCGCGGTCTCGGCGGCGACCTGGCCGGCGCTGATGTGGTCGGAGCTGAAGCAGTTCCCGTGCCCGGCGGTGCCGCAGTGCCAGCGCAGCGCGAGCACCGTGTCGCGGCTGGCGTCCTGTGTCATGGCGCTCACCCGGTGATCCCGTTGTCATAGGCGGCCTGGCCGGCTGTGCCGGACTCCGGCGGGAGCGCCGGGCCGCCGCGTGCCTGGTGGTCCAGCACCCGGCCGCGCGCCTTGTCCAGCGCGGCCAGGAAGACCGCCCAGGTCTGCGACAGGTTCTTGACCAGGGACTGGATGGCGAGCAGCGCGGCCACGGCGGTGTCGCCGAGCTCGGCCAGCAGCTCGTCCCGGCTGCCGCAGGCGCCCTTGCGCGGGTTCTCGCCGTCCCAGCCGGACAGCGCCCGCCACACCTCGCCCGATTCCTCGCAGACCTTGGTGACCCGACGCCACCGGTTGGCCACCGGGTTCTCCCGGAACTGCCAGGGCGCGGCCTCGTCCAGGTGCGCGTCGACCGCCTCGATCCTGGCCAGAATCTCGCCGACGTCCCGTTCCCGGTCCAGCTCGGGCCACCTGCTGCCGCGGTGCTGCTGCGGCTGGCCAGCTACCGGGGGGCCGGACAGCGGCTCGATGGTGATCCCGTCAGCCAGCAGGTAGATGACGTGCCGGTCCAGGATGCCCATGGCGCCGTCCGCGGACCCGGCCATATCGATGGCGGCCTCGGCCTGCGCCGGGCTGTACCCGAAGGTGCCTCCGGTCAGCGCTTCGGTGGCCTGCTCATAGGTCAGCCCGGTGAAGCCGTTGATGAAGCCGTGCTCCGCCGGGTTATCCGCCAGCCGGGTGATCATCCAGGTCCCGGAGGAGTGGTCATACCGGACCCGGTGGCCGGGCAGGGTGTGCACGTACCCCCTGGACGCACTGGATGAGTACTCCAGGGCCATGTCGGTCTCCGGCTTATCAAAGCCGAGCTGGGCGAGCATCTGCCGGGCCTGGCCCCGGTTCACCCATGCGGTGGGCTGCCGCCCCATCGGCTGCCATAGCAGCGGAGTCTCGCCGTCCGGCACGGGGAACGGCTCCCGGGCCGGGCGGGGCGGTGCCGTCGCCTGGTCCTTGCCCTCCACGGCCTGCCATGCGTTCGCGGCGATCGCGGCTTCCTCCGCGTCCGCGCTTGCTTCCTGCCTGGCCGGGGGGCCGGGGCACACGTGGCACCCGCCGGCGCGCGGCTCCTCGCACACCGGGCACAGCGCCGGGTCGCGTCCGGGGACCATGTTAGTGCCGTGCTCATCCATGCCTGTCTCCTGATCTGTCTCTCGCGGTATACGGTACATGGTAAGCCCCCGGAGGCGCGGCGGATTCCCGGTGCCCGCCCATCAGTCCAGCCCCCCGAGCAGCATCCGGACATATCTGGGGTCCTTGTACAGCTGGCCCGCCTGGCCCGCCTTGTCTTTCAGCACCTCGCGACGGTACTGGTCGACCGTGTCCAGCGTGACGAAGTCCACGATCTCCACGTGGTCCCACTTCTCGGCGCCGATCCGGTGCACCCGGTCCTCGGGCTGGATGGCCAGGTCCAGCTGGTAGGACCGCTGCAGCATGGCCGCGCTGTTGCTCGCGGTCAGGGTGATGCCGAGCCCGCCGGCGCCGAGCGTGCAGATGATAACGTCCAGCTTGCCCGCCTGGAAGTCCTCGACTGCGGCCTGCCGGGTCTTCTTGGTGACCCGCACGCCGGGCTCGCCGTACTCGCCGGAATTGCCCTCGCCGACGACGTAGCCGGTGCGCAGCCCGGCTTTGGCGCAGTACTGCCCGGTGATCATGGCCAGCTGCCGGGACTCGGCGAACACCGCGGTGGGCTGGTCCGGCCGCTCGGCCAGCAGGTCCAGCAGCGCCTCGGCCTTCCAGCACGGCGGCTTGAGGGTGACTGTGTAGTGCGGCTTGAGCAGCCCGGTGGCCTCGTCCAGCCGGTAGTCGACGGCGACGTCGGCGGCGCTCGACGCGAGCTGGGACAGCCGGGTCAGCTTCTCGATCGTGTACATGACCGGGAGCTCGCCGCCGTCCGGGAGCTCGGCCAGCATCTGATCGCGCATGGTGTCGTACGCGTGCCGCCAGGCCGGGGGCATCTCCGGGCGGCGCAGCGAGTAGATCTTGTCCGGCAGGAACGCCAGCACGTCGGCCTTGGCGACCCGGCGCAGCTGCCCGGCCAGCGCGGCGAAGAACTCGGCTTCCATCTCCGGGCGCAGGCCCAGGATCAGCTCGTCGTAGTCCCCGTTGCCGCGCCGGGTGGCCAGGTACCGCCGTTTCAGGTCTTCCTTGGACGGCCAGTCCAGCGGCGCCATGGTGAACAGCGGCTGGTAGATGTCGCCGAAGTCGTGGGTGACCAGCGTGCCCGACGCCCAGACCAGGGTCGCCGCGTAGTGCGCGACCCGCCACAGCGCTTTAGACTGCTTGGCCTTCGGGTTGCGGCCCAGGTGAGATTCGTCGGCGATGACGCAGGCGGCCCGGATCTTCACCAGCAGGCCGCGCATGTCCGGGGCGTCCCGGCGCATCGTGGCGTAGGTGGTGATCAGGATGTACCGGCCGTGCTTCCAGCTGGCGATCCTGGCCCGCTTCGCCCCGCGGTGCAGGACCGGCTCCGGCCAGTGCGGCATCAGCTCGCGGATATGGTCCTGCCAGACGCGGGCTACCTCCCACGACGGCACGACGATGACCATCGGGAAGACGTCGGTGCCGGCCAGGCGGCGGGCCTCGATGCCGAGCAGCGTCGACGCGGTGTTATGCGTCACCGCGAACCGGTCTGTAACGTACAGGCGGGACGGGTGATCAATAGCGATGCACTGCATCGGCTTCCGGCCGGCGAACTCTGCTGAGACGAGTGACCGGGCCGGCTGGCGCGTGCTGTGCCTGTTTTTCCACAAGCAGGTCTTCCGGGACAGCCGGAACGGGGACAGCGGCTGTGGCAGGTTCACCGTGACCGTGTACCGCTCCCGGCCCAGCTGGAATCTTGCCGCCAGGTGCCCGGTGCCGCCCAGAGATTCGGCCAGCCACCGCACGTCCTCGGCCAGCTGCCGGCTGGATGAGCCGAACTGCGCGGTTCCGTCACGGCTCAGAACCCATCCATCGGTATCCATCAGTCCCTGCAGGACAGCAAGGCGGCAGCTGGCCGGGCTCATCTTGTAGGCGTCCGGGACGAACTTCGTCAGGCTTGAGCATCCACGCAGGCCCAGATCGGCCAGCGGGCCGGCAACCGGATGACACCTTTTTCCTGCTATCGGGAACCGGCTCCGGGTATCGTCCTTAACAGCTGCCTGGTAACAGCGCCCGCACAACCCTCGTGCGATGGCGATCCGCCCGCATGCGCAGATCCGGCCGTTCGCGGAACCGAGCGTGCTAACCAGCCGGTAGTCGTACTTTTTGCCCGGCTCTTTCTTCACGATGATACCGGGAGGAACTAGAGACTCGATGGACGCGACAATCTCGGCGTCAGCCGTTGACACCCGGGTTGACCTGGTCGTGAACCCGCCGTCACCCAGCAGCAGGCCGAGCAGGTACGGGTCCAGCTCGCGTTTCGCGCCGCACTCAAGATCGGGGGCCGTGATCATCGGGACGTACCACTTCGCACGGTCACTGTCACCGTTCGGAGCCCGGAGCCCGGCATCAATGAGATCCCGTAGCGTCCGGGTCTGCCAGTAATAGGGAAGCCGCTCACCGGTTGTCTTCGAGAGCATGCGGCGGTGCCTGCTTACCCGCCAGAGATGCTGGTCATTGCATTCAGCTGATGAGCCGTCGCTGAAGATGACTTCGTAGCAGTCTTGTTCTCCCTGCGGGAACACGCCGGTAACCCGGGATGGCGTGCCGTCTCCGGCGATCACCAGGTCGCCCGTGCGAATCTCGCCCATAGCCCGGAATCCGCTCGGGGTCAGCACTTGTGCGTCCAGTGGCTGTGCTTTCCCGGTGCCCGGCTCATCGCCCAGGAGGTACTTCCCGGCTGACGCGATCGCGGCGGCGCCGTCCAGCTGGTGCGGGTAGGGCGTGAACGACTCCGGCCAGCACCGCGGGATGGCGGGCGGTGGCGAGGTGCGGCGGATCGTCTCGGCGATGATCCACTCGGTCAGCTTCGGCCAGGGCTTCCAGACCGTATGGCCGTCGTGGTTGTAGATGAACCCGAGCTGGACGATGGTGGCCCAGCTCAGCGGGTAGTACCGGGCGCCGGTCGGCTGGCCGTTCTCGTCCAGTGCCGATTCCCCGGCCGCCGTCAGCAGGTGCAGCCGCTCGGCGATGTTCTTCTTGTCATGCGCGGAGCCGGTGGCCCACAGCACCATGTGCCGGCCGTCCGCCGTCATCTCGCCGCGCAGGGCGCCATCGCCATAATAACCGTTCCGCGGCGGCTCGCGGTACGCCGGGAGCCGGTACGGGCCGGGCTGCTCCGGCGCCAGGAACATGGCCACGGCGTCGTGTGCCGCTGCTTCGGCGAGATTCATGCCGGGGTACCTTCTGCCGTCTACTGCGCCTGGGGGTCCGTGCCGGGCGCGAACGCGGTGCCGCGCAGGTGCCAGCGCTCGCACATCGGGGTGCCGGTCAGCGGCTTGCCGTCCAGCCCGGACGGGGCCGTGGCGGCAGTTGCCCGGCCGGCCTGCCGGATCACGCCTCCGCGGGGGACCGCGCCGTCCGCGTGGCAGGGGCGGGCGCAGCCGCAGTGGCCCTCGCGGGCCAGGGTGTCCTCGGCGTTGGCGCGGATCCCGCAGTGAGCACCACATTCGAGGGTCAGGGCCACGGTATCCCTCCCGGGCAGTGGGGTCGGAGGGGTGAAGGCCCCGGGCGGGCCGGCTGCCGTCGTCGGAGGAGAACGGCGCCGTCCCGCCCGGGGCGGCGTGCGGGGGCTTACTGCGGCTGGGGCTGCATGTTCACCTGCTGCGCCGCCAGCTTGCTGATCAGCGCCAGCTGCTCGGGGTTCATGCCGGCCACGTCCTCGGCGCTGACGCCGGGGGGAAGCGGGGCGGCCTGAGCCTGCGGTGCTGGCGGACCTGGCTGGTACGGCGGACCCGCGGGCGCGGGCTGGGCGTGCTGGGGCTGCTGGTACTGTCCGGCGGTGGCCATGGCGGCCTGGGTCGCGTTCTGGACAGCCTGCCCGGCCGCGGACTGCGGGGTGCCCTGGGGTGGACCCTGCTGCTGCGGTGCGGGCGGCTGGCCGGGCAGCTGCTGCGCCGGCTGGGGGTAGCCCTGCGGGACGCCCGGAGGCGGACCCTGCTGGTAGCCTCCTGGCGGGCCTACAGGGTAGGTCCCGTACTGCGCCGCGTTCTGCACGTCCTGCCGGAACTGGTACTGCGGTTCCTGCTGCTGGTACTGCGGCTGAGGCTGCTGCGGTGCCGCCGGGGCAGGCTGGGCCGGGGGGGCCTGGGCCTGCTGTCCGTCCGGCGCGGGGGGTACCCCGGAGCCGTCCGGCCGGCGGTAGACGATGTTGTGCAGCTTCTTGGCGTTGAGGTTGGGGATGTTCCGGTCGCCGACGTAGGTGATCGTGATGATCGCGCCCATCTCCGGCGGCCCGGCGGGCGCTCCGGCCCGGCCCATCGCGGCGGCGAGCTCGTCACGCTCGCTGCCGCGGACGTACCAGGTCGCGCGCCCGTCCGGGAACTCGATCGACTCCTGGACGGCCAGCGGGACGGTCATCTGCCACTTCGGCCGCCCGTCACGGAACTCCAGCCCGCGGCCGGTGGTGAAGTCGGTCTGCTGGGTGACGTCAGCGTGGGTGACCGGCCGCGCGACCACCCCCGTGATCGACTGGCCGACCTGCTTGTGCAGGAACGAGGCGATCGACCGGCCGCCGCCGGAGGGCTGGTTGAAGAACAAGTCCAGGTCGCCCTGGGTCGCGGGCGGGCGCTGCTGCTGGGCCTGGCCGGCGAACCCGCCGGGGCCGGGCTGCTGCCACTGCTGGCCAGCCGGCGGACCCTGGTAGCCCTGCTGGGGGATGCCCTGGTAGCCCTGCTGGGGGATGCCCTGGTAGCCGGGCTGCGGGGCGCTGGGAGGCGGACCCTGGTAGTAGCCCTGGACGGGCATCCCCGTGTAGCCGGGCTGGGCGGCCGGGGCGGGGGGCGGGGGCTGCTGCGCGTAACCCGGGTCGGGCGGCGCGGGCGCGTACCCTGGCTGGGCCTGGGTGTAGCGCGGGTCGTAGCCGGGCTGGGGCGCCGGGGCGGGTCCGGGGGGCGGGGGCTGCTGCGCGTAGCGCGGGTCGTACTGCGGGTCCTGCGGTGGCTGGGCGTACCGCGGGTCGTAGAGCTGGGACACTGTGTCCTCCAGTGCTGTGCGGTGGATTCCCGGTGGGGCTTGCGACTGTGCTGTTAACTGTGAAGTGTGTACTGCGGTGGTACAGCCGTGTTACGGCTAGATACTGCGTAGGACTGACTATAGCGCATTTCAGCGGCGGACGCTCGGCACCGAGGGATCGGAGTGCCCGGGGCAGCCCGGACCCCCGTCCCGCGCGCTCTGCGGCCTGTAGAAGGGGCACCAGAACAGCTAAGAAACATCCGTCGTCAGTCGGGGTGCGCGGCACCGCCGAGATCGGGATGTTTCTTGCCATCACCTCCCCCGCGATCTGGCGGCGGATGGCCGTCTTGCCCAGCACGGCCTCGATGACCACGTCGTCCAGCGCGCTGTACTGGTGCTCCCAGACGTACATGGAGTCCAGGGTCGGCTCGGTCCGCGGCAGCGCGGCCAGCACGATCCGGTCGACCGGCAGGCCCAGGTTGCGGTAGCCGAGCGCGTACAGCAGGAGCTGGATCTGGTACCGCTGCGGCGGGCCTTCCGGGCGGCGGATCTTGGCCAGCGATGTCGGGCCGAGGACCTTCCAGTCCACGACCGCGTGATAGGCGGTGTCGTAGAGGTCCGCCGTGCCGGGGTAGGACGGGTGCGGGGATACCCGCTGCTCGGTCAGCCAGCGCGGCACGGGCAGCCCGTTCAGCTGGTTCTCGAGCTGGAATTTCTCGGCCAGCCAGGCGTGCACCGCGGTGCCGACGATGGACGGCCACGGATCCGGCACGTGGTTGGTCACCGGCTCCCCGGCCAGCTTGCCGACTACCGCCCGGTCGCAGACGTCGCCGATCTCGGAGGGGCCGAGGTGGGCCTGCATGTTCCGGGGCTGGCGGTGCGCCTGGCGGTTGATGATCTCCAGCAGCTCGTGCGCGTACAGCGACGCCCAGGCGGAGTTGCCGTTCGGGAGCGTCGGCGCGGTGCCCATGAACGAGGCCGGGTCCATGAACTCGGCCGGGCTGATGCGCGGGCGGTCAGCCACGGGTTCCCCCCGGATTATCCGGCCGGCCGGAGAATGCCGGGTGCGCGGGTGCTGGTGCGGGTGACATGACTGATACCTATCACCGGGGTACGACATTCCCGCGGCGGCGCGCCCGCCGCTCGCGGTTGCGCAGCACGGCCTGGGCCAGCATCCGCCGGTAGGCAGCCTCACTGACGTGCCGCCGGCCCGGGTGACCCCTCGGCCGCCAGCACCGGGACCGGTCCGGGCCGCGCGGGACGACGTCCATCTTGTCCGGCTCGCGGCGCAGTTCGTAGTACTCCACCGGGTGACCGCAGCGCGGGGTGCTGACCATCACCGCTTCGCCTTCTCCAGCTTCCAGGTGCCGCCCTTGACGGCGTACCGCACCCAGTCCGCCAGGCGCTCGGCCTTGAACCGCTTGGTGTCGAACCGCCAGGACTCCGTCCAGCGCACGAGGAATTCGGGGCGGTACGGCGTGCCGGCCACGATGATCGTGGTGGTGCCGGGCGGGGCCAGCGGGATGACCTCGGCCTTGATCGAGTCGGAGATGTTCTTGGCGCGGGCCTCGGCCTCGTCCGCTTCCGCACGCGCGGTCTCGAGTGAGTCCAGCAGCTGCTCTGCGCGGCTGCCCGGCGGCGCGGCGTAGCGCCAGGGCGGCGGCCCGTCCTGGGCAGGGGCAGTGCCAGGCTGGACCGTGCCGGGCAAGGTGGGTTCCATCACGAACTCCCTGTCTCCTGATCGTCTTCTGCCCGCTCAGCATAGACCCGGGCGGTGTCATTCGCATCCGGGCCGCGCCGGGCCGCGGAGTATGCTCGCCGTAACGGGTCAAGGCCAGGAGATACGGGAGAGCGCCCATGCCGCGCGTCGTGATCAGGGACGAGCACGTCGACTACGAGATCGACGGCGACGTTATCGCCGGCGGGCCGGATCACCCGGTCAGCACCGCCCTGGACGCCCGGCAGCGGCAGCGCGCCCGCTGGATGGAAGCCACCCTGTACCGCAAGATCGACGGCACCTACGTGCTGCACCAGGTGAACCATTCCCTGGTCTGGCACCTGATCGACGGCGGGGGCCATGTCCGCAAGCCGCGCGAGACGCCGTGGAGCAAGCTGCCCCGCGGCGCGGTGTACTGCGGGTTCCTGCCGCCCCGGGAGCACCGCGAGCAGTGCCCGCCCGGAGGCCGCCGCGGGCCGCGCGGTGCAGGCCCGGTCGTGCTGACCGAGATGCCCCAGCACAAGGTGTCTCACCACCCGGACCCCCAGTCGGTGATCCGGGTGGTGACCATGGCCCGGCACGGCGACGGCGGCACGTCCGCGGCGGTGTCCGAGCCGATGCGCGAGCTGCTGCGCCAGGCCGCGGAGAACGACCCGGCGTTCACGTCCGGCGCCCGGCCCGTCATCCGGATGTAGCCGCGGACGCTACAGCCGTCGCGGTCCCGGCCCCGGGAAGGAACATACGTCATGGTGAGGACCTGGCACATTGACGGCACGCCCTGCTATCACCGCGCGCACGGGTGCGGGCAGTTCTGGCCGCCCCGGCTGCAGGCCGAGATGGACGGCTGGCACATACGGCGGGCAGCCCTGGCCCGTATCCGCGGGAATATCCCGTGCCGCAACGCTGTCACGTAGACTGCAAGGGACAGCTGTAATACAGCAGATCAGGAGATCACATGGAAGACCGCGCAGAGCGCACGGAAGCAGAGCGCACGGAGCACATCAAGGCACTGATGGGTGAGCGGGTCACCGTGACCAACCCGGACGTCTCCGGGGCCAGCTGGACGGGGACGCTGACCGGGCGCTACGACGAGCCGGTGCTGGTCCTCGAGATGCCGGACGGCTCCAGCCGGGCACTGCCCCAGCGGTTCACCCTCGCCCCGGCAGAGCCTGACGGGAAGCCGGGCGACGAGGAGATCCTGGCCCGCCTGCAGGACGAGCTGCCGGAGATCGCCGAGATGGTCGTGGAAGTGAGCCGCCCGGCCTGCGTTAACTGCCAGGCCTGCGTGGCGCTTGCCGACATGCGCGCCGCACTGCGCTGCGTGCTGCTGCCCTGGCTGGAAGAACAGGCTGAGCCCGCGACCGCCCGGCGGCTCCGCAACGACTTCGAAACCCGCCTCGATGAGCTCGAGGACCTGATCGACGGCGTCTGCGAGGCAGGCGGCTAGCCTCTCAGGACAGGCAAGGTCCCTGGCGAGGAGGATCCTGTGCCAGGCAGAGAAGAACAGGAGACCGGACGTATGCCCGCGAGCGCCCAGGTTAAAGACAAGCCCGCCAGGACCCGCAGGAGCGGGAAGAAAACCGCGTCTTCCGCGCTGTCCCGAGCGGGTGGCGCGCCGCCGCCGCCGAGGCTGAGCGACGAGGTTATCGCCTACCTGGACCAGCTGTACGCCGCCAACCCCGCCCAGGTGATCTGCCTGGGTTACGGGCACCAGTGGCCGGTGCTGATCCCCGGCCGCGGCAGGCCGCGAGGCTGGTCCTCGCACTGGCTCGGCAGCCGGGTGTTCGGCATCGAGGAAGACTGCCTCCGCGACGAGCTCGGCGACGGCAGCACCTGCGAGACGACCCGGGTGTCGAACACCACCGCCCGCGGCATCTTCCTGGACCGCGGCGTGCACCGCCAGTACAAGCGCGGCGAGCACTGGCGGATCCGCCCGGAGCGCAGCAGGATCACCCGGCTGGACATCATCGACTACCTCACCTGGACGATGGGCGACGTGCTGTTCGACGGCGGCCAGCCTGAGACGGGCGACGTGAGCGACCGGGGGCTGGCGTGACCACGGGAGAACGCAAGCGCACCTGCCAGTCTCCGGGAACCGAACCGGGGCGGCAGCACTGCGGCGCGCCCGCCGTGTTCAGCGTGCTGCGGCGCGACTTCGACCCGGTGCGCCCGAGCCCGCGCGACGGCTACGACTGCTGCGAGGCGCACCTGGGCCGCGTCATCCGCGAAGTCGATGAGATGGCAGCGCCGGGTTACGTCGTGCACGTCACGGTGATCGCCAGCGTCGCTGAGAAGGAAGCCCGCGCCCAGGCGGCAGAAGCATGAGCGGTGCAGGCAGGAAGCGCATGAACGCGGATATACGGACCCGCCCCGGCGGAACCGGAGGCAGTCATGAGGAACCCCGCGGAAAACCTGGCAGACGCGATCCGGGAACAGCTGGGCGGATTCGTCCCGCAGGATGCCGGGGAGCTGGACCTGTTTTTCGAGAACTTGCCCCAGGTTTTCAGCACGCTGGGCCAGCAGCTGGGCCAGCTCGCGCCCCACCTGGCGGACCGTGACTGGATCAGCGATACGACGGCGGAGCAGCTGCACCAGCTGGCAGGAGACTGCACCGCTTCCTGCCAGCTGGCGGTAGCCGCCCGGGAATCCCACGCGACCGGACCCGCCGCGTTCTGGCGGCGCTGAGGAGCCGGAGGTGATCATGAGTACTGACCAGAACAGCCGCACCCTGGCCCAGCTGCAGGATGACGCCGCGCTGAACGCCGATGTGGACCGGAACCGGTTCGCCGTGCCCGCCATCCGCCGGATTGTCGCCGAGGCCTGGATGGGCGGCCGGGCGGAGGTGAAGGCTGAATCGGCCGTGCCGGACGGCAGCTGGCAGGAAGCGCTGAACTGGCTCAAGGCGTGCCTCCAGGGCTATGACTACCTGCTGATCGAGCCGGAAGAAGGCCTGGCAGCCTGGCAGGAAGCTCGCGCCCGTGGCGAGCAGCGCATCATCGCTGCCTGTGCGAGAGTTGCCGCGCTGGCCGGACTGACGGAGGACCAGGCACAGCTCCTCGCGAAACTTGCGGAGCCGCAGTTATGACCGGGGACGACCCGTACGAGCTGGCCGTGGTGCTGGACGACCTGACGGCAAACCAGGAAGACGGCATGACGCCGGAGGAGGCGTATGAGCGGCTGGGCGAGCTGCACGAGGCGACCGGCGCCGACTTCGGCATCAGGCTGACCGTGAGCGCGCACGTGGCGTGGAACGCCGAGGTGCGGGTCACCCCTAAGCCGCACGACCCGGGCACCTCCGACCGCAGCTATGTCACGTTCCGGCACGGCCCGGCGGAATGGGCGCTGTGCCAGGCCGTGCTGGACGCGCTCCGCTGGCTGGCGCAGGATAAACCCGCGTACACCGATGAGCCGTGCCTGGACTGCACAGACGACGATGACCCGGAAGGAACCCCGTCATGATCCCGGATCCTGACGGCAACCCTCCGCAGATCAGGGGGTGACGGCATGACGACCAGGATGCAGTTCATCACGACGGATGACCTGGACGAGTTCGACAGCGGCGGCAAGGTGCTCAACGACATCGGCGACGACGGCGAGACGGTCGTCTTCTCGGTCGGCGGGCACGTCCGCGAGCTGCACCTGACGGCGGTCCACGCGAAAGAATTCCGCGCCGTGATGGCGCGGTACGTGGCCGCCGGGCACGAGCCGGGGCAGCAGCCGCTGCCGCCCGCGGGCGACCGCCCGCCGCCGCGCAAGGGCCAGGGCCGCCGCCGGGAGATCCCCGGCACCCGGGACTTCTACCGGGCCATGCGCGACTTCGCCGCGGAGCACGGGATCGAGGTGCCCCTGGCGGGCCGGGATGACGACAAGAAGAACTACGTCTACACCGACGAGCTGAAGCGCAGGTACCTGAGCGACCTGCAGCGGCTGGCCGGCGACCGCAGGGACGGCGGCGGCGCAGCCGCGCAGCTGGCCATGGCGGGACAGCTCGGCCTGATCACGGGCGTACCATCAGGAACACAGCGCGCTCCGGGGTAGTTGATACCTGTGTGGGAAGTACCACGGGAGTATCATGCGGTCAACCGCACCTTCCCTTACCGACATGACGGAGCGAGAAGATGAGCACCATGACGGAGGCGCGGCCAGCCAGGCCGGCCCGTACCGACATCCGCCGGCCGGCGTCGGGGATCGTCATCGACCCGGCCGGCCTGACCTGGTGGCGGGATCGCCGCGCGATGTCCCGCCAGGACCTGTCCGACATGATCACTGTGCTGTGGCTGGACGGCCACCCGGACGCGCTGGCGTTCTGGCACGCCGCCGGGCCGCCCGGTGACGGGCATGCCGCCGCGCCGCCGCGCCCGGTTCCGGGCAGCACGGCCGATCCCCGGGTCTGCACGGTGTGCGGCGCCAAGATCAAGGGCGGCCTGACCCGCGACGGGATCGCCAAGATAGAGCACCCCGATCCCGCCCGCGGCAGGCGGCCGAAAGCCCGCACCCTGCGGGCGCTGTGCGCGGCGCTGAGCACCAGTGACGAACCGGTCCTGCCCAGGCACCTGCAGCCAGGCGGGCCTGAGCTGCCGCTGTCCGCCGCCGCCCAGGACCGGCAGGCCCGCAAGTACTACAACGACGCCATGGTCGGTTTCGCGGACGCGCTGGGCCGGCCGGAACTTTACACCAACAGCGCGGGCCGGCGGTATTACAGTAAGGAACTGCGCGAGATGTACGAGCAGTACCTGGCGCAGACCCGGGCCGGGACAGGCAGCACGGCCCGCGTGGCGTAGCCCCGCCCGCCGCCCCGGCATCACGCAGCCGGCACCAGGAGGATCCGTGGGATATATCGGCGAGGATGAGGACACGGAGGAGATCGTGTTCGAGCCGCTGGACGAGCCCGTCCCGGACGGGATGCCGGCCGAGCCCGTGACCCCGCTGCCGGCCCGGCCCGCGCAGCCGGTCCCGGTCTAGCGCCCGTGACCCCGCAGGAACAGCAGGCTGCGAAAGAGGCCGCCAAGAGGGTCACCGCCAGCCTGGCCTACATCGCCCGCCGGTACGGCCGCCTGACGGACGCGACCGCCCAGGCGACCGCGTACATGCAGCAGGTCAGCCACGCGTGGTACGCCGCGGGTGGCAGCGTCTCCCCCGGCAGCGGGCAGGACGCGAGCACGGGCCTGGCTCAGGTCCCGGGGGTTGCCTGGGGCTCAGCGGGCGGGAGCGCCGCGGGCAGCGTGACCCTGAGCGGCGGCGGAAGCGCCAGCCCCGGTCCGGGCGGCGGGGGCGGCGGGTTCACGCAGGTCCCGGGGGTTGCCTGGGGCAGTGCGGGCGGGAGCACGGCCAGCGCGAGCCTGGCTGGCGGTGCCTCGCGGAAGACAGCTCCCCGCATTGCCTCGGACGGGTTCAGCGATACCGAGCCCCCGGTCGTCGCCGGCTCCGTCACCGGTTACCGGTGGTGGACGCTTGCCGCCCCGGACCTGGCCGGCAACCCGCTGGAAGCCGACCGGTACTGGGACCCGGAGCGCGCGGCCAGGCTGCGCGGGGCCTGGGCCGCCTGGCAGCCGGGCGTCAACTTCGCGCAGTGCCTGGCCTACCAGGGCGCGGCGGCAGGCCATGACCCGGCACTTCTTCCGGCTAAAGGCTGCGGCTGCGGGTTCTGGGCGTACTGGGGCCTGCAGCAGTCCTCGCTGACCCGGCCCGGCACGCTGCCGGTGTTCGGCGTCATCAAGGGTTTCGGCCGGACCCGGACCGGCGCGCACGGCTTCCGCGTCGCCAAGGCCCGGATCCTGGCCGTGCACCTGCCGCTGGTCATCGGGAACCGGCAGCACATGCTGGACGAGCTGGCCCGTCGTGAGGCCGTCCGCCGGGCGATGTTCACCGGCCGGGTGATCAATGTCGGCACGGACCACGTGCCCGGGCCGCTGGGCGGCGCTCTCCCGGCGCCGGAACCGGTGCCCGAGCCGCCGCCGGAGGAGATCGCCGCGGACGAGGCCCGGGGCGAGGCGTGGCTGGCGGTGATCGGCGACCGGATCGAGCAGGCCTACCCCGGCGTCCGCGTGTTCGAGACGCGCGACGCGCTGCTGAAGACCTTCCCGCCGGACGCGGTGTACGGGCGGGGACAGCAGGCGTGATCCTCATCTTCGCCCTGGCCGGCGCTAGCGTCGTGCTCGTCATCGCCGGGCTGGCGTACGCGCTGTACGACGCGAGCAGGCCGCAGCGCCCCCGTTTATGTAAGTACGGAAACCCTGGTCAGAGCCTATGTTTAGCTAACATGTTTGACAATGTTTAATCTGTCATGTATACTGCGGAGGTACAGCGCTCTAGGCTGGGCGCAGAGCAGGAGACAGGTACATGGCTCTTTCAGGGCAGGACAAGGCCGCGCTGCGGGCGCAGGACGAGGTGACCCGGAGGCAGCCGTGAGGTTCTGGCGCGGCAACCGGGCCGACGCGGAATTCAGCGCGGATCCCGCTGATGTGGCCATGCCGCTGGACCGGTGCCTACGCGTACGACGGCGCCATGCCGCTGGACCGGTGCCTGCGCGGCTTCCTGACCGACCCGGCCGGCTTCAACGCGGTCTGGGACGAGCCGGACTACGAGGCCCTGTTCGCCGCGGTGCTGGCCGCCTGGCCCGGCGAGCCCCCGCGCCCCGGATTCCCGGGCTGACCTGACTTTTATGCACGTGTGAATGCAAATTACCGTTGCACGTGCATTGTCGGGTAGACTGTATAGGACAGCGAAGGACAAAGAACTTCGCGCATCAGGATCACGATCAGGAGACAGTACATGAAAATCCGCACCATGCTCTATGCCGCTGCAGCCCCCGCCGTCCTGGCGGTCTCGCTGCTCGGCGCCACCGCCGCGTCCGCGTCGACCGGCCCCGGCTCGTTCAGCGTCGCCGGCACCACGCCGGGCAACAGCTCGCTGGTCAAGGCCACGTTCAGCTACGGCGACCCGGTGTTCGGGAACGTCATCTGCCAGGAGGTTCACCACCAGAACCGTACCCAGGACTTCGACAGCGTGAGCTGCCAGACCCCTGACGGCGCGGCTCTCGGCGGCGGGTACCAGCCCGGCGTGAGCTACACGGTGCCGTGGATCAGCGACTTCGCTGGTAACCCGAACGGGACGCTCACCGACCTGCCGAAGCAGCCGGACACCGCGCAGGTCGTCCTGACCTTCGTGCTCGATGCGGCCGGCAACGGCTACACCGGTACCACGTCCAGCTACACCGGCTGACCCGGACTGCCCGCGCCGTCCGGGGGAGCGAGGGGGAGGGCGGCGCGGGTACTTCTCAGGTAAGCAGCGCCCGGCTCGCGGATCAGCTTCCGCGGGCCGGGCGTTTGCATGCCCGGCCTAAAGAACACAGCCTTCCGCGGGAATGTCACCGCCCGCCTTTACCCTGGCGGCAGCCAGCTTCCCGCAGGAGAGAGAAACCAGCTGTGTGCGTGGAATTTGACGCACACAGCTGGTCGGGCATAAGCTGTAGGTACAGCGGAAGTACGGCAACAGACCGAGAACACCAACGATCAGGAGATCAGCGCATGTCACAGACCCCCACCATCGAAGCGCGCAACGCCGGGCTTGAAGACATCCTCACCATCCTGCAGGAGCAGCGGGCGCGGCGTCTGGACGTCGTGATCCGCGAGCGGATGATCGACGCCCTCGGCGGCAAGGTCCTCGTCCGGGCCGGAGACTCCACCCAGTGGGTCACCGAGGACGGCGTCACCTCCGCCGCCGGCGTCTACCGGCCCACCGCGGTCGGTGACGAGGGCCTGGCCGCGCTGCTCGGCGTGGACGGCGGCTTCCTGAAGAAGCTGCGCCGGCTCGATCCCGCCCGTACCGACATGTGGGATGCCATTGTCAACGGCTTCCTGCACGGCGGTGCCGAGACCATCGACGGCGAGGACCGTAATTACCCGCCGTACGACGGCGCGATCCTGCTCCGCCTGCTCAAGGGCGACGAAGCACAGACAGACGGCGTGCTGCGCGCTGCGCTGTCGCCCCGGTACAAGATCATCGACAACCTGGATGTGCTGCTCGCCGTCATGGACGGGCTCCGCAAGGCCGGGGTGAACGCCATCCCGGACGTGTCCGACCTGACCGACCGGCGGATGCACGTCCGGTTCTCCGTCCCGGAGATCGCCGCCTACGCGCCGCAGCTGCTGGAAGGCTACCGGTCCCCGTTCGACGGCCCTGGCGGGCTCAAGCGGGCCGGCCAGGGCAACCGCCCCGGCATGAAGCTGGACGTCGGCCACTTCGGCGTCGGCGAGCAGGCCCTGCAGCGCGGGCTGGCCGCCGCCAGGGGCGAGCGCAAGGACTACGCGCCCGGCTCCGAGCCCATCGTGTTCGCCGGGCTCAAGGTCACCAACTCCGACGTGGGCGAGGGCGCCCGCACGATCGCGCCGGAGATCGTCGTGCAGATCTGCGGCAACCGGCTCACCCTCACCGCCTCGGCTGACCGGGCCGTGCACCTCGGCCGCCAGCAGGACGAGGGCGTGATCGAGTGGTCCGCCGACACCATGGAGAAGGAGCTGGAGCTCATCACCGCCCAGGCCGCTGACGCGGTGCAGACCTTCCTCACGCCCGAGTGGTTTTTCGGCGAGGTGGAGAAGATCGAGGCGCTGGCGGGCAAGCCGGTGGAGCGGGCCGAGGAGGTCATCAAGGACGTCTCCAGGGCGGCCGGGTTCACGCAGTCCGAGGCGAGCGACATCCTGGCGCATTTCCTGCGCGGCGGGGCCTACACCGCCGGCGGGGTGGCCAACGCCGTCACCTCCGTCAGCCAGACCCTGGACAACGCCGACCGCGCTGCCGAGCTGGACGCCAAGGCCGTGCCGGTCATGGCCCACGCCGCCCGGCTAGCGGGCTAGCCACCTGCCCGGCCCGGGTGCTGCATCACCCGGGCCGGGCAGCCCCATCCTGGGTACCATCACAACACTGACGATCAGGAGACAGCGATGCCCGACCTGGACCTCTCGGACCTGCCGGAGGATGACGACCTGCTGGTCTCGGCCCGGCAGGCCCTGGCTGGCGAGACCACGTACCTGCACCTGGGCGGCCGGGTGATCGCCGCCATCGTGCCGGAGTACGTGGCGCAGGAGCACGACGAGGACATCAGCGCCGAGGTAGCGGGCGCCGGGGTAGAGGACGACGCCTCGGCCCTGGCGCCCTGACCCTCCGCCCGCAAGCAGGACCAGACACAGATCAGGAGACAGCAGATGACCAGGACCCCCGACACCGACACCTGGACCTGGATCAAGCGCGCCATCGCGGTCGCGCTGTTCCTCGTCCTCCCCTTCGCGGTCGCCGCGTGCAAGAGCAGCAGCAGCTCCGAGGCTCAGGCCGGCAAGTCTGCCGCCGCCTCGGTCACCGCCAACCCGGCCTTCATCAAGGCCAAGGCCCTGGTGGCGCACTGTTTCGCCGGCACCCCGGTGCAGCAGGCCCATCAGGCGCACCTGGTGTTCTTCTCCAGCGAGAACGGCAAGCACGGCGACGAGGTGAAGAAGGCCCGGGCCACGCTGCTCGGCTGCCTGGGCATCAGCAAGTCCGACGAGACCCCGTTCTTCAACGACGCGGTCACCCAGGCCAAGTACGGCAAGGTGCTTCTCACGCACGACGGCCGGGTCACCTACTTCGGGACCACGCTGCCGAACATCGTCCTGAAGTACTCCAGCGCCTACACCCCGCCCGCCAGCCCCGGCGCGGGCACCGTCCCGGGCGCCAGCGATGCGCCGATGCCGACCGCGACCCCCGTCACGACAGGAGCCACCTCATGAGCGAGCAGGTCACGTACCGGGAACTGTTCGAGAAGTACGCCCGGCGCGAGCAGCGCCGTGACATCGCGGCCATCGTCAGCGGTGTCGCCGCGGTCGTCGGGCTGGCCGGCTCGGTGCTGGCCCTGCGGGAGCTGAAGGCCGACCGGGCCGCCGTCCAGGCCGTGCAGGCTGCCCGCCGCCCGGGCCGGCCCGCCGGGAGGCCGTGATGACCGCCATCCCGGTGGAGCCGGAGCGCCCTGTCGTCACGAAGCGGCCCGGGCGCAAGTCCACCGACCTGCCGCGGATCCGGCCGCTGTCCTGGCTCGGCCTCGAATCGGTCGCCTGGGGCGTGGTCATCGCGCACCTGATCAAGTGGGCGGTGTCGTTCGGCTACTACGTCGCCTGGCAGGTCAAGTACGGCGTCGGCCAGGCATCCGGCCCCGGGTACTTCACGGTCTGGAACGGCAAGGACTTCTGGGACCGCCTGGTCATCCACATCCAGAACGGGCTGCCCGGCGAGGTCGCCGTCCTGGCCGGGATCGCGGTCGCGGTCATCGCGGGCCTGGTGTTCTGGCTGGTCGCCCGGCCGGAGCGGGCCTGGTCCAAGGCGCTCGTCACCGGGCTCGCCGTGGCCTGCGGGACCGGCGCGGCGCTCGGCATTGCCTGGCAGCTGGCCGGCTGGCACGTGCACTGGTTCCCGACCCAGGAGGAGCCCGCCTGGTGGGTGACGTGGCGGCACGACGCCCGCGACGTCGGCATCGCCGTGATCGCCACCATCATCGTCCGGCTCCTGTTCGTCAAGCCGAAGTACCCGGCTGACGACAACCCCGGCTGGAAGGTCTACGCCACCTCCGTGCCGAAGGCGATCAGCCTGGCGCTCATCCCCATCGCGCTGATCGGCGTGCTGGCCTGGAAGGTGCCGTGGCTGATGCAGCACGGCTGGAAGGTCCCGGCGAACTGGGGCGTGTACGCGTCCGAGGTAAACGGCTGGATAGAGGCCGGAACCTGGATCACGGTCGTCATGGGCATCCTCGGCGGTCTCGCCGCCAGCAAGGCCATCCAGCGGGTGGCGGACGACATCCAGTGGTTCATGGCCGAGCGCTCGGCCGGGCACGTCCGGTCCGAGAGCGGCCTGGACGCCCTGCGCGGCAACCGGGTAATCGGCAGCCCGTCGCACCGTCTCCGCACGCGCTGGATGCTGGGGCGCTCCCTGACGCTGCCGTCCCGCAACCCCTGGCTGGTCCGCGCCCTGGTCTTCGCCGGGTTCGTCACGCTGGTCTTCGCCGGCGCCGGCGCCTGGCTCAACCTGTTCGGCCCGGCCGCACCGCACTAGGACAGGAGGACACGAGCATGTTCTACTGCGACCCGTGCCGCCGCAAGCGGCAGTGGCCGGAGTCCCTGGCCCGCAGCCGCGGCTCATGCGAGGTGTGCGGCCAGGCGGCGGTGTGCTACGACATGCCCAGCCCCCGGCTGTCGGCGCCCGGAGCCGGGGGTCCCTACCCCGATCGCGAGCACGGCGGCGGCGCCGAGGCGACCCGGTACCGGTACTTTGTCACCTATCCCGGCGAGCCTGAACGCGAGGTGGACGTGCACGAGTGGCGCGCCGCCGAGCAGGCTGCCGGGTTCTGGCCGAAGCTGGGACCGGGACACAACGCGACAGCCGGGTTCGGAGGCAAGGGGATCCGCGGCCGGATGCAGCTGATCCCCGCCGGCCCCGGGCACCTGCGCACCGGCAGGCTGCTGTGACCGCGTACCTGCTGCCGGCCAGCGGAGCCTGCGACCCGTCGCTGTGCCGGGCGCCCAGCTACCACGTATTCCTGCACGGGGCGCTGGCCTGCCAGTGTGGCGCGGAGATCATGGAGTCCTCGCCATGCGGGCCGGGCTGCGAGCGGCCTGGCCAATCATCCGGCCGGCCGGAGAATCCGGTCAGCTGCCCGTCCTGCGGCTCCCCCGACCGCGGCGAGCTGTACTACGTCGCCGGGCGCAACGAGCCGGTCAGCTGCAGCAGCGACTGGCACGACCCGGATGCCCGCGGGCCGGACGACGACCCTCACAACGATCAGGAGACACGTACGTGAATGAAATTACTCGCACGGCCCTGCTGACATTCCAGGCCCGGGACGAGGGCGTCTCGCCTGACGTGCTGGCCGAGTGGGCCACGGCGCACGGTTTTGCGCCCGGGCCGCCGCAGCCTGGCCTGGCCAGCTACTACCACAGCACGGGCGATGTCCGGGTGGAAGCCGCCCAGCGGACCCCGCGGTGGATCACGTTCTCCACGAATCATCTCGGCCCGGGCGAGGAGGCGGTCGCGCGGCTGGTCCTGTGCGCCTGGGCGGAGTTCGGCGGGTCGCTGAACGCTTCCCTCGCGATCCGGGACATCATCCACGAGCGGGTGCACCAGGCGGACGACGACTACGACAACGATCAGGAGACCTCATTATGTGCGTCACCCTGCACGAAGCCCGGCTCGGCCAGACGGTCATCGCCGGCTGGCGGAACCCCGCCCGGCGGACCCACGCCCTGCTGTACGGCAACGAGCCGGAGAACCTGGCCGGCGTGCCCAACGCGATGATCCTGCACATCCCGCTCGATCGCGACGCGACCCTGACCCAGGCCAACTTCATCCCCACTCACGGCCTGCGGCACGTCCTGGACGATATGTGGGCCGCCGCGCCGAAGTGGCAGGAACGGATGACCCGCGGCGGCCTGCTGGGGGTGGCTGGCGAGCCCAGGGGGGTGTCCGTGTTCGACATGGGCTCCTACACCTGGATCGCCGCCACCCGCGCCCTCCCGGAGGACATCTACGCCGCCCTGCAGGAGGTCGCTGAAGACCGCCGCCCGCAGATCGGCCTGCCGCTGATCGACTGGTACCAGCGGACCTGGCCGCATGATGCGCTCGCCATCGGCTGCTTCAGTGCGGCCCGCGGCGGCGCCACCGAGCCGGTCTGCGTGGAGTACCCGCCGCAGAAGTGGGGCTGGCTGCGCTACCCGGCGACCGACGCGCACGGCCGCATCCCGCGCTGGGGCGACCAGGTCACGGTCGATCACCGGATCATCGTCGGCACCGACGAGCTCGGCCTGGGCGGGGAGGCGCGCTACCGCGAGGCAGCCCGGATGGACCCGCGGCTGGCTGAGGCCCTGCCGCAGCTGGCGGTCGGCGCTGAGCTGGCCCGGGTCCCGATGGTCCAGGGCGACTTCTACATCGACTGGAGCAGCTTCGCCCAGGGTCACCAGGACCGCACCGGTCAGCTGATCCGCGCGCACGGCCCGGCCCCGTCCCCGGCCGGCCACGACGACCTCATCCCGGTACCGCTGGGCTGAGCAGGAGGCAGGAGGCAGATATGGCAGCTGGCAACGAGGAGAAGCCGGTCGACCTGGGCGCGCTGGCCCGCTCCGTGCAGCTGGCGCTGCTCATTACCGACGCGGCCCTGCCGCTGTACGGGGCTCCCCGCGGCGCGACCGCAGATAGCCAGGAGATGATCGTCATGGACCGGTCCCGGCTGCGCGGCATCGCGTTCACCGCCGTGCTGCGCGAGATGAACCGGTTCGAGTGCACGATCACGTCCGGCGCTCTCGAAGCGCTGATGGACAGGCGCGTGCCGGAAGCGGGGCTGTGATGCCGTCTCGCCGCGCCCGGAGGCCGGTCCTTAATTTCGCCGGGCTGGCCGTCGCGCTGGACGGCCGCACCGACGTGCAGCTCGGCGGGTACGCCTGGGCGCGCTGGTACGGCACCGACGAGAAGAACCCGCTGCCGCCCGTGATCAGCATCGAAGTGCGCGGCACCGTCCTGGCGTTCGTCCGGCCGGGCTCGGTGCGGTTCCCCCGGCTCGAGCCGCTGCCGCAGGGCAGCGCCCGCAGGCAGCTGGAACGGCAGGCGTGGCTGAGCCTGGTCGTCGCGGACAACGGCCTGGGAACGGCCGTGACCAGCATCCGCGTCACTACCGCGCCCCGGGTCCGCGAGCGGCTGCCCGCCATCGACGGCGACCCGGCCCGGCTGGCCTCCGGGACCACGTATCCCGTCACGGAACACGATCAGGATCAGGAGAAAACTGCATGAGCATGGACAGCAGGGACTGGCAGGACTTCGCTAGCGTGTACCGGGCCGGAGCGGAGCGCGCCGCCGGCTGGTCGCATAACACGGCCATGGTGCAGCACACCGCCGTCCTGGAGCGCCAGGCGGACCGGTGCGAGGAGATCGCCCCGGACCGGGACGGCAACCCCCCGGTCGTGCATGATCACGACCACTTCCACACCGACCCGGACGACCCCCAGCACCGGCTCCGGCATCACGACCGGCACAGTCACGGCCGGGGCCAGACCGAGCACACGGGCGGGGTCTCTGGCCACGCGCATGATGGTGGCAGGGACGGCGGGCTGGATCCGTTCGCGCTGCTCCAGCCGCTGTTCCCGCCGGAACGGAGCGGGTCATGAAACTCCCGCTGCACGACGAGCACGGCTTCCTCGGCCCGGTGGAGGCCGCATTTCACGCCTGCTTCGAGCAGGGCGGGTTCTCCACGCCGGAACGGGAGGCAGCCCGGATGCTGCTGGACGGCGGGACCGGGGAGCAGCGGGCGCTGGCCTGGATGACAAAGCAGGGCCTGGCCCTGGACGACCTGGCATGGGACCCCGGCCAGCTCGCGCACTACCGCAGCAAGACAGATCAGGAGACATGACGATGGAACCCTACGTGACCCATGACGGGCTCGAGGTCCGCGAGGGCCGCTACATCCAGGACGGCCCGCAGACGCTCTACAAGGTCAGCAGCTCGGCTCCCGGGATCGTCCGGCTGATCGTCTGCCTGGACGACGGCGAGCTGCCCGGCCGGACCGCGGTGCGCAGCTTCGCCCCGGAGCAGGTGCACGGCATGAGCTCACCCAGCGGTGCGCTCTGCGACCGGTACGAGGCCATGGCGAGCGCGGGCAGCCTGAGCGGCCGGGACCTGGGCCTGCTCGCCAGCTACGCGGACGGCCCGCTGATCTGGGACGCTGCTGACCTGTTCGCGATCGTCTGCAGGCTGGCGGAGCGGGGCCTGCTCGAGCCCGCCCGGACGGACATCGGGTACGGCCCGGAAGACAGGGGCGCGTACCAGCTGACCGAGGCGGGCCGCGTGGTCCTGGCGAGCGCCGGGGACGTGGCACAGCCGTGAACCACACCACCCAGGGCGCGCTCGGCACCGTGTTTCATCACAACGGCGACTACAGCGGCGACGTGACCGTCATCCCGGTTAGCTTCCCCGAGCGGCGTGACGGCCCGGACGGCGCCATCAGCTTCAGCGTGGACATCCCGTTCGAGGACCTGCGCCAGCTGGTGCTCGGCTACCTGCGCGACCGCCGGATCGAGCACCTGGAGCAGATCAGCGACGACGAGCTGGAAGCGGAGCTGCTGCGGTGACCGCCCACCCGCAGGTCCCGATGGTGCCGCCCGGCGAAGACGAGCCGGTCGGCATCGACACCCTGATGGTCCCGCTGATCACCGCGCTGTGGGAGACCGGGTATGCCACGATCACCTGCTGCCAGGATCTCGGCGAGTCGATCGGCTCACTCAGCCGGCGCAAGGCTGCCTACTGGAAGGGCTGGGTGCTGCTGGAGCTGACCTTCACGAGCGCGAAGGCGCTGATGGAGCTTGCGGCCGGGTTCGGCAGGTTCTCGATGCACTGGGCAGACGACGACGCGTGGGACGTGTCCGTGCCGGTGGTCATGCTCGGGTCCGGTGCGGTCATGCCCGGCATCGTCCAGGTGCATTTCCCGCAGGTCCAGCTGGAGCGCCTGACCGGGCTGGTGAAGGCGCACGGCGCGCAGTTCCTGGAAGGGAGGTAAGCCATGGCCGGCGGCAAGCGCAAGCGCAAGAACGGCAACGCCAAGACAGTCAAGCGGTCGCGCCTGTCCCGCCGGCCGCCGGGCAACCGGTACGGCGACCACGGCTACGGCTACGTCGGGAACACCGCACCGGAGGAGCCGTATGCCGGGCCGGGCGAGCCGGAGCTGGCGGGCATGCCCGCGGCGCTGGCCGGCTACGGCCCCGATGACCAGATCCCGGTCGTCATCCAGGCTGACCCGGATGGCCCGGTGCCGCCCAACGCGGGCGCCTACATCGGCGAGGCCAACACGACGATCATGATGGTCAATGCCGAGACCGGCGAGGAGTACCCCGCGCCGCCCGGGTCACGGCTGTACGTGCGGACCAGCGGCCCGGAACCCGGCATCGACCAGACCGTCCGGGTCGGGGACCTGACGGCGATGGAGAAGATCCCGGCCCAGGTGATCACCAGCGTCCCCGAGGACGACACAACCGGCATGCAGCCCGGCGACGTGATCGCGACCCGCCAGCCGGTCGGCTACACCGACCGTGACGGCAGCCCGGTCATCTACGCCGACACCGGGATCAGCCTGCCGCCCACCGGCCCGCGCGGGAACATCGCGCCGGGCAGCCGGGTGTGGCGGGCCGGGCACGCGCCGCCCGGCGCCGTCATCGCCGGGGAGGACGTCCGGTTCCCCGCGCTGCGGGCCGAGCCCGCGCAGGAGGGCATGACGCCCCGCGGGCAGCCCCGGCAGGGTTCCCGCGACGTGCCCGGCACGCCGGAATTGAGCCAGCTGAAGGGCGTCCTCCCGCCGCACCTGACCGGGGCTGCTAACCAGGCTCTGTCCGGGCGCCAGGACCCGGCCATGACCCCGGAGCTGAGCGGCGAGCTGCTACGCCAGATGGAAGCCCGCTCCCCCGGCCTGACCGCCCGGCTGGCTCGCGGGATGAGCAAGGACGAGCTCGGCCAGCCGGAGATCGTCGTCACCGATGACCTGGACAGCGTGCCCGCCGGGCCGGAGGACGACGACACGTTCGTGATCGAGGACCTGGACCCGGGCGATCCCGACGCCGGGCGGCTGCGGCTGGGCAGCCGGACCCAGGTGGAAGCCGCCCGCCGCGCCGAGCGGGCCGCGGACGAGCGGGCGCGCAAGCTGATCCCCGGCCGGGCGGACCCGCGTGGCATCCCGCGCAGCTATGACGCGGCCACCGCTGTCCGGGTCCGGAAGACCTGGACGGCGGATGAGGTGCTGGACATGCACGCCTGGCTGACCCGGGCGTACCGGAACCCGTCCGATGCCCTGGCGGACTACCTGGCATTCCACATGCGGCGTGCGCTCGCTGACGACCTCAACACGGAGCAGCTGTTCTGGCCGGTCGACGTGCGCCAGGGCGCTGACATTCCGCAGGGCCGCCAGATGGCGCAGCTGATCGCCCGCGGGCTGGATGACTCCCGGACACTCCAGGTGACCGCGCCGATGGTGCACCAGCTGCGCGACGACTGGGCAGGCCGGGGCGCCGGGCAGCTGGTGCTAGACGAGGGTGTCCTGCCGGTCCCGGCCGGGTTCGCCTGGCTGGACTCGCCGTGGCTGGCCGAGAAGCCGGGCGAGGGCTTCTGGCTGCCGGTCCGGGCCGTGTCCTGGGAGCGCACCGTGGTCACGGCCAGGAGCGAGCACGGGCAGCCCTTCGCCCCGCCGGGCCTGTCGCAGGCCGACGCGGTCCGGGTCGTGCTGTGGCTGCTGATCGCCGACGACGTCGCGTTCGGCTCGTGGGCGGGCGCGGAGAAGCGCTCCGCCAAGGTGGCCAACAAGGTCGGCCAGCTCGTCCCGCAGCAGATCGCCGTGCTGCCGTTCGGCATCCGGACCAGCACCCGGGGCGGGGTGACCTCCAACGGCCGGGAGCTGATCGGGCTGCTTCACGCCCTGTGGACGACCCTGGGGGAAAAGCTGCCGAAATCCCGCCAGGTGCGGGCCAGCGCCCCGGCCGTCCGCCAGCGGGTGCAGAAATCAATCCGGCATGGCACGGTGACGATCATCCCGCTGCGTGAGTACGACTACGTCGGCGAGCCGGACGGGCGCCACCCGCAGCACCGGGACTGGACCTGCCGCTGGCCCGTGAACGAGCATTACCGGCACATCGACTACTACGACGACGGCACCGACGAGCGGGGCCGCCGCCGCCGGCATTCCGCGGTCCCCGCTCTGCGCAGCGGCGCGGTCGCGGATGATGACCATGACATCTGCGCGGTGTGCCAGGCCAACGGCCAGACCATCCGGATCACGCTGGTGCACGGGCCGTTCTTCAAGGGTCCGACCGGCAAGCCGATCATCACCCCGGCGGACCGCAAGAAGCGCACAGTGTGGAAGTTGAAAAGATAGGACAGGAGACAGCATGCACGAGGTGACTGCGCACTACGAGGCCGGCAGCGGCATCCGCCCGCCACGCAAGTCCGGCAGGTTCCGCGCCGTGGCGCGCGAGGTCGTGCCGGGTGGCGGCCTGGAGCTGTGGCACTGCGAGCACGATCACGCGCCCGGCGTCCGCGACGTCCGCCAGGCTAGCGAGGAACAGCGCGTTTCGGCGCAGGCCTGTGCCCTGGCCTGGCTGGCCAGGCAGATCGAAGACGGCCACCTGTACGCGATGCCGGCCTGGCGCGAGGGCGAGAACGAGCCCGAGCCCCTGGTGATCGAGCTGGAGGCTGCTGACCCGGCGCTGAGCGAGATCATCGTGAAGTACCGGGCGCTGATCACCGCGGAACGCCATTACCGGCAGCTGAACCGCGAGGTGGCGGTGCTGTTCATCACGCTGGACGAGCGCCAGAAGGCCGCCTACATCGCCGCCACGGAGCGGATCGACAACGAGGACAGGGCATGAGCACGGACGACGCAGGCGGCCTGTTCCTGCGTGAGCGGATCCGGGTCCGGGGCGAGGGCGACTGGGCGCGTCTCCAGGTTCCCGATGCGGTCGCGCCCGGCGTCGTGCTGCTTCAGCGGCTCGGCCCGGATGACGAACGGGGCCGGTGCCGGTTCGCCGCGTTCTGGCACGGCCGCCGTCCCGGTACCCCGCCGCAGGCACCCCCGGTCAGCGGTGAGGTGTACCTGGCTGACCTGAGCTCATTTGCTGCCAGGGAACACGGTGACTGGGGTCACGTCGTGCTGAGCTGGCCGGACGGGGGACGGCTGTGAGCAGCCGGACGGACCTGATCGCGCGGCTACCCTGGGTGACCCGGCTGGAGCAGACGCAGGACTGCGACGGCTACCGGTGGTCGCACATGCCCGGCAAGGCGCTGCGGGACCGGGCGCTGTTCGACCGGTACCGGTGCAAGGCCCGGGCCAGGTGGATGTTCCGCGGACTGCGCGGCACCGGCCTGGACGCTGATGACGGGGTGTTCTGCTGGCAGCACCTGCTGGTCCAGCTGCGGTCCAGCCCGGCGGAGACGGAGCGCGCAGAACGTGAGCTCGGCCGGCTCTCGGAGCAGGGCACGCCGATGGACCAGGGGCACTGATGTCTGTCATGTATACTTCAAGAGACAGCAAGGCAGGAGGCGGGATGCCGCAGGAGGAGGCGGGCCTGAGCGAAGTCCAGGCGCAGATGCTGGCCGTGCTGGACCGGCTCGGCGCGCATGACGCGGGCCTGTCCGTCAGCACGAAGCAGGCAGCCCGGGAAGCCGGCCGGTCAGTGACGGTAGCTGGGCATGCGCTGCACGTACTGCGCCGGCTGGACCTGGCCGGATGGGCAGCCGCGCCCGGCGGCCGGTCGGACTACTGGCTCACCACGGCAGGCCTGGAGCTGGCACGATCACGGAAGACAGGACAGGAGACAGGACATGGCTGATACAGCACAGAGCATCGCAGGCGCCCGCAAGCGGCGCCTGTCCGCGGCGAAGCGGTCGCTGAAGCTGGTCCGGGACGTAGCGGACCAGCATGCCGGGCTGCTGGAGTCCGGCCAGGTGCCTGAGGCGGACTTCGTCACCAGCGCGGTCAAGTACGCCCAGGCCCTGGGTGAGCTGCGGCTGCTGGACATGATCACCGAGGGCGGTGAGAACGGGGCTGACGGCGTGATCGAGCTGGAGTCCGGGGACGTGGCTGCCCTGCTCGAGACCGTCCAGGCGTTCGTCCCGGCCGGCGTGCTGGCCGCGCTGCCCCCGCTGGCCCGGGTGAGCGCCGCAATCTCCGGCCAGCCGGAAGATCCCGCCGGGCCTGAGCCTGAGCCCGCGCAGGAGCAGGGCCAGTAGCCATGGCGAAGGTCAAGGTCACCGCGTACCTGAAGGAACGGGAAGGGCGGGAAGTCCCGTACGCGGAGCTGGCCGCCGCCGGGCTGGCTCCGTCTGAGGCCACGCTGCAAGCTGACCTGGCCCGGCTGGCAGCAGATCCGCGCAGCGGCGTCAGCCGCCCCGGGGCAGGCCGGCAGCCGGGGAGAAGGCGGCCCGCCCGGTACGACACCCCGGTCCCGCCGCCCGAGCCGCAGTACGTCATGCTGCGGCTGGTCGGGCAGAGCGCGGCCGGGAACGGCCTGGCGGCAGATGACGGTACCGGGCGCCTGTACGAGATCGTCCCGGCGGGCCGCCTGGATTCTGCTGCTATCCAGCGGCTGGGGCTGAACGGGCATGGCTGACTGGCGCTATGCCTACCCGTCGGAAATCGCCCGGGAGCTGGCCCGCGAGATCACCCGCCGCCGCCGTGCCCTGGATGACGAGGCCGCGGCCCGGGCCAGGGCACGCCAGCGCGGATCGCGGCGCCCGCCTGGCCGGGGCGTGCAGCACATCATCGCGGACCGCCGCGTCACGGACGGCATGGTGCTCGCGCTGTCCTGGCTGATCGGCTGCCCGGACACGCCGTGGCAGGCCGAGCGGTTCATCACGGAGCAGGGCCGGCATCGGTGGAAGACCGGGCACCCCGGCACCGGGCAGGACCAGGATCACGATCAGGAGAAGACATGACCGCATCAGGTCGCAGCACGCAGCTGCTGGAAGCCGCCGCCGCGGCACTGGACGACGGGCAGATCCCGCTCACGGACCCGTTCCTGTCCGAGCACGAGGTCACGCTTGACGAGGCGTACAGCCTCGCGGACAAGCTGGCCCTCGGCGCCCGCATCGTCGCCCGCGGCCTGGCCGATCCCCGGTCCCCCGAGGGCCAGGCCGTGCTCATGACGATGGTGAGGGACGCATGAAGATGGAGCAGGCGGTCACGCTGACCCTGACCGAGGCCGAGTGCCGCGAGTACTGCCAGCAGCTGGCCGAGGCCGAGAGCATCATCCGGGCCGACCCGCTGGATCACGGCAACACCCGGACCGGGCTGACCGTGCTGCGGGACCTGCGGGACCTGTTCGAGCGGCACGGGCTCGGCATCCGGCAGCAGCAGCTCGAGGCCGGGGAGCAGTACAGGGCCAGCCTGCTGCCGCCGCCCGCTCCGCCGCTGCCGTTCCCGTACCAGCCGCAGCCGCCATCCTGGGCGCCCGCTCAGCCGCAGGGGTACCCGGGAACGGGAGGCCGGACATGACAGGTTACCTGGGCCGGCCGGAGCACCCGGATTTCTGGCTGCTCTCGCAGCAGGCCCTGGACAACGATGCCGCCGCGGACTCCGGCCAGGACATCGGCGATATCCTCGGCCGCCAGCTGGACCCGGACTCGGTGTTCTACATGGCCACGCAGCGTGCCGCCCGGATAATGGCGCAGGCGCGCGGCCCGGCTGGCGTCGCGCTCGCCGCGGCCTGGATCGACGGGCTGATGACGGGGATCGGGTTCCAGCACGCGAAGGCCGCGGCGGAACCCGGCGGCATGCGGACGGGCAGCACGACGGTCTGGGCGCGCATCCCCGGTGACGAGGGAACAGGAGACAGCACATGACGCAGGCGGACCCGCGGTGGATCGCGGCCGGGAACCTGTTCGACGCGCGGGTGGGCCGGCAGCCGTACTGGGCGATGTTCTCCGCCGCCCGGGCCAGGATCCGGTCCGCGGTCCAGGCCGCCGCGGTCGGGCTCAGCTCCACCTACGGCGACGCGGACGCCACCCTGGCGCATGAGGTGGGCACGTTCGTGTATCGGTCGCAGCTGAACGAGGCCGGCGTGGGCTTGCTAGCCCAGTGCCGGTCCATCGCGCGCAGCGCAGCGCGAGCAGGAACACAGGGACAGGAGACAGCGCATGAATGACAGCGAGCCGCTTGCGGCCCGGGTAACCTGGGCGGTCACGGACTGGGCCGAGCGGCGCGGCAGCTGGTGGCCGGCGGTCGCCGGGCTGCTGGCCATGCTCATCATCTACGCCATCGGGACCGGGGCCTGGTGGGCCTGGGCGCTGACCGCGCTGGGCCTGGCCATGACCGCGATCCGGCCCGCCGGGACATCGCTGCGCGGCTACTTCCTGGTCACCGCCGGCCGGCAGGCGCTGCGAGCTCAGCAGGAGGCAGACCGTGACTGACGAGGAGCGGATCGCAGCGAAGGCGCTGGAGCTGCTGACCGAGCAGGGCCTGGACGAGCGGGATACCGCGGGCCGGGACGGGTATCCGGAGTACGCCATCAGGAAGGCGGTTACCGGGATCGCCGGCGGCGGGGAGCGGGCCGCGCTGGCGCAGCTCATCGGGATGGTGGCAGCCAGCCCGGCCGCGGTAGGCCGGCTGACCGCGCAGTGCATGGAGATCATCCAGCAGGCCCGGCACGCGGCGTTCGCCGGCAACACCGGGTGGGAGTGGGACGAGGACGACAGGCAGTGGGCAGCCTGGCGCGGCGGGGCGAAGATCGTCGCCCGGTACCCCCGCGACCGGATGCCGCCCCTGCGGGCCGACTGGCTCGGCATTCAGCTGACCGGCGAGAGCTGGCACGGCGTAGTCGCCCGGGGGCGCATGGAGAACCCGGGCGAGAAGGCCCTGCCCTGGAACCGGCCCGTCCTCGCCGAGATCCCGGTGCGGCCTGGCACCGAAGACTGGTACACGGGCCTGCGCGGCCGGGTATACCTGGGCATGCTGTGCTCACCGTGCGGCCGGACGGACTCCCGGGTGTGCCTGCAGCCGCAGACCGTCCTGCAGTCCTCGGAGACGCAGTGCGTGCCAGTCGACCCGGATCATGTCCGGCTCATCGTGCTGGACGGCAAGCTGGCGGACTACGCGTAGGAGGGCCGGTGAGCAGGAAGGCACCCGGGGTCATCATCGTCCTCCGGAACGGCGCTGATGAGCCAGAGGTGCTGCGCTTCCTGCCGGATACCGCCGAGGCGCGGCATGTCAAGGTAACCGCCTTCCCGGACGGCGACCTGATCGTGGCGCTGCGCCTCGGCCGGGTGATCAGGCGCCGCGGGCCGGGCGAGTGGACCGGGTACAGCTTCGACCTGATGAAGCGCCGGGCTGGCGACCGGCCGCCGCGGACACCCGCGGACGAATGAAGACGGACAGGAGACACGGCATGGCACAGGCAGACGGCAAGCCGGTATGGGTGTTCACGCTCGAAGTGCGGGTACCTGAGGAAGGCGACGGTGAGGAGCAGGCCCGGCGCAAGCTGGCTTATCACCTGGACCCGCTGGACTGGTCCGATAAGGGCCACTGGATCACCATCAAGGGCGAGTGGCGGGGGCAGCGCCGCCTTCCGGCCCTGGACGACACCGAGCCGGTGCCCGGCGAGCGGTACGAGCTGGTGCACGTGGAGGACCTGCGGCCAGGCGACCAGATTTACCTGATGGCCCGGCGCAGGCTCGTCATGGCCGAGCCCTACCACCCGGAGGAGATGCGCCCGGAGCTGCTGCGCATCCCGGTGTCCGGCGCCGTGCCGGGGGAAATGAAGATGGCGCCGCCGTTCGAACGGGATCACCTGGTGCCCCGGCTGCTGGCGGGTTACGCACAGGAGGCCCGGTGAGCGCGTCGTTCACCTGCCCGCGCTGCGGGACGACATCGCATAACCCGCGAGATGCCGGGGAGGGCTACTGCGGCGCCTGCCGTGACTGGACCCGGGGCGAGACCGTCCGGGCCGGCAGCGGCGTCGTCACGCAGGCGCAGCAGGACTGGGGACCGGAGGTCTCCCCGGATCACTACCCGTACGACGGCTGCTGCGAGCTCCCCGCCGAGCAGCACCCGCTGACCCCGGACGAGGCGCGGGAACGGCGCGAGTGGGGCGAGACCGAGCCCGGGCTGCGGCAGCGGCTGGCATTCCGCGAGGAGGCGTTCGCCCGGCTGGAGGGGCTGGGCGCGCACCCGGTCCTGCTGGCGAACCAGCGGCGGCTGGTCAATGAGGTGCGCCGTGAGCTCGGCATGCCGGTGATGGAAGGCGAGGAGTGGGGCCATGGTGGCTGAGTCGCAGCCGGTGCATCAGGTCTCGCCCCTGCTGAGCGCTGAGCACGAGTACCGCTGCTCCTGCGGCCGGGAGTTCACGTCCATGTTCGCGATCGTCGCCTGCCCGGACGCCCCGGAAAAGCCGCTGCCGCTGGCCGGCCGCGACGTGGTGCTGATCCGGAACCTGGCGAGGGCGATGCGCAGCCAGGGCGGGCGCGGGCACGGGGTCACGCCGCTGACCGCGACGCCGGACCGCCGCGGGTACTGGTTCGAGGTGCACCTGACCGAGGACAGGCAGCCCACCGGCCGGGTCGCGCGGGTCACCGTGACCCTGGACCGGGTGTACCGGTACTGCGCCACCCACGGCCGGCAGCACGACGATGACGGCGACCCCACCTGCCGGTGGGAATGATGAACCGCGACTGGCCCGGGAAGCCGGAGGCCATGCCGTGACGGACACGGAGATCAGCCGCTGGTGGTACCTGGACCTGGCCGCGGAGTTCCCGGAGCTGGAGATCCACACGGGCGGCTGGGGGCCGGAGCAGGAGCTGGCCGATATCGAGCTGGGTGACCGGGTGACGACGGAGGAGGCGCTGTGGCTGTTCACCTGGATCTATTCCGAGCCCAGGGACCGGCACTGGGCGGCGGTCAGCGGCATGGTCCGGATGGTATGCGACCGGATCCGCCGGGACCGGCCGCTGGCGGAGAAGATCCTGGCCGTCCTGGCCGGCGAGGACCCGGACCAGATCCCGGTGACCCGGGCTGAGATCCCGGACGGCTGGTACCCCGACGTGGAAGCTTGGGAGGCCGGGCGGCTGCCATGACCGAGACGCACCGGGTGACTATCTACGTGCCGCCTGCGCTGCATTCCCGGCTGTGGATCCTGCCGCCGCGCACCATCAGCCGGATCTGCCAGGCCGCGCTGCTCGCCGCGGTGGAGCAGGCCGAGCGGGAGCACGAGGAGGCCATGGCGGCCGGGCTGGACGACGCGTTCGCGGAAGACTGACGGGCTGTCGTGACTGAAACGTATACAAGGTACGGACCCTGGAAATTTGCTGAAAGCGAGTATCGGCCGGTATCAGGTCTTGAGCGGTTGACGCGGCCCGCGTAAGGTTCGTGCGTGATGGGTCACGAACCTGGGCACGGGCCGCCCAGCAAGGGGCTTGCCACCGTCTGGCGCGCTCTCCCCGCTAGGCCGTGAGGCGTAGTGTGCGCGGGCTGGTCCGAGCCCGGGCCGAGGAGCCTGCAATTCCAGGCGCGGTGGGTCACCCCGGCTAGTTCGTCAACCGCACACGGCAGCTTACGCCGTCAAGCGTCTACCGGGTAGTAGGCGCGGCATGAGGATTCGCTGAATGTTCGCGGATAATGACCCGGGTCGGCACGATTAGTTACGGCGCGCAAGCGAACTAACTGCGAAGTAACTGCCTGTGACCGGCTGACAGCTCTGCTTAACGGCCGGGTTCCTGCCTAGATGATCCGGAGAGCCGCCGTAGGTGTCCAAGAGCCGCCCCAGGTGTGCCAGCCGACCAGCGTGCCGGGTTTGAGGGCACCGAAGCTGCCGTGCGGCAGGCCCGTAGCGAACTCTACGTGCCCAGGACCGAAGAACAGCAGGTCACCTCGTTTAACCCGGCTGAGTGAGATAGCCGTCAGATGCGGGCTCCCGGCTAGCATCGCGAATGTCGTGCGCGGCAGGGAGACCCCGAGAGCAGCCCGGGCTGAAGCGAAGATCAAGCCCGAGCAGTCATAGCCCGTCCTGCCGGCCCCGCCCCACACGTACGGCGTCCCGGTAGCGTTGCGCTCGGCCCAGTTCAGCGCCGCGTTCCCGGCCGCGCTGCCGCCGGAAGCAGGCTCAGCCGGGGTGCGCAGCGCCGTCGTCACGGCCGTGGCCGCGGGAGGCACCGCCGGGGACGGGCTGCCGGACGGCGCGGGAGGCACCGCCGGGGACGGGCTGCCGGACGGCGCGGGAGGCACCGCCGGCGCTGCCCCGGCGGCCGGGGTGCCGAACAGCGGGCAGTTCAGGTTGGCCAGCGAGGCGGTCAGCCGCTGCTTCAGGAACTCGTTCAGGGTCAGCCCCGGCACGATCGGCTGCGGGCCGGTCTCGAGCGGGGCGTCCAGTGCCAGCCGGGCGGGCGCCAGCGCGGCCAGGTGATCACAGAAGCCCTTTGCCTCCGCAGCCAGGTCGCCCGTTACCGCCGGCTGGCCCACCCCGGCCCGGTACGCGTTCGTCTTGACCGCGGACAGGTTCGCTGCGGTCGGCGGGCTGCCGTTAGCGCCCGTCGTGGTCATCGGGTCGTTGGGCGGGACCAGCGCCACGCCGTCCGGGGACGGGTTCGCCGCGGCCAGCAGCTCGTTCAGGCCCTGCGCGGTGACGCTGCGGCCGGGGCTGGCCAGGTCCGGCGCGGTGAACGGGGTGCAGCCCAGGGCCGGGTCCACGAACCCGTCGACCAGCCCGTTGTCGGACGGATTGCGGATCACCGTGGCGCCGGGCAGCGCGGCCTCGTTCGCCGCGGTGTCCTGCGCGGTCCGGCCGTCCGCGGTGGCCAGGTACCTGGTGGTCACGTTGTCGGACGGGTCCTGGTCGACCAGGGTGAAGTCCCGCACGGTCGGGCAGGGCTTGCCGTCCTTCCCGGTGCCGAGCGGCGGGACGGGAGTGTGCCGGGCTGCTGCCGCGGCGAAGAACGCGGGCGCGTTCGCGTACGCGACCTGGCCGAATTGCGACCCGGCCGCGCCCTGGGTGAACGCCCCGGCGCCGGGGCCTTGCAGGGTGAGCACGGTGCCGTCGAACCCGGTCCAGATCGCCACCACGGACCCGGCCGGGAGGACCGGCACGACCGGGGCGGCAGCCGGCTTCTTGTTCACGTCGGTCACCAGCGGGTTGTAGACGGATGGCGCCCCGTCCGGTCCGATGATCGCGGCCTGCACGAACGCCCCGGTAGCGGGATCCGCCTCGGTGCACCCGGCCTCGGGGACCAGCCGGTAAGGGGCGGCCAGCCCGGCGGCCGTCAGCGGGTTCGCCGGGACGATCAGCTTGCAGTTCCCGGACCCCGGCGGGTCAGCCCGGGCCGCGGGCGCAGTGACGGCCGCCGCTGTCAGGCAGGCGGCCAGGACGGCAAGGACGGCCGGGATGGCTGCTCGCCGCCGGGCGCGGGGTCGGGGCAGGTGCATGGATGTTCCCTCCTGGGTTCGTGCCGGACCAGAATCCGGCCGGGCTGGCCGCCAGCGCGTACGCGGCGGGAGCTGTCACGGCTGCCAGCAGCAGGGCGACCGCGGCGCCGAGTTTCCGGGCCGCGCGCAGCTGCCGGGAAACCCGGATGGCGTGCCGGAGCCGGAGCCGGGCGTGTCTAGGGGTGTATGAGGCGGAGCGCATTGCCGCAGGCCCTTATCTCCAGCACCGCCAGGATGATCATCCCGGCGGCGAAACCTGCGGCCAGCCCGGCCCGGAGCGCGGTCCGGGGCCAGCCGCCCTGGCTGCCCCGCCGGGCGATGCGCTTGCGGACCGCCGGGACCCGGGCCGCCAGCAGCGGGGCCGAGGCCAGCGCGAAGCCTGCCCCGGCCGCGGGCGCGGGGAGCACGGCCAGGTGCAGGCCGGTCACCGCCCATACCGCCCAGGTCAGCGGTTTCTGCCATTTCTTCCAGTAAGCGCCGAGTGCCTTCTGCGCCGCGCTGTTCGCGGTTGCCGCCAGCGGGACCAGCAGCACCACGATCAGCGTCCCGGTCCACTCCCGCAGGTGGCCGGCCGCCGAGCCGCCTGCCAGCGCCAGGTCCAGCCCGGTGCCGCCGAGCACCGCCATCCAGAGCCCGTACCGGCGCCGCCACTGGCCGGGCCGCCGCAGCCCGGTCGCGGCGGCCAGCGGGGTGACGGCCAGCATGGCGAGCAGGCACCCGGTCGCGCCCAGCCCGAGGACCCGGGCGCCGTAGTCCTGCAGGCCCGGCGTCATGGCGGCCAGCGGCCGGAGCATGACCAGCAGCGGCACGGCCGGCCACAGGCACAGGGCCGCGCTGCCCGCGCGCACGGCGGGCTGGCGCGCGGGGATGATCCTCGCCGTGGTCACGGGGAGCTCCCTGAGTCCGGCGGGAAGCCCGGGAGCGTGATCGTGATGACCGGCGCAGGCGTGCTCGGCGGCGGCGCCGGAGCGGGCGCGGGCGCTGAGTCCGTGGCTGCCGGAGCGGGTGCCGCCGTTGTGGTGACCGTGACCGTAACCGTGCCAGGCGAGCTCGCGGTCCCCGCGGATGAGGGTCCCGGCGAGCCGGGAGAGGATCCGGGGCTCGTGCCCGCCGGGACGCCGGAAGCCCCGGCGGACGCCGTCCGCGTGGCTGCCGCGGGGTAAGGCGCCGGGCGGGGTGCTGCCTGCGGCGGCGCGAGAGACAGGCCGGGCGCCACAGCCAGGCCGCGGCTGGCGAGGATCCCGGTGACCTGGCTGGACAGCGCGATAGTGATCGTCGCTGCGACGATCACTATCGCGCAGCAGGCGAGCAGGGCGTACCAGGCGTACTGGTACCAGGGCCTGTCCCGGCGGACCATCCGGGGGTGCCTCCCATCACAGAAGCAGCCGTGTCATTGACCTGTGAAGTGTCAGCCGCACCCGCCGCTGGCCGCCCAGGCCGAGTAACCCGACTGGGCGACTTCCTGGTAGTACGCCTGGTTCTGCTCCGCTACCGGGGCATCCTGCGGCAGCCCTGAGTGGCCCAGCGCGTGCCAGGTGCTGGGGAGGAACTGGTACAGGCCGCCGGCCCCGGATTCCGGGTTGACCGCGCGGGCGTTCCCGCCGGACTCATCGGCGATGATGTGCGACTGGCAGCCGCCGGCCCCGGTGTAGCCGGCGGCGAGGCTGGCGCGTGAGGCGGGCTGCCCGGATGCCGGGGTAACAGGACCGGCCGCGGCGGGAGCGGGTCCGCCGCGGCCGATGCTGGCACAGGATACGTCGTACCCGTCGCCGTCGCCGTCGCCGCAGTAATACGGGAATCCGTACGTAACGCCCCAGATCCGGCTGGCGCTGCTGGGGGGAGCCGCCGGGCTCGCGGGGCGCGTGCGCGGGCGGGTTTGCCTGGCTGCCGGCCGGGCAGCCGCCGCGGTGACGACGGCCCCCGAGGCGGCCTGCGCGGACGAGCCGGGGGCCGACGTCGCCACCGCGCGCAGGATGGCGCCAGCTGGCGCTGCCGCGCGGAGGATCACGCCGGATGGCGCCAGCGCGGCGCAGACGGCGACGGCCGCCGCCCAGGTGACCGCGGCTGCGGCCGTGACCTGCGGGCGCGCCGGAGCCCGTCTCCGCCTCCTGGCGTGACGTGCTTTCCGGCGCATGAGCATGCCGGTGTCCCTCCAGCAGGAAACCTGGCTGCCGGGAGCGTGGCACGCTGCTGCGGGCACGGGCAATGCGCCAGGCGACCCGAATCACCGCGGTGCTGACGCGGTTCAGGAAGCCTCGTGACCCGGGTCAGCCCGGCCCGTGACCCGGGTCAGCCGCCGCCCCAGGCGATCGTCGCCACGGCCGCGGCCAGGACGACGACAGCCGCGGTCAGCACGGCGCACATGATCGTCATCCAGGTCTGCCGCCGCCGCATGTCGATCCTGGCGAGCTGGCGCTGGACTTCGGATTGCGACATGTGCAGCAGGCGGCCGATCTCCCGCTGGGATTTACCTGCGCTGCGCAAGCTGCGCAGCTGCTGCTTCTGCTGGGGCAGTGGGCCAGTCTGGGTCTGGGTCATGTGCTCATACTGTACCGGGACGGCCTTTTACAGTATGCCCGGCCGGGCACCTGTGCCGCTCCTGGTCAACGCCCCTGCAGGTGCCCCCGGCCGGGCCTCAGCGGGACCCGGGCCAGGAGTCCTCCTCGTCCAGCCCGGGGATGGCGAACCCGGGGAGCACTACGCAGGCGTCCGGCAAGGTGGCGTTCTCCCGGAAGGTCAGCAGGAACTCCTCGCCGGGCCGCAGGGAAACAGGCTCGTCCGGTACCGCGAGCCAGGCTGCGCAGCCGGGTTCGTCGGCGTCCTCATCGCGCAGCGGGGTGCACGGGATCACCCGCCCGCGGTAGCACAAGATGATGCCCTTGGGCGGCGCAGGATTGGCCGGCGCAGGCCGGGATGACCACAGCCACCTCATATCTCGCAGGATACTCCCTGGCTGATGCTCCGGCCGGCCGGAGGATTCCCGGGGTCAGCCCTTGAAATTGCCGCCGAGGTTGACCCAGCTCCACTTGATCGGGCTGACCGGCGTGGTGTACGCGCACATGTCGCCGCCGGCGTTGATGTAAGTGACCCGCATCCGGTCCCCGGCCGGGTCGTAGGCGATGCCCGCCCCGCCCTTGGCCCCGGACTGCTCGCCGTCCACCGCGGCCCATGAGCTGTCGCCGACCTTGATGTTGACCTGGCCGTTGCCGTCCCAGATCCCGGCCTGCCAGGGCCGGCCGCTGCCGTCGAACGCGACGTCTGCCATGAAAGTCCCTCCTGATGGTGACGCGGAGCTCCCGCCCTGCTTCTTTGCCTTGTCGATGACGACGTCCATCGGGAACCCGGAGCCGCAGTCGTGATGCCCGGAGCCCCACGAGCCGAAGTTGACGTGCTCGCAGATACCCCGGACGTTCGGGTCCTGAGCCTGATAGTCGTTGAGTACCGTCCAGGGGATCTTGTACTTGTCGACGCAGTAGCGGACCCATTCCGCCGCATTGTTGATGAGCGTTCCCTTAGAGCCGAGCCAGGTATCCCGCGACCATGAGGCGTAGGCGCACATCTCCAGGGAAAGGCACCAGTCATTTGCGCTTCCCTGGGTCCACGCTTTGTGGTTCTCATAGACGTACGCGCCGAAGACTCCGGCCTCGTAGTTGTCGGCGCCGTGGTGGCTGGAGCACTGGGCGGACGGGTTAGCGAACCAGGCGCCCAGATCCCGGATCTTCATCGCGCCTTCAGTCGTGTGAAGGACGATCTTGTTGTACGGTCCCCGGCTGGTTGAGTAGTGCGGGGACGGCATCCAGATTTCCTGGAGGGCCATGCCGGCGGCTCCCTTGGTGCGGAGAGCCCGGCTCCCGGTAGGCCGCGGGCGAGATGAAGATGGTCAGGTCAAGCGTAGCCGGGTCACGGCCCGGCGCCGGGGAACCTCTCCCGGTAGAGCCGCAGCCGGGCGGCGAACCGGGGATCCCCCTCCGCGGCGTTCCACGGCTCGGCCTGCTGGCCGTCCGGCGGCGGGTCGCCGGACGGGTCCGGCAGCTCGAGCTCGATCTCGCCGGCGTCCAGCTCGTCGCTGGTGAACGCCGCGCCGTACCGGACGAGGCGCCGGCCGCCGTGGCGGTGGCGGCGCAGCCTGTTCCCCATGGGCATGGTTTCCCCTTTCACTTGCGGTTCCCGTTGCCGTTACGGGCACGGGAGCCGGTAATCAGCCAGACCAGCACGGCGATGCCGCCGACCGCCAGCCAGGATCCGGTCATGACCATCAGGTCCCAGCCTGACAGGTGCGCGGACCCGGCTGTGATCAGGTCAGCACCGAAGTTGAGCAGCGACAGCGCGAAGATCAGCAGCCAGAAGGTCCGCGGGCTCAGCATGGCAGGATTCCTCCGGGCATGGTCAGAACTTTCCGGGGTACATCGCGGCGATGACCGTGGCCATGTCCTGCCGGGCGCCCTGCAGCGGGGTCAGGGTGGCCGTGTCGGTATCGTCATCGAACTCGTACTGGCCGGTCATGAAGATCACCGGCCCGGCGGTCACCTCGCCGCCGTACGGCGCGTCCGCGACCATGACCTGGACGAGCGTGCCGGCTTTCTCGCAGCCCAGGTCGACCGGGAACCCGCCGGCGTTGAGCAGCTGGCCCGGCCCGACCGTGAACGGCCCGGCGAAGCTGGCCCGGACGTACTTGGCCAGGATGTTGTTCCCGATCTGGGTCACCTGGGAGACGGTCAGCACCCCGGCCGAGCTGGTATCCAGGTAGTACTCCATCGGGCCGTGGCGGAGCACCGAGCTGGCCTGGGTGACGGTGAGGGTCGCGTAGACGGCAGGCACCGCCTTGGTGGTGGAGGTGGCCTGGATGTCTGTGCTGACCTGGTAGCGGATGACCAGCGTGTTAATGTCGGCGTTGATCGTCCGCGGCACCGGGGTGTGGCTGATGAGGAGCCGGCCGACCGGGTACTGCAGGGTGCCGTACACGTCGGCGGGCAGCCCGAACACCTGCAGCTGCCATGGCCCGGCCGGGGCCTGGGTCACGCCTGGCGGGGTGACCATCCAGGTCAGCGCGCCGCCGGAGCAGAGCAGGTTCAGGAACGCCGCGATCGTCTGCGCGCCGGAGTCGACCTGCTGGGACAGGTAGATGCCCAGCGGCGTGCCGATCCCCGGGTTGGACCAGCGCAGCCCGCGGCTGATGGCCTGGTTCACCGGGTCGTCGGCGTTCCACGTGGTGTAGAGCGCGGTGAAGTCCGCGCCGTAGGTGCCCGCCCCGTGTGCCGTGACTGCCCAGCCCTCGGTTCCCGGCTGAGGCTCGTCCAGCTTGCCTTCCCAGACGCAGTTGGCGCCGCGGAAGACCTGCACCACCCGGCCCGGGTTGAGGGCGTCGGTGCGGTAGTCGGGCGGCAGCCGCAGCAGGCAGCTCATGTGGTCCGGGCCGCCCGGGCAGGTGAAGCTGTACTTCAGCGCGGACACGTGGCCGAGCGCGCCGAGCCACCGGGGGCTGGTCGGCGACGGGACGCTTACCGCGGTGTCCGGGCTGCCCGGCTGGGCCTGCGGGGCCGGGGTGAAGAACACGTTGGAGAAGCCCGCGAACGGCGCGGACACCGCCGCCACGGTGAACAGCGTGGGTTCCTTCAGGGTCCCGCTGGTCCAGAGCCGGAAGTCGTCGCCGGGCAGCACGCCCGCTGCCTGCGCCGGGGTCAGGACGAGGTAGCTGAACCCGGCGTAGCCTCCGGCCCAGCTGCCGGCGAGGCCCCCGCCGGACAGGGCGGATGACCAGGCGGGCCGCTGCGGGACGAACGTACAAACTTGTGAGGCAGAAGCGCGCTCCAGGGCCATCTAGCTGCCGCCCCAGAACTGCGACGCGTTGGCCTTGTAGTCCAGCTGCGGCGCGGGCGGCCCGCCTTCGTACCCCGTGTTCAGGTCGTGGTGCTGGTCCAGGGTGGCGATGAGCGCGTCGGCATCAGCCTGGGTCATGCCGAGGCCGTCCGGGAAGGCGGCGGTCAGGAACACCTCGCCGCCCATCGCCGCGATGTAGGCACGCTGGTCGGCCAGCCGGGTGAAGCTGTCCCGGACCCCGGTGAGCAGCGTGCCGAGCGTGGCCAGGTAAGTCCCCGGGTTCGGGACGTTGGTGGCGATAGGTCATCACTTCCCTGTCAGATGAGCGAGAAGATCCCGTGGCAGTCGATGGAGCTCACGGTGGTGGCGTTGACGCCGAAGACGGTGACGGAGCCGTCCGTGTTGAAGGACATCGTGGGGGGCCAGTTACCCGACAGCGCGTTCTGGGTCCCGATGACGGGGAGCAGCTTGCGCCCGGAGGCCGGGGTGTACCCGGCCGGCAGCGCACCCGCGGCAAGCACCGCGGTGCCGTCGCTCTTGGTGCCGATCAGCCGCAGCGAGATCGACACCTCCACGCTGCCGGTGGGCAGCAGCCGGTACTTCTTCCACCCGCCCGAGCCGAGACCCCAGCCGTTGGCGCCGGGCGGGAAGTCGTGCCAGGTCTCCGCGGCCGAAGGGCTCGTCCCGGGCTGCACGGCGGTGACCGGCCCGGTGTACCCGGCCGCGAACGCGTTCCCCGCCGTGTCGGTCCCCGCGGCCGGCTGCAGCGCGGCCAGCAGCACGCCCGCGGTGAAGTAGGTGATGACGACCTTGCCGTCCGCGCCCCCGCCAGCCTGGACCGGCGCGGCGCCGGTATGCCAGTTGACGGTGATCAGCGGGTTCTGGCCGTTATCGCCGCCCGCGCCGTACGCGGAGCCGTAGTTATTGAGGTTGAACGAGCTGCCCGGGCCGAGCGAGACGGACTGGGCGGCCCCGCTCTGCAGCGCGCTGCCGAGGCCCTGCCCGGTCAGGTCGGTGGTGACCGTGCCGCCGACGTTGCCCTGCCACCAGGTCTTGATCCCGGTGATCCCGCCCGCGTTCCAGCTGGACGGCAGCGACGACCGGTTCGTGTAGCCGAGGATGACGTACGCGCCGTTGTTGTACCAGGTGTGCGTCCACTCAAGCCGGATGGAGACCTGGTCGATGGTCTTGCCGGACAGGTCGCCCTGGGGGTTCCCGCCGATGATGCCCAGGGCTTTCTGCGTGCCGTTGTACGACCCGCCTGAGGCGGTCTCGCCGCCCTGCCACATGGTCCCGTCCGCCCTTTTCTGGTTGGCGTTGCCGCCGGTCGCGTCCGACCCGAAGTAGGTGGCTGAGCTGTTCAGCCGGTAGGTGCTCGTGCCCGAGGTGGCCGCGGTGGCCGCCCCGGCGCCCCCGCCGCCCGCGCCCGGTGTCGACCCGTTGCTCCCGTTGGCCCCGCTGGCGCCCCCGTTCCCGCCGCCCCCGGTGCCCCCGGACGCTCCGGACGACCCGGATGACGTGATGCCGTTGGCTCCGGATGCGTTCGGACCGGCCGGTGCCCCGCCGCCGCAGCCGCCGGTTCCCTGGCTGCCGTTCCCGCCGCCGTTCCCGCCGTGGTTCTCGATGGTGCCCGTGCCCGGGCCGCCGTGCCCGGCCGTGCCGCCGCCGGGACCCCCGGTGAAACCGCTGCCCGCCCCGCCGCCGTTGGCGAACACACCTCCCGTGGTCGTGCCGCCGCCCCCGGAGGAGGTATCGAACAGCGTCGCGCCGCCGTCCTGCCCCCCGTTCCCGGTGGTCCCGCCGGAGCCGCCGTTGCCGACGATGTAGCTGTATGTCACCCCTGGCACCACCGGGTAGGCGGGCTCGCTGGCGTATTCTCCGCCCCCTCCGCCTTCGCCGCCGCGGGTCGACCCGCCGCCGCCCCCGCCCGCGCCGGCCCCCCAGCATTCGATTTTGGCTGCTGTCACGCCGGCCGGGCAGGTCCAGGTGTACGTCCCGTTGCCCGCCTGGGTGACCTGGCCCTGGTTCTGCCCGTAGGTCAGCGCGGGCGGCGCGGCCGGGTGCGCGGACAGGTGCGCGGCCAGCCGGGCTTCGACGTCGGCGGCCTTGGCGTGCGCGGTTGACGGGAGCAGGCGGGGGTCCTGGCCGGGGTTCGTCATGATGCAGCCCTCAGATCAACCGGATCGTGCGTCGGCTGACGTGGGCTCACGTAGAGTGATGTGGTACTCATGTTACGAAATCCGATCGGAGTACCATCGTGGGAGATATGACACTCCAAGGTTCGGAGCACCAGTAGGGCTGTACGCGAGGAAGACATTATCTCCTGGGGTTAGATAGAATGGGCCGCCACTTACGATGCAGGAGTCCAGCACCGAGATGGCCTGGCTCCGGTCCAGGTTGGAGCCCATGATCCGGCCGAGGTCCCGGTCCGAGGTGGGCTCATCAATGAAGAAGTTGGTGTATGCGTTACCGGGGGAGATGTTGAGTATCACGGTCTGTCCCTGGGTATCGAGGAACAGCACGTCCAGGAACTGGTCATTCTGGTCGGTGTCACTTACCGATACGGCGTAGTACGCGCTGGTATTAGAGGGGTCCATGTCCTTGACGGGAAGCGTGATCTCGCCCATGATCACGACGCCGTTGACGATGTCCGTGGCCGGCGTCACCGAGCGGGTCAGCTGCGTGGTCCAGACCGGGCCGCCGGCGTACTCGTACTGGTAGACGGTCAGCGTGATCTGCCGGGCGGAGGACGGGCTGTCCCAGGTGAAGTTCATCAGCACGGCCGAGTAGGTGCCGCGGTACAGCGAGTTGGTCCCGGCGATCACCTGCGGCACCGCGTACTGGCGGCCGTCCGGGTTGTCCGCCGGGTAGACCGGCACGCACGGGTTCAGGTTCTCGGGCGCGTCCGGGCCGGGCCGGTGCGCGATCAGCGTCCCGAACGGGGCCAGCGGCGGGGTCCAGGTCAGGAAGACCGCGCCGCCGCCGCCGGCTCCGCCGAGCTGCGCGGTGGTGCTCATGTCCGCGCCGCCGCCCCCGCCGCCAGGGGGTGAGTTGGTGCTGCCCGGCTGATCGGCCGCGGGCGCGCCGTCCGCGCCTTTGCCGCCGCCGGTCACGGCTGCCGCGCCGGCCTGGCTGGTGGCCGCGGTGCCCGCGCTGGCGAACCCGCCCGACGCGCCGCCCCCGCCGCCCAGCAGGGTCGTAGACCAGCCCGCGCCGCCGGGGAAGTGCACCGCGTTGGCCGAGCCGGATCCGCCGGCGCCGCCCGCGGTGGCGTTGAGCGCGGCGCTGGCCCCGCCGCTGGCCCGGACCACGGTCCCGGTCGTGCCCGCCGAGCCGAACGTGGTCTGGCCGCCGGCTACCGGGCTGCCCGCCGCGATAATGTAAGTCAGCCGGACCTGGCCGATCGCGCCGTTTCCCCCGCCGCCGTTATATGCGGTGGAGAACCCCCCGCCGCCCCCGCCGCCCGGGCCGCCGCCCGCGCCCGGCCAGCCCGAGGCCGGGGCTCCGGCGCCGCCCGCCCCGCCGCCGGATACCGCGCTGGCCCCGGCACCGCCCGCGGTGGCCCCGCCTGCCCCGCCCGCGCTGCCGCCCGCGCCCGTGCCCCCGGATCCGCCGCCGCCCCCGCCGCCCTGCCGCGGTGCGGTCCCGCCCGCGCCCCCGGAGAAGTGGGTGCCGTTAGTGCTGCCGGAGCCTCCCGCGCCTCCTGTGGTCCCGCCGAGCAGCGCGCTGGCGCCGCCGTGCGCGGTGACCACGGTCACGGTGGTCGCCGCCGACCCGAACGTGGTGCTGGCGCCGCTGCGCTGGCTGACGGTCCCCTGGCCGGACAGCCCGCCGCCGCCGGACCCGCCGGACCCGGTGGTGAACGGGACCCGGGTGCCGGCCGTGACGGGCAGCGCGGATTCCGCCGCGTACTCGCCGCCCCCGCCGCCGCCCGAGCCCGGGCCGCCGCCCGCGCCGCCGCCCCAGCACTCGGCCTTGACCGTGGTGACCCCGGCCGGGACCAGCCAGCTGCCGGCGCCGGCCGAGGTGAACGTGATGACGTGCTGGGTGTCACCGGAGGACCCGGCCGTGCCGCAGGAATACGGGACCGGGGTGCCAGCCGCGACGGTCAGCGCGTTCTCCCGCGCGTACTCGCCCCCGCCGCCCCCGCCGCCCAGCCCGGCGGTGGTCCGGCTGGCCCCGGCGCCGCCCGCTCCGGTGGCCTCGGCCTGGACGCTGGTCACGCCCAGCGGCGGCCACCACACCCCGGTGCCTGTCAGCTCGGTGCTCACCGGCCCGGCCTGCGGCAGCTGGAACTGCGCTGAGAACGGGGTCCGGGCGGTGCCGGCCGCGCCCATGACCTGGTAGATGGTGCCGCGCTGGGAGGCCGGGGAGGACAGCGAGGACGGGTTGGCGATCACGTCGTCCAGCCAGGCGTGCAGCCGGATCAGCACGGTGGAGCCCTTGTAGACGAAGTTGGAGATCCGCACCGAGTAGGCCGTGATGCCCGCGTAGTTGAACCCGGCCGCGCCCTGCGGGATGTTCGCGGTGTGCCGGGTCCAGGCCGGGGTGCCCGCCGAGTTCGACCAGCGCTGGCTGTTGTAGGTGCGGGAGAACCGCAGCGTGTGGCCGCCGTTGTCGGTCAGCGTCCAGGCCAGGGTCAGGTTGACCTTCATGGCCGGCCACGGGCCGAAGTGAGCGGTGTCGTAGCTCAGCCCCACCCACGCGGACAGCACCGGCAGCCCGGTGATGTTCAGCGTGCCCAGCCCGGACCGGGTGTAGGTGCAGACCGTGCCCCAGGCGGCGGCCGGCGGGGTCCAGTGCGCCGAGGCCGGGCCGTTCACGAACTGGGTGGAGCTGGAGGACCAGTTCGTCCCGGAGACGGTGCCGAAGGTATCCAGCGTGACCGGGGCGGGCGGCGCGGCGAGGCCGCCGAGCAGCGGGGAGGCGAACGCGACCTGCTGCAGCCCGTCCGTGTCTGACCGGCCGTACGGCAGCGCCTGGAAGTGCAGCGTGACCACGGTGATCGGGTCCTGGTTCATCAGGAACCCGTAAGTGATCGTGGCGGGCAGCGCGCGGAAGCAGTCGAAGACCAGCGGCAGGCCGCTCGCCACGGGCGTCCAGGTCAGTGTCCAGGTCTGCTGGTCGGTGACGGACATCAGCAGCTCGCGGGCCGCGTTCATGGTCGGGATGTCCGGCGCCGTGATCTTTACCGGCAGGTGAATTTCCCTGTTCGAGCTACGAAATCCGAAAGGACGTTCGCCATCAAGCAGCAAGCTCTGCACGATGTCTGTCGTGGCCTGGGGGGCGCCCAGGTCGTACGACATGCCGTAGGACAGCCCGGAGCCGCCGCCCTGCGGGGGAGCGAGCAGCTGGAAGACGACGGCCTGGCCCGCGGTGTTGACCAGCTCGGGGATCAGCGACGGGACGCCGCCGGGCTGGCCCATCAGCTCGATCATGGTCCCGATGGCCAGGGAATCGTAAAGCCCTGGGGTCGTCACAGGCGGTCCGGGTCCTTTCTTCTCTGGACCCGGCTCCGTGACGGCCGCGGGCGTAAGTCTGCTGTTACCTGGCGGGAAGCGTTATCTCACTGAGCCGTAGTACCCCCTTGAGGAAGCGCTGCCGGCCACCCCGTTCAGTGCCTGGGAGTACGCGGCCGGCGCCGCGCCCGTCAGCGCGATCAGGCGATCAAGTCTGCTGATCACCTGCATCTCGCCGGGGGTCATCCCGCCCGGGCCGATGACCCCGCCGGGCGGCACGGGCGAGACAACCTCGTTGCGCCCGGTGCCGTTGTAGGCCAAAGTGAGACCGGGAGGCAGAATGCCACCTCTGTCATACCAGCCGTAAATCGAAGCCAGGGTGGCGTACTGGGACGTACCCTGCTTCGGCAGCGGCGGCGCGTCGAACATGCTGAACGGCCTGATCGCGGTCGGGAAGCCCGTGCCGGCGGTCTGGGCGAGCTGCCCCAGCATCTGGTACACGCCTATCATCAGCGCGGGATGGCCGTGTACCAGCGCCTGGTCCTGGGTGACCCGTGCCTCCGCCCGGGCCGCGGCGATGAGGTGGCTCAGCGCGGGTGCGGACGGCACCGTGCCGGGCCTGCCCAGCGCCGCGTAAGCGGCTTCCCCGGCCCGCTGCCGGGCAGCCAGGGTGGCCAGCTCGCCCCGGATCGCGCTGCGGTTGGAGTACCACCAGGTGCCGTGCCGGGCGTGCGCGAGCGAGTCGGCGAAGCCCTTGACGACGTGGGCGTAGTAGGTCTTCTCGGTGCTCTCATCGCTGGCCGCGTTCGCCCAGAAATCGGACAGGGACTGGGTGCCGTGCGGGGCCGGCCAGGGCGGGAACCGGTGCCCGGCCACGACGCCTCCGGACTGCAGCCGCGGCAGCACCTCGTGCGGCGGGGCCGGGATGATGGTCTCGTCGTGCCCGGTGGCGTTAACCGCTAGTGTCATCCCGGGCTTGAGCACGCCGCCCTTGTCGTACCAGTTGAACGCTCGTTCGTGTCCCCAGGCGGCAGCAGGTGAGCCGTACCTGCCGGAGATGTACGCGAGGCCCCACCGGACCTGGTTGGCGTAATCACCCAGGGCGTACGGGTGGCCGTGTCCCAGGCTGTTACCGGTCAGGTGGATGTGGCCGTTCTGCTCAGCGGTGAAGCTGCCCAGCTCGGTCGTCACGCACCAGACTTCCTGCTCGCCCGCATCCTCGTAGAAGAACCCCGGGTGCCCGACGTGCAGGGTCGGCTTGACGAACCCGATGATCAGGTTCTCAGTGCCGTACCGCTTGTCTGCGCGCTTGTAGACGCTGGGCCGGTAGCCTTCCAGGTAAACCGCCAGCCGGATGGTCTCGGCCAGCGCGCCGTCGTTCTGCGAGATCGACCGGTGGACGGTATGGCCTTCCCGCTGGTCGACCGAGCCTTCCGCCAGGAACATGGCATCCAGCCACGCCCTGCGCTGGGCGCTGGACATCGCCAGGATCATGGCGCGGTGATCCGTATTCGGATGCCCGGCGCGCTCGGTCAGGTCCCGTGCGTACGGGGCGCTGAGCCGCCATTCCCGGTCCAGGCGCAGCTCTCCGTGCACCGTGCGCTCGCGCGTGCGGACCACGCTCCCGTGGCCTGCCAGGGCGCGCTCTATGTCCGGCCAGTTCTCCTGCTTGGTCTGGCCGATATGGAACGTGGCAGGAGAGCCGCCGTGGCGACCGGTGCCGTACTTCGGGTAGGCCTTGCGCTCCCAGCCGTCGCCGGCGACCCAGCCGAGCAGGGCAGCCTCTTCCAGGGTGATGGGCAGGCCGTCTTCCGCGTGATGCGGCTTAGCCAGGATCAGGATGCTGTCGGTCAGGCGTCCCTGGATCTCCCGCATTGACTCCCGGGGGAGCGTCGCCCGTGCGCGCTTGTCACGCATCAGCCAGCGGTGATTCGGCGTCGTGGTGAACTCGGCCTGCGAGTTTCCGTAGCGGACCACCCGGTGCACTCCGGGATGCAGCACGGCAGTAATCCGCGTCCACTCGCTGCGCCCGGCCGCCTGGCTGTATCCGACCGTTTCATCACCGACGCGAACCTCGTCATGCTTCAGCCAGCCGCGCCGGGTCAGGACCATCATGTCTGTGCTATAGCACTGCGGGATGCCGTAGGCCCCTGAGCTGGGGTTTACTGCCCAGGCGTTCCAGCCGCTTTCCTGGTTCCACAGGGCTTGCAGCGGCGGCCACTGATTCGCGCCCCAGCCGTACGCCCACAGGATCGAGCGGGCGAACGCCTGCGCCGCGGCAGCGGACCCGCTGTGCGGGGCGCCTGGCGCGAACCCGACGCCGCCCGGGTTCGATGCCATGGCGGCAGCCCATTTCGGCGGGATCTCGAAACCGGAGTTGCCGGCCAGCGAGGACTCGATCGTGCCGTACTGGCGGCCCAGCGCGGATAGCATCGTGGCGCCGTTGACGACGAACCCGACGTGATGCGCCGGGTTGCCGAAGAACACCATGCCGCCGGGCACCGGGCCGGATGCCTTGCCCCACCGCTGCAGCCCGGCCGCATCAGGCCGCCCTACATTCATGCCGAACTTGTCGTACACAAAACTCACGAATCCGCTGCAGTCCCAGCCGGTGACAGGAGATGATCCGCCCCACACGTACGGCACCTTGCCCTTGAACCTCTCGGCGTAGGCCAGCACCGACTGCCCGGCGGCCGGCCCGGCCAGCATGGCCACCGCGCGGTTCGCGCTGTTCACCCCGGCCCTGATGTAGTCCTCCATGGACTTGGCCATCGCGGACGTGAAGCTGCCGTAGATCTTGTTCACGTAATCCGGGGTCAGGCCCCAGGTGCCAGCCGGGGTGCCGGGTACCGCGCCGCCCGAGGCGAATCCCGGGACGCGCATCCCGGCCGCGCCGTGCGGGGTCACCTCGATGCCAGCCAGGCGCGGGACCCGGTCGTACAGCCCGGGGACCGGCAGCAGCGCGGGCGGCACCGCGCCCCCGGCCGCGAACCCGGGCAGCTTGCCGCGCAGGTGGTCGACCGCGCCGGCTTGCACCATGCGGGTGGGCACGACGACCTCGCCGGGCATCAGCAGCGCGCCTACCGAGTCGCGGCCGGGGATGCCGCCGGAGATGAACCCGCCTTCCGCGTGCGGTGACAGGAATCCGCCGGGGCTGATCGAGTAGCTTTTCCCGTCGCTGCCCTTGATGCTGAAGTTGCCGTCGCCGCGCATGCTAACCTGCAGGCTGGTGTGCGCGGGCAGGTTGCGCAGCGCGGTGAACAGGTTGTCCGCGTTGCGCCTGCTTACGTCGATGGCGCCGGCCATCTTCTCGAAGTCGCCCATCGTCGTGCTGGCCTTGCGGCCCGCCTCCGTCAGCTTCTCCCGGCCCAGCTCCTGCCACAGCGCCGCGGCCTTGTCCCGGCTCAGGCCCAGCCCGTTGACCGCCCAGTCCACGAACTTGGCCTTGGAGTCCCTGGCAGTGAGGTTCAGCTTCGCCAGGTCCGGGCCGAACCTGGCGGTGATCTCTTTCCACAGCACGTTCGCCCTGCCGGTGGAGACGTCCAGGCCGCTGACCGCCCAGTCCGCGAATGCCTTCCTGGCATCGACGGCTGCGCCCCTGACCTCATTCATGGCGGGCTCGAGCTGATTCGAGACCGACTTCCACAGCTGCTCAGCCTGATCGCGGGTCAGGTGCAGGGCCTCCTGCGCGAATGCCAGGAACTGCCTGTGCGCGTCGGCGGTGCTGCCGGTCAGGTTGACCAGGCTCTGGGCCAGCTGCAGTGCCGTGTCGTGGGTCCTTCTGGAGAACAGCCCGGTTTTCAGCACGGCTTCGGCGAAGCTGGTGAAGATGGCCTGGCCGCCGTTGGCGGTGATGATGGCCTGCGCCATGGCGGCGTTCAGGTTGGTGCCCAGCGCGATCGACAGGTTCTTGACGTCCTGGGTCAGGTCGGACGCGTCGGTGGTCAGCGTGGTGGTGATCTTGTCCAGGTCGTGCATCGGGTCCTTGGTCTTGCCGACCCACTTAGACAGCTCTTTGAAGCTGTTCGCGCCCTGGTACCCTCCGCGCTGCGCCAGCCCGTACAGGATGTCCGTCATCGCCTGCGAGCTCTTGGCCGCCGGCAGCATGGACGCGACCATGTCCTTGTTGGCCTGGGCCAGCATGTCCACGCCGTCCTGGCCCTTGCCCGCCGCGTTGGCCAGCAGGGACAGGGAGTCCATCTGGGTGTTGGCCGCGTCCGCGGTGCGCAGGAACGTGTCCCGGGCCATCAGCGAGGCGGTGTTGATCCCGGTCATCGAGATCTTGCCGCCCTGCGCGGCGTCGGCCGCCAGCTTCAGGCTCATGCCGACCTTGCCGCTGGAATCGGACAGCTTGACCCCGGCCGTGGTCAGCGACTGGTACAGCCCCTCGGTCTGGGTGGCGAAGGCATTGAATCCCTGCTCGCCGCCCTCGATCGTCTTGATGAAGGTGTCCCAGCCCTGGTTCAGCTGGCCGACCTTCTCCTGCTGCTGCAGGGCCGCGAAGGTGACCGCGTTGACCGAGGCCTCCAGCTGGCCGCCGGTCCCGGTGATGTTCTGATAGCCGTTGATCAGGTTCTGCACCTTCTGGTGCATGACCGCGAAGGTGTCGTTCGCCTTGACCCCGGCCAGGTCCATCAGCGCGAACGCCTGGGAGACGCTGTACCCGTGCCGGACCAGGGAGCCGGTCTCGGCGTACAGGGTCCGGTAGGAGCCGACCAGCTTGTTCAGCTCACCGCGCAGCCTGGCCACGTCGTCCTGGATGGCCTGTTCTTTCCCGCCACCCGGCACGAACAGGTCCTTGACAGCCCGGCCGGCCGCTTTCAGGCCGTCCAGGGTGTTCCCGGAGGTGATCCCGGTGACGGCCCTGCCCCACTCAGTGCCGAATGCCTTGGCGTCGTAGCCAAGGGACCGGAGCGTGGTGCCCAGGTTGCCCCAGTTCTTGCCCTCGGCGGCCAGCAGGGCGCCGCTATCGGTCATCCGCCCGCGGAGCTCGCCGATGGCAACGGCCAGCCCGGTGGTCGCCGCCTCCGACGCTGTCATCGCCGCAGCCTGGGCCTGTACGTCCGCGATGAGGTTCTTCGTGCCGGTGTCGGTCTGGTTCATCTGGTAGACCAGGAGGCCGATCGCGGCAGCCCCGGCGATCGCCCAGGTCCACGGGCTGGTGATCAGCGCGGCCAGCCCGGTGACCAGATTGAGCGACCCGGCTGCCGCCTTGCCCAGCGCCCCGCCCAGCAAGCCGACGTCAGTGGCGGCCTCGGCCGCGATGCCGAACTTGGAGATCCAGCCGATCAGGGACGCGATCGGGCCGATCATCTTGACGAACATGCCGCCGAGCACAGAACCCCAGAGCCACACGCCATGCAGCGCCAGCGCGGCTGCAATCAGCGGGCCGGGCAGCTTGGAGATCACGTCCAGCACCTGCGTGGCGGCGACGAAGAACTGCAGGAAGTAGTGCGCGATCCCCGGGTCCTTGGTCAGCAGGTTGTGGATCGCCTCGGTGACGTGGCCGACGATCTGGCCGAACTGGGCTAGGTACCCGGTCCCGCTCCTGATCATCCCGGCGAAGCTGCCCTGCTTGCCGACCCAGATGTCGATCTCGGCAACCCACCTGTCGAACAGGTCGACAACCGGCTCGAGGATTTTCTGCAGGTTCGCGGACTGGCTGTTGATGACGCCCAGGGCGCCGCCGAAGATCTCGATGCTCCGCGGCGCCATCGCTTCCATCAGGGCATCGAACTTGCCGGTCAGCGGCGGGATGTCGGCGCCCATCGCCGCAGACACGGTCCGCACGGCCTGGATCCGCACCCCGACGTCATGCATCGACTCGGACAGCGCCGCGACCCCGGCTGCCCCGGCGATGACCGCGCCGGTCACCGCGATGATCGACTCGATGACGGCGTCCAGCGCGACGTGCCACACCTTGATCCCGCCGATGGCGCCGCCCAGGCCCCAGAATCCGCCGCCCTTGAACGCCCAGCCCTGCAGTTTCGCCCAGGCGCCCTCGGTCGCAGCGATCGCCGGGGTCAGGCTGTGCAGCCCGGCGGTCATCGCGGCGACCGCAGCCGCGGCGGCTGCCAGCTTCACCGGGTCCCCGCTGATGGACAGGTCGGCCAGGGTGGCTTTCAGCTTCTCGCCCCGGAGCTCCAGCGCCGCCAGCTTCGCCTCCGCGGCCGGCTCGCCTGCCAGCTCGATCTTCGCCTTAGCCAGCGCCGCGTCCAGCTTCTCGGCCCGGATCCGCAGCTCGCCCAGCGCCCTGCCCGGCGGCCCGATCGCGGTCCCGGCCAGCGAGGTGTTCAGCTTGGTCACCTCGTTGTCGATCCCGGCGATGCCGGCGGCCAGCGAGGTGACCTCCGCCATGGACAGGCCGCCCAGCCGGACCCGCTCGGCTTCAGCCCGCAGCATTCCGACTTCCGAGGTCACCGCGGCGATCTCGGCCTGGACCTCGTGAATCTGGGCCTCGTTCATCAGCCGGATGCCAGCGCCTTCCGCGCGCAGCCGCATCAGGCGGTCCTCGGCCGCGGACAGCTGGGAGAACAGCCCGGTGGTGGTGGCGGCCAGCTCGATCCGCCGCGCGTCGGATTTCAGCACGTTGATCCGGCCGACGATCACGTCCAGCTTCTTCTTCAGCTCCGTGTCCTCGATGTCGCCGGGGATCTTCTCCAGCGCCCGGCGGATCTGCTCGGCCTGGCCCTGCAGGTGCTTCAGCTCGTACGCGGCTTCCGCGTCGTTCAGGGTCAGCTGCAGCCCGGACAGCTTGCGCTGCAGCCCGGCGGTGGCGGTGACCTCCCGGGCGATCGCCGCGTCGATCTTGCCGGTGTCCGCGCCCATCTGCAGGTTGCGCAGCTTGGTCTCCAGCCCGGACAGCTTCGCGGCTCCCTTCGCGATCGCCGCGTCCATCTTGGCCGGGTCGGCGGCCAGCTCCATGGACCGCATCTGCTTGTCCAGCAGCGCGACCTTATTCAGCAGCTTGGTCACCGCGGCGCTCATCGCCGTGTCGTCCGCGCTGAACCTGATGTTCGCGACCTTGGCGGCGGCGGCGGCCAGCTCGGCCCGCACCTTGGTCATCGCGGCGGTGACCGGCGAGGTGTCCGCGCCGATCTTGACGTCCTGCTTGGGTACGGCGGTGACGGCGGCCTTGACCTTCGCGGTCAGCTCCTGGAGGAACGAGTCAGTGTCCGGCGAGACTCGTTAAAATGACAATGAATGCCTCGCCTAGAACGCGGCCACCCGTTGCCATATCAGACCACCCCCCTCCTGATAAGAGGGGCAGCCTGACACGGAAGCGCTGGCGCCACGTCAGATCATGCCTTCCAGGGCGTCCAGCGCCGTGGTCATGAAGGGGTACCGGTCCCGCATCTGCACGGCGCCGTGCGGCCGGTGCTCCAGGAACACGGCCGGGAACGCCGCGACGTTGACGCCGCCGTACATCCCGCCGAGCGAGCCCGCGACGGGGCCGTGCACGTGGATCGAGCGGCGGGTGAACCCGGGCGGCAGGGCGTACCGCGCGGTGCTGGTCGCCGGGTTCCAGATGGTCGACCGCCGGGTGCCGGGGAAGACGTGCACGGTGCTGCGGGCGATGTCCGCCGCCTTCTCGTCCAGCTCGGCGATCAGCCGTCCGACCGGCCCGGCCGGGTCGCTCAGCATCGCTTCCACGTCGCCGGGGCTGATGCGGAGGCTCCCCAGGTTGCGGGGCATCTCAGCGTTCCCTGCTCATCGTTCCGGCCACCGGAAATCACCGTCCTCGTACAGGGTCTTGTCGTCCGGGGCCACCGGGGCTTCCGGGTCCTCGAACGCGATGCCGGCCGCCTCCTGGTGGGCGCGCAGCGCGATGACGGCGGCCTCCTCCGGGTTCTCGGCCATCCCCAGGCTGATATCCAGCTGCTCCAGCTCCTCGTCGCTCTCGCACCGGTCGGCCAGCATGGAGTACGCGACGTTGCAGGCCTGCCGCGGGGTCAGCGCCTCGAGCCCGCGCGCCGACGAGCGGAGGAGCGTGCCGTCGACCCGGCCCGCGAACCTGGCTGTCCAGGCGAGGAGCGCGACGGCTGCTCGGTAGGGCGGCCGGCCACCATCTCGATGACCTTGGTCACCACGTCCATCAGGTCGTCTGCGCCGGCCTTGGACTCGCAGGCGTGGTCCTCGAACGCGCGCCAGTCGCCCGCGTCGAACTCCGGGCACGCCTGGGCCGACCCGGCCTTGCAGTCCTCGCACTCCCCGCAGCCGGGGCTGCCCGGGTGGATGCAGTCCTTGAGCATGGAGTACAGCGCGCCGAGCGCCCGCGGGTCCTGCACGTTCACGTCGGCGAACGCGGAGAACTTGAGCAACGGCATCAGGCCGATCTTCTCGGCGATGCGGAACCGCCGGCCGGCGAGCTCCACGGTCCGCTCGCTGGTGACGATCTTGTCCGCGACGACGATCTCGGTGGGCGGTGGCGGCTCCACGCCCGCCACGGCGCCCTGGATCCCGGCGAGCTCGGCGTCGAAGTCGATGTCCAGCCCTGCTTCCTCGGACACGGGCTGCTCCTCTCATGACGAAGGGCGCAGCTCCCCCGCGCTGCCGCGGGGGCCGTGCGTGAATGTCCGGCCGGCCGGAGAATCAGGTGCCGGGCAGGCCGTAGACCGGGTAGCGCGCGATGCGGCTGGCCGCGTTCCATGTCGACTTGAGTGACACGGCTGCCGTGACACCGCCAGTGACACTGTAGTCAGGCAGAATGGTGCCGAAGAAGTACTGCGGCAGCTGTGACGGAAGCGACGACGGGTAAAGATAGAAGTTGCGCGGCAGGCCGTCAGTGGCTGATACGTACGTTTGCGTTGTAGCGGTGTCGTAGAAGCCGCTGAAGTCTCCTGAGGCGTCCGGGAGTCCTGCGACCCAGATGAGGTTCTGGTCCGATCTGTTACCTCTCGCCCCTGCGAGCGAGCGGGCCAGTCATTTCTGCTGGCCTCTGCATATCTCTATGCAGGCCGGACTGTATCTTCACCCGCGTGGGGTGCCGCGTACACAGTCTCTGAACCTTCTCGTCGGCTTGCGCCAGGCGAGCTCGGCTGCTGATTACCCCTGCTGGCTGCTTTTCGGACCGTCGCGCTCGCGCTTTCGCGCCACGCTGTGGTGCAGCCAGGTGACCCGGGCGTCCCAGCAATTCTCGCAGTTTTCACAGTAGAATCACTTCTACCGGGGGCAAACACCCATAGCAGTTACATCAACTTTCGCAACTGTAAAATTGATGCTCCAGGCGCTCAAAAACGCCATGGGACTCGCTGTTGGATTGGCGCCACCTGGGCCATCTACAGCCACATAGGCGATGCCGTTTCGCGTTCTGTTACCTCTCGCCTAAGCGAGCGGGCAGGTCGTTTCCGCCTGCCTCTGCATATCTCTATGCAGACCGGACCATATCTTCACCCGCATGGGGTGCCACGTACATGGTCTCTGAACCTTCTCGTCGGGGCTGACCCAGGCGAGCTCGGCTGCTGATTGCCCCTGCCGGCCACTTCTCAGAACCGTCGCGCCCGGGCTTTCGCCCCACGCTGTGGTGTGACCGGGTGATGCGGGTGTTCCAGCAATTCTCGCGGTTTGCACTGAAAGATCGCTCTCTCAGGCGGCCAGCCGACCGTGAATACGACTCATGTATCCACACCTTTCCCTGCCTGCGCAGAGATGCCGAGGCCAGCCAAGCTGGTAACAGCCGTTAGACCGGGCACCGGACTCCGCGGAACGTGAGTAACGGAGCCGGCTCCGCCATCCGTGCAGACCCTGGACCGGGGGCAGCTACGGGGCCACGGCAGCTATCAGGAGTAACGATAACGCAGTCAGTTTGTGGACAATGAGAGCATGAGCGATCCCGGCACGGAAAGGTGGCTGCCGCTGCCCGGGTACGCGGGTTTTACGAAGTGAGCGATCAGGGCCGCGTGTACTCCCTGCCCAGGGCGGCGACACGCGGGGGCCTGCTCAGGCTGTCCGTAAATTCCCGCGGTTACCGGCACGCGGCGCTGTGCAAGTACGGCCGGGTGCGCGTCATCCCGGCCGGGCGCCTGGTCCTGATGACGTTTGACCGCCCGCCGCGGCCCGGCGAGCGGGCGCTGCACGGCCCCGGCGGGCCGGGAGATGACAGCCGGGCCAACCTGCGGTGGGGGTAGTTTGTGGACATGGCGGCCCGCCTGTGGTGAGGTGAGAGCGTGGACAGCGAGGCCGTCAGGTCCGCGGCGCTGATCGCTGCCTCCTCCGTCGTCCCGCGAGGGACCAGCGCGCCAGACCTGACCCAGTACGCAGGACAGCTGATCCCGTGGATTACCGCAGCCCCGACCGCCGGGCTGGACGTGACCGTGCTCCTGGACGGCACGCTCATCCTGCACAGCTCACACGGAGGAGAAATGGCCTTCACCGCCGCCGTCACCGATACCAGCGTCGTCATCACCGGCACCTGCAAGGACGCCGGGGGCAACGCGACCGGCGAGCAGGTCCGCTGGACTACCGACGACCCGAATGGCACCATCCTGGCCCCGTCCGTCTCCGCCAACTCCGGTACCTGGACCGGCACGGTCACCGGCACTACCGGTACCGTCAACGTCTCCGCGAACGCCGCGCAGACCGCGGGCGTGCCGCCGTTCCTGGCCCAGGTCACGGTCGGCCCCGGCCCTACCGTCACCATCGAGGGCGATGTGGTCATTAACCACTGACCCGGGCCTGATTCTCCGGCCGGCCGGATTTTTCAGGCAGCTTCCGCCTCATCGCAATCGCATCTCCCTGTGCGCGCCTGCGCCAGGCGGCAGTTGGCGCACAGGACCCGCCAGCCGGGCGGCCAGCCCTGCTTGCGAAGCTGGAACGCCCGGGGGAACCCGCCGCCGCTATCGCTGCCCGGTTTGTCCCGGCCCGTGCTCACCAGCATGAGCACCACGGCCCGGGACGTGCCGCAGCACTCGCACTGGCTGTCGCCGTACACGGCCAGGGCCTCGGCGACGACTTTGGACTGGTAGGTGGCGCACCGCTCGGCGTTGCACGTGCTGCACGCCGCCGCCCGGCCGTCCTTCGCCCGCTTGTTCACCGGGAAGTCGTCTTCGAGATCCTTGACCAGCCCGCAGCCAGAGCAGCGCTTCATCCCCTCCGGCACCGGCCCGGCTGCGGCGGTATCCGTGACATCGGGCATATTGTTAGCTTAGCTTATCTGCACTGGCAGGGCATACTGTTAGACGCCCGCCTATACGAAAGTGACCCAGGCCTGTCATGAATGACGCTAATTACCGCGAGCTGATCAGCCTGCTGGAACGGATTGCGGACGCCCTGGAACGCATAGCCGCCAAGCTGACTGCTGAGGAAGGCTCACACGGTTCCGGCGCACGCTTGAAGGGCCTGCCCGATTTGCGCGCCCCGAAAGCGTCTGACGGCGAGTAACCTGGCCCCTTACAGCTTCTCGATCAAGCCGAGCAGCCGCTTCGCGTTGTTCTCGAACGTGCGGTCCGCGACCGCTAGCCGGGCCTTCGCCGCCATTTCCTCCCGCTCGGCGTCATGCGACAGCAGCCAGCGCAGCTTCTCCGACGCGTCGCCGGGGCCGCTGAACGACGGCAGGATCTTCCCGAACAGCTCGTCAGATTCCGGCCGCGGGTCGCGCAGGAACGGCAGGCCTGTCGCCGCCAGCTCGATCTCCCGCGGGCCGCACGCCCAGCCCTGGCCGTCCCAGTCCTCGGTGCCCTCGCGCCGGTAGAAGTTCAGCCCGGCCTTCGCGTGCCGGTACAGCTCGGCCGCCTGCGGGTTGTCGATGCAGTCCGGTTCGCCCAGCGGAGTGCCCACGTACCGGGCGGCGGGCGAGGCAGGATCCAGCTTGCCCCAGTCGTTCCCGGCCAGCAGCACGTCCAGCCCGGACAGGTCCATCTGCTCGAAGAACGCGATCCTGGAGGCGAACGCGGTGCCGATGAAGCACAGGTCGCTGGCCAGTTCCGGGTCGCGCGGCCCGCTCCGCGGATAATGCACCGATGGCCGGAAGGCATGCGGCATGTACTCAGCGGCTGTGACATCGCGGAACGCCTCCAGGTTCGCGGGATCGTTCAGCAGGGCCAGATCCGCGAATGCAGCCCGCGGCAGCTGTTCATTGTCTTGATACGGCGATTCAGTAAAGTGCATCACGGTCCTGAAGTTACGGCTGCGCATCAGCTGCATGTACGCCGCGGTCATGTAGAACCCGCTGATCATCAGGACCACGTCTGGCCAGAAGGTCAGCAGCGCGTGCGAGATGCCCTGCAGGGCCGCCATGAAGACCTGCTCCTGGGACATCGCGTTCCGCACGACCGGCAGTCCCGTCTCGTCCTTCTCGCCTGTGTCGATCAGGGCGTTGGAGTAGAAGATGAGGCGGTCATTGAGGTTGTAGATCTGCGCGTCGCAGCCGAGTTCACGCAGTCCCTCGCACCAGCCGACCGCCACGTCATGCACGCTGAAATCGGGTAAAGGCCCGGGGTGAACGATGAGGACACGCATGGGCTGTAACCACCCCCTCTTAGATCGCTCCGCAGTTCAGGTTCAGCCGGCACCCGAAGTAAATAATGCCGCTGTACTCCACGCGCCCGTAGCTGTCGGCGCTGACCGGCTCGCACCATTCCACCTGCCCGCCGAGCGAGGTGTCCTTCAGGATCGCGGCCGGGATGGACTGGCCGGACCCGTCGCCGTGGTCGATGCCGAGGTAAGCGTCCAGCGCCCGCTGGGAGGCGTCGACCGGCGCCGCGTCGGTGATCAGGATCAGCACCATCAGGTTGAGCGTGAAGGTCTCGTCCATGGTGGAGCCGTACTGCAGGAACGGGCCGGCCCGGCCGGGCAGCACGACGGCGCACGGCGGGGTGACCTGATCCCGGGCCTGCCCCATCGCGCGCAGCCCGGTGTGCGCGGTGATCTGCGCGGCCAGCGCGTTGGTGACGGCAACCAGGTCCGCGATTACTCCTCGCCCCCGTCCCACTCCCAGCCGCAGCCGCTGAGGCCGGCCCCGGCTCCCGGGACGGGATGCCAGTACAGGTGCACGGCCAGCGCCGTCAGCAGCGCGGGCGCGAGCACCCGGTGCCGCTGGCAGAGCCGGGTGACGGTCGGCAGCCTCCCGGTGGCGATCGCCGCGACCTCGTACCCGCAGATCGCTGCGGCGGCCCACTTAGCCACCAGGGGCCTCGCAGGCGCAGCCAGGCCCGTGCACCATGACCCCGGTGACCGACCGGTAGCAGGCAGGCGCAGGCACGAAATCGTCCTCCGGGCCGGTCTCCCAGGTCATGAACCCGGTATGCCGGAAGCCGGCGCGCTTCAGCTCCCGCACGGTCCGCGGCCACGTGATGAACTCGCGTACCTGCCAGCAGGCGTACAGCCACAGCGGCACGGTACGGTCCGGCGGCGCGGGACATCCGCTGCTGCACGCGCGGTCACCCATAGCCAGCCACTGCCCCGGGCCTGGCCCAGCCGTCCGGCGGGTCCGTCACCCAGTCCGCGGGGTCCCGGCCGGCGTTCGGGCAGCCGCCGCCGTGGCCGCCCCCGCCCTGGGCGTAGCAGACGCCGCACTCCGGGATCCCGGTGAGGCTGCCGGTGCCGCCCGGGCCGACCTGCCCGTGATCCGGGTCGTCGTACGCGTACGGCGCCGGGCTCAGCGGGCCTGCCGCGATCGGCCCCGGATCCGGCGGGCTGCCCCGGCGCTTGCGCGGCGGGCTCACTTACCCGGCTTCCTGCCCGCGGCCTTCTTCTTGCCCGCGGCCACGGGCTTGCCGGCAGCTGCCACGGGCTTGCCGGCAGCGGGGACGGGCTTGCCAGGCGCGGGCTTGCCGAAGGGCGCCGCCTGCTTGCCGCTGAATGGCAATGCCTTGCCGTCCGGGGGTGCTTTCGCCGGGGTCTTGTCCCGGGCCTTGCCCTTGGGCTTGGCGGGCGGGGGCTTGCTCGTCGCCATGGATCCTCCTCATCGGTTACTGCGGGGCTCCCTCGCAGCAGTTATCGCAGCGCACTACTCCCCCTCCCACTCCAGCCACCAGGCCTCCTCCGGGGCGCCGCGCCAGGGCAGCAGCGCGCACCACGGCACCAGCAGGCCCCAGGAGATCGCCCCGGCTCCGTCCGGGTGCGCGAGGACGGCATGGTAGCCCTGCGGCAGGCTCAGCCCGTAGACCAGGCCGGGGGCCTCGGTGTCCGGGTCGCACCGCTCGAAGTGGGCTAGTTTCTCCCCGGTCCCGGGAAATCCTTCCGCCCGGACGTACTCGAGCAGGTCAGCCATGGTCGCGGCCTGGACTGATTTCCAGAGCTCGAGCACGGAGTCGTCCGCTACCCAGGTTCCGGTGAACGCGGCCAGGTGGGCGGCGACCGCGACGGGGCCGCAGACGGGCAGCGCGTGAAGATCCAGGGCCTTACCGGGCCTGACGCCGTACCGGGTCCAGGTGTCCGGGGCCGGGGCCTTCGGCTTCTTCGCCGCCTTGTACGCCTTGCCCTGGGCGCGCAGGTGCGTCGCGGTCCGCGCCTTGGCCAGGTTCCGGCGGGACGCGGCCAGCTGCTTCTCCGTCCGCGGCCGGCCCTTCAGCGCCTTCCGGGCCTTGACCAGGTTGCCCCGGTCGGCGGCCAGCTGCTTGCCGGTGATGTGCGATCCCCGTGCCCTGGCTGTCACGTCTCACCACCTGAATTCGAAGCGCCGGTATCCGAGGGTGATCAGCACGCCGGGCCGCTCGCCGCGATGCAGCGGGTAGATCATCCAGACCGGCCAGGCGTCCGGGTCGGCCCGGTTCACGTGCAGCTTCAGCCGCCTGCCCAGGGTCCAGGTGCGGTACGGGGTGGCGGCCATCAGGGCAGCTCCCATCGGCGGTCCCGGCGGCCCTCGGCTATGCGGGCGGCCCGTTCAAACGCTCCGTTCCGCCCGCATAGCCAGCAGGATGGCCGGGGAAGCGGCCAGGGATGTTCCGGGCACGGCCGCTGCTGCGCGCGGATGGCAGCCGCGATTTCCCGGCCGGTCACCGGCTCCGCCCCCCGCGGACCGCGCCGCTGGCCTTCGGGATGATCACCGGGACCAGCGCGGAGCAGTTGACGGTGGTCAGGACGAACATCACACGCCCACCGCCCTGGCACTGACGTACGGCCGCAGCTGCTCGATGATCCACGGGTTGGCATTCGCGCGGATTACACCGAGGTCGCTGACCCCGGCAACGCCAAATGGCGCATCCTTGTACTTGAAGACGTCCGCGGCCAGCATCCGGCAGGCCTCGCTGACCGCCCACGGTATGGCCGGCCAGCCCCACGGGCCGGTGATCTGCACCCGGTTCAGGTTCGAGTAGGGCCAGGTCAGCGGCAGCCACTTCCCGCCGCCGATGACCTGCAGCTGCCGGAACGGCCGGGCGATCCCGGTGGGGCTGCGGTTGAACTGGCCGTCGCCGTAACGCAGCACGTAGTCGGTGCCCCGGGTCCAGGCCTGCTCCCAGGCGCCGTCGCCGTCCTGGTCGACCTTCACCGTGATGGACGGGTCATCAGCCAGGTCATCGATCTCGAGCAGCCACATGCCGGACGGCTGGAACGTCCGGGCTTCGGTGACGCGGTTGAAGTGCCGGCCGCAGACTTCGTTAATCCAGCCGGTGGCCGCGGCGATGGCGTTCTGCAGCGCGTAGTCCTCATCCGGCTCATCGATGCCCAGCCGGTCCTTCATCTCCTCCAGGCCGCAGTACCACAGCTGGGAACCGCCGGCCGGGAGGACCCGCCAGGTGCCCGGCTGGACGTCGCTGACCACCCCGGTGCCGATCCACTCGTACCCCCACAGCCCGTCCACCCCGGCGACCGAGGGCGAGCACGGCACCGACAGGGTGTACTTGCCGGTCATCACCTTGACGATGTCGGCCGGGCTCACGCCGGCGTAGGTGTGGGTGACCGACAGCCCGGACGCCTCGGTCACGGCGCAGGAGACCGTGGTCGGGTCCGCGGGGGTGCCGCTGGCGCCCGCGAATGACGCCGACAGCACGGCGATCTCGTTGACGTTGTCGTAGAAGCAGGTCGCGGTCACGGCATCGGCGGCGGGCGGTCAATGCGCTGCCCATCACGACGACCTGGCCCTGCGGCCCGCTGCCACTAGCTTACGGCGGCGCGCTGATCAGGGATAGCTCCGGGAGTTCCGGGACGCATCCTCCGGGCCGCGGCCGGGTGCCAGGTCAGGGGTAGCTGCCCTTCATGACGCCGTCTACCCGCAGGTGCACTGCGGCGGGCAGCGGCCCGTCCCAGCGGACCTGCGCGACCCGGCGGCCGTCCGCGGCCCAGTCCAGGTAGGCGTCCCTCCAGCCGGCGCCGGGTGTTTCCAGCTCGATCACGGCGAGCTCGGGTCCGTCGTACGGCACCCGGAGCCACCCGTCTTCTACTACCGGCCTCATCGCGGCTCCTCAAGCACGTGAGAACCCTCAATCCGAAAAGTTGTAATTCAGGTAATCGTGAGCGTATCCACTTTCCTGATGATGTTCTCCGACGCGGTCCTGACCAGTATCCACACCTGGTAGCTGCCTGCTGCCAGCGACGCCAGGTCCCCGGGCGAGACCCCGGATCCGCCCGGGCCGATCTTGGTCACCACGTCGACCTGACCGGCGACGGCCAGCGGCGGCTTCGGCGTGATCGTGCCGTCTACCAGCTGCACGGTGGTGAACTGGCTGACAGCGGGAATCGTGTTCGGACTGGTATTGACGAAGATGCCGACCGAGGTGATGTCGCTGACCGCGCCGCGGCTGATGGTGAGGGTGTTGGCGATGTACTCGGTGGCGGTGCTGTAGAGCGTGGCGCTCATTTCAGGGGCTCCTGTCTGCGGTAACCGGGCCGGCGTGCGTCCCGTCGTCGTCGGTGAGGCCGGCCGCGGGGACTTGCGCCCGCGAAGCTGTCGGCCCGGCGGTGACGCTGATGTCGACCTGGGTGAACACGGGCGGCCAGGCTGCCGCCGCCGCGGCTGCCGCGGCCGGGTGCGCCAGGGTCGTGCCCGGGGCAGTGACGGCCGGCGCGGGTGCCAGCCCGGCGGCTGTCGCGGTGGCCGGCTGGGCCTGGCTGGCGGGCGTGACCTCGACATCGACCCAGTAGACCTGCGTCGATCCGGCCGAGGGGCTGGCTACGGGCGCGAACAGGTACGGGTACCGGTCCGGCGGCCCCTGGGAGAACGTGGGCTGGCCGGCCTGGGTGGTCCCGTTCTGGAACGGGGGCGTGGCCCCGCCCGCGCTGCCGTCGTAGGTGTAAGCCGTGGACGCGCCCGCCAGGTTCGGCGCGGACAGCGGCCCCCAGGTGATCCCGCCGCCGCCTTCCCCGCCGCGGAAGTAGTCGGTATTGGCGTCTTTCGGCGACCAGCCGTCCGGGACGGAGGCCGCGTTGTAGACCGACACCTTGTACTTCCCGGCAGGCAGGACGGTCCCGGAGAACGAGCAGGACACCCAGCCGGACCCGGCCGCGCCGGACCAGGAGGGGGAGGCAGCCTGCGCGGTCAGCGTCCCGGTCGTCCCCGTCCCGGTGATGTGCCAGACGCTCGCCGCGGTGGCCAGCTGCGCGGTGCCTGGCGGGCTGTAATACCACACCTTGTTCAGCGCGCAGGACTGGGACAGGGCGAATTCGGTGGCGACGTCGTAGTTGACCGCGGCGTCCTGCACGGTGGCGGGGTTGGCGTCGTACTTGTTCGGCCAGAGCCGGTAGGGGCCGCCGTACCCGGCCGGGCCGGTGTCGCTGACCGAGACGTCCATCCAGAAATTCGCGGAGTTGGATCCGCTGGCCGGCATGATCAGCGCCGGGTCATTGCCGGCGGTGGAGAAGCAGCCCTGCGCGGTGCCGTACGGCTCGGGTTTCGTGCCGCCGCCGCCGACGCCGTCGCTGAACGCCGTCAGCGGCCCGTTCGTGATCCCCGCGGTGTGCCCGCCCGTGCCGTAGCTGCCGCTTGCCCCGGTGCCGGCTCCGGTCGTGTCGGAATCGGGGAAGCCCGTTGCTGTCCACCCGGTGCACGCGCAGTAGCCGGTGCCGATGGCCAGCGGGACCGGGGTGCCGAGCGTGACCTGGTTCCAGCTCCCGGCCGTCAGCGTGCCCGAGGTGACGGTGGCCGCGCTGATCAGCGTGCCGGTCCCGGCGCCGCGGATCGCCCATAGCGCGAACTTGCGGGCGGTCGTGTCACCTCCGGCCGGGACCCAGTGCCAGTACCCGGTGAGCCACATGCCGCCGGAGGTGACCTTGAACAGGACCCCGGCCAGGAAATTCCCGGTGTAAGCGACCGGGGCGGACGGCCCGTTCGTGGCGGGGAACAGCCGGTACGTGGTCATCAGGAGGCTCCTGCCATCATCGACTCCCGGGTGAGCACGCCGCTGGCCCCGGTTCCGTCGCCCTGGGTCGGCCCGGCCCGCGTCCCGTCGCCTGCCGTGTCCCCCGCGGACAGGACCTGGGCGCGGGAGACGGTCGGGCCGGCGAGCACGGTGATGTCGGCCTGGTTCCGGCCGCGCGGTCCGCTCGCATCCGGGGCCGTGCCCGCGGCGGTGGCAGCGCCCGCGACCGGGGCCGCGAACGGGATCCCGGACGGCACGTAGGTCACCGACAGCGCGGCGTAGTCCACGGAGACCGTCGTGCCGGACGGTGCCGATCCCGGGCTGGCGAAGATCTGCAGCTGAAGCCAGTACAGCGCGGCCCAGGACGGCGCCGGGAACGTCACCTGGTCGCTGTGCGCGGGCGACGTGCTCGCCGTGCCCGTGGTGGTGCCGAGCAGCGCGCCGGTCTTGCCGTCGTGCAGCTCGTAGCCCAGCGGCCCGGCCGTGATGCCGGATGCCCAGCAGTTCACGGTCGCGGTAACGGAGTCGACCTGATCGGACGGCCCGGGACCGGTGACCCGGAACCCGGACAATACCAGTGCGGGGGAGGTCACCGGCTGCTCACCCCGGTTACCAGGGTCCCCGCCCTGCTGACCCCGGTCTTCATTCCCGGCGCCGCGCTGACCCCGGACTCCGCGCCGCCCGGGGGAGCTGCCGCGCCCGCTGCGGCCCCGCCGCCTGCGCTCACCCCGGCGGAGGCGTACCCCCTGACCACGCGGGCTGGCGGCCCCGGCGCGACCGCGGCGGCCTGGGCGGCCCCGGCCAGCGCGAGTACCCGCGGCAGCGGCTGCCCCGCGGTTCCCGTGACGGCGGCCAGCCCGGGGAAGATCAGGCGGCCGTAGGCAACCTGCACGATGGCAGGCGCGGCGCCCGTCGCGGCGGCCAGCCCGGCCAGCGCGATCTTCCCGCTGCCGGCGCCTGCCTGCGGCGCTGCTGCTGTCGCGGCAGCCAGCCCGGCGCTGACCGCGATCGCGTACCCGGCCGGGCTGAACGCTGCCCCGGCGGCGGCGGCGGGTCCCGGCTGGGCAGTCGCGAACGCGAACGTGAAGGCGGTCGCGGCCGGCGCGGCCCCGGCCGAGGCAGCCAGGCCGGCGGTTGCCGCGATCGCGTACCCGGCCGGGCTGAGCGCCGTCCCGGCAGCGGAAGCCGGCCCGGCGGTGATCGCGTTCGCGGCGGCCGGGGCGGCAGCAGCCCCGGCAGCGGCGGCCGGGCCTGCGCTGGCGGTGACCGCGTTCGCGGCGGCAGGCTGCGGCGCCGTCGCGGCCGAGCCGGCCGGGCCTGCGCTGGCGGCGACCGCGTTCGCCGCGGCCGGGGCAGGGGCGGTCGCTGCTGCCGCGGCGAGCCCGGCCGCCGCGGTTGCCTGGGCGGCGGTAGACACAGCCGGGGCCTGCGCGGTGCCCGTAGCGGCAGCGAGCCCGGTCAGCGTGGCGGTACCCGGCTGGGCAGCCGGGGCGGTAGCGGCGGTCGCGGCGAGCCGGGCAGCTGCCGCGGTCGCGGCCACCGGGAGCCCCGCGGCGCCCGCGGCGGCTGCTGCCCCGGCCGTCGCGGTGACCACAGCTGCGGGCGGCGGGCCGGATGCGGCTGCGGCGGCCAGCCCGGCAAGCCCGGCGCCCTGCGCGAAGATCACGGCAGCCGGAGCCGGTGCGGTGCCCGTCGCGGCTGCTGTCCCGGCGGTCGCGGTGACGGCCGGCCCGGCAGCAGCAGCAGCAGTCCCGCTCACGGCAGCTGCCCCGGGGGCCACGGTGATGACTGCTGCCGGGGTGACCACTGCCGCGGGCTGCCGGGACGCCAGCGTTAGCAGGCCAGTGAACCGGGACGAGCCCGTCCCGCTCGCGCCCGCCGCGGCAGCAGCAGCCAGGCCAGCCAGCGCGATTGCGTACGGGATCCCGGTTGGCACGTACGACACTGCCAGCGCGGCGTAATCCACCGAGGCCACCGAGCCCGGCGCGGCCGATCCCTGGTCCGCGTAGATCAGCAGCCGGAGCCCGGCTAGCTGGTCCCAGGACGGCGCCGGGAACGCCACCGTGTCATAGTGGCCGGCGCTCGTGCTGGCCTGCCCGGACGCCGTGCCGATCAGGGTCCCGAACTGGTCGCGGAGCTCGTACCGCAGCGGGCTCATCCCGCCGATCGACATCCGGCAGTGAACCGACGCCGTTACCGAGTCGATCTCATCAGGCGGCACCGGGCCGGTGACCGTGAACCCGGACAGCTCGAGCGCGGGTGACGTGCTCACGGCACGGCCCAGGTCGCGACGTTGCCGTCATCGGCGAGGGCGTTGCCGGGGTTGACCCAGGTCCCGGTGCCGCCCGGCAGCACAGCTGCGGCGCCGGGCGGGAACGGCCCGGACGTGACCGCGGCGCGGATCGCCGGGGCGGGCGCGGCAGCCGTGGCCGCGGCCAGCCTGGCGGAACCCGTCCCGGCCGCGGCCGTCGTGATGACCGGCGCGGGCGCGGTTCCTGCCGCTGCGGCCAGGCCGGGCCGTGCGATGACGGCCAGCGCCGGAGCCAGGGCCGTGCCCGCCGCTGCAGCCAGCCCGGCCAGCGCGGCTGGCGATGCGGTGCCCTGCGCGGCTGTGCCCGCCGCGGCAGCCAGCCCGGCCAGCGCGGTGGCCGCTGCCGCGGGTGCCAGCCCGGTGCCTGTCGCGGCGGCTAGCCCGGCCAGGGCTGTCGCCTGGGTGACCGTGCTCACACCCGGAGCCGGGGCCGTGCCTGTCGCGGCAGCCAGCCCGGCCGGGGCTGTCGCCTGGGTGACCGTGCTCACGGCCGGAGCCAGCGCGATGCCCGCTGCCGCGGCCAGCCCGGCCAGGCCGGTAACTGCCGGCCCCGGAGCCGGCCCGGTGCCCGCCGCAGCTGCCAGCCCGGTCAGCACGGTAATAGCACGGGCCGGACCCGGGGCGGTGCCCGCTGCGGTAGCCGGCCCGGCCAGCGCATCCGGCACTGCTGTCAGGGCCGGGGCCGTACCCGTGGCGGCGGCCAGCCCGGCGGCTGCGGTGACAGCGGCAGCCGGGGCCGGGGCAGTGCCGGATGCGCTGGCCAGCCCGGCCGGCGCAACCACGTTGGAGGAAGTCGATATGACCGGGGCCGGGGCCGTGGCAGCTGCGCTGGCCAGGCCGGGCCGCCCGGCAGCGCCCGGCGCGGGAGCGGTCGCAGCTGCCTGGGCCAGGCCCGCGCTGGCGGTGACGCCAGGAACCGGCCCGGCAGCCGTGCCCGCGGCAACGGCCAGCCCGGCCAGCGAGATGGCAGCCGCAGCCGGAGCGGGAGCCGTGCCCGCCGCCACAGCCAGGCCGGCCAGTGCGGTGACCACTGCGGCCGGGGCAGGCGCGGTCGCGGCGGCCAGCCCGGCAGCGGGGGCGGCCGTGACCGCTGCGACGGGCTGCGACGCGATGCCGGCCGCGGAAGCGAGCCCGGCCGGAGCTGTCGTCTGGGTGATCGTGCTCACGCCCGGCGCGGGAGCTGTGCCCGCCGCCAGGGCCGGGCCGGCCAGCGCGGTGACGCCCGCCGCGGGAGCCGGGGCGGTACTCGTCGCCAGGGCCGGCCCGGGCAGGGCGGTAACGGTCCGGGCCGGCCCTGGCGCTGTTCCCGTCGCGGCTGCCAGCCCGGCGGGCGCAGTGACCGCTGCTGCCGGCGCGGGCGCGGAGCCCGCCGCCGCAGCCAGCCCGGCGGGCGCAGTGATAATCGCTGCCGGCGCGGACGCGGTGCCTGTCGCGGCGGCGAGCCCGGGGAATACGGTAACTGCGCTCGTTGCCGCGATGGCTGGGACAGGCGCGGTAGCAGTTGCGGTGGCCAGCCCGGCCAGGCCCGTGACGACGGACTGCGCGGCGGGCGCGGTAGCAGTTGCGGTGGCCAGCCCGGGGAGCGCGGTGACGACGGCAGCCGGGGCGGGCGCGGTGCCTGCTGCGGTGGCCAGCCCGGGGAGCGCGGTGACCTTTGCCGCCGGCGCAGGTGCGGTAGCAGTTGCGGTGGCCAGCCCGGGGAGCGCGGTGACCTTTGCCGCCGGCGCAGGTGCGGTAGCAGTGGCGGTGGCCAGTCCGGGGAACACCGTAACTGCGCTCGTTGCCGCGATGGCCGGGGCAGGCGCAGCGGCTGATGCGGTGGCTGCGCCGGGGGCCACGGTGATGGCTGCTGCCGGGGTGACCACTGCCGCGGGCTGCCGGGACGCCAGCGCCAGCAGGCCGGTGAAACGGGACGTGCCCGTACCGCTCGCGCCCGCCGCGCTGGCAGCTGCCAGGCCGGCCTGCGCGGTCACCCCGGTGACAAACGTCTCGGTCCGGGTGACCTGCGCCACTCCGGCCGCGGCGTCCCAGCCGCTGAACGTGAGCGAGATCGCGCTGCCGGTATCGGTAACGGCAACCCGGCCGTACAGCCGGCACTCCCCGCCGCTGTTGTTGTAGAACGCGGTGAACGTGCCGGTGTAGAGGCCGCCGCCCGTGTTCAGCATCGGCGCCGCGCACCAGACCGGGAACCCGCCCCAGGTGTTAGCCGCCGCGGTGGCGTACCCGACCAGGTGCGTGTCGCCGTGCCAGAGCATGACGTTGCCCACCTGAGCCGCGTTGGCCGCGATGTAGGCGAGGATCGCCTGCCGCTCAGTGTCGTAGGACCACCACTTGTCCGGGCCGTTGGAGGTGGTCGCCGTTCCCATCCAGCCCGGGTCGGAGATGATGATCTTCAGCGGCTCGCTCTGGATGAGCTGGGTTTTCAGCCAGGCCAGCTGAGCCGCGCCCAGCATGGTCTTGGAGCTGTCGTCGGTGGCCGCACCGGGGGACCGGTCCAGGTTCCGGACGTCGGTCATGATGTACCGGATCCGGCCCGCGACCCAGGACTGGTACAGCCCGCGCGGCGGGACGCCCGCGTCACCGAGGGTGCCGAACGGGAAGACCTGCTGGGCAGCAGCTATGTTCGTAGCGGTGTACGTGTTATTCGAGTCGCCGTTGTCCGGGCCGGCCTCATGATCGGATCTACAGTAGAAGCCCCAGCGGGTGGACACCATCGACCCCAGCGACGGCACCCCGGCGATCTGCGACTCGAAGACTCCCACCTGTGTGGGAGTGTCCGTGCTGGTCGTACCGGAGTAGTCGAAGTCCCCGGTGAAGACGTTCAGGTCAGCGTCGTAGGACACCCAGTCGGTGATGGCCGCGTCCGTGGCCGGCGGGGTGGTCGTGTCGTTCCCGGCGATGCAGCTCGCGAACGCGACGGTGTAGCTCTGCGGTGTCCCCGTCGCGGGCAGGGTCTTAGCCTGCCCGACCGGGCCGATCGGCGTCTCGGCGCCGCCTGCCGGGGTGTCGGCGAGCTGGAGGTAGTACCGGGTCCTCGCGGCCAGCCCGGTGACCGAGTAGCGGACGTAGCCCAGGGAGTCCGGGGCCTGCGCCGCCACGTACGACGGCGAGGTCATGGACGGGCTGAGCGAGTAAGCCAGACGGCAGGACGTGGCGCCGGACGTCTTGGCCACGGCTTGCACGCTGGACGCGGACGCCGCGCCCGCGACTACCTGCCGGACCACGCCGGGCAGCGGGACGACCGGGGCCGCCTTGATGGCGAGCAGCAGCCCGGCACTGGTCCGCGCGTTCGTCGTTGACCCGGCCTGGCTGCCGGTCGCACCCGCGGCGGGCTGGGTCACGGTGGCGATCAGCACGCCCGTGTTAGTGGTGCCGCTGCCGGAGCTGGTGGCCTGGCTGACCCCGGACGGGACGGAGTACCCGGACGGCGGCGTGATCGTGTCGGGCACGCTGCCCTGCGCGCTGGTTGCGGTCGTCGCGCCCAGCCAGGCCAGGGCGTCCCCGGAGACGGCGGTGGTGACCGACGCGGCCGTGACGGCGGTGACGGTGAGGTTGACCTGGCCGGACCCGGGGGTGTCGGACGGGTCGAAGGGGTGGGCCGTGCTGGTGACGGGAACCACGCCGACAACCGCGCTCCAGGCGTGCGACGTGCTGATCGTCAGCGTGTAGGAGCCGCTGGCGGCGGCCTTGGCCACGTCCGTGCTGTCGGCGATCTTGGAGAACAGCTGGGCTGACATACCGGTTCCGGACACCGCGGTCTGCGCGGTAAGGCTGTCCCCGGCCTGGCTGGTCCAGGTCATCGTCGGGAACCCGCACGCCGCCCAGATGAAGATCAGGTCCCCGGCCGCGCACTGCAGCGCGGGCACCGCCAGGGTGGCGGACCCGGCGCCGGTCGTGACGCACTGCGCGGCCCGCAGCGGCGGCGGCACGACCGGTGCCGCTGCGGGCGCGGTGGCAGCGGCAGCAGCCGTCGCGGGGGCCACGGACATCGCGAACCCGGGCCGCTGGGGCAGGGTCGGCGCCCAGGGCAGGCGCTGGAAGTTCATCGGGGAGCGCAGGCCGGGCGGGATCGCCGGCGCTCCGCCCGGGTACAGCACGGGAACGGCTCCTACGACCGCGCCGGGAATGGCGACCAGCAGCGCGCCGCCGTTCTGGGCGGTGGACAGGATGCCGGCGGGCGCGCCCGGGTCGCCGGGGCTGGCCTGGACCAGGGTGCCGACCTGGGTGCCGACGCCGGCGCCAGCGCCACCCGTGCTGACCTGGGAGCCCTGCGCGGCATAGCCCGCCGGTACGGTGATCGCGGGATAGGGCGGGGCGCCGGAGCGGTGCGCGCCGATCCAGACCAGCAGGTCCCCGGTGCCGGTGGTGGTGCCGGGGTCGTTCGACGGGATCGACGTGCCGGTGGTAGCCAGCATCGCGCCCGAGGCCGCGGGCACGGACGGGTCGAACAGCGCGGGGTCCACGCCGGACAGGGCGATCGCGGTCAGCACGACGAACCGGTTGGTGCCGCCGGTCACGCTGACGGTCAGGGTGGCGCCCTCAGTGCCGTCCGCGGCCTTCCAGAACAGCCGGGATTCGATGTTGTTCCCGATGCTGGCCGCCGCCGCGCTGAACCCGGCGGGGCCGGTGAAGGACGCCGGGGTCTGCTGTGCCACGGCCCACAGCAAGATGAGCTGCCCGTTCGCCGTGGCCGGGTTGTTTACCGCCTGACTGGCGACGGTGGCCGCGGAGGCCGCCTGGGTGATGGCGACGAGTCCCGGGGTCGGCACCGTGCCTCACCCCCTGGTATCAGCAGAGCATTTCGACGGCCCACTGCGTGAGCTGCACGGTCGCGTTCGCCCCGGCCAGCGTGCCGCGCAGGCTGAGGCCCTGCTGCTGGGTGGTGTCGACTGCCGCGTTCGTCTCGCCGGACACGCTCGGCGCGGGCAGGAAGGTCGCGTTGGCGGTGCCGATGGCGGGCGCGGTGACGTTGGACTGGAAGGTGAACTCGCCCTGGGTGGCCACCGTGTTACCGGCGGTGGCCACGTTGGTACAGCGGATCAGGGCCTCGAATCGCCACTGGATGCCGGTCAGCGCGCCCGTGCCGGTGGTCAGCCCCGGCGTCGTGGCCAGCGTGATGTAGGTGGCGCCGGCGTTGCCGACCCGGGCGGCCAGCAGCCCGGTGAATGTGGTGGAGGTGGCCGTGGTGGTGATGAACCCGCGGGCCGTGACCCGGATCTGGACGCCGTTCTCCCAGCCCTGGTAGAAACCTTCCGCGTTGACCTGGGCGACGTCGGCGCTGCCCCCGGTGACCGGGGACAGCGTGGCGGTGGCCGCGGTGCTCAGCGCGGCGCCGGCGCCGGAGCCGTGCGGGGTGGCCGGGGAGAGCAGCGACACCCAGTTCTGTGACGTCATCGCGGCCTCACGTTCGCTGTCTGGTTCGCCGGGTACCCGGGCATGGCTCCTCCTGGAAAACCGCTAGTTGATCTTGAACCCGATGCACGGGCAGGATCCGGCGGCGGTCCCGGCGGTGGCCGCCGCGCCGGCCGGGAAGGTGCCGGGCAGCACGCCGGCCGACTGGCCGGTGAGCTGCCAGGCCATCGCCTTGCCGGGGGTGCCGGCCACCCAGGCGGCGGCGGGCAGGTAGGGGGACGGGCCGTTGATGGCGCGGAGCTGGGAGGCGGTGGTGCCGAGCGCGTCGATCTTGGCCACCAGCCAGTACAAGCCGGGGTCCAGCGGCTGGTTCAGCGAGCCGCCGCCGGAGGCCGGGGACTGCTTCATCCCGGTGGTGGTGCCGAGCGCGAGCGCCCCGCCGCCAGTGAGCTCGGTGATCAGGCAGCAGGGGTACCCGGACCACAGCACGTCGTCGTAGACGGCCCACCGGATCGAGGACCCGGAGGTGGCCGGCGCGTTGATCTGCTCTACCTGCAGCCCGATCCACCGCTCGCGGCCTTCGGTGACCACGACCGGGATAGCGAACATGTGCCCGGCCACGGCGGTGTAGGCGGTGGCGTCCCACGCGCCGATCTCGGGGATGCACCACTGCCCGGACTGGCGGGGCAGCCGCATCCCGGCGGCCAGCGGCGCATCCGTATTGAGGTAGGCGGCGTCGCCCAGCGGCCCCTCGGGGTACAGGGTCCGCACCGCGGCGATCACCGCGTCGGCGCAGCGGGCCGCGCCGTACTCGTTAGGGTGCACGCCGTCCGGGCAGATCGTGGTGGTGACCCCGGCCGGGGCTCCCGCGGGAGGGACGCCCTTGGCCAGGGCGGTGTCCAGGTCAGCTATCTGCACCATGGACCCGAACTCGGCCACCACGGCCAGCAGGTCGGCGTTGAAGTTGTTCACGTCGGCGTCCGCGCCGGCCTGGCTGCCGGACCAGGTGGGGTACCCGGCGTAGCCGGCGGTGGTCAGCCTGGCGACGTTGCACACAATGACCGGGCCGGGGTTGTCCGCTTCCAGCCACCAGGCGTCGAACCCGACGCCGCCGCTGGCGTCCACGCTGGCAACGGTCATGATGATGGTCTTGTTAACATCGGCGGCGGTGCCCCGGACCCGGACGGTGACCGGGCAGTGCGTCCCGGCCGTCATGATGTTGCTCACGGACAGCGGCTGGATGGCCTGCAGGGCCGGGACGACCGAGGCGGTCCCGGTGAAGGTGACGGTGCCGCCGAACACGCCGCCCGCGCCGACGAAGGACAGCGCGATCATCTCGCCGGCGTAGTCCGCGGGCAGCGTGATGGTGCCGTTGGCGTTAGTGGTGGCGGTGGCGTTGCGGATGGTGGTCCCGCTCGCGAAGTCCTGGGTGCCGCCCGCGCTGGTCCAGCCGGCCCCCCAGGCGATGGAGGCGTCCGAGTCTTCCTTAACCGAGGTAGCCCGCCACCGGGAAATGCAGGTGCGCAGAGCGTACTTCCAGGCCGTGCGGATCTGCGTGGTGTTGCCGGAGAACCCGATGTCGTTGATGCCCCAGCACAGCATGACACCACCGCCCTGAGCCGCGTACGGCGCGGTGCGCTGAGACTTGAGAACCTCCTGCAGCACCCGCGCGTAGCCGCCCTGAGAGCGGCCCTGCTGGACTAGCTGGGAGCCGGTCACGCAGTGGTTGCGCCAGCTGACGTGCTCGATGTCCAGCGCAGTCCGCAGCACCGCGTCCATCCGCCCCGTCTGGTACAGCGTCCCCACTGTCGTCATCAGGTAACTGTGGCCGAACGCCTCCCAGTAGCCGGGGAGCTGGCGGACGGGAGCCGGGGTCAGCGGCACGGCGGCCTCCTCACGCGCATGTCGCCGCCGCGCCCAGCATCAGCCCGCCGGCGCTCATCCCGGCCCAGGACTGGGCGAGCTGGGTGAACTGGACCGGGACCTCCCACCGGTCCCCGGGGTTGAGCAGCCAGTCGTACGTGGTGCTGATGGGTATGGTGGCGTCGAACCGGATCCACACCGCGGCGGACGCCGCGCAGGACAGGATGAGCCCGACCCGGGTCACGTCCGCCGGGATCACGCCGGACAGCCCGGCTGTGGTGACCGTCCACGGCAGGTTGGACAGCGTGCCCTTGGCCGTGCCGCGCACCTCCCGCACGTACTGGTCGTAATCACCGCTGACCTTCTGGAACGCGCGGACGAGCGTGCCGGAGCCCGCGGTGACCGGGATATCGACATCAGGCACGGGAACCCCGTCAGGTTGTCACAGTATTGACGCCTATACCGCTACTTGCATCAGGCCCGCAGCGTTCCACTGGATCGTGAAGGTCCCGGCCGTGACCTGCTGCACACCGCCGAAGCTGTGGAACGCGCAGCCCTGCTTGGCGACCGGGGTGGCCAGGGTGAAGTCGTAGAGCAGGTCGCCGTACACGTTCGCCAGCGTGACGTTGCCGGCGCCGCTCGTGTCGGCCCCGTCGAAGGTGATCTGGTTGGTCGCGGAGATGCCGGTTCCGGAGGTGTAGCCGCCGCCGGAGCCGGTGCCGGTCACGGTCACCCCGCCGGCCGGCCAGTTCGTGTCGGTGATCTCGTTCGCCGTGATCCACACGCCCGTGTTGTACGCCGAGGCCGCGGCGGCGACCGTCTTGTCCGGCGTCGTGGTGTTGTTGAACAGCGCCGCCTTGAACACGTCGGTGCTGTTCCACTTGCCGACGAAGCTGCCGGTCGGTGCGAGGGAGTCGGCGATCCACTGCCGGAAGATGTTGCTGTTGGCCCCGAATGCCATGGCTAGGCCTCCTTCTCCAGCTTGTCCTCAGCAGCCAGGGCGGCGGCCTTGTCGGTCGCGGCCTGCTCCTCGATCGCGTCCGCGGAGACGTTGAGCGAGTGCGCGTGCTCGCGGGTCGCCTGCGCGGAGGCCATGGCCCCGTCGTAGTCGGCCTGGACCTGATCGCGGCGGGCCTTCGCGGCAGCCGCTGCGTCATCAGCGGGCGGGCCTTCCCCGTTGCCGAGGTGGACGTCAGGCGGCGGGGCGGCTCCGCCGGCTCCTGGGAGTTCGGGCATGGGGCAGCCCCTTCAGTCGGTGGAGAGGATGGCGCGGGCGACCGGCGCGTTGACGACGCAGTCGTTGCGGCCGTCCGCGTAGACGGTGTAGACGGACATGTACGGACGGCCGTCATCCCCGGTGGCCTGGATCTCCCGGCCCAGGTACTCCTGGCGCTCGTTGGCGACCAGCTTGCAGTCGCTGCCGGCCCGGACCAGGGGCGCGCTCAGGTCATGCAGGGAGGGGCAGGGATGAAACCGGGCGGAATTCGGCGGCACGGGCCGCGTCCGGTCCTCTTTCCCGCAGGCAGGGCAGAACCAGTCGGTGTACGCGTCAAGCAGCACGGCCGGCATCGGCGGGGACTTTCGGGGGAGTAATCCGCCCGGCTCACCCGCTCGCGCTCAGCGCCAGGATGCCTCGGCTGATCTAAGATTACGCTGCGCAGGGGCAGCGCGCCATGGGCCGCCAGGCGCGGACGGTCCGCAGGCCAGCGACCAGATCTCCTGGGCAGTGGACAGGGGACCACCCGGCTCCGTCCGCGCCCGGCCCATCACAGGGCAAACCGGCGGCCTCGATCTGGTACGGCCACGCTACCAGCCGGTTACCCCGCCGTCATCGCCCGCGCTGGATGAATTAAGCCCGGCCGTCGTCTTCGGCTAGGTACTCCAGGCAGCGCGGGCAGCCGACCTCAGCGCGGTCGCCGGGAATCCGCAGCGCCCGCGCGCCGCAGTAGGTGCGTGCCTGGAACGCGTTGTCGCCCGGGTGCAGGGAACTGATGCCGAACAGGCGGTGATCCCAGAGCTGGTCAGCCGCGCGGCAGGTAACCAGGGGTGTAATCTCGAACGGCGGCGTCCACTCGCCCTGGTGATCAAGCAGCCGTGCGGCCGGCATTAGTCTTCACGCGATAGCGGCAGGAGGCCGGAGCTCCTGACCCCGAAGTCATCCGGCACGGTGAGCAGGCCGGTCTCCACCAGGTGCAGCACGCCGGCCGAGACCACCCGCCTGACGAACTCCTGCGGCGTCTCGGGCTGCTGCTCGCCGCGCGGCCCGCGGATGCTAATCGGCGGGCCGCCGCGCAGCGCCTCCATGTCGGCCGCCATTGACGCGAAGTAGATCAGCGCCTGCGCTACGTCGTCCGGTACCTGGCCGCGCTGGAACTCCGCGGGATCGTGCACCACCCGGGACGGATCCCTGCCCCGCCGCATCAGTTCCCGTCCCCGCCGTACGGCTTGATCCAGGACCCGCGGTGCAGCGAGTCCCAGCTGTCGTTGATGATGATCCAGTCATCCGGCGGTTTCAGCTCCAGGTTCGCGCACATGAACACCGTTCCGGGCGCCATGGCGCCGAGCACCTTGCGCTCCAGGTCCGCCTCGGCCTGGCGGTCGCGCCGCGGGCGGTTCATCCAGATTGCGGCGTACTTGCCGTAGCCCTCCCAGGCGGCGGCGTCGGCTGTCTCGATGGGCACCCCATGCCGCGCGCCTATTCGGGCTAGCGCGTCGCTGATCTCGATGCCGTACACATTCAGGCCCAGCGCCCGGGCTAGGATCAGGTTCCCCCCGGCACCCGCGCCGACCTCGAGCAGCGTGCCCTCATCCGGGATCAGCGCCCATGACTCCAGCAGCAGCGCGCCGAAGTCGAACAGGTTGAACGGCATGAACCCGGTGTCCTGCGCGGTCCCCCGGCCCTGCCCGGCCCGGCTCGCCTCCCGGATCACCCCCTGGGCCTGCTCGATCGCCAGCGCGAGCTCGCGGAAGCGGGTCAGGTCAGTCAACGAAGATCACCTCGCGTGTCTCGCCGTTAGCTGTCAGTTGACGCGGGGGTCGCCCGGCGGGTCCCACAGCTCCGGGTCCGGGCTGTCCGGCAGCTCCTCGCCGGGCCGGGCGCGGTCCCAGTCCGGGTCCGCGCCGCCGCGGGCCTCGGTGGCCGGCCGGCCGGGTACCTCGGTCACGGGCGCTCCTGCGGCCCGACGCTGTACTGGTCAGCCAGCTGCCGGCTGTCCGTGCGGACGGAGAAGCCCGGGTCGTCGCCCGGGTACACCGCGGCCATCACCGGCCCGCGATTCCCGGCGTCCATGCGCAGCTCGTCAGCGGCTTCGGTCATCCGCACGTCCCAGCCGGTCTCGAGCCCGTCGTCCTGGCTGCGCTGTCCCATAATGTCTCTCCTGCCGTATCCTGCCTGGTCTCTCCTAGTCAGGTACCCTAGCGACATAATACGGCCGTCCGGCGTTCGCGGCCGAAAACCGCCGGGCCACGATCATGTAGATGATGCAGCCCGCGGCCGGGGCCTGCGGGACCTTGCCGAACCGCAGCAGCGCTCCGATCCACGGGCCGCCGCCGTTCCCGGCCAGCACGGACTGCACCAGCTCCGGGTTCTTCCCGCCGTATTCCTCCAGCGTCGCGGCGTCGATCCACACCTCGGGGTCGCCGATGCCGCCCGGCGACTCAGCCGGGATCCACCACGGCTCGCGCCATCCTCCGGTCACAGGATCCATTATCGGGGCTGCGCGGTGCGGCGGCCAGGTCGGACGCGCCGGGTACAGTATGCTGACCGGGTCCAGTCCGTTACTTACTGTAGCTAGGCGGTAAGCACGTGTATTGCTTCGGTAACTCCAAGGCCTGCTCCACCGGGTTCCCCGGCGAGACCGACATACTGCCCCAGCCCGGCCCGGCATGGCTGCTGACCGCCGCGGGCGTCCAGGACCGGCCGCCGGGCATGTAACCCGGCCTAGCCCATCAGCCAGGACGGGTGCGCCATCGTCCAGGCGACCGTGCGGCGCAGCGATTCCTCGAAGGCGACCGGCGGCTTCCAGCCGAGGCCGAGGATCCTGGCCGGGTCCAGCCCGTAGTGCGCGTCGTGGCCCGGCCTGGTCAGGTGGAAATCCTCCCACCGCCAGCGCAGGTCGCGGCCCGCGAAATGCGCGATCATCGCGGCCAGCTCCAGGTTGTCCACCCGGTCCGGGGACGCGATGTTGTACCGGTCCGGCCGGTCCGTGTCCGGGTCGTGCGCGGCGTACATCGCCGGCCGGGTGTTCCGCAGCAGCCAGATCACCGCGTCCGCCAGGTTCCTGGCGTGCAGGTAGTGCCGGGACCCGGCGTGCCCGGGGCTGCCGTGGATGACGGCTTCGGTCCCGGCCAGCACCGCGCGCAGCGTCTTCGGCACGAACTTGGAGACGTCCTGGCGCTCGCCGATCATGTTCATCGTATTCGTGAGGATGACCGGGACGCTGTACGTTCTCCAGTACGCTATCGAAATAGCCTCCTGAGCTGCCTTGGAAGCACTGTACGGGTTCGACGGGAGGACGGGCGCCCACTCGGCGTGCGCCTGGCCGGGCTCCACCGGGCCGTACACCTCGTCGGTGGAGATGATCACCACGGCCCGCGGCTTCAGCACCCGGGCCAGCTCCAGGGTGTTCAGGATCACCGCGACGTTGTTCTCGGTGAACACGACCGGGGACTCGATCGAGTCATCGACGTGGCTCATCGACGCCATCGCCACGATGTAGTCGCACCCGTCCGGCCCGGCGACCAGGTGCTGCTCGGCCGGGCTGAACGGCGCGGTCAGGTCATGAGTGAGCACCCGCACCCGGTCCCGCCACGGGGGGTCCGAGCTCCAGGCCGGGCCGCCCTTCAGCACCTCGGCGATCCGGTCGCAGGTGCCGCGGTGCCGGAACGAGCCGGTCGCGACGACATCCCAGCCGGTGGTGATCAGGGCGTGCTCGAGAAAGTGATGACCGACAAAACCAGAGGCCCCTGTCAGGAGCAGGCGTTTCATGCTGCACGGCCTCCGCGGCCCGTCAGAGCTGTGCAGCTCCTCCGGCTCGAGACGCCGCGGAGGCCGTGCCTGAGCCTTCAGGATAACCGGTTGACAGCTACGTGCCCAGCTGTAACATAGGTGTCCGTGCAGGTCAGTAAGCTGAAAAAGCTGATTTGCATACAGCGGAAGACAGTGCTAAGGTGGGACCATGATGTTCTGGGCAGCGATCAGCAAGCGAGACGGGTTCCGTACCCCGTCCTCGCAGCCCTGCGCTGCCGGGAGGAACCTAGAGGCGGCAGACCTGGAGTAGCCAGACCAAGGCACCAGAAGGCCGGCCGCCCAGGGAAACCCCCAGGAGCGGCCTTTCTCATGTGCCCAGGACAATTCCACATAGGGATCAGCCAGCGGATAGGCAAGTGGTGTTCAAAGCAGGTAAGCTGAGAACATGCCGACAAGAGACTGGTGGGCGACCGAGTGGGATCGTTCAGCTTACGACCGGCAGCGGTACGAAGCAGCGAAACAGCAGCTCATCGCCCTGCTAGGCGGTAAATGTGCTAGATGCGGAACAACTGAAAACCTCCAGTTCGACCACGTAAATCGTGAACTCAAGGACTTTGCGATTACGGGCCGGTGGAACCGCAGCCAGGCTGAACTGGAAGCGGAACTAGCGAAGTGCCAGCTACTTTGCCAGCCTCACCATCTGGAGAAGACCCGGCAAGAGATCGGTAACGAACACGGAGGCGGTAAAACAGGGATCAGGAAGTGCAAATGCGAACTCTGTCGGAACCGCAGAAGCGAACACATGATCGAATATCGGCGTGAGCGTAAGAAGCAAACTACATAGGAGTGACCCACCGGTTCGGGAACCGCTCTCCAAAAGCGGTAAAAACAGCGTTCGACTCGCTGCACTCCTGCGACCGTCAGCCAAGGCGAGAGCCGCGGCAGGCGAATGTCACCGACATTTGAGAACTCCATAGCGTGAGCACCACGACGGGGGCGCCATCCCCCGTCACCTGGTGCGGTCCCCAGGCGCGATCAGCGGGCGAGTCGCCCCCGTGCCATGGCACCGCACCAATCCGTGCTGACCTGGCCGGGCCGGTTGTTGCTAGACGGCCCGGCCAGGTACGGCACGATCCGATGGGGCTGTAGCTCAGCTGGGAGAGCGTCTGCGTGGCACGCAGAAGGCCAGGGGTTCAAGTCCCCTTAGCTCCACGCGGAGAGATCAGGGTGCAAGGTAGCGCGCCGTCGATGGAGGGCGGCGATGCTCCTGGGCAGCGGCCTGGCCGCGGACCACCCTTGCAGGCACGGGGCTAGGGCGCGGCTGGTAGCGCAACTCGTTCGCACTGAGAAGGTGAGGGGTTCGAATCCCCTTAGCTCCACAATCCAGGGAGATCCGGGGATCGCGTCCCGGCAGGGGTCCTGGTGCCCCTGTAGCTCAAGTGCAGAGCGCCTGGAGTACAACGGGACCGAGGAAGGCGGAAATCCGCCTCGTTCGGGGCGAGGAGAAGCCGGGTTCAACTCCCGGGGTCCCGACTATGCTTTCGATTTACGGGCTGTAGCTCAGTTTGGTCAGAGCATCCGGCTGGGGGCCGGGAGGCCGCCGTTTCAAATACGGCCAGCCCGACGAGGAGGAAGACGCGGTTCGAATCCGCCTGGCGGCTGAGAATGCCAACGGTAGCTCAATGGTAGAGCACCCTCCGTACGGGGCGTAGCGCAGTTGGCCGCGCGCCTGATTTGGGATCAGGAGGACGTCAGTTCGAGCCTGGCCGCCCCGACTGCACGAGGTCACCTAGCTGAGACGGATTAGCGGCTGCCTGAAAAGCAGCAGAGGCAGGGTCGCTACCTGCGGTGACCACCATGGCATGACGGCGGATGGGCGCACGGGCAAACCGGGTCAGCCATCTTCCGCCTGGCCAGGCGAGTAGCGCTCCGCCTGGTAAGCCAGGCTGCTGCAGCGGCCCGGTCTCATGCCGCCCGGAGACGGGCCTGGTCACACCTGCGGTCAGCCTCGCAAGGGCGCCTGCCGGTCCCTGCTATCAGGTGGTCTCCGGGACTCGCGGATGAGTCCCAAACGGAAGGGTGCCGGCCCTCCAAGCCGGCTGCTGCGGGTTCGAGTCCCGTCATCCGCTCACGTGGGCTGCCACCGCCTCCCTACTAGGCAGCAGCTGGCCCGGCATACGCGGAGTGACCCCAGCCGGGGAATAACTGGTCACCAGGGGAGGCACCTCAGTCCGGTAGCTCAGCGGCAGAGCGGCGGGCTCTTAACCCGCGCGGCCTCGGTTCGATCCCGAGTCGGACTACGCAATGGGGGGCTTGTACTGCGGTACTGGCCTTAAACGGTGTCCCGGCTCGGCAATACGCGCGTGTTGCCCTGCACCTGGAGCGCCCCGCCGTGCCCTGTGCAGGGGCACGAGAACCCGCAGGGACCGTGCGTCAGCTGCGGGCGCCAACGGCTGGCTCGCACGGCCGGCCGGCGGCACTGCACGACGGGCGGGTGGCGCAGCAGGATGACGCACCGGATTCAAGTCCCGGCGTCCGTAAGGACATTGAGGGTTCAACTCCCTCCTCGCCCACCATTCTCCGGTCAGCCGGAGAATTCCATGCGGTATGGGGGAACTGGCAGACCCGCCGGGCTCTGAACCCGGAGTTTTCCTGGTTCGAAGCCAGGTACCGCAGCTGGAGTTGCTGGATAGCGCATGGGCAAGGCGCTTAGAGCTGGCCAGCTACCCGTTCGATTCGGGAACGGCAACTCCGCACAAGGTGTCCGGCGATTTCGCGTAGGAGCCGTCCAGCCTTTAACTGGATCGGGGCAACGCGAGCAGTGCCCCGGTAGCTCAGGTCGGCCAGAGCGACGGCTTCGTAACCCGTGGGTCCCCAGTTCGATTCTGGGTCGGGGCTCTGTGCCGGTGCTGGCCTCAATAAGCCGGGCCTTCGGGTCACGCGCCCAACCGGGCTGGTACCGGCACTTCACGTCCGGGTGATGGAATCGGAAGACGTGCTAGCTTGAGGAGCTGGTGCCCCGGAAGGGGCGTGCGGGTTCAAGTCCCGCCTCGGACACAGGGGAAGCAGTAGCTTAACGGACAGAGCACGGCTGATCACCGACTGGTGAGGGGTTCGAGTCCCTTCCTGCTCCCCCGTTCGCCGGCCTAGCTCATCGCAGGCAGAGCGTCCGCCTTGTAAGCGGAGGGTGGCCGGTTTGAGCCCGGCGGCCGGCTCCGGTGGGGACTGGGGTAACTGGCAGCCCGCCGGCCTTTGAAGCCGCGTAGTGCCCGTCCGAATCGGGCGTCCCCAGCAATAACACGCCCCGGTAGCTCAGCCGGTAGATGCGTCGGCATGGTAAGCCGAAGGTCCGCGGTTCAAATCCGCGTCGGGGCTCGAGCCGGCCGGACGGCCGCGGTACCTGCACGTCAGGTACTGAGGAAAGTCCGGGCTCCAACGGGCAGGACGGTTGTTAACGGCAACCCGGGGCAACCCGCGGGAAAGCGTCACAGAAAGCAGACCGCCCCGGCGACGGGGTAAGGGTGAAACGGCGGTGTAAGAGACCACCAGCGGACCGGGTGACCGGCCCGGCTCGGCAAGCCCCGTCCGGAGCAAGATCGCAAGGCCGAGGGCGGCCCGCCCGCTGACGCCTGGTGGATCGCACGAGCTCGCCGGCGACGGCAGGCCTAGATGGATGGCCGTCCCCCTGCGGCGGGGACAGAACCCGGCTTACAGGCCGGCTCAATGCCCGCTCCCCGGAGCGGATGTGCGGCGTAAGACCCGGCCGGCCGCGCGGCCCGGGCAGTCATGCGGACGTGGCGCAGCTGGTAGCGCACGTGCTTGCCAAGCATGAGGTCGCGGGTTCAAATCCCGTCGTCCGCTCTGAGATCACGCGGGATACTGGAGTGGCCCTGTCTGAACCGCATCCGCGAACAGCGATCGCCGTGATCTCGCGCCCCGCTGGCGAAGCTGGAAGACGCGCACGGTTCAGGACCGTGTGTCCGTGAGGACGGGAGGGTTCAAATCCCTCGTGGGGCACTTCAGGAGGGTTGGCCCGGAGCTGGCGTACTGGGACCGCACTGCTAATGCGGCAGTCTGGAGACAGGCTCGCGAGTTCGATTCTCGCACCTTCCGCGAGCAGGACAGGCTCTCCCCGCTGGCGGGCAGGTTACCCGCAGGGAGAGCCGGCCGGCGGCGGTAATCGGCCACCCCACCTGCCCTAGACGCTCTCCGGAATCCGCACCGGGAAGCGCCAAGCCCGGCGTCCCGGGCACTGCAGATTCTACCCCTGGAGGGTTCGCCTAGTGGCCTATGGCGCCGGCCCGGAAAGCCGGTTGGGACGAAAGTACCCTCGCGAGTTCGACTCTCGCACCCTCCGCCAGCCTGGCCGTCCGGAGAATGGCGGCTGGGCCTGCTGGAGGATTCGCCTAGCGGCCAGGGCAGCCGATTTGAAACCGGCCAGGGGTCTTGCAGCCCTCGCGAGTTCGAGTCTCGCATCCTCCGCCCGGGAGGGTTCGCCTAGTGGCCTATGGCGCCGGCTTCGAAACCCGGTTGGGACGAAAGTACCCTCGCGAGTTCGACTCTCGCACCCTCCGCTTCACACCGTGCTTCACACATGGGCCGGCAGCGTAGCCCGGTTCTCGCAGCTGGCTGATAACCAGTTTGGCGGAGGTTCAAATCCTCCCCGGCCCACCATGGCGAGATAGCTCAGGCTGGCAGAGCGCCGGACTCATACCCCGGAGGTCGGGATCTCGGTATTCCCTCTCGCTACCACGGCCCGTAGTTCAGCCTGGCTTAGAACGGCACCCTTATGAAGTGTGCGTCAGGGGTTCAAATCCCCTCGGGCCCACCATTCAGGAAGCACCGGCTAGCGGCACCTGCCGGGCGTTCCAGGCGCTGACGGCGGACAGCGTGAACCCGTCCGTGATCTCCCCGGCAGCGATCATCGCGGTGAGCCCGGAAAAGGTCAGCCACCGGATCTCGGTGATCTCCTCGGTGTCGGCCGGCACGGCCTGCATGGCCGCGGCACCTACCCGGGCCGCGTACATGTGCACCGCGGTCCCGAGGTGCGCGGAGTCCGGATGGACGCAGCCCAGGAATACCAGGTCCAGGGCCGCGGCGCCGATCTCCTCGATCAGCTCGGCGCGGGCGGTGGTCTCAGGGCAGGGGCCGTGCGCGTAGCCGCGGGGGAAGCCCCATTCCCATTCCTGGGTGGCGTAACGCCAGGTCCGGACCAGGGCGGTATGCTCGCCGGTCACCGGCATGACGACCACGCCGGGATGGCCGCTCCCGGAGATGATGCGGTAGTAGCGGCCCTGCCGTCCGGAGGAGAACCGGACGTGATCATCAAATACGGTGACGAACCGGTTCCGGTAGACGATCTCCTCGGCGATTCTCTCGATCGGCGGCGCGCTGGCAGGTGCAGTCATGATCTTCCGTTCCCGCTCCCTGCCCCTGACAACGTGTCACAGCGAAGATACGTTCAGTGAGTAGCCTTATGTAAGCAGGGTCCGCTAGCTCAACGGCAGAGCATCCGACTTTTAATCGGCTGGTTCAGGGTTCGAGCCCCTGGTGGACCACTCAGCCCCAGGACACCATCTGCGGGGCCGGGTGCTTGGTCCAGGTGTCGGCGAGCGCCGGGTGCGCGTGCTTGGTCCAGGTGTCGGCGACGGTCGCGTGATGCGGAGCGGGCGGGGTGCCCCAGGACACCATCGCGGCACCGGAGCCCGTGGCAACGGCGGCTGCGAGGACGAGAGCGGCGATCCTGGCCTTGGCGGATTTCATAGCGTTACCTTCCCCGTTACTAGGTGTTCTCATAACTGAGCGTACAGACCGGTCACAGCGTGTCAATAGCTTGCGCGGCACTTTCCGTAGCCGTAAGGTGACAGGATGCGCCTGTAGCTCAAGGGGATAGAGTCTCGCCTTCTAAGCGAGGGGATGGGGGTTCGATGCCTCCCGGGCGCGCTGGGGACCCCGGCCTGCGAGGCGGCCCGTGAGCCGTCGCCGGCAGATCCGGCACCGGGGTCCTCAACTAGTCTCAGCTGAGATATCGCGTAGTAGCCTCTTGAGACATCGGTCATTGCTATACTGAAAACATGACCATGCCCACGCCGCACTTCTGCGACTGTGGATGTGGTGAGAAAACAGCTGTTGCCCCGAGGAATAATACGAAGCGGGGATACGTCAAGGGCTTGTCGTTCCGGTTCGTCGGACGGCATCATGCCTGGAAAGGCGACGAGGCCAGCTATCGTGTCTTGCACACAGCTCTGAACCTGCACTACCCGAAGTCAGGCGTGTGCGAGGAGTGCGGCGCGGAAGCAGAGACCGAGTACTCACTGATTCATGGCCGTCAAGTGTCTCGGCGGCGCGAGGATTACAGGGAGCTCTGCAAACCCTGTCACCATGGTTACGACACGGGCGGGGAGCGCAGCCTGAACGCTAAGCTGACGGAAGCGAACGTGCGTGATCTCAGAGTGCGCTTCGATGACGGGCAAGGCGAGCCTATTGAAGTTCTTGCTCGCGAGTACGGCGTTTCTCCCGCGGCGGCTTACCGGGCTGCGACGCGCAAGTCCTGGCGTCACGTCGCTTGACGGATGTACCTGAAGATTGCTTCTGAACGCTTACATGGTCCTGCAGGCCAGCCAGGAGTGGCCGTCTGCCCCTCAAGCAGGAGATCGCGGGTTCGAATCCCGCCAGGACTACCATGGCCCCATAGTGCTAGCGGTCCAGGCCGCCTGCCTTTCAAGCAGGAGATCACGGGTTCGAATCCCGTTGGGGCTACGGTGTAAATGCGACGCGGAGGGTGCTAGGTCAACCAGCCAGGCTCATAACCTCGGCAAACGCGGGTTCAAATCCCGCCTCCGCTACTAAGGTGCCCTGGAGCGTTTCCGGCTGACTACCGGTCGTCGCCCCGGGTTCGTCGCCGGGATCAGGGCACCCCAGTCCCCCATAGCTCAATGGCAGTAGCGCCCGGCCGTTAACCGGTGGATCTTGGTTCGAGTCCAGGTGGGGGAGCGCAGAAACACAAGGTGGCGTAACTCAGCAGGTCAGAGTGCTGGACTGTCTATCCGGAAGTCGCGGGTTCGAATCCCGTCGTCACCGCTAGCACCCAGTCCCTGGTGCTTGCCCGGAAGGTCTTCCGCACACTGCGCGCGGCAGCGGAAGCGCCTGGCCGGGGAACCCGCGACAGCGTAACAGCGGCGGATGGGACACACGGTCGCTTAGCTCAGTTCGGGAGAGCGTCGTCCTGACGCGACGAAGGCCACTGGTTCAATCCCAGTAGCGACCACGCAGTACCAGCAAGTCCCCGTAGCTCAACGGATAGAGCTGCTGCCTACGGAGCAGTGCGTTGCAGGTTCGAGTCCTGCCGGGGATGCCAGCGGAGAGGTATCGGCAGTACCGTAAAGCCAGGTCACGTGCCCGAGGACCTGCGCCTCTCCGTCAAGGGCGGTTAGCTCAGCGGGAGAGCGCTGGGTCCACACCCCGGGACATTTGCGCCGGTTCGATCCCGGCACCGCCTACTGTGGCCGTAGCTCAATGGTCAGAGCAACGGGCCGTGAACCCGAATATGCGCGTTCAATTCGCGTCGGCCACCCCGGCAGGTTACCCAAGCGGACAAAGGGAGCTGTCTGTAAAACAGTCGGCATTACGCCTGCGCTGGTTCGAACCCAGCACCTGCCACATGAACACGAAAACGAGAATCGGCCTGGACTACTGGCAGGTCTGCAGCCACTGGCCGTACTTCGGCGAGCTGGCGGCGGCCCTGCGGGCGGCAGGCCATGAGGTGCACGTCATCTCGGCGGTCGGCCGGAAATCCGCCGGCACCGTCGCGCCCGGGCTAGCTGAGCTCGGTATCGCCGTTGACGGCGTGCACGAGCGGCTGTTCCGCCATCCGCGGGAGTCGCCGCAGCTGAAGCTGGCCGCGTGCCGGGAACTGGGCATCGGGGTCTTCTACGACGACCGGCAGGACGTGACCGACCTGCTGAACGCGAACGGGATCCTGGCCCTGCGGGTGCCGCGGCGCCAGGCCGGGCTGTCGGACACTGAGGGAGAACGGCGGGGCTCGCCGCCGCGGGGTGATCGTGACCCGGCAGCCGTCTAAGGTCGTGACCCGGCTGAACGAGAAAGACCCGCCAGCCTCAGGGCACAGCGGGCCGCAGTAAGCAGGACCCCATAGCTCAGCGGATAGAGCACCGCCCTCCGGAGGCGGGTTGTCGCAGGTTCGAATCCTGCTGGGGCCACTGGCTGGCAGGTGAGCAGGCTGACACCGCCTTCGGGCTCAGCCCCCTGCCGGCCGTACCGCCGAGTGACCGAGCTGGCTAGGTGAACGCCTGCAAAGCGTTTTGACACGGGTTCAAGTCCCGTCTCGGCGTCCACGACCCTGTAGCTCAGCCGGATAGAGCAGGCGCCCCCTAAGCGCTATGTCGCGGGTTCGAATCCCCCCAGGGCCACGTATGATGAGGACGGCACGGGCCGGAGGCAGTCGGTTATCTTCGAACAAGTCAAGCCGGTTACCGCACACATGCCCGCTGCCCTTCCCCTGGTGCTCACGCTATGAAAGAACGCGAGACGGGCCGGAAGGAAATCGGTTACCGGAAAACGGGACTCACACTCCTGCAGAGGGATTCGAAGCCCTCACCCCCGCAAGGGGAACCGGTTCCCGGCAACACGCCCGTCTCTCAGCTTGAGCCCGGCGGGCCGGACGTGATGCCGGTTATCGAAGGTTCGACTCCTCCAGGCCCCACTCTCACGGGGCCTCCCGTTCGGCGGGATCCCTCCCTGACACGGAGGGAAGCCCGGTGTCCACTCACATGCCCGCCGGCCTCAAGCTGCAAGCCCCTGGCGGGCCGGATGAGGGTCGGTTATCACCAGACTCCTAATCTGGCGCGATAGCGCTCCGGTCCCCGTAACACGCCCGCCAGCCACAATTTCATAGACCTGACGGGCCGGACGAGAATCGGTTACCGCCTTGGGAGCGCGTGGTTGCAGGTTCGAGTCCTGTCAGCCCTCCGGAAGGGGGGCTGTAGCTCAATTGGCAGAGCGCGTAAACGGCCGGTTCACAAGCACACGCCCGTCAGCTAACTGAAGACAAGCCCCCGCGGGCCGGAAGCGGAGCCGGTTATCGCCAACCATCCAACACTGGTACCGCGGCCACGTGCCGCACCGGTTCCCGTCAACATGCCCGCGGGGCTTGCCTTCACAGATCAGGAGGAGGAACACGATCATGACCAACGACGCGCTGACGCAGATCCGGACCCGGGGCCGGGCCACGCCGCAGTCCGAGCAGGCCCACCCGGCGCAGATCCGGAACGACGCAGGCGGCTGGGCGTTCCAGGCTTCCGACGAGACCCGGGTGCACCGGTTCCTGACCATCGGCACCACGGGCGGCACCTTCTACACCGACGAGCGCAAGGCGACGCGGGACAACGGCGAGCTGATCATCGAGTTCGCCCGGGCCAACGCGTCCCGGCTGGTCCAGATGGCCACTGAGGTGTCCGTCGCGGGCCGCGCGCCGCGCAACCAGCAGGCGATCCTGGCCCTGATGGCCGCCATGGCCCTGGGGGACACTGAGGGCCGGCAGGCCGCGGAGCGTGCCTTCACCGACGTCGTGCGGACCGGCACGCACCTGTTCACGGCGGCCAGGTACGCCGAGCAGTTCCGCGGCTGGGGCCGTATCGCCCGGCGCGCGTTCGCCCGGTGGTACCTGGACAAGGACGCCGAGCCGCTGTCCTACCAGCTGGTCAAGTACCGGCAGCGGGACGGCTGGACGCACCGTGACGTGCTCCGTTCCGCGCACTCCACCAGCGGCTGCGACGCCGCCCACGCGCAGCTGTTCGACTGGCTGTGCGGCCGGGAGGCGGACGGCGAGCGGCCGAAGTGGATCGCCGCGTACGAGCGCGCCCGGGAGATCGAGCGCGGCTCCGAGCCGGCCGGCGCCAGGACGGCTGCCTACGTGCGCCTCATCGAGGAGTACCCGGGCATCCCGTGGGAGGCGCTGCCGGACGAGGCCACCTCGCAGGCAGACGTCATGCGGGCGCTGATCGAGGCCGGCATGCCGGTCACGGCGCTGATCCGGAACCTGCCGAAGCTGACCCGGCTCGGCGTGATCGCCCCGATGAGCACGCACCTGCGGCTCGTCACGGAGCGGCTGACCAACGCTGAGCTGCTGCGCAAGGGCCGGGTCCACCCGGTTTCCCTGATGGTCGCAGCCAAGGTGTACGCCTCCGGCCGGTCCGAGCCGCGCCCGAACAGGCCGGTAGTCACGTGGACCCCGGTGCCGCAGGTCTCCGACGCGCTGACCGGCGCGTTCTACGCCGCCTTCCCGGCGGTGGAGCCGGCCGGCAAGAGGACCATGGTCAACCTGGACATCTCGGGTTCCATGACCAGCTCGGCCGCGGGCTACTGCGTCTCGGCGCGGGAGGTCGTGGCGGGCATGGCCCTGGTGACCATGAACACCGAGCCGGCCTGGGGCGTGTACGGCTTCAGCACCCAGTTCATGCCGCTGCAGCTGTCCCCGGGCATGCGGCTGGATGAGGCGATGCGGTACATGTCGCGACTGCCGTACGGCGGCACCGACGCCTCGCTGCCGATGCAGTGGGCGGCCCAGACCCGTACCGAGGTGGATGTCTTCCAGATCTCCACCGACTACGAGACCTGGGCGGGCTCCATGCACCCGCACGAGGCGCTGGAGAACTACCGCCAGAAGATGGGCATCAACGCCCGGATGCAGATGATCGCGGTCGCCCCGAACGAGTACTCGTTCTGGCCGCACTCCGCTCCGGGGTCCATCGCTGCCGACCTGGGCGTCCTGGACGTCAGCGGTTTCGACACCGACGTCCCGGTGCTCCTGGCCAACCACGCCCGGGGCGACATCTGACCCGGGTACCCCTCATCCGCCGCCCGGCCGCTATCCTGATCGCGGGATAGCGGCCGGGCCTTTCACGTTCAGGAGACCGATATGACCGAATGGCCCTGGCACCCGGACCGCGAGCCTGCCCCGCGGCGGCGCACCCGCAGGGACCCTGCCCCGCAGCCCGGTCGCTGCCCTGGCCCGCCGCACGCCGGGCATGCCAGCTCGGACTGGACCTGCCCGCTGGACCGGCAGCCGGGCGACCCGCTGAGCGCCGAGCAGGTCCGGTACCTTCCGGGCACGCCGGAGACCGCCTCCGAGCGAGACCGGCGGCTGCAGCGGCCCGGCCTGCGCGGCGCGAACGTGGACTACCCGGACGTCTACCGGCAGGCGTGCGACGCGGCCGTCTACGCCGGCATCGCGGAGGAGGCGCTGAACCTGCTCGGGGAGCTGGACCGGCATCCCGGCAACCGGGTGCTCGTCATGCAGCGGGCCGCTGAGCTGCGCCGGGCGCTGGACAGCATGGAAGCCTGAGCAAAGGCCCGGCCCCCGTACCATGCCTGCCGTATCCAGGCACGGGCCGGGGGCCTGACGGAACCTCTCACTAAGGTGTTCCCAGGTTAGGTCATCTCGGTGCCGTGCGCGATGCCCAGCCGCTCGTCGGCCAGCCCGGCCTCCCGCCACGCGAAGCAGGCCGCGCACAGCGGCAGCGCCGCGGCGTGCTCGTATTCCGCCTGGCTGCCGGTGCCGAGCCAGCCGTCGTAGTCCCGGAACCGGAGGGCAGTCCGGCAGGTCGCCTCGCGCAGGTGCGCCTCCCGCCCGCGGAACCGGTAGATTCGCGTGTAGGCGGGCGGCGTGACGTGCGTGCGGGCCGGGCTGCTGTACGCGTCAGCGCTCAGGGTGAGCTCGTCGTAGGTGAGCGACATGATGGCCTCCTGCCGTCTGGTCTCCTGTACCTGAGTCGTGCGGGGGCGGCAGCGTGCACCCCCCTGGAACCTGAGTCCCGTATAAGAGGTCCCTGACACGGCCGGATCGTGACCTCACCGGGCGGGAATTCTCCGGCCGGCCGGAGGATCCCGGAGGATCCCGGACGGCACGCTGCCCCGTCCTGGCTGGAGCGGAGGCCGCGTGCCGCCGGCTGAAACGGAGGGTGAAAGGAGCAAAGCCCTCCTGGCCGCCGGGCAGAGCGGCCCTCACCCTGATAGACGACGGGAGGGGTACAGGATTCACGACCGGGCCGGAAATTCCTGGCCGGATGTTAAGCGGCCCCGCGCCGCTCCGACCCGGCTGCGGGGCCTCAGCCCGGACACCGCGAGGCCCGGCCGCATCCCGCAGGCCGGGCCTCGGTGGAGGTGGTCACTGGTACACGCACAGGACACCTGGCTGCTCTGGCAGGAACAGCACCGCCAGCGAGTCTACCCGTGCAGCCCCGCACCGCCAGCGGCGGGCGCAGCACGGCCCCGGACCGATGGCGAACCGGGGCCGTGTGCGTCGCGCTATTTCGACGTCCCCAGCATACCAGGTAATCAGTTGCGTATACCGCGTAGGACTGCGTATGATGGATGCATAAGCCCCCGGTCCGGCTCTCCGCCGCCAGGCGCCTGGTGACGTGATTCCTGCCGGGGGCACCGCACCCCCGCTCGCTTCGGTGAGCGGGTGCAGGCCCCCGTCTCGAGCGGGGGCTTTGCGCTGTCGGCAGGCAATCCAGGCTCAGAGGAGGAAAGAGTGCGCGTTCTGCGCGATCTCCTGACGGACCCGTAGGTCTCGTCAGGAGAGGGGGTGAAACCACCCCATGCCCAAGCGCAAGGAAGGCAAGAAGAACCGCAAGCACAACCGGAACCGTGCCAAGTGCGCCCGGTACGCCGCCCAGCACAGGCGGACGAAGAACAACCCGGCGCGCACCCAGCGGAACCCGGAGCGCACCCCGGGCCGCACGCGGAAGATCAGCAACGCGCCGCGTCCCCAGCGGGGAAGGTGATTCCCGTGAGTACCGCCGTCATCCAGGAGCAGGCCCGGCCGCCGCACCGGGCCTGCTCGCTGTCTAGGCTGAGCTCGTGGTCACGTTCACGTGCACCGGCCAGGGAGGCGCCGGCACCGCGGTAACCTGGCCCTGGCCACAGAGCGCGTAAGCGAGTCGGACAGCCTCCTCCCGCGGGTGAAACAGGGGCGCGGCGAGGCGAACCGGGAACCGCCCGGCATCCGCCAGCAGATCACTGGCAGGAGATCCGGGGAAGCTCGCAGTAGCTGACCCTGGGAGCCGTTCAGCCCGCAGTAGCTGCCCCTGGGAGCCGTGCGCATTCACGGGGCGCGACTGGTCACTGCTGGACACCGCAAGGTCGCTCGCTGTACGGTACTGGTGAGGCCAGCTGCCAAGAAGGCCCGGTCACCTCCCGGAGCGGCGCAGGTACACGACAGCTGGCTTCGCAAGACATCCGGGGTCATTCAGGTAGAGCACTAGAGGCGATGGCGATCGAGCCCCGGTGAAGTCCCGGTGCGGCACAGGCAAGGATGCCGCGGGAACCGGGCACGGGGAGCCTGGAGGGCTTGCACCCCCGAGGGCACCAGACTGGGAGGCTAACTCCCGTCGCGGCGAGCCGCGGGTCCCGCCCGGGCTCGGCTCGCCCGGCCGGGACACTGGCCCCGGACCACGCTACGGTTACGAGGTGCGTAATCCCCGGCGGGGCTCAGGTCGTCGCCTAGCGCTCTGATTCCGGGTCCGGCGGGTACTCCCGGGTCATCGCGCCGAGCACCCGGTACAGCGTCGCCTGCGGGTACAGCGCGGCGATGCGGGCCTCGGCCGCAGCGTGCCAGTCCGGGGACAGGCCGCACTCCGGCAGGTGCAGCGCCCGGATCCGCACCTGCGCGCAGCGGAACCCGGTCTCGCCGATCAGCGTCTTGCCGGACCCCTCGATTACCCCGGTTACGGGCAGCATCGCGCCCATCGAGTGCCGGGGCGGCATGTCCCAGTACCCCCAGAACCCGCAGCTGCAGCCGTCGAAGGGCGTGTCAGCCGGGGCATGCTCCGGAGCGCCGCCGGTCAGGTCGCCGATGCAGCGCGCGGTGAGCAGCCCGGGTCCCCAGGTACCGTGCATGCCGCGCAGCTCCCCGGACTCCCAGTTCCCGCCCGCCGGGCCACCTGGCCGCGGCAGCGCCCACCAGCGGTAGCCGGTGACCGAGCCCATCGCGAAGCCCGGCTCCGGTGCCTGACCCCGCCCGGCGAAGCCCGGCTCGCCCTGCCAGGAGCGAGGCAGCGCCTGCGCGCTCTTGCGCTTCTCGAGCTCCGGCGGCAGCCGGGTCACCGACACGGACAGCATCGGCTGGCCCTCCGCCATCCGCAGGCTCTCCCGGAGCCACCCGCTGCTCATGCGGGGACAGCCTCCCGGTCCGGCGCCGTCACCGGCTCGGGGGACGGCTCCGCGAGCGGGATGTCATCCGGCATCGGCTCGAAAATAATGGTGCGCTTGGTCTCTCCGATTTTCCCCACGATAAATCCCTTCTGACCTGTGGTTTAATCTTACCCGTATAGCTGGCGCTAATCATCTCCGGCGCATTTTTCCCGGTGTCCGCAAACTATTCCGCGGGGTAATTGCCGCCGGTATGCCCGGGTAATCCGGGTCAGGCTGACTGGCTGCGGTGCCCGCGGATGCTACGATACGGGCAGTAGCGAAAGGGGAACACCATGTATGCACACGGAAACAGCTTCGGGTCCAGCGCGGCCTCGGTCCGCGAGCCCGGCGTTGAACGTCCCGGCAACACCTGGCTGTTCACGGCCAGCCCGGTGCCGGGCAAGCACGCGGTCAGTGACATCTGACCATCGCGCCGGCCGCGTGATAATGGGCGGGTGAGCTCCCCGCCTGCCCCGCTGGTCCCGGCCTGGCTGGATGAGATGCCGCTGGACACCGCGGATCACGTCCGGCACGCCTGGCACATGATCGGCCACCCGGTGATCCGCGGCAGGCTGCGCCAGTTCGACGGGCTGTCCCCGGACGAGGCTGCCGCGGTGATCGAGGTGATGCGCCGCCGGATCCGCCGGGCGGCCTGGGAGCACGGCGTGACGCTGTTCGGCGGCGCCTGACCTGGCTCCGGCGTGCCGTTACCGTATCGTGACCTGAAATGGCACGGGGTGACCGCGGGTCGGCGACCTATAGACAGCTAGGAGGCCGGGTACAGGCGGGTATAACCCGGGAGACAGCAAGTCCCCGGACGCGCGGAAGCCTCAGAACCTCGCGTCCGGGGACCCGGCTGGTCGGCGGGGATGGCGCCGGAGCTAGCCCCGCCTGGTTGTGAGGGGCCTGCCCGGTGATCGTGAGCAGGCGCCCGGTGTGTGTACCGGTTGCGACCATATCACTGCGCCCCGTGACCTGTCACCCCCCGGGCACGCTGGGTGACTGGCTGCCGGCCTGCCGCGCGAACAGCCCGGCGTAGGCGGCTTCCCACTGCTGCCAGTGGTCCTCGATCAGGTGCCGGCGGGCCATCTCCCGGGCCGCCTCGCCCATCTTGGCGCGCAGCGCGTCGTCGCCGGCCAGCTCGGACAGGTACTTCAGCCATTCGTGGTCGCGCTTCACCAGGAAGCCGTCGACCCCGTGGGTGATCACGGCCCGGTACGGCTCGATGTCGCTGGCGACGGTCGGGATCCCGCGGGCGCCGTACTCGATCGCCTTAATTGCCGATTTACTTTTCGAAAACGAGGTGGGCCACAGCGGGGCCAGGCCGATGTCGAAGTTGATCCCGGCGAAGTACTTCTCCGGGTGCTTGTAAACCGGCACCCAGCCGATGTAGGACATCCGGTCGTACGGCACGCCCTCGTCCCCGAAGGTCTCCCGGTAATCCGAGCCGTTCAGCTGCAGGTCCCAGCCCGGAAACCGCTTGAGGAACCGGTGGACCGGCGATGCCACCTGGCCGATGTCGACGCCATGGCTCGCGCCGCCCTGCCAGCCGACCCGCGGCCGTTTCCGGCCGGGCCGCGGCAGCCGGGTAGCCCAGCCCGGGACGCAGTTAGGCAGCACGGCAACCCGGTCGTGCCCGGCTACCTCGCGCATTACCCGCGCCAGCGGCTCGGTGGTGACGGTAACCAGGTCGGCGGTCTCGGCGGCGTGCTGGGTCGCATCCCGGATCTCCGGGCGGCCGTACAGGTGGTAGGCGTTCCAGTTCTCGGCCGTCACGTTCCACAGGTCGTCATCGAGCTCGTAGACCAAGCGGCTGAACGGGCCGCGGGCGCGCCGCCACACATGCAGCCCGTCGTGCTTGTTCCACCGCTGCGCCACGATCACGTCATAGCCCGCCAGGTCGCCCAGGGTGACCGAGACCGGGTGACCGTCATCGCCGGCGTCGGTGAAATGCACCTCGTGCCCGCCGTACCGGGCCAGCGCGTCCAGGGGTGCTTTCATGCGATACCAAGCCTAAAGCGCACCCCGAGCCGCCATCGTGCCCGGCGAAAATCTTCAAGGGTGCAGGGTTCACCGGCATGTTACCGCTCCTTCCGCTCTACACATCAACTTGGCATCCCGGATGCCGTGCATCTGCAGCCAGCTGTAGGCACACCCTGAACCGCCATCATGTCCAGCGAAGATTCTAATCAGGGGACTCCCTCGCTAAGCTGGCGCCATGAGTGCCATGCCAGGTGATAACAGGGCCAGGGACGCCTACGGCGACTGGTGCGCGCAGATGGGCGGCGTTGATGCCGATGGCCGGGTACTGCGCCGCTGGGAGCAGCTGAACGGCCAGGAGCGGGCCGCGTGGGAGACCGTGATCGAGAACGCCGGGCTGGCCGCCGCCCGGGCCGCCGACCGGGTGAACCAGGCGGCGGCCGGGGCGCCGGGCTGGCCGCCGCCCGCGGAACTGCGCTAGCCCTCACGGCCGCTCCCGGTCGGCCAGCGCGGCCAGCCGCGCCCGCTCGCGCTGCAGGTACCAGATGGCCTTGGCCAGGTCGGTGTCCGCGTCCGCGCCGGGCTTGAGCCCGTGCCGCCAGGCGTACTTGACGGCGCTGCCGACATTGAACGACATCGCCTCGGTGACGTCGATGCACTCGATCTGCTCGCCGCAGCCGTGGCACTGCGCGCCGAGGCTGCCATAGTGCGCCGGGTGGCTGACCTGCTCGCCCTGCCCGGGCTGGCCCGTGTCGTCCGTGACGGACGTGACGGGCTGCAGCATCGTCGCGGGCCGCGGATCGTTCATGGCCGCAGCAGCGCGTTCGCCGGGGTGGCGACCAGCAGGCCGGACCCGCCGAGGGAGTCGCCCAGCTCACGGATCAGCCCGGCCCAGGCCAGGATGTCGGCCTTGGGCAGCTGGAGGGTCAGCGTGGTGGTCGGGGTCCGGACGGTGAGCACCCCGAGCGCGCCGCTGACCCCGGTGAACAGCTGGGCCGGGCCGGGAGCCAGCAGCGTGTTGGCCTCATCGACTACCGGCGGCAGCCCGGCGTCCGGGGCGGCGGGCATGGACATGATCAGCCTCCGTTCACGTAACGGGCCGGGCAGTAACAGGAGCGCGCCCGGCGCCGGGCTGGCCTTCTGGCACGGGGTCCCAGCCGGGGCCGCGCCAGACCGAGGGCCACGCGTCGCAGGTGTCAGCCTCCACCCGGACGTAGCCGATCCCGGCGCGGAGCCAGGCCCAGACCAGCTCCCAGTCCTCGTACGCCCCGCCCGCCCACGCCGCGACCTCCGTGAGCCCCGCCCGGTGCATGATCATCGGCGTGCCGACGTTACCCAGCGCCAGCTCGCCGTGCCCGACCGACTGGTCGCCGTGCGGGGCGTGCTGGAGCATCCGCGACACAGCGAACCCCGCCTCCGGGTGAGCGTCCAGCGCGGCGGCCAGCCGGTAGCAGTGATCCGGGCGCAGCGAGTCGTCGTCATCGCAGTAGGTGACGTACTGCCCGGCCACCAGTCCGAGCCCGGCGTTGCGGACCGCGCCGCCCCAGTGCGGTTCCTCGTCGTGCGCCGGCAGCGCGTGGAACCACAGGTCCTTCCAGCCGTGCAGCCACGGCATCGACAGGTCCGCGGCCAGCTGCGGGTCCGGGCCGTCGCTGACCACGATGTGCTCCACCCGGGGGTAGCCCTGAGCCTGGACGCTCGGGATGCACCGGGCCAGCAGCAGCTGGCGGCGCTGCCAGGTCGGCGTGATCACCGATACCAGCGGCATCTCATCCGTCACGGGACCGCCTCCGGGCCGGCTTGAAGATGCGGACCCGGACCCGCCAGGCCGCGATGTAGAGCGCGTCGTGCCCGCGGAACAGCAGCCGCCACCGGGACCGGTCCGACAGCCAGACCCGGTGCCGCTGCTTCCCCCAGCTCGCGAGGGTGGTCATCCCGTCACCCGCCGCCCGGTGATGACGGGCCGCGCGCCCTCTTGCGCCGGCAGGGCCAGGACCAGCTCCACCCGGCGGCCGTCCAGCTCCGGCGGCGCGCCGGCGTCGGTGAACCGGTGCCAGTGCGCCACGGATTCCGTGCCCAGGTAACCCGGCTCCGGGCAGATGCCCTCGTTCAGCACCAGCCCCTCCGGCAGCAGGTCAGGGTCGAGGTCCGCGGCCAGCGCGTCGGAGACCAGCACCCAGTACGTCGTGGTCACAGCAGGTCCTCCGGGGGCAGCGCGTCCAGCCAGACAACCCGCGGCGGCTCGCGGGCGACGTCGCACTGATCATGGTCGTGCGCCCCCCGGCGGTGGCTGCCCGACCAGTGCGGCCGGCCTGACGCGTCCAGGGCATAGCAGAAGACCCGCGCCACGGGCATGTCGCCGTCGCGGGCGTAGAACTCGGCCCGGTACATCCTGTGCACGGGCAGGGCGTGCGCCTTCAGCCAGGCGGACCGCTGCCGGGACGGCCCGCGGAACCAGTCAGCATCCGTGGCGTCCCAGACGGCTACCGGGATCACGGTCTCAGCCATGACGGCCCCCAGTACGTGACGCTCACGGTGGCTCCCAGGGCCACTCGTCGCACGGCCCGTCGTGGCCGTAGGGCTGCTCGCAGATCGCGGCGTGCCGCTGCGTCAGGCAGTGCTCGCACCACCGGATGTCCGGGCCGGCCAGGGCGCGCTGCCCGCAGTCCGCGCACCGGATCTCGATCTTCCAGCCGTACGGCACGCTCATTCCCATAGCCGCCCCGGGCGCTTCGGCTTGACCGGCGGGTGCCAGTTCCCGGTCGCCGGGTCGTGATCCAGCATCCAGCCGACGTCCCCGGTATCCGGGTCGTACCACCAGTACCGGCCGCACGGCGAGCAGTGCCCGGCGACCGGCGCGTCCTCCATGTCCACGTGCCGCATCGCGTCGCGGTGCACCGGGCAGAACCCCTCGGCGACCGCGGCGACCTCATGGGCGTACTGCGCCCGGTACGCGGCCAGCCGCTGCTCCACGCCGTCCCCGGCGAGCACGTGCACCGAGCCGGGCGCCAGCGGCGGCCTGCCGCGGGTGACGCTCTCCGCGCACTGCGGGACCCGCTCAGGCGGGCCGGCGCAGCTCATGATGACTCCCCTCGCGACGGCATCGGCGTCCCGGCGAACGGGGACCGGGCGCTGAACGAGCCGGCCTGGCTGGTGCCGGGGTCGTGCCACCAGTACCGGCCGCAGGCGGCGCAGAGCCCGCCCGTGCTGTCGTCGCCGGTCCCGGCCCGGCTCAGCGGCGTGCCGTGCGCCGGGCAGGTCCCGGCGGCGAGCGCGGCAGCGATGTCGTCCGCGGGCGGGCGCGCGGTCACCATGGCTGCCACCCGGGGATGGCCAGCCCGTTGTTGAAGGCGTCCAGCCGCTCCGCGGTGAACGGGTGCCCGCCCAGCTTGGCGATGTCGGCGTTGAGGCCGCCGGGCGCGCCGTCGTCCAGGCCCCGGCGCGAGTAGGCGTGCCAGGCGGCCAGGCCGGACCCGGTGAGCGCGAGGCTGCGCGCGTAGGTCTCGTCGTGCGGCGCCCCGGTGGTGTAATGGTGATGCGGCAGCAGCACGCTGGCCAGGAACTCGTGCCCGCAGGCCAGGCACCAGGCGTACCAGGCGACGTCCACGAACATGTGGGCCAGTTCCGGCGGCCCCATGTAGCCCAGGGTCTCGATGACCTCGGTGCGCATGAAGATGTGGCAGGACAGCGAGCCCGGCGCGCGGAACGGGTACAGGTCGTTGCCGAACGCGAACGGCTGCCGCTCCAGCGCGGCCAGGATGGCGGTGTCCCAGCCGTCGCTGGAGCAGGTGTTGTCATCGCCCACGGTGCCCACCGCGGCGTAGGCGCCCAGGGTCAGCAGGGCCAGGTGGTTGACCCAGGCGGTGACGTAGCGCAGGCCGTCCCGGATGACGTAGCCCGGCCCGGCGGGATAGCTGTCCCGGCTCGGGTCGTCGGCGTCCAGGCCGATCAGCAGCTGGGTGGGCGCGGTGCAGGTGCGGCGCATGGACTCCCACAGCCGCGCCGCGCCGGCCGGGCGGCCCCGGGACGGCACCAGCAGCCCGAGCTCGCTCACGGCAGGCTCCGGTCATGCCAGCGGAACGCCGGGCTGCCCACCGCGGGGCGCGGGCAGGCGGGTACCGGGCGGGCTCCCGGCGCGGACCACTGCCGGTGGCCGTCCGCGGTGCTGGAGTAGTACAGGTACAGCACCCGCGGGATGTACTCGTCGGCGTGCAGCAGGTGGGCGATCTGCCCGCGGAAGTCGTAGTCCTCGCCGAGCTCGCGGCACGCGCGGAAGTCCCCCTTGCGGGCGATCGCGGCCCGGACCGGGTTGAGCAGGGTCCAGTCCCGGTAGGCGCCGCCGCTGTCCGCGGCCCACTGGCGGGTGAAGCGCAGGCTGTGGAACGCCAGCTGGACCGGCTCGCCGTCCTCGAAGACGCGGACCTGGAAGCCGACCGCCTCAGTGGCGGGGTCGCCCATGGCCATGATCACCGTGTAGACGAAGTCCGGGACGACCAGGTCGTCGTCATCGATGAAGCTGATGAACTCGCCGCGGGCGTCGTCCAGCAGTGCCTGGCGGATCTCGGTCAGCGGCGCGCTGCCGTCATTCAGCAGGGCCACCACTTCCACCCCGGGCACCGCCTCGGCCTGCGGCAGCAGCACCGCGAGCAGCCGCAGCAGCGCCGCCTGGCGGGTGGCCAGGGTAGGGATCAGGATGGACCACTGCAGCGCCGCGCTCATGTCAGGATCGGCACCGCCAGCCGCTGCGTGTCGCTCTCGTAGGCCGCCGCCGAGCGCGGCCCGCGGGTGAACACCAGCACGACGGTGTCCTCCAGGGCCTTCCAGGCGTGCGGGATGCCGGCCTGCTCGGTGACCAGCTCACCCGGCCCGCGGACCTGCATGTGCACGCCGTCGTCCTCGGTCCAGGCCACCTGCATCAGCCCGGATACGATGTAGGTCCACTGGGTGGTCTGCAGGTGGACGTGGTTCCCGCGCACGCTCCCGCGCCGGGTCCGGATCTCGGTGATCGCGTCGATGTTCTCCAGCAGGTCCTGGATGACGCCGCGGTCGTCTTCGTGCCTGCTAGCCATTCCAGAGCCTCGCACGGGGGAGGGGGACGATGAACTTGCCGTCGTAGCCGGACGCGCGCAGCTTCGGCACGATGTCGGCGGCGACGTGCCAGGCCAGCAGCAGCGCGTGCGGCGGCTGGTTCTCGGCCAGCTCGCGCTCATCCACCACCGCGATGCTCGTGCCGGGCAGCAGGGTGCCGATCTTGTCCGAGCCGCGGACCTCGCAGATCCGGTCGATGTAGGACTCGATGCCGGCCCAGTGCAGCAGCGGGGTGGCCCGGGTGGACGCGGAGATCCCGTAGATCGCCCCGGCCCCGGCCGCGGCCTCCATGGCCCGGCACAGGTACCCGCGGGCGGCGTCGGCGCGGACCTGCAGCCCGGGCCGCTGCTGCACGGCGACGGCGCGGAACGAGCCGCCGTGCACCGGGATGCGGTCCAGCGCCCTGATCAGGAACCCGTGCATGGACAGCACGTAGCCGAGCGAGGCGGGGGAGTAGTAGCGCAGGTGCTCGTGGTAGACGGTGTCGACCTGCAGCTCGTCCACCACCGAGGCCCAGTCGTGGTTCTCGGTGATGAACAGGCCGCCCTCGTCCAGCGCCTCGGCCACCCCGGACAGGAAGTCGTGCTGGTCGCCGGCGTGCGCGAGCACGTTGCACGCGACGATCACCCTGGCCCGGCCGAGGTAGCGCGCGATGTCGCGGGCCAGCTTCCGGGACCAGAACGCCCGCTCCACCGGGATGCCCCGGCCGCTGGCCCTGGCGGCCTGCCCGGTCGGCTCCACCGCCAGCACCCGGGCGTGCGGCGCGTGGCGGCGGACCGCCTCGAGGAACGTGCCGTCGTTGGCGCCGATGTCGATCACCAGGTCGCCAGGGCGCAGCTCGGCCGCGACCAGGGCAGCCAGGTCATCGAAGTGCCTGCGCAGCGCGGCGGTGTTGCCGGTGGTGTACGGGTGCCCGGGCGGGAACACCACGTCCCGGTCCACCGCGTAGGTGAGCTGGGCCAGCCCGCACTGGGCGCACTCGGCGACCTGCAGCGGGTAGCGGCCCCCGTCGTCCCGCTCGGCCAGCGGCTGCTCCCCCATGTCCAGCACGGCCTTCAGCCGGGGGTCCCCGCAGGTCGCGCAGGCGGTTACCTTACTCACCGTCGTGCTCCCGGTACCAGGCAGCGGTATGCGCCAGCCCGTCCGCGAACGGCGTCACCGGCAGGCTGCCCCCGGCCAGGGCGGCGATCTTGGCGGTATCCGGGAGCCGCCGCGGCGGGCTGCCCGGCGGCAGCGAGCCGGGCTCGACCTTGATCTCCCGGCCCCAGCAGGCCGCGACCGCGTGCGCGACCTCGGTGATCGTCTTCTCGTCTCCGGTGCCGACGTGGTAGATGCCGCCGGGGGCATCCGGCCGGGCCAGCAGCATCAGCTGGTCGGCGCAGTCCCCGATCCAGCAGAACGAGCGGGTCTCGGCCCCGCTGCCCTGGATCGGGAACGGCAGGACGCCGTGCGGCTGGGCCGCGGCCAGCCGGGCCATCCGCAGGCAGAACTCCGGGATCACGTGCTCGCGGCCCATGTCCGGGCCGTAGATGTTGTGCGGCCGGGCGATCACCGCGCGGTCCAGCACGCCGGCCCGCTGCCAGGCCAGCACCGCGAGCTCGCACGCGATCTTGCCGCCGCCGTAGGAGTACCGCGGGTTCAGCGGGTCCGGCACGGTGAGCGGCACCGTCTCCGGCGTCGGCACCGCGGGCGCCACCTGGTAGGCCTCGGAGGAGGACACCAGCACCAGGTCGCCGCACCCGGTCGCCGCGCACGCGTCCAGCACGGCCAGGATCCCGCGCAGCGCGGTGTCCAGCACGGCCCGCGGCTCGGCGTAGAACGTCTGGGTGCCCTGCACGTACGCCAGGTGCCAGGCCTGGTCGCAGCCCTGCATGGCGCGGATCACGTCATCGCGGTCGCGGACGTCGCCGCTGACGATCTCGATCCCGGCGGACCGCAGCCGGTCACGCCGCCCGCGGCTGAAGTCGTCCAGTACCCGGACCTGGTGCCCGGACTGCGTCATCTGCCGGGCCAGCGCGGATCCGATGAACCCGGCGCCGCCCGTGACCAGGGTCTTCAACCGGGACCTCCAAGCAGGGAAGATCCCGGCTCCGGCGGTGGACCGGCCGCGGGTGCTGTGCTAAGCGTACTCCGCTGCCGCGTCCTGTCATCACCCCGGCTTCTTCCGGCCGGCCGGAGAATCCGCGGCGGGCACGGCCGGGCCGCCCGGCCACGGCCGGCGGGGGGTCAGTGCCAGAGCTGGGCGAGCATGAACAGCGCCAGCCCGGCGGCCACGAAGGTCGCCCAGACCGCCCGCGGCGCGATCACCCAGGCGACGACGGCGGCCACCAGGAACAGCAGGAACGCGAGCAGGATGAGCACGCCGTGCGCGCCGGAGACGGTGAACGAGGCGGCCAGGTACGGGGTCATATCGTGAGCTCCTGAGTGCTGTCGCCGGTCTGCAGGGCTGAGTCGGTGACGGTCAGCGTGACCGGGAACGTGCCGGCCTTGTTAGGCAGCTTCCACGTCACGACCATGCCGGAGCCGGTGTCCTTGTTATCGAACAGCCAGGCCCAGTTAGTGATGACCAGCTCCGGGTCGCCGGGCGCCGAGGCGGACCCGTCGAACGTCACGGTGATGTTCTTAGTCGGGATCGGCGGGGTGTAGGTGAACGCCGCGACGGGCGGCCCGCCCGGCAGCGGCCCCGGGTCGATCGCGGGGGGCGCGTCCGGCATCCCGGGGAACCGGTCGGCCCAGTCCCGGGCGGCCTCCGCGCCGTGGATCTCCATGATCCCCAGGTCGGCTTCCGGGATTTCCGGCTCGGTGCCGGGCGGCCATTGCTGTGCCACGGCACCTCACCAGACCAGGTTCGCGTAGCTGGCGTTGGCCAGGTCGCCGTTCTTGACCGTGGCCAGCTCCTGCCCGGCCGGCTTGGAGGACGGGCTCGGGTTGCCGGCGTTGGCCTTGCCGGAGTTGCCGGCGTGGGAGACGTTGGACATCGCTGGTCAGGTCTGCTTCCACGGCGCGGGGCCGTCCTCGAAGCCGCCTTCGGCCTCCCCGCTGTCCGGGCTGGCCGGGCCGGCGTCCTCCTCGCACGCGGACCAGCCCCGGCCGGGCCACCGCGGCGAGCTGGTCGGCTGCTTGCTGGTCGCGTCCCAGGGCTGGTCCGGCATCACCGGGCCGCCCGGGGCGATCCCGCGTCCGGGCTTGATGGTCATCTCAGGTCTGCTTCCACGGGCCGGCGCTGCTGGACCCGTCGTCCGGCCAGTTGCCGGGCTGGGACGCGCCGGAGCTCATGTCGATCTGGCCGCCGTCGCGGATCTTGACCCACGGGTCGGCCCCGGAGCCGCCCTTGGCGTCGTAGACCGTGCCGGCCTGGGTCTGCGGGTCCCCGCTGCCGGACTCGGTGGCGTCCCACGGCTGCCACGGCTGCGACGGGGTGGAGGTGATCGGGTTCGGGGCGTCAGGCATGGTCTTCTCCTATCGGGGCTGGTCCTTGCCGGCGGCCGGGGTGCTGGCCCAGGAGTGGCTGCCGCCGGGCAGCGGACCGGGCCGGGGGGCGGGCTTGCCGGTGTCGCCGGGCTCGCGCCGGCCGCCGGGGGAGAACTCCACCTTCGGGTCGCCCTGCTTGGCGGAAGGCGGCAGCGGGTCGACGGGCGGGCTGCCCGGCGCGGACATCGCCTTGTCCCGGCCGCTGGTCATGTTGCCCGCGGCCTGGCTGGTCGGCCACATGGCGTCCTCGGCGAGGCTGCTCAGGTCCTGCACGGCTATCCGTGGTACCGGCCGCCGCGCATGACCGAGCCGCCGCCCGGCTGGAACCGGCCCTCGCCGGCCTGCGGCTCGTTGCCCTTGATGCCGGGCAGCTGCGGCCCGCCCGTGGCGTAGCCGTGGTCGTTGGCCTGAGTCCAGTCCCCCGGGCCGTCGATCTCGTCGCTGACCGTGGTCGTGCCGTAGGTGCCGCCCAGGAAGCTGCCCGGGTCGGTGAAGCTGACCTGGGTCCCGCCGCCGCCGAGATCAGGCGAGATGCCGGTGCTGCCCGGCGCCCCGGTGTCGGTGATCTCGGAGGTGGTCAGCCCGGCGAAGTCACCGGTCAGCTGGCCGGCCTCCACGGTCGGGTCGGCGTTCGCGCCGGCCCCGCCGGACGTGCCGGGGGCGCCGGTCCCGGAGGGCAGCGGCCCGCCGAAGATGCCGTGGTCGGTGCCGGGCGGGTACTGGCCCGGCTGGGTGGTGTCGTCGCCGCTGCCGGCCCGGCCGGCCCGGCCGGACTCATCGGCCCGGCGTGCGCCCGAATAGCTCGGATGCGTCATCAGGAGCTCCTATTCTCGAGCCCGGCTCCTGACGAGGCCGCGGGCGCATCGTGTCTTCCAGGATAGGCCGTTACAGCCTGCCGCCGTACTTGCTCATCAGGTCCGCCTTGGTCATGTCCCGGGCGGTGTCCGGGTTCTCGCCGCACAGCACCGCGTAGTCGATCCACTTCTGCTTGATGTCGTGCGGGGCGGGGGGCTCGGCCAGGCCGCGCTCGTCCGTCTCCAGCTCCATGTCCATTTCCGCGGCCAGGTCCATCTCCGTGACCGGCTCCGGTTCCGGTTCCGGCGTGACGCGGGGTTCCGGGGCTGCCGCCGTCTCCGGCGCCCCGGCGAGGGGCGAGACCTCGGCGACCGGCGATACCTCGGGCGGCGGGACCGGGGCGGGCGGGCGCCCGGGCAGGGACGTGGCGGAGGCCCCGGCCCCGGGCTCGGGAGGAGCCGGGATCTCCGCCTGCGGGGCGGCAGCGGCGGAACTGCCGGTCCCGCTCCCCACCGGGACGGCGAGGTGCCCCGCGATGAGGTCCCTCGCTTCCCAGTCGGGAACCTCGATCTCGCCGTAGGCCGGGGGCCATTCCCGGCCGTCCCAGCGCCCGCCGGAGATGTGGTCTTGCATGCGGACCACGGGCATGGCTTCCTCCTGTTCCCTGAGCTGTCACCGGGCGGCTGGTTCCCCGCCCGTCTGGTGGTCACTCACCGGGCGGGCGGGGCCACTGCCGCCTGCTGTACTCGAATACGTGTACTGAGTACTCGAACAGTTGTTAGGTAGCCGCTCCTACATAGAGCTTGATGGCGCCCGTGCGATCGACAAGGGTGCCGTCACCTCGAAGAATGGCCCGGAAGGTCACCAGGTCGGACCCGAAGGCGAAGTCGTCACTGCGTTCGAATCGTACCCCGCCAACTAGGCGGACGAAGAACTGGCTGAAGTCGCCGAAGGCGATCGACTTCGCGGTGGTGGCCTGGGCGGGCATGAACGGGTCCGCCACCAGCGGCTTCCCGAGCAGCAGGTCCGGAGAACCCAAGACAGCGGACGGTTCCCAGATAGGACGTCCGACTGTATCGGTAATTTTCCGGAAGCCTCCGATAGTTTTATCGGCTGCCAGCCAGTAGCAGGAACGACTCTGCCTGTAGGGCGCGATGACGCTGTACTCGAGGTCCACGAGGTTGGCGTAGCTGGGCGCGCCCGACACGCCGGTCACCGAGCCGGTGACACCCGTGGTCGCGGTGCCGATGATGCCGGCTGGCTGCCCGGTTCCGGTCCCGTTCACGAGGTCGTTTCCGAACGCGTTGCCGAGAGCGCGGCCAGCCTGCATGGCCAAATAGCCCAGCAGGTCTACTGCTGTATCATCGATGAGCTCCCGTGCCACCTGCAACAGGATCCCGTACTTGAATGCGGAGAGTGGCTGCATGCTGAACGCAGGGTCACTGGTCGGCAGGGATCCGGCCTGAGCGGCCGACGCGGCACTCGAATGTGCTGTCGTTTTCGGCACCTGGAGGGTCTCGCCGCCACCAGTGTTAAGCACGGTAGGCCCGCACTGCATGACACCGGAGACCTCAATGAGGTGCGCGATGAGCATGTCGTAGAAGTCAGTGGGGATGATCGATGAGGCGGATGTGGTTGCGCCGCCACCCGCGGTGGTGAGGACGCGGTAGTTGATCGGCCCGAGCGCGGGGTCGCGCCGGACCTCGAGCACCCGGCCGGCGCCGTCGTCGCCGCGTGCCCAGGCGCGGATCTCCTGGAGCATCTTCGGGCCGCCCGCGGTAGCCTGCGCCTGGCCCCGGGCAGGCACTTTGCCACTGAGCGCGTCGTAGGCGTCGTCGGCCTCCTTCGCGCGCTTCTCGGTGTCCAGGACCGCGCGGATCCTCACATCGAGCTTCTGCATCTCCTCCTGCAGAGCGTCCCAGCGGCCCTGTTCCTCCTCGGACAGCGCCCTGTTCTCCTCTGCTGCCTTCTCGGCAATTCCCTTCGCTTCTTCCCACACATTGAGCCTGCGGTCCCTCAACCGCTTGGCGACCTCAGAAGGCATGTGTTTTCCTTTCGTTGTGTGCCTTCTGCACCTGCGCTGGCTCCGTCCGTGGGTTAGCTACGGCCCTTCAGCGCGCTTGCGAGCTGTATTCGGTTACTGCTTCCCTGCTGCTGCTACTCCTCGTCGGCCCAGGGGTCGTCCATGTTGGCCTGCAGGGCCAGCAGGGCCTGGGCACCGGTCATGACCGGCTTCTTCGGCGGCTTGAGCCGCTCGGCCGGCCGCGGGCGCCATCCGTCGACATCGCGGTAGCGCTTGAAGAACTCCATCGCCCGGCCCTCGGTCAGCCGGGAGCGGACCTCCTCCACGTCGGTCTGCACCCAGTCCGCGAGTGACTGCACGGCACCGTTGAGCGCCCGTGCGCCTGCCGTGGCGTCCGGGTACGCCGGGTCCAGGACGGGCGCGACATCCACGAGCTGGACGGACAGCAGCGTCCTCATGGGATAGTTGAACTCCGACACGCCCCACTCGTCCCCGCCGGGGAAGACCCGGAAGGCGAACGAGCTGTGCCGCACGTCGCCGCGGGACACGTACTCGAGCACGTCGGCCCGGGCGTGCGGCGGCTCCACCTCGTACGCCAGGCCGGTGGTGTCCGTCGCCAGCCGCAGCGTGCGGGCGTGCGTGGTGCCGAGCAGGGCGTCGTCGCGGTGGTTGTACCGGCAGACCACGTCCGGCCAGCCCAGCGTCTTGCACTCGTTGAACGCGGTCGTGTCCACCTGCTCAACGAAGCCCCCCAGCTTCCTGCTCAGCTTGCCGAACGCCGCGGCGTAGCCGTAGATGAACGACGGGCCGGCATCGCCGTTCGCGGCGCGGATCTCCGGGGGGAACCGGGTGAACCGGCGCTCCGGGATGCCGTCCGGCTCCACGATCCCGAACGCCGCGCGGTTATCGCCCGTCACGGTGATCCCGAAGCGCTTCGCGGCGGCGAGGATCTTGCCCATCGCGTTCTTGCCGAAGGGCGATTGCGGAGCGCGGGCCAGCGCATTCCTGGCGTGAGCCTCGTCATGCACAGGAAAGTGGCGCTTGCTCCTGGGAACCGTCTTTCCCGACTGGTCCTTGCTGCCACCGGGCTCGATATAAGCAAAAGCAGAATCAGGAAGATCATTGATAGCCTGATTGCTCATAGCTGCACGTGACTGGTTCATGTCACATCCTTCTCATGCGGCACGTCAATGCCTCCCATTGCTGCCATGGCCGTTGAGCACCAGGTCCTGCCGCGACGGGATCCACGCCCCGACGAACTCCGGCGGGCTGGCCTGGACGTGCGCCCGAGCCCTCCGGCGCGTCTCCAGGAAATCGAGGATGAGCTGGGCATCCTCGCGTTCTTCGCGGGTCGCGCCGTAGTGGCGCTGGGACGCGATGATCTGGCCGAGCTCCTGCTCAGCGGACGGCACCTGGGGGACCGCACCCGGCGTCGGCTCGGCCAGCCCCTGCTTGGCCAGCTGCTGCAGCTTGTCCGCGGCCAGGTCCATCTCCAGGTCGATCGACGGCTCCATCGACTTGGGGATGCCGCGGATCGACCGGGCCATCGCGACCATGACTTCCAGCGGGATGAACTCGTTGCCGGCCCCGCCGGGCAGCGGCTCGAGGTCTTCCAGGTCACGGATCTCATCGACGCTGCGCAGGCCCATCTCCCGCTGCGCGTGGTAGATCTCTGTCCGCGTCTTCAGGTCCGTCTTCAGCAGGGCATCGGAGTTGAAGCGGCAGTACCGGTTCTGCGGCAGCAGCTGGAAGAAGGCCGTTTCCAGTCTCACCAGCCACGGACGCAGCGCCTCGATCACCTGCAGGGTGCTCTGCTCCACTGTGTTGTAGGTGAGGCTGTCGCCGCGGGTGCCACCGATGCGGTCCGGGGGGAGGTTGAGGATGGAGGCGATCTGCGTGGCGTTCATGCGCAGCGCCTCGATGAACTGGCTCTCGCTCGGCGGCACGACCACCGGGGAGTACTTCCAGTCGCGGCCGTAGACCAGCGGCTCGCGGCGCCGGATGGTGGCGGTGAGCATGGACCGGATCTCCTCGGCCTGCTCGCGCGTGATCTCGATCTCGGTATTCTCGAACGTCCCGGGCGGGAAGCCCCCGGCGAGATACCAGTCCGTGCCGTAGCGCTCGGCTTCCAGGCCGGACAAGATGGTCAGCGCGAACGCGCGCAGCGGGGAGATGCCCTCCATCCGGCCCGGCAGGCTGAACGCCCTGATGTGGAACAGCTCGGAACGGTCCATCAGGCGGCCGTAGCAGTAGATCCGGGTGCGCAGCGGATTGAACGGCTGCGCCTGGTCCGGCACGACGTCAACGTCCTCGGGCGGCATCCACTCGATCGACCGCGGCAGCCCGTAGCCGTCCCGGGAGGTGATCAGGCCCCAGGCATTGCCCTGCAGGAGCAGGCTGGACATGCACTGGAACAGCCAGTCGAACAGGGTGCCGTCGATGCTGGGCTGGTCGAAGATGGACGGGCCGTCGTACCGGCGGGTGCGCTGGTCGCCGCTGCCGGGCTTGAGGTAGATCTTCAGCGGCAGCGCGGCGGTGGAGTTGGCCAGCAGCGACACGCCGGAGTACAGCGCGGGCAGCGCGAGCGCCCGGTCAGTGCCGAAGAACGCCCGGGAGGGATGCACCGGGCCGCCCGTATCGAACTTCCGGGTAACCAGTAGGGATTATCCCAGGGCCTCCACGGCACCCCGCCGATCGCCCGGGCCTCTGTACGGCTCGCGCGTATCTTCTCGATCAATCCCATAACTGCTGTATCACCCCCTCCCATCACAAGGGGGCGCAGAAGGGAACCGCTGACGCGGCAGGACTGGCTCGGACCTCAACAGTCCCACGGACCTGGGACTCCCCTGCGGACGGAACGGCGGACCCGGCTCCGTTCGGCCGCGGGCTAAGGACTAGCTCACAGCGTACGCCCTGACAGCCGTATTGTGTTAGGGCCGGGCATTCTCATGTCTGGCCGCACGTCACCCGCATGCCGGAAAGCCCGCTCGAGGCCCGCTCGGTGAGCATGTTCACGATCGCCTCGGCGAACGCCTTCCGGTCAGCGCCCAGCAGGTCCCGGTCCGGGTTGCACGCAGCCGTGTAGGCGATGGCGAACTCGATCTCGCCGGCCAGCGCCTCGCGCGGGATGACGATCCTCATCACGCCTGCGCGGTAGCACCGCCTATCTGCACGTTGACGGTGTTGCCTTCCACGCTCGTGAACTGCAGGCTGCCGGCCTCGCGGATCGCGGCGGCTATCTCGGCTGCCTGCTCGTCGCTGATCTCCAGCAGGTCCAGCGTGATCGTGGCCATGCCGTCTGCTCCTTCCTGTACCCGGGTTGCCTCGCGCTCCGCCCGGACCGCGCGCTTGAGATCGCGGTTCGTCATCAGCCCTCCGTGATCTCGCACGGCGGCAGGTACCACCGCGCATCCGCGGCGAACCAGGTCCCGTCCGCCGTGCGGAACACTGCCTCATCATCGCTCACCGGGTCCTCGCGCGCCAGGTCATCGAGATCAGCCTGGTGCCAGCGCGGAGATTCTCCGGCCGGCCGGAGATTAGCGGCCCCGGCAGGCGGGCCGGACAGCTCGCGCAGCCGGGCGCACTCGGCCCTGTACCGGCAGCTCTCAGCGCGTACCCGGCGGCGGTGCTCCAGCAGGGCCAGGTGCCAGGCCTCCTCAGCTTCCTGCCCGTGGACGACGGGGCCGTCAGCTACGGGCAGGACCGCGCCGCGGACGTACGGGCGGAACGCCGCCAGCGCGTCCAGGATCGCGGCCAGCTGGTCCCGGCCGGTGGCGTCGTCCAGCTCAACGATCAGCTTCACTTGCCCAGGTTAGACTTCCTGCCGTCCGGCTTGCCGCCGTGCTCCACCATCTCGAGCAGCCGGAACTGCTTGACGGCCGTCGCGTGATCCAGCGGGCGGGTGCTGGCGGCCTTCCCGGTCTCGGTGTTGAAGACCTTCTCCCCGCCGTCGACCTTCCTGATCTCGTACGGCATGGCGCCTCCTCTAGGCCCGGGCAGGGGCAGGGACCGGGCCGGGCGGGGTGCTGGCGGCCTGGTGCGCGGCGAGCCCGGCGGCGATCTCCTCATCGCTGCGGCCCAGGCCCTTCCAGTAGCCGTACCGGGCCGAGACCGCGCAGAACGCCAGGCCGCGCCACAGGCCGCCGGCGACGAAGCCGATGCCGAAGAACAGCCCGGCGACCACGGTGGCGGCCACCCGGCCGGGCGAGGGGGCGGCCCGTGCCTGGGCGCCCAGCTCCTCCACCGGCAGGGTGTCGCGCCGGGACCTGAGCGTGGTGGCCATCAGGCCTTCTCCCGCTTGCGGTCCCGCTCGGCCTCGGCGGATTCGGGCTGTGCTTCGCCGGCTTTGTTCCCGGACGCGGGCACCGTCTCGGACCCGGCTTCCGGCGCGGCAGCCGAGGCGGCAGCTGCCTCGGCGGCGTCCTGCGGCGGGCCGCCTGGCGCCCGCGCGATCTCCTGCTCGGCGAGCGGGTCCGCGGCGATCGCGGTGTTCTCCGGCATCCGGGACTCTATCTCGCGTTCCTGCTGCGCCAGGACCTCGGCCGGCGGGTGCTCGGCCTCCCACTGGCTATCTGGCACGCCGTGATGCTCCTGCGCGGCGGCCTGGTCCTTCTCGTCCTTCTTGGCCTTGTCAGCCATCTGCCTTCCCTTCGCTCTCATCCTCATCCTGCTTCGCCCGCTTGCCCCGGGCGGGGGGCTCGTCCTGCTGCGGGGGCTGGCTTACCGGCGCCGCCGCCCCGGACTCCGGTGCCCGCAGGTCAGCCCACACCCGGGGATCCATGGCGGCCTGGTCATGCGCGGCCCGGGCCGCTTCCTCGTCGTGCGCCCGGTCCCTGGCCTTCTTCGCGGTCATCGTCCTCCTCTATCCCGCAGATTCGGGTCAACCCACTGATTTCAGGGGGTCGTAGCTGTACCGCTTCCTGTTCAGCCCCCACAGCGCGTCGGTGCCGGAGCTGACCGGGGTGATGTCCGATTCGCTGTCGCGGCGGGACCAGGCCCGGCCGCCGTCGCCGACGTCGCGGGTCTCCGCGCTGGCCACCGCGCTGTGCAGCCCGGGAGCCTGCTCGCGGCCCAGGTGGATGAGCCGCTGGTGCGGGTCCGGGTGCCGGGCGGTCGTGACGAACAGCGCGAACGCGGCGGCCTCGTCGGCGGAGCTCATCGCGGTCACCTCGATGCCGGCCTTCTCCAGGTCCGGGATCAGCGCGGCGGCCGGGCCGTTCTTCGGCACCACGACGGCGGCCGGCTTCCAGGCCCGCTTCAGCCGCAGCAGCTCCGGCACGACCCACCTGGCGCCCTCCCGGTGGCAGCCGCGCGGGATCTCGATGACCGGCCGCTGCCTGCCGTCCGGGCCGGGCCGGTACCAGCAGGCGGAGATCGCGGCCGAGAGCATGTCCGGGTCGATGTCGACGGCGAACACCACCGGCCGGGTGGCGCCGCCGGGGTCAGCCATGGCGCAGGCCTGCCAGGACTCCTCGCTGATCACCGCCCAGGCCTCGTCGCCGGCCGGCCAGTCTCCCACTCCCAGCCGCTCGCGGTCGAACGTGTTCCCCAGGGTCATCGCGGCCAGCTCGTGCGCGACGTGGTCCGCGGAGATCCGCACGCCGAGCGCGGGGTTGGCCTTAGCCCAGGCCCGCGGGTCGTCCCGGTCATCGTGCAGCGCGCAGGTGATGTACCGGTTGGTTTTCCGGCCGCGGATCTCGTCGCGGGAGCAGGTATCGAGGTGCGGGTTGATGCTCCACTCGGCGCCCATCAGCCGCGGGTCGCGCTGCAGCACCCGGCGGCGCACCGAGGCGAGCTGGACGCTGTCCTTGTAGCCGGCGCTGGCCGTGTAGATGACCTGCGGGTTCGGCACCGCGGACAGGGTGGGCAGGGACGCGCCGACCACCTCGTCGGACAAGATCATCGCCTCGTCGTAGACCACCGTGTCCGCGGTGAAGGCCCGGCCGGAGCCGCGGGAGCGGGCCAGGAACCGCAGCCGCCCCGCGACGTTGCGGCGGATGCGCCGCCCGCCGGGGCCGAAGATCAGCGTCGACTTGGGCTTGAGCTCGATCGCCTCGTCGCCGTGGGACGTGGTGACCGCCTTGACCCGGCGGCGGAGCTCGTCGTAGGCGGTCACCACGTCCCGGACCCGGCGGAAGTGCTCGGCAGCGGCCTTGAACTCAGTAATTCGTGGGCTGTATGGATAATCATCGATTCTCCGAACAAAAACAGCCCAGCGAGTTCCCTCACCTCCAGACATGTGTTCTTGCCGTTCTGCCGGCTGAGGACCAGGTAGTTCTCGAACGACGCCCAGCGCCCGTCCGGGCGGGTGCCGCACAGCTCGGTCAGGAACCAGCCCTGCCACGGGTCCAGCTCGTAGCCGAAGTTCGGCGCCCACCCGAGCATGTCGGCGGAGGTGCGCTCGCCGCACCCGGCCCGGTAACCGGGATCGGCGCAGGCCGGGCAGTCCGCGGCCTTGTCCCGGTGCCGCGCCGGCGCGGTCCAGAACCGGGGCGCCTGGCCGCCGAGCGCGTCGGCGCCGCGCAGCACGGAGCCGTCTGGCAGCCAGACATCGCCGATAACGGACAGCGCGGACATAACCGGGGCCGGGGCCTCCTGACGGGACGAGGGAGGTCCCCGGCTCCGCGTGCGGCCTCGGGGGGCATCGCTGCTGCTAAGAGTAACGCTAACCCCGGTACGCGGACAGGCCCCGCGCGGCTAGGGGGGGAAGCCGGCACGGGGCCTGCGGCGAACGTCTTCTATGCCGCGGTCCGCCGGCGCGGCGCTCCTTGCGGGATTGCCGGTCCAGCGTACCGCAAGAAACGGGACTCAGGCAGCGGGCGAGGTGGGGACCGCCAGGTAGGCGATGTCCTCGGCCGCCTCACCGGTCGTCGGCTCGCTGCGGTCGATGCTGAATTTCATGCTTCTCCCTTATTCAGCTACGGCCGCTCCTGGCGTGAAAGGAGTACGCCTTCCGGGCTATCCGCTCGGCCTCGTCCAGCTCGGCCCGCTGGGCGGGGGTCCAGTACCAGCCGAGCAGGAACCGCGCGCTCCGGGCCAGCCAGAGCACGCTCAGGTCCTTAACCTGCTTCCGGTTCATGACGTCCTCACCTGGTCTATCTCGGCGAGGATGCCCTGGACCTTGCTGATCACGGTCCGGCGGCGCTCATTCTCGGCCGTGAGCACGGCTTCCAGCTGCGTCCCGAACGGGCGCCCGCGCCGCTAACCCGGGTCACCGCGGGCTCCTGGCGCGCTCCACGGCCCGGCGGCGGCGCTCGGCGGCCTGGCCCAGCTTGCGCACCGCGGCGCGCAGGTCGGCGTCCCGGTGCCGTCCGGTGAACCAGCCGCGGTTGCTGCGGCGGTCGCTCTCCAGCTCAGCCAGCAGAGCGCTGAGCTGGTACAGGTTCAGGTACACGCCGGCCGGCCAGCGCGCGGCCCGCTCCTCCCGGGCGGTCACAGGATCTCCGGCGCGGGCTCGTGGACGATATAGTCCGGGACCGTGCCCTGGCCGATCTTGCTCAGCGGGGCCTTGACGCAGACCTCCAGGCCGTTCTCGTCCTCCCAGGTGCCCCGGGAGGTCCAGTGGATCTTATGATCGCCGTGCCTGCAGCGCGCGGTCCCGGCCCGCAGGCCTGCCTCGATCCCCGCCAGAGCGTCTTCCCAGTCGCGCTCGTCTCCCGCCGTGGCGGCCATAGGCTGTCTCCTGTCCGGTGGCATCTCACTGTCAGGATACCGCGTGATACAGGCAGCCGCACCTCATCCCGTGCTGCGCGATACGGGTCAGGTGTCCCCGGTAGCCGCCAGGCGGCGCTCCCGGCGGTCCCGCACCTCATCGGTGACGTCGCCCGCCGACCCGCCCGGCGCGGAGTCGAACAGCTGGGTCATGTGCATGCGCAGCTCGCGGGCGTGCCCGGCCAGGTCCCGGGCGGTCAGCGCCCCGGTGTCGATCTCCCGGGCCAGCCGCAGCGCGGTCGCGGCCAGCGCCCCGGCGCGCATCGACGGCGGCAGGGCCTTCAGGTCCCGGGCAGCGGCGGCCTCCACCGGGCCTTTGCGGTGGGCAGGCTGGCGCGGCGGGCGGGGCTCCGCGGGCGGCTCGGCGCGGGCCGTGCTGTAGGCGGCGTCCGGGCCGAGCGCAAGCCGGTCCAACTCGCTCGCCTGCTCCAGGTCGCCCGGATCGTCCAGCACGGCGTTGATCCGGTCCGTGATATCCGGCTCGGGCATCAGGTCCTCATCTCGAAGACCCGGCTCCGTATGGCCGCGGGGCAGTTACAGGGCAATTCTAGGCCTGCTGCTCCCGCCAGGCCTGCAGGAGCGCGGCAGCCTCACTGTCGCCGGGATAGGTGACGCGGGTCACGCGCACCCCGCCGGAGCCGGATTCGATGCTCACCCAGTCACCGGCTTCCACAGCGGCCCGGGCTACGTCCCCGGTGAGGGTCTCGGTCAGCTCCCACTCCCGGAGCCCGGGAACCATTACCGTTCCAGGGCCTGTCGTCCCGGGGGTAATGACCTCACCGCAGAGCGGGCATTCGTAGTGATCGAGCGGCTGGTAATCCCCGTCGCACTGGCTGCACCAGTGATTCTCGTCGTAGACGGCGCGCAGGGTGGGGTAGTAGTCACCAGCTTCGTAGTCGCACCAGTGATCATGGCCGGCCCGGTCGGTCCAGCGCCAGTTCCGGTCCAGGTCGCTCAGGTAGGCGACCTCGGTGAGCGCCTGGCGGAAAGTGAGCACCTGCCCGGCCGGGCCTGTGCAGCTGAAGCTGGCCTGCGCCATGCCGTCAGCTTATGCCGATACCGAAAACAGGCAGGTTATCGCCTTCAACGGGAATCGGGTACAGGTACAATCCCCGCGATGTCAGCCACTCCCGGAACGGCCCCTGGATTTCCGGTATCATGACCACCTGGATCAGCAGCGGCTCCGCAGCGCGACTGCCCCCGGCCCGCGATTCCCGGGCTTGCTCACGCGCGTCCTCCATGTCACTCGCCCAGGGTAAACGGGGCCAGCTCGATCTCGAAGACCTGCCACACCGGGATGCCGTCCTCGCCAGGCGGTCCCCACTGCGCGTGCACGGGCCGCCAGGACTGGCGGATCAGCGGCTGCGGGCAGTGCCATTCCCGCCAGTAGGTGCCGGGCGGCTCGCCTTCGACCAGCTCGCGCCACTGCACGGCCCGGTCATCCTTGCGGGCGCGCAGGGTCGCGGCAAAGTCCCGCATCACCGCGGCGTCTTCCGGGCTCAGCGGCCGACCGTCGAAATTGCACCGTGCCCACCCGGTCATGTTCCCGGCCCGTCCTGAATCTCCGCCCTGGGCCTGGTCCTGCGCTCGGCCTTCTCCAGCGCGCGGATCTCGTTGTAATCAGCCGGGGGACGACGGGCGATCTGGCGCAGGGCCTTCTCATGCAGCCCGTAGATGATCACGAGCTCCCCCACAGCGCCGCGCCGATCCGGACCCGCCTGCCAAGCCGGTACTTGCGGATGACAGCGACCTCCGCCGGCGTCCTGTCCTTGTCAGCCATTGCTCACGCTCACTTTCACTCCAGGCTACCGAGCCCTGGCCCTGCGGGCACTCGTATCCGAGGAACTGGTGCAGCGCCTGGTCACTGCCGCATTCCGGGCAGCCGCGGCGGCGCTTCATCGGGCCGTGCACCTCGCACTCGAGCGGGACGGCCAGCAGGTCCTCGCGCAGGCTCACAGCGTGTCCCGCAGGCCGAGCAGGGCCTTGACCGCCTCAGCCCCGGCGATGGCGGTGAACCGGACCCCGGCGACGGCCAGCCGGTCCAGCCGGGCCGCATCGGCGGCGTTGCACAGCCAGTGCGCCGCGCGCAGGTTCCGCAGGGTGTTGGTGCCGCCGTCGCAGCGCCGGATCTTGTGATCGACAGACGGCCGCCAGTCATCGGCGGAGCCGGCCAGCGCTTTGTCGATGACCCGGCCGCCCAGCTCATCCGGATGCAGGCACCGGGGCATCATGCACTGCCAGTGGTAGTACTCCAGCACCTTGAGTTTCTTGTCCCGCTTCAGCTTGGCTGCCATGGCCCGTCCCGGGTGCTCTTGCCCATGTGCGTCTCCTGATCGTGTCTTGCGTCATATCGTATTACCGGACCGTCTCAGCCTGGGTGTGCACGACCACGCGGACCGGTCTCCCGGCCAGGACCGAAAGCCGCGCCCGCCACGGCATGTGCCCGGGCAGGACCGATGCGAACGGAGGTTCCGCGCAGGCACCCTGGCACTCGTCCTGCCAGTCCCGGGTGTACCCGCGGCACCCGGGGCAGTGCGTGACACCGGAGCCAGGGAAATGATCGCCGCTCTCCATGCGTTCAGTATACTGCGTAAGACAGCGAGATCAGGAGACCAGATGCCAGGCTACGCAGACGAAAATCCCGGCTCCGGGCAGGCCCCTGCCCCCGATGAGGACACCGCGGGCGAACCGGCGGGGCAGGAAGCGGAACTCCCGGCTGACCAGCCTGAGCCCGCCGTGCTCAACCCGGAGCTGATCATCCGGGGCACATGGTGAGCGACGGGTACGTGCTGACCGTCAAGGTGCCCAGCGAGCTGATGGACCTGCTGCTGCAGACGGCGCGGCGCGACCTGCGCACTCCCGAGGACCAGGCGCTGTGGCTGATCCGCGACGGGCTGTTCCGGGCTGATCCCGGCCCGCTGGCACGCACCTCCCGGAAAGACCGGCTCCGCGCCGCCGGGCCGCTGACCGCCCAGCTGCGCGCCGCGTTCCGGCAGGCGGGGCAGCCCTCGCACCGCGCGGTCGCCCGGCAGGCGATCGCCCGGCAGCACCAGATCAGCCACACGACGCTCAGCGAGGTCATGCGGGGCACGCACTTCCCGTCCTGGCAGCTGGTGGAGGCGATCGCCGCCGGGCTGGGCACGGACCCGGACCGGTTCAGGTCCGCGTGGGAGCAGGCGCTGACATGACGGCGCCCAGCTCGCTGCACCGCCAGCTGTCCGGTGCGATCACGGCGACGCAACTGGATGCGCCGTGGCTGGCGCTGCCGCCCGTCGATGCCGTCGCGTTCACCGCTGGGCGGGAGCTCGATCACGCCGGGGCGCAGCTGATCATGAGCACCTGCGACCGGATCGTGCCGCACGCCGGCCGGTACGTCACCGGGGGCGCCCGCGGCGGCGACGCGCTGATCGGCCACTACCTGGCGGTCACCCGGCGGCAGGCCGAGCATGTCATCGTGCTGCCCGCCAACCGGTCCCAGGTCGACCCGTGGTGGGAGGGTTTCCTGGCCGTGCAGGGCGCTTGCGCCTTCCAGCCGCAGATCACCCTCATCGAGATGCCGGCCGGCACGGATTACGCGGACCGCAACGCCGAGCTGGTGAAACGAGGCGCCGTCCTGCACGGGTTCCCGGCGTACACCGAGGACGACAGGCGGTCCCGCCGATCCGGGACCTGGCAGGCGATCCGGATGGCACGCCGGGCGCAGAAGATGGGCGAGTGGCACTGCACGGCGCTGCCCGGCCGGTGGGGGCGGGGATAATGCACCGCTGCACGCTGTGCGGCTGGTACACCGAAGACCCCGCGGAGCCGGTAGCGCAGGCCCGCGCGGTCTGGCACACCTACCGCGACCACCCGCAGACCTGGCTGGAGCTGGCCGGCCCGAGGCCCCCGCTGGACCCGGACCCGGGCACGGTGCAGGGATACACGCTGCTGGCCGCGCTGACGCCGACGAACTAGGAGCAGCACATGCCGTACGACTCCCCGGAATGGCAGGCGGGCTGGCTGACCGGGTTCGCGCACGAGCGGGACGGCACGGTGACGCCGCGGCCGGCCGGGAAATCCTGCGCGTGGGTACGCGGCTACCTGGCCGGCCGCGAGCACTGCCGGAGGTCCCGTGAGACGTCATGACCGCGAGGACACCGAGTACCGCACAGCTGCACCGGATCCGCTGGTGCGCGCTGCACGGGCACACCTGGCCGCCGCTGCGCGAAACCGCGCCGGGCGACGAGCACTGGTGCGGCTTCTGCGGCAGCCGCCGGGTGATCCGGGCAGACGGGACCGCCTGCTACGAAAGGGAATGGGACTGACATGGACGAGCTGACCTGCCTGGAGCTGTGCACGGGCGGCGGCGGCCAGGCGCTGGGCCTGGAGCGGGCCGGGTTCACCCCGCTGTTCCTGGCGGAGATCGACCCGGACTGCTGTGCCACGCTGCGCGCCAACCGGCCGCACTGGCCGGTGGCCCAGGACGACATCACCCGGCTCGCCGCCGAGGCCGCGAAAGACCTGGCGCACGCGTATCCCGCGGACCTGGTAGCCGGGGGGCTGCCGTGCACCCCGCACAGCCGGGGCGGCCGTCAGCTCGGCATTGCGGATGAGCGGCACCTGTGGGACGCGGCACTGGCGATCATCGGCGAGGTGCTGCCCCGGGCGGTCATGCTCGAGACCTCGAACGCGATCCTGGCCACCCGGTTCGACAGCGAGCGCTGGCAGACGCTGACCCGGCTGCGCGCCCTGGGTTACCGGGAAACCTGGGAGGTCATCGACTGCAGCGAGTACGGCGTGCCGCAACGCCGCCGGCGGGCCGTGCTGATCGCGTTCTCCGAGCCCCCGGCTTTCCGGAACTTCATCTGGCCGCAGCCGGACCCGGGGGCGCCGCCCGCCGTGGGAGACACGCTGCTCCCGCTGGCCGCCGCGAACGGGTGGGCCGGCGCGGAAACCTGGGCGGCCCAGGCGCAGGGGCTCGCGCCCACCGTCGTCGGGGGCAGCACGAAGCACGGCGGCGCGGACCTCGGCGCGTCCCAGGGCAAAGCCGCGTGGCGGAAACTGGGCATCGACCCGATGGGGGTAGCGGACGGCGCTCCCGGCCCGGACGGCAAGTACCCGCGCGGGCGGGGCCTGACCGGGGACGCCGGGGAGACCGGGCTGATGCTGACGGCGGAGATGGCGGCGGCGCTGCAGGGGTTCCCGGCGGAGTGGGAGTTCGCCGGCGGCAAGACGAGTCAGTACAGGCAGATCGGCAACGCTTTCTGCCCGCCTGCCGCGGCTACGATCGGAACTGCGGTACGCGCCGCGCTGACCGGCGGAGAGTAACGAGTACAGGAGACAGGCATGGGCTTCGGCAGGAAACGGCAGCAGGCCCCGGCACGGCAGCCGCACCCCAACCCGCTGACCGAGCTGCAGCAGGACCCATCATGAACCTGAACGAGATGCCGCTGGACAGCCCTGAGCACATCCGGCTGGCCTGGCACATGGTGACCGGCATGGACTGGCGGCGGCACAAGGCGGCAGCCGCGGGGGACCCGCCGGACCCGTTCCTGCCGGGAGAGCACGAGCTGGGCCAGGCGATCGAGCGCATCCAGGCCGCCGCGGCGCAGCACAACGTGGAACCGGCCAGCGCGTTCACGACACCGAAGTGGCGAACAGGACAGGAACCGTTGTCATGACCAGCGGATACGAGGACCCGAGGGCGCACTACGCCGTCCAGGTGACAGACCTGCCGCCATCCGAGATCCGCTGCAAGTGCGGTCAGTGGTTCCGCGAGGATGACGTCCTGGCTGCCATGAAGGCTCACATGGATGAGCTGAACGGGGAGGCGCCGTGA